TGAATGGGTTGTATGAATCTGGAATACAATCCTTCAAAGTATCAACCGATGAGGATGAGTATTACTTCCCAATTGACGGTGTTCTTCGTATGGTTCATAGAACCAATACTTCGTTGAGAATTTCTCACGAAAATGTAATTACTCCAAAATTGAATACTGAGTATTATGAAAATGCACTATCAGTGCAAACAATTGAGTTTATGAATATGATGAAGGAATATGCAGAGCCATCATTTATGAAAAAACTATTCTTGGAAATGGTAAAATATATGCTGACTGAAAAGACATATCCTGATTTTATATTCAAGACAAGTTACTTTGACTTGATTATGAAAAATAATGGACTGAAGCAAAGTGCAATATACCTAAGAGACTATTATGATGATATGATTGATTACGTCAACGATACCAAACCATATCATGCAAAAATAAGAAATGTAACCAATCGTTTCTCCACGCAGGAAAGCATGAACAATTCGGTGACTGACATTTCAAACATGACAGTTCGTATGAAATTTGGAAATTCTGATTATTATACCATTATAGTTGACGAATCATTTGATGCTGATCCTATCATATACGATATAGATAAAAAGTTCAATCCTTCTCCCGAACCATTGACGCTAACAGTTTATATCAACGGCGTGAAAATACGAGACCAATATTATTCAATAGAAAATGGACATTTGGTTTTCAACACAAATGGCGATATTCTTGATGGCAGCACTTCCGGGGCTATTAGTATTGAAGTCGGAGACAGAATAACCGTATCAAGAACAAATAGTCGTTATGCGTTGAACAGAGTGGAAGGAAACGCCACCATAAATACAGAAAACGATTATGATGGCGGAACTCTGTTACAGTCTATAACTTCGTATACAAACGTTGCGGGGGGAATTGACACTGGTTTCATTACATCCAAGTCAAGAGATATTCTAGTGCTTACGCAAAATGGATACACAGATGAGACGAGAACAACATTGACCGAAAAGAAGTTTTTTGTTTATGACCAATTTGGTAGAGGATACATTGTTGAAGTTGACAAAATGGGAACCATCAGCCAGTTTGATGGAGATACCGTAACTGTCAACCAGCAAAGTTATTTCAAGTCTGCCAAGGGTGATACTAAACGACTATCAATATTGGACAATGGCTCACAGATAGAATTTTTCCTATATGACAAGAAGGATGGAACTGAATTGAGAATTTCAGACCGTGGAGTTTACACTGGTAAAATGTCTAACTTCTCAAATGGAGATGCCATTTACACTGTAAAATCAGTAGTCGAAATATAAACATCTAACATATTGATAAATATAATAAATCATAACGAAGAGAGACAATACATGTTCAATGATAAAATAGAACCTTCAATAGTTGGTTCTCTTGTAATAAGAGACAAGAACACTGGCGAGATATTGGTAAAAAAGAAAAACGCCATACACCAAGGCAACATGGCATATATAATTGCCTGTGCCTTGGCTGGCACTGCTACATCTGTAAATGTTGGTGGTGGTAGTCCTTCTATAAACTGGATGGCATTTGGCAATGGTGGTTCTGTTTCAACTACAACATTGGCATATCGTTCACCTCGCGTATCAACTATATATGACGAGCAAAGTATGTCAACTAGCACTTCAAGTTTGTATGCTAAAACATATGAAACTCAAACGTCAAGCGTAGTATATTTTCCGGGTCAAGCACTCAGTGAAACTGAATATGTGCCAAACAGTACAGCAAAAATCGTATTCACCGTTGAACTGGACCATAATGATATTGCGGCATACACTGGTGCTACCATACCAGAAAGTGATAGTTCTACTGATGAAGCATCATTAGCAGCATTTACATTTGACGAACTTGGTTTAGTGGCGGGTGTAACGGAAGCTGGTGTTATGCAAGAAGACAAATCGCTATTGGTTACTCATGTGGTATTCCATCCTGTTCTGTTGTCTGCGAACAGAACAATCATAATTGATTACACAATAACAATTCAAGTAAGCTAAGAGAGAACAATGGCAGTAGGCGATATAATATATGCAGCGGACTTGGCGACATTACGGACCACGCTGAACACCATTTTGAATGATAGTTCAGTTGCAAGCGGATATAATCAAGCAACAACTATTACAGCTAATCCGGCAATAACTAATATAATTGACGATGCTTTCCATGATACAATATATTCTGCGTCTGGAATTTTAGCAAACTATTATAACATTGTAAACCCATTTTTGGTAGTAAACGCTGACGGTATTATAAATTGGGCTGATTATGCAACATCGGCAAGCACATTTAACAGCACAATAACAACACAGCATGCTGCTCCATGGACGTATTCTGCTGGTTGGGATACAACCACTGCTACTGAACTAACGTCTGCTATTTCAAACTGGAACGGCGCAAAGACTTTTGATTTCAATATCGCGTTTTCTTCCACTGCACATATGAACTCTTGGTTTACAGCGGGCGGCGAAATTCGTATCAGTGCTTCACATTCGTCTGCGGCAACTCCACAGGCAGTTTCTTGGCAACAACTTTGCACTGAACTAGGGACATTCCGCATATCAGTTCGTCCGACTGATACTACCGACACAAACTTGTCTGTTAGAAAACTATACAACGATTTGACTGGTGCATATACCACTGTAAAATTGATATATGCTGATGCAACCAGTTATTCCACTAACTACATTCAAATTCAGGCGTATAAAACCACGACTACAGTTTATGTCAGAATGATAATAAATGATGCACATGCCAACGTGTTTTCTGACATTGTATCTGGCACCACGACCGCTACAGTGTCATCTTTGAAGTTGTCTAATACGGTAGGATCAGTAAATATAACAAACCCAACGTTCACGTCAACGGCTGTGTTCGTATAATCGGAGAGAGGGTTTATGTCACCACAAAGTTATTATATCGGCGGTAAGATACGAGCGGAAGATTTCAATACATTTATTGGAAATATAAACGATATAGTAGGCATAGGTGCTGGGGATTCTGGTTATGGGCAAGATCATCTTGTCATGGAAGAACTATCACCAACGCAAAAAATTAGAGCATCGCATTGGAACAAATTACTAAACGCAATACACGTTGTTGCCGACCACCAAGGCACTTCCGTTTCTGTTCCAGAATCAACAAATGACCCACTGTTTCCTGCGGCAAATAAGGTCATTGAACTTATACCAACTCTAACAACCGATATTGCGAATGTGGTTGCCAACAAGTTAAACTATGACCCAGCACAACTTGTGATTGAGACAAATAAGATTTCTTCGTCTCAGACATACGTTGACCCATCATCTGGTATACCAAATTGGGTTGGAACCGTTTATTATGAATTTTCGACCAATTTTGACAATGACAACCACCGCAGACATTTTTTCAACACTGGTGGAGAAATACGTATTGGATGTGATTTGTTACCGTCTGGTTCCGACCAACAGTCGGTAGATTGGGAAAACTTACTCAACAGTGTAGCAACGATTAAGATGAATATCAATACTACATATTCATCTACTGGGGTTGGAACTCCTGGTCCTGGGTTCAACACGCTTACCAATTCATTCCAGCTAGTATATACGAAAGGCGGAACTGGAAACTATTCGTCAAACCAACTAAACATATATGCCAAATTAAACACCAACCATGGAATCACGATTAAGGTTAGTTTTGATGATGTTCACAATCCGAGCACTGGAACTGGTTGGACTGGGGACGATTATGTTGCTGGTGTATTGACTATTCAGGTAGATCAGCAACGGGCGGATGGCGTGGTTGTAATTGCTTCTCCAACATATAGTCATATTTCTGAACTATGATGTTGACATAATATTCATTTTTTGATATACTTTTGGAAAAGGAGTATATCTATGTCTATAGAAGAAAAAAAAGATGTTGATGTAGAGCGCCTCGAAAAGGCGCTTCATTTTTCAAATACAATGCAGACCTTCAATCTGGCAAAAAATAATCTCAAAGTTAAAACTCAAAATCTTCTTTCATATTCTCAATATGGTGGAACTTTTAATATTACCCAAGAGTTCATTGGGTTTTTAAATGCAGTTAAATCTGCTGGTAGAAAAAATATAGTAATTCTAGACAAAAACGAAACTCCAATAAAAATCGAAGATGTGTCTGACTTTTTAGATAATGTTCTTTCTGTTTATTTTGAAGTGGTAAACGAATATAATAATGAGTATCAAAAACTAAAAAGTTCTCGTAAGATAGAAAAGTTTTTGGACATAACAAAATGAGCAGAGGCATTATAATTCTGGCAAACAATACCCCAGATGTTAATTACGCAGCGATGGCTTGCTTATGTTCAGACTTTGCCAGACATAATTTGTCAAAGTTCGATGAAATTGCAATTATAACTAATTCAGAAACATATGACGAAAATAAAGAACTGATTGATAAAAAATTTGACAGAGTTATAATTGATGACCATAAGCCATTTGTGAATATTAGATTGTTCAAGGATACTTCTTACCATACATTCAAATCTGAATGGAATAATCATGGAAGGTCATCTGTATATGAATTATCTCCATATGATGAAACCTTGGTGATTGATAGCGATTACTTCGTTATGAGTAATATATTGGACCAAGTATGGGGAAGCCAAAACGATTTTATGATAAACTCATCATTTGTGGATTTGGCTGGTCGTCAGGAAGAACGTCTTATTTACATAGACGAGTTTACTATTCCAATGTATTGGGCAACAGTATTCTATTTTACCAAATCTAAATTCAACGAAACATTGTTTACTCTTATAAATCATATAAGAAACAACTATAAGTATTATTGCTTGTTATACAATTGCCCAAGTGCAATGTTTAGAAATGACTTTGTGTTTTCAATTGCATTACATATTATAAATGGAAATGTGGCAAATAATATCCCAACACTTCCATTTCAATATTTGAACAATAGTTTTGACTTGGACGATATATACAAAATAAATTCCTACAATGAAATTACCATGCTATTTGCAAAAAAAACAGACGCTACCGATTATGTGTTTGGAAAAATAAAAAATATGGATATTCACATTATGAATAAAAAGGCCATATTGCGGCAGTTGTCGGAGTTTTTAAATGAGTAAAGGTTATATATGCATTGCTCAGAATACCGCAGATCATGATTATTTGAACATGTCATATGCGATGGCGCTGAGTTTGAAAGCAACACAGAAAATAAACAATGTGTGCCTGTGTGTTGATGCTCCTACAAAATCCATGCTCACTGGAAAGCACTATGCAGTTTTTGATGATATTGTAAGTATACCCTGGCACGACGATGCACAGTATAAGCCAACTTGGAAGATACATAACAAGTGGAAATACTCTCATATGACACCATTTGATGAAACAATAATTTTGGACAGTGATGTTGTATTTACTGAAAATATTGACCACTGGTGGAGCTACCTGTCAAAGCGAGACTTTTGGGCTTGCACCAACGTAAAAACGTTTCGTGGTGAAAATATTACAGGGGACTACTACAGAAAGAAATTTACTGACTCTAACCTACCAAACATATACACAAATTTTACATATTTCAAACAATCCGACCTAACATATGAAATAACCAGAATGGTTGAGTTCATAATGAAAAACTGGAATGAGTTTTACAAAAAATTTCTTCAAGGTGTAGGGCAAGAGTGGTTGAGCGCAGACTTGGCATATGCCCTTGCTATTCGTCTGTTGGACGTTGAGAATGAAACATGTGATAATACCATTAAAGATGTTCCAACGTTTGTTCACATGAAGAGTTTTGTGCAGAATATAAATATCAACAAAATAAATGCGGATTGGACAAAAAGCCTAACGAGCCAACTTTCAGATGATTTGTCTGTAACGATTGGTAATTTTAGGCAGGAAGTTCCAGTTCATTACGTTGAAAAACATTGGATGACAGAAGAAAAAATAAAGACATATGAGAGATTTCTTGGAATATGATAAAAAGCGTTACCAACAAAACAGTTCCGCTAAGATATGTCTATTTTAGCAACGAAGGAACAATCACAAAAATATCAAGTAAAAATGACGACGAAAGTGATGACATGTGGGCAACATTTGATATTGCAGATGTAAAGCCATTCATTGATGGTTCGTTCAAGTTTTCAGATTATGTGGTAAATAAAAATACAACGGACATGGGATACTCTATTGTTAAAAAGAGAGTGGACGTAAAAAGCCGTGCGATAGAAAGCCAGATACGAAAAATTACTACTTGTAAAGATGCTGAAATTATGATATTATTAGAACAAAATAGCATAAAGATAAAAGCAGCTAAAAGCGTAATAGAGAAAGATTTATCTTCTGACCAAGAAGTTATGATTGCTGGAAAATCAAGCCATCCATTTTTTATTACGATAAAGGATAGACCAGATTTCATTTTACAAGAAGTTTCGGTCCCATATAACATACTGTTGACAGGAGAAACATTTTCTGAGTCAATACCATATAACCATTCAGCGGTTAGTATCTATACACGACCGTATTTTAATACATATTCATTGGAGACATAAATGGCAAAAATAGTAATCGGTGACTTAGATGTGTTTTATCTAAGCTATGATGAACCAAACAAAGAAGAACATTGGGCGAATCTTTTGCAGAAGTTCCCGTTTGCTAAACGAGTGGATGGCGTCAAAGGATTTGACAATGCACATAAAGAATGTGCAAGGCAAAGTGAAACTGAACGTTTTATTACGATTGATGGCGACAATATTGTCAGCGACGAAAAGTTCTTTGACCTTGAAATTAGTATCCCAGAAAATACAAACATGGCAAACTCAGTTCTTAGTTGGTCGGCAAAGAATGTAGTAAACGGTCTGGTGTATGGAAATGGTGGAATTAAGTGTTGGCCAGTTCAACTTGTGTTGGACATGAAAACCCACGAAAACGCTGATAACGAATCAAAGAAGTTAGACTTCTGTTGGGATTTGAATTACATTCAAATGAACAATGTCTACTCACATGTGTTCAATGCTGGTTCTCCATTTCAGGCGTTCCGTTCAGGTTATCGTGAAGGTGTAAAGATGTCTCTGGATCAAGGACATGTTGTTCCAGCAAAGCAGTTCAAAAAACGTATATGGCCAAAGAACTATGAGCGTCTTTTGACTTGGTGCAATATAGGAGCAGACGTTGAAAATGGACTATGGGCCATATACGGCGCAAGATTGGGATGCTTGGAAACTAATATAACAAAGTCGCTTCCAATTGATGGTATATCAAACTATGAATGGTTTAAGGATTATTTTGACGCTGAAATTCTTCCAGAATTTAAAAATGGCGATGAGTATTGTAATAAAACCAAAGTTCACTGGAGCTACGATAAACTGTATGATGCCACACTTGATGTTGGCGACCAATTGATGGATTCATTAGCAATGGAACTATGCGACCCGACTCCTGAGATGTCTGCGTTCTTCAAACGAGTTTATGTGAACCCACCACGGGTGGCAAACCCAATAGCCACCGAAAAACAAACTGGATGGGACAAGTAATGAGTAAAACTCTAGATGATTTTAACTGGGAACGGCAAAAAGGAAGTAATGACATAATATCGTCACATTCTAATGTCGAAAATGTAAAAGTATTGCTTGATAGCAAGGGACCAGGATTTTGCCTAGCAAAATTCAAGCAAGTGACACTTCATTTGGGAACTGGGTTGGTGCATTCATGCCATCACCCTAGTCCCCATAAGATTGACAAAACCGAGTTAGAAAACAACGTAATGACATTATTCAATACGTCAAGATTGAAACAAGTTCGCAAGCAAATGCTAAACGGAGAAAGACCTCGCGAATGCGACTATTGTTGGCGCATTGAAGATAACAAAAGCACCAGCGACCGTCATTTCAAGAGTGTTGAGCCATGGGCGATTGGCGACCATGACAAAATTGCGTCATACACTGGCGACGAGGATATATTTCCCTCATATCTTGAGGTTGATTTTAGTAACGTATGTAACCTACAATGCACTTATTGTGGACCAGAGTTCAGTTCAAAATGGGTTGAAGACCTTAAACATAACGGTCCATTGAAAGTTTTAGAGGGAACTCCAAGCGAAAGTTGGGTTCAGGGCTGGCAAGACTTAGAAACGCTAAACATAAAAAATCGTGATGTCAACCCTTATATTGATGCATTTTGGGAATGGTGGCCATCTGCATATCCACATCTAAAACATTACCGAATTACGGGCGGTGAACCTCTGATGAGTAAAGAAACCTTCCGCAGTATGGATTGGTTTATAGAGAACCCAAACCCAAATCTTGAGTTCAGTATCAATACAAATCTTTCTGTTCCCGATAAATTGTGGGAAAAATTTGTTGAAAAGTTAAAGTTACTGAATGATGGTAAAACTGTTGCAAAGATTACGGTTTACACCAGTGTTGAAGGATGGGGTGCAGCCGCTGAGTATGCAAGAACTGGTCTGGATTTTGAACTCTTTAAGCGTAGATTTGAAGAATTGGCTTCTATAGGAAACGTCCGTTGTGTGATTATGGCCGCTTTCAATATATTTAGTGTCACTACATTTCAGAAACTACTTGAATGGGTGTATGAGTTAAAATGCAAGCATAATACTAATGTTGGAGCAATAGGGATGGAAAAAGAAACTGGGTATGCGTTAGCATCTCCTAGTTTATCAGACCGTGAAACTCACAATCCAACTCTTGCTCGTTCATACGTAGTGGGGCTTGATATTCCATATTTGAGAAGTCCTGCCATGTTGGATGCACACAATATTTCGCATGAGTTGGTTGAAAAGTATTTGATACCATCACTAGACTACATGGCAAGCCATGCTGCATGGGATTCTTGGAGTAATCATCAAGGATTTGAACGTCACGAAATTGAAAAACTTCGTAGAATTGTTGTTCATCGTATGTATCATAACAGAAAGAACGACCCAACCGACAGCCATTTTGAGACTCTTAAACAGCGGGCAATGTTTTACGACTTTGTAAATGAAAACGACAAGCGCAGAGGGTCAAACTTTTTGAACTCGTTTCCTGAAATGACTGAGTTCTACCAGTTGTGTGAAGCCGCGAAAAAAGAGTTTATCTCGCTTCTTGGAAATAAACAGTAAATAAATGCAACAACAGCTATCTGATTACAACTGGAATGTAAACTTAGAACAGCGACTTCAAAACATGAAGTCGCTGTTGAACTCTACTGGAACTGGATTTTGTTTGGCAAAATTCAAACAAGTTACTATGCATCTTTCTCTTGGCAAGGTGCATTCTTGCCACCATCCATATGCACACAAGATTGACCCAGTGGACGTTCAACAAAATCCAAGTTTACTGTTTAATACGCCAGTGCTGAAGACAGCTAGAAAAGAAATGTTGTCTGGTGAGCGCCCGTCAGAGTGTAACTACTGTTGGAGAGTAGAAGATTCTGACGATGAAAACTTTTCTGATAGACATCTAAAAAGTTCCGATACCTGGGCAATTGACGATCACGATACCATTGCATCTTACACTGGTGATGAAGATATATACCCATCGTATTTGGAAGTTAGTTTTAATAACGCATGTAATTTGAAATGTCTGTATTGCGGACCAGAGTTCAGTTCAAAATGGGCAGAAGAAATAAAGAGCAATGGGCAAATACCCTTACTATCAGGCACAAAAGACTTTGAAATACATAATTATTTTAGGCCAAATGCTATTATAAAGAACAGAGAATATAATCCATACACTGAAGCATTTTGGAAATGGTGGCCAGAAGTATATAAGCATCTTCAGGTTTTTAGAATTACTGGCGGCGAACCTTTAATGAGCAAAGACACGTTTAAATCACTGGACTGGTTTATAGAAAACCCAAATAAAAATTTAGAATTATGTATCAATAGCAATTTCAGCGTCGAAGATTCGTTATGGAAAAAGTTTATTGACAAAATAATCACGTTGCAAAATTCAGGAAACGTTAAAACCATAACCATATATACAAGTGTTGAGGCATGGGCTGAACGTGCAGAATATATAAGAACTGGTCTTGATTTTAATTTGCTATTGAATAGAATTGATGAGTGTTTATCCAAGGGAGTTCGCGTGGATATTATGGCAGCGTTCAACATACTGTCATTATCATCATATAAGCAATTGTTACAATGGGTTTTAAGCAGAAAAAAAATATATAATAAAGATAAAACACTAATTGCAATAGATACTGCATACGTTCGTGGCCCCGACCATTTGGATGCAATATTTTTAACAAGTGACCTGTTAAATTACTTAAAAGATATTACAGATTATGTCAAACAAAATATTTCAAATGATGGATATCACATGTATGAATATGAGAAAGTATCCAGAATATATTCAACTGTTTTGAATAGAAAAATATCAACGCAATCTAAAATTAAATGCAGAGCAAAGTTTTTTGATTACATTAATGAACTTGATACTCGGTATGGCGTAAAATTTCTAAATTGCTTTCCCGAATATTCTAAATATTACAGAGTTGCAAAGAAAGCCAGAAAGAGATTTAAGGATATAAGATGAAAAAAATTGCAGTTATAGGGTGTAGTCACAGTTCGTATGACCAAGTTTTTCATGGACCTAGTAGCGATGGAAAAGACTGGGTTCATCATGTGTCAACTATTGCCCCAGAGTTTGAATTTCATAGTTTTGCGTGTGAAGGGCATGGTCCATTATATTATGACTACACTCTCAAAGAGATCGCAACAAAATACGAGCCTAAGTTTTTTGACACCTTGATAGTTCAATACACGGTCGGGGGGAGATGGATATTTCCTCTTAACGCTGGAAATCTATGGAACCCAAACCAAAATACCTATACCGATTTTGATTCGACCAATATCACTGACAACTACAAATTCTATAAGCTATTTCCGCAGCGTGTCTCATTGTCCAGAAACCGAGCGACAGCGTGGCATGTAAATAGAAAAGATTACTTGTATCGCAGAAGGATACGACAAATAGAAGTATCGTTGGATGAAATATACCAGCCCGATGGTATTGTTACAACATACGAATCAAATTTCTCAAGGACATTGGTTCCTTTATATGGTCAGTATTTTAACAATATTTTTTATTTCGATTTTAGCAATACAATGTTTAACGCAACTACTACGGACAAAGATTTTCAATATAGAAACAATATTGGATGGGATAAACCATTTAAGAACTATGTAACAGACAAATATGGATTAGAATACGTGGCGGAATTTTTGTTTGATAGCTCGTTTCACTGCTCAAAACTTGGAAATGAAGTGTTGGTGAATGAATATCTAAATGAGAGTCTTCTTGGGGATTATCTAGGAACAAGAGGTAAACTAGTTTGATTAATTTACATGAAAATAAACACATATGTGCATTGGCATGGAACCATCTTCACGTTACGATAGAAGGGCGTGTTGCGCCCTGTTGCGTTTATACATCTTATACGTCAGAATCAGAGAAGCTATATAACTTGAAAACACATACTTTGTCTGAGGCTATAAACAGCCCTGGAATGAAAGAGATGCGAAAGGCAATGATTGAGGGAAAGCCCCATGGATTGTGTTCCGTATGCGATTACAATTTAGAGAATGGCATTAGGTCACCAAGGGATAAATTCAATGAACGATATATGGAACAAACTATAAATCTGATAGAAAAAACAAATCCAGATGGTTCTCTCGACATTGAAAATTTTAATCCAATATACGTAGATTTTCGATTCAGCAATCTGTGTAATTTGAGATGCCGTATGTGTTCTATCCAAGCAAGCAGCGCATGGTACAACGAAACAGTAGAATACAACAAACTAACAAATGGTGGACCCGTATACTATGATAAGAAGTTTGAAAACAATAATTCTAGCGAACAAGTAATACACTTACTTGACAGTGTTGAACACATGTATTGGGCTGGCGGCGAACCGTTATTACTTGATGAGCATTATTCTATACTGAAGCATTTGATAGATTCGGGTAGGGCTGCGCAAGTAAGTCTGGTTTACAACACAAACATGACGATTTCAAAATACAAAGGAACTCCTGTAGTAGAATACTGGAAGCATTTCAAACACGTATTCGTAGTTGGTAGTATAGATGGCATTGAAGCAGTGTCAGATTACATACGAACTGGATCGTCATGGGAAAAAACAAAGGAAGTTTTCGAATCATTTAAACGGTCTGGATATGAGAACATCCAAGTTCATCCGTGTTTAACTGTAAGCATGTTGAACATATTATACATTCCAGAACTTGTCAAGTGGCTGTATCAAAATAAATGGTTTGATGACGATATGGCAGAAATCGCCATAAATTTTGTTGATTACCCACCCGAAATGTCAATAAAATATATTCCAAGAGAACATAGAGAAACACTGAGTAACATGTTTTTAGAACTATACGATTGGTTACGAGAGCGTGGCCATCCTCGGTCAGTTGATCCTTTGAATACGATACTGAAATATGTTAATGGGTTTAATTGCTCCGATGATGAAATAGAAAAAAATGTTTTGTCTCTTATAAGAAGATTGGATATATATGACATAACCGGTAAGCTGAATTGGAGAAACAGCTTACCAGAATTAGAAAAGATATTAAGTGGCTATTGACTTTATCATGGTATAGTTTATGTTGTGCTTGAACATCCATACCATTAAGAATTCCTCCATTTTCCATTCTTCATTCTTGACCGCATGTAATGGGGTATTAACAAGATTGTTTACTGAATGAACCCATCTTGAAAATGTTGTCATTTTGATAAAGGTCATAAATGAATCTGCGTAAAATGTATTATAATTGTCAATAAAGCATACCGTGTTTTTTTCTGCTCCATATATATAATCGGTGCGATTTTTTTCTGAAATATTATCTAATGAAAAACTTCTTGGTGAGCATATGACTCCCTTTACTTGAAGTTTTGTTTTTAGGGTTTCGCTGCTGATATTTTTCATTGCAAGTTGCCATGCTTTTTTATAATGGTTCGAATCTATTCTTGATTCTGGAATTATCCCTGTTATATATTGTTCAACCATTGTTCCAATAGCTTCCTATTTTTATAAAATCGTCGTTGTCGTTTGGGTTAAGTTCTTTTATTTCTTTATTTGGTCTTGCAACAATCATATGTATTTCGTCATGAATATCATTGATAAGTCTTTCTTCAATATTATTCATAGTTCCTCCGTCTTTCCATCTTTCTGAAATGCCTGGTGTTCTTATAATTGGAACTGAGATCGGACTTCCAAGTCTTCCGAATAGAACATGGAAGTTCATAAAGTCCCTAAATGCTTCATACTTTGGAAATGAGGTGTTTCCGTATATAGAAGTTTTTTTATGCATATAATCAATCATCTCATAGCATATTCTATCTGCCGCCGCCCCTGTAAATACAATCAACAAGTCATTTATCATATTACAAAACATCGTATAGCGCCCAGGGTCGTTTCCTACGTATGCGTGGTTGGATGCGGGACTTATAATAGAATCTGGATCATTTGGCCAAACTTTTAAGTCATCTGACGATTTTATTTTTTCTATTAGTTGTGGTATATAATCCATTGGCCTAAAGATTACATCATATCTTAGCATTATCACAGCGTCATAAAATATACCAGTCTCGGCCTCATATTTCTGTTTTAACAAAAGGCTATCAATCACCCCCGCTGGGGACAATACGCCATGATGATTGAACTCTGTTCTTTCTTTGTTTTCATTTTGTGTGATTAACTCAAACGGGTCAGTTACAAAATGAATACTTTTTGGATTCAATACATCTGTTATGGTTTTTCTAATATGGTCAACCTCATCATCATTTATTGTTTCAACGCCCATCTCCATCAAGCGTCTTGATGCGTGAAATGATAGGCTGTTTTTTGTTGAACAAAATATGTCTATGTTTTCTACATTTATATTGTCGATTATAGATTTTAAATGTGGCAGACAAACGTCTCCTGAACGATATTGGCCATAAAAACATATAGCCAAGTTTACTATATTCATATGATAAACTCCTTCGCTTTATTTATCTTGGGTTGTAATCCATATACTCATTATTTTGTCAAAGTCATCTTCGTTTGATGGGTTCATATTATTGATGTCTGGATGTGGCCTGACTAGAGCAAACATTGGCTGAGTTTTTAAGTTGCAATTCGCTCTTTCATCAAAGTTATGTATGTCACCACTTGCTTCATTTTTATTTTTTGGATACTTGGTGATATGCGGGGCATCTATATGATGGAGCGAAATTCTATTTGCTAGATGTGTTAGCATACTGTGGCAATCATACATATGTTTGTATTTACTATACTTATGATTTTCATTGGTATATACACCAACAACAGTATCAACTAAGTTGACAAGTTCGTAACACAACCTGTCTGCGCCCGAACCAGTAAATGCAATAAATAAATCTGCAATAGGATTTGGAAGAATGCTATATGGATGTGTTACATTCATTAAAAATGCGTCATTTATGATTCCCGCTATTATCGAATCTGGGTCGTTGGGCCATATCTTCAAATCATCTTCTTTTTGCATCTGGTATATGAATTTTTGTATGTAATCAATCGGTCTTATCATTATATCATATCTCATCAAAATTACGGCATCATAAAACATTTCATTCTCTGCTTCATATTGCTGTTTTAACAAAATAGAATCGATGATGCCAGTGAATACATAAAAATCTTTGCGAACATCTGAGTTCATTCTTTCTATATCGTCCACTAGGACATTTATTCTTTTAGGAGAGAGTAATTTTTTTAAGGTGTTGACTGTTTTTTCAATTTCGCTGGCATCAACTGAATATACTGAGTTTATATCAATTTCAGAAATTGACCCATCTGCGGTATGATATGAAACTGTATCTTTTACTGAACAAAATATGTCAACGTTGACATTTTTTATTTGAGTGAGCACATCTTTCAAATGCGGAACACATATGTCGCCCGTTCTGTATTGACCATAAAAACAAATTGCAAGATTAGTTATTTTCATATTCATATTTATGTCAAAATAAATGCATAAATATAATAATAGTAGGATTTAATTTTGACACAACCAATAGATTATAAGAATAACAAAAGAATATGTTCTCTTGCGTGGACACACCTTCATGTGACCACTACAGGAAGGGTTGCGCCTTGTGGGCAGTATGTTAATTCAAAATCCCCAGACATAAAACTTGCGAACATACAGGATAGTTCATTGGATGAATGTATCAATAGTTCTGGGATGAAATACATTCGTTCCATGATGCTACAGAATAAGCCGAATGAGATGTGTTCATTGTGCGAATACAAAATGCAACAGGGTATTGAATCTACTAAAGACAGGTTCAATGCATTATATTTGGAAAAAACTAAATTTGCCATTGAAGCCACACGAGCCGATGGCCATATTGATATAGATGACTACAAACCTGTGTTCTTTGATGTTAGATTTGGAAATCTTTGTAATCTTCGATGCCGAATGTGCAACTGGGAAGCAAGTAGTGCATGGTTTGATGAAACAAAGGAAATAGGAAAACAAAACCTAGTGACCTTTGATACTATAAGATTGGATGATTCAAGCCCAAAATTTGTAGCAAATGGAGCGTATGATAAGATAGAACATCTTTTGCAGTATGCAGAAAAAATGTATTTTGCTGGAGGTGAACCACTTCTCATGGAAGAACACTACCGAGCACTTCAATATCTAATTGATTCGGGAAAATCCAAAGATGTCGAATTGCATTACAGCACCAACTATACTATTTCAAAATACAAAGGCAAACTGGTTGCAGATTATTGGAAAGAGTTCAAACAAGTAATAGTGGCTGGTAGCGTGGATGGCATCGAAGAAGTTTCTGACTACATACGAACAGGATCGTCGTGGGAAAAGATGAAACAGGTTGTATCTGAAATGAAACCGCAGGGCGACGAATACAATAACATAACCCTGTCTCCATGTTTTTCTGTAAGTATAATGAATATATTTCATAGCCCAAGATTTTTTAAATGGTGTTTTGAAAATGGATGGTTTGAAAAAAATCTATCCGTAATCGCCATTAATTATGTAGATTATCCTCCAGATTTGAGTATAAAATATTTGCCTTATGCAGCAAAGAAAACTGTAGAAGAAGAATATGTTGATTTATCAAGATGGCTAATTGAAAATGGACACCCATTGAGTGCTAAAGTTGTAAACGAAATTATAACGTATATGAATGGGGGAGATATCACACAAGCTGATATCGATTATAGAATGAGTCAAGCGGTAAACAGAATGGATGTGTATGACAAAACATCGCATCTCAATTGGAAAGAAACACTACCAGAGTTGAAACATGCTCTTTTAGCATATATAAAATAGTTCTTGAAGTTATTATATAAATTTGGTATAATGTAATAAAATATTCAAAAAAGAGGTATCCAATGAATACATATAGAGTCACATATCGTGTTGAGAGTAGCAATATAGAAAAAGCTGCTGACGCCATAGTATTGGGGCAAAGTGTCGGTAATCCAGACATTCGTTCTTCATATGAAGAAGCAGACGGAATACAACAAAGCAAAGCGGAATTGATTTCCATCAACGGCAACGAGGTAGTGATTGACTTCAAGTGGAGAAACTTGCACTCCACGACTGATATTGGTCAAATGCTTTGCACCATAAATGGCGGGCAGAGCGATATCGCACTGTTGGAATCATGCAGAATCGTTGGTCTTGAACTGAACCAACCGTTTGTAAAGAAGTCTCCGCACAAGACATTAGTCAAAAGAAATCGTCCAGCAATTGGTAGTATTGTGAAACCAAAAGCTGGACTTACCTCCGAACAATTGCGAGACATCACAACACAAATGTGTGATGGCGGAATTGACTTTATTAAAGAAGATGAAATTTTGGCTGACGCTGCGTATCTTCCACTCAGACAGAGATTGGATATTGTTCAGCCAATTATGGAAAAATATCCTGAAACCGTGTATACATATTGCACAAATGGAAATCCAGAACATCTAGTTTCTCAGCTTGATATGGTGAAAGAGTGCAATGGCGATGGAGTTCATATTAATTTCTGGAGCGGCCTTGGGGCTTATTCTGATAGCAACCAACGAGGGTTCTTCACACATTTCCAACGAAGTGGAATTAGAGTATTGACTGATCCTAGAAATCCGTGGGGAATTGATTGGCCTGTGTTGGTCAAAATGGCAATTTATCAAGGCATTGATAGTATACATGTTGGTATGATTGGCGGGTATTATCCTGGCGACCATCAAGAGGTTAGAGATGCAGTCAAGCTATGTCAAGAACACAATGTGTGGGCTGCGTTAAGCTGTGGAATGACACCAGACATAGCGAAGTCAATTCGTGATGAGATTGGAGACCATTGGCTTGCAAATGTTGGCGGATGGTTGCACACTGGGGACAGCATCGAACAGAAAATAACTGAATTGCGGATGGCATTTGATGCTTAATGTATTGCAGTTGTGTGCTGGTAAAGGGTCAAGGTTTGCAGAATACTCGCAAACCCCTAAACCATTTTTAGATGTTCACGGCGACCCAATGTTTGTCGCTGCAATCAAATCTTTGAATTTGGGAAATGATGTTCGCCATCATTTCCTATTTCAAGAACGTGCGCTAACACAATACAAACCTTCGCAATATGTTGATGGATTGTTTTATGGCATAGACCATTACACTGATGGCGCAGCTACAAGCGCCGCATATGTTATAAGAAACAATAAGTTTCGACACGAACCATGGTTGATAGTTGACTGTGACTTTATAGTATCATACGATTCTACAACATTCAAATCCGTATACAATCACACGAATTGTATTTTCGTTCAAAACCGTTCATTTGATATAAAAAGTAGCTATAGCTGCGTTGACTCAAACATGAATATATTAGGTGTGGCAGAAAAGCAACCTATCAGTAGATATCGCAACAGCGGTCAATACCATTGGGTTTCTGGCGATGTTTTTATCCAGTCGTATGATTTTTATACAGATAATGGATTGGTGTCTCTTGGTGAATACTATACTGCTCCACTATATAACTATGCAATACAGAATGGAATACCAACCATGGCGATTGAGGTTGATAGTTTTACTCCGATAGGAACGCCTATGGATTACGAAAGGTATATACATGAGATTCGCTAAATTATCTGATTTCAAAGGTGGGTGGGTGATTGGAGACTTTGAACCCACTATGCTAAAAACAGACCAGTTTGAGGTAGCAGTTTTGCACCACACGGCTGGAAAACAAATAGAAAAACACTATCAAGTTATCGCTACTGAATACAATGTCATGATTAGTGGCAAAATGAATGTAAATGGAACTATCGTCACGTCAGGTGACGTATTTACATATGAACCAATGGAAATTACAGAAGTTGAAGTTCTGGAAGATACAGTGGTCATATGTGTCAAAACCCCAAGTATTCCAAACGATAAAGTGGTAATTGACTGATGCCAATTTTTATCGCACATCGTGGAAATACGAATGGTATAGAATTATCGTTTGAGAATAGAATAGACTATCTTGGTCACGCACTATCTATTGGGTATGGAATAGAATGTGATGTATGCTACTGGAAAGACAAATATTATTTTGGGCATGATGCGCCGCAAGAAGAGATAGATACTAATATCCTGTTAGCAGATAATTCATTTTGTCATGCGAAAGATATGCAATCTTTGCTGTATCTGAACTCAATTGGTGCTAATTGTTTTTGGCATGAAAGCGATAAAATGACATACACTAGTAAAGGAAATATATGGTGCTATCCAGGTGTATTTCCAATTTCAAAAAACGCAGTATGGCTTGATTTGTTGGGAATACCATTGCCTGAAAATATACATCATACAATATATGGTATTTGTGGAGATACATTCATAAATACCATATGAATGTAAATATTATAAGTCAATTCATTTCTGGAAGAAGCGGTGCAAAAGTTTATTTGGCCGAAAAAAATGGTATTGTCGGTGTCTATAAAACAAACGTAAAAGACCCATATGGTGTTTACGAATTATCAAAAAAACTTCCGTTTCGGACGCCAGAGATATATGATATTTCCGATGATTCTATATTCATGGAATACATAAACGGCAGACCATTAAAAGATGTTCTAAGAGACAATGATCCTATAAAAATAGAAATAGTATCTGACTTTATATTATCTTATGTAGATTACGCATTAAATTCTTCTCTGGGAATGTATGATTTCTCAGAAATAATAAACAAAAAAATAGAACAGGTTTCTGAATTTGTTTCAACGTCATATCTTTCAAACATAAAAACCGTCTATCCAACATCAATAACCCACGGTGATTTCACGTTTGATAATATGATATATTGTGAGAACGAGGTTTGTCTGATTGACTTGTCGCCAACTCCATTTACAAGTGTATATTTTGATATGAACAAGTTGAGACAAGATTTGACTGGATATTGGTTTGTCCGACAAGAGCCTTCTTATGCTCCTTGGGTGTCGGCATGTAACAAAATATATAGCATCATAGATACTAAGCACCCTAGCATGTTTGACGATGGACTTTACAATCTGATGATTTCAAGAATACTCCCATATTGCAAGAATAATGATTTTGATTTTAATTACGTGTTGAATATGTTAATCGGTTAAGTTTGCGTTTTTGCCCATAAGTCTTTATATTTGAACCAAGTGTCTCTTTCAAGTATATCCAAGTGTTCTAACCCATCTCTTACTATAGTTACGTTGACTTTTGTTTGAGATAATTCATTCTTAAACTCGTGCATTTCAATATTATTTTTGGCAAATATGTCATATATTAGCTCGTGTATATTTGTTATGGTGTCATCTAACACTCTATCAGACTGACGCCTTTTACCAAATTCCCCTACGTATTTTATAAGTTCACTTGCGAATATATCCATTGAATTACCAATAGAAAAAAAAGCAACATCTTGTAACATTTTTATTATGTTGCCTTTTTTGTTGTAGTTTCCCATTCTGAAATGAAATACATGATTTGGATTTGTAAAGTTTTTTGCATTCATCAGGCTGTTTACAATAAAATCTAACGTTTCGTGCATTGGATATATTATTGAATCATATCGCTGTAAAATTGTTATGTCGTAATGAAAATTATTCAATGCTTCATATTCTGATTTGAGTAGAATACTATCGGCAAATGCTAAATGTATTTTTTGTATCTTGTCATAATCGCACAGATCGTCCAATCTTTTTGGAATTATGCGCAATGACTTCGGATTGTATATTTTTGATATTTTTTCTGCAATTTCATTTGCATCATCTGTTTCAATTATACCAAGTTTTCTTTTATCAGTAAACCATTCGTAATATGTTTTAGCACTACAAAAATAATCAATTTCGTAATTTTCATTATCGTAATACTTTTTTATGTATTTTGAGGTATATTCTAATTTTCTTGGCTGACCGTATAAACATACTGCTATTTTTATTTTTTTATTCATATAGTATTTTTACCTTTAGGTTTGCTGACAATATGTATTTCATTATGTAATGTGTAAATACTTTTGATTTGTATTCGTAATTGAAATTGGTCGAATAGTCGATGAAATACTTATATGATGATGTTAGTTTCAAAAATGTTGGATACGAGCAATAAAAGTTTCTGAAATCATTAAGTCTTAGCATCGCACCCTCTTTTATGTAAATGTAGTCTTCCTCTAGTTGTATAGTTGTAAAGTCATAGTTTTTCATAAATGAATAAGAACTAGACATTGGACTGAGGGCCAAGCATCCAAACGTTTTATGTGTATTTTCAAAAAATGATTGACTATAAAATAGAAGTGCATTTTTGTAATGCAAATGAAATAATCGCAATATATCTTCGACCTCAAGTTCGCACTTTGGTATTGTTATATGTGAATTACTGGGAATTTCTTCGCTTATGAATAATGGATAATATGTCATTTTTATAAATTAGAATCTGCGATTGTTTTCAATAAGTTTGAATTTAATATGACTGGCTGTGCATGAGAATAAGATGGCGCAAAGTTTTCCGATATAAATTTATCATACATATGATCAAAGTTGAAGTCCTTTCTCATCAAAATGAATTTGTAAAACTTCGTGGTCAATATCATGTTTAGTGATATCAAACTAACATATAAGCATTGCTCAAATGCCATTCGTCTTCCAAATAATGAAATTGTCTGGTGATTGGTAATAAACATTTGTGACAACAACTTATTCATGACCATATCTGTTTTTTCAGATTTCTTTATCACAAACCATTGGTCGCTTATTCCATTCGGTAAAACATCATCTATGTTTGTTCTTGGAAGTTTGAAATTGTCCCAAGTGCTATATGATGGTAATAATATATCTGCGTCCATTTTATCAATGTGGGTTACGACTTCTTTAAAATCAGTGTCAAAAAATGAATCGTATCTGATTTTTAGTATATAATCAAATTTTGTATTATTGCTATTTTCGTATTCACAAACTAAATTATAGGATTTCATCCAAGCATATGGCTGAGAATAATAATTACAAAAATCTACATATGTAGCGTAATCTTTAATGTCGTTGTTGCCAGTAAAAAGGTTGTTATATTTTGAGTTTGAAAGGAATGTATTATCGTTGATAAATTTTTTTATTTCCTCATATATTGATTTCTGTGAAATCTCTACGGTGTTTGATGGGCATCCGAGGTCCGATACTGTAATGGTTTCTTTTTCAAACGCATCGTTATTTAAAACAAATGAGTTGGTTTTAATCTGGTCTGGTAAGTTATCATTGCTCCATACCTGATAGAAAAATGTAATATCGCAATTTTTCAAATCAGAAAGTAATGGAAACACATAGTCTTTCCATTTATCATATAGATTTCTTGTATTACCAGTAACTAAAATCGCAACTTTCATTATTTTTCACACACATAAATATCATATCATATTTATGTAAGAAGGAAGCCATGAGAATAATAATACCGTGCGCTGGAAAAAGCTCCAGATTTCAAAACACCAGACCAAAATATTTGCTAACGATGCCAGATGGCCGAATGATGTTACAGCAAGCAGCCGACCCTTACATCGAAAATGGATACCATGTAACATTTGTAGTTGTTAGAGATCATTCCGAAAAGTATGAGTCTGAGTATGCGATACGAAAGGCATACGGAGACACGGTTGATGTGGTAGTGCTTGATGATTTCACATCTGGTCCAGCCGAAACCATATACCACGTAATCAAGGATTGGAATGATACTACATTTGCCGTGAATGACTGCGATAGCTTTTTTGATTTCACTCCAATTGAAGAAAATTATGTAGTGTATGCCGATTTAAATAATTATCCACTGGTGAATGGCATACATGCGAAAAGTTTCATAATAAAGGATGAAACCAGAATAACAGACATAATAGAAAAAAAGATATCCAGTGGATTTATTTGTATCGGAGGATATGGATTTAAAAGTTCATCCGACTTCATAAAAAGTTATACGCAGATAAAAGACAATGCGTCAAATGAAATATTTTTGTCTCATGTAATAAAACAGATGATGTTAAACGGTGAAAATGTGGTAGCAATTGAAGGTTCAAATTATATTGATTGTGGAACCTACGAATCATATGTTGAAAATATGAAAAATCATATGGCAATCTTTTGTGATATTGATGGTATTATTTTTAAAAACCAATCCAGATACTTTAAAAATAGTCATTCAAATGAGCCAACAATAAACCCATCGGCTATTCAATTCTTAAAAGAAAGAATTGCATTGGGTGCCACTGTGATATTTACAACTGCAAGAAAAGAAGACACACGAGATGTCACCGAAACGGCAATCAGAAAAGCAGGAATTGATAATTTTCGCATCATATATGATTTGCCACACGCCCCAAGACTACTGATAAACGATGTTCATTACTCAAACCCTTGGCCAGCCGCAAGCGCAATCAATGCTCCTCGGAATGATGATGACTTTTGGAGAATGTTTAGTTAGGGTGATACCCATTGTTAGCATGTTCTGGGCCAATCCACATGCTAAAATTTTGCAATTCTTCTTGTTGCCCATCCCTATTCATATCAGTATAGTTTTCAGTTACAATCATGTTTTTTCTTAGAACTCGTTCTTCAAAATTTACAATTGTTCGTTCAAACTGTCTGCCGACCACGAAATTGTAAAATCCCTCTTCAACCCATATCAGCTTTCTTTCCGCCCCTCCAGTGTTAATAAACAGTATTTCATGCATATTAGTGAAATCATTCAATCCACTTGGGGTAAATCCAAACCAACGGTCATTGCTTCCAATTTTGTTATACCCACCAGCAATTATATGAAAATCTTTAGTTATGAAGTTTTTCTTTGACTGGTCAATATTCATTATTACATTTGAAATTTCTGATATGAAATCATGATGATTTACTACTAAATCATATCTCCATCTTAAAATCAAATCGTAGTTAGACAGGTCACATGAGTTGACTATTTTTTCAACTGCATAAAATTGACCCAATGTATTTACATATGAAATATACGCTGGATAATCTACATAATAACTATTGTCGGCAGTTTCAGAAAAATCAGAATAAATGATTGATTTTGGAGATATGCGCTTTATTACTTTTTCTTGAAGTGATATGTCTTCAGTCGGAAGATATTCGTAATAGCTGTTGAATCTTATTTCTTCATCGCCATCAAAGTTTTCTGGAAATCTACGTTCATTTGTCCATAGATGCATATAATAGTCAATATCTATGTCATACATAGAAGATAGACGTTCAAATACGCCAAACACTGCGTCAAAGTTTTTTGGATTTGTATTACACAATCCACATAACATTATTGCTATTTTTTTTCTCATAAAACTATTTATATAAATATGAATATGATAGAATATGCATACATAGAAACCACAAACTACTGTAACCTTCAATGCACTTTTTGTAACCGGCATGAAGTGATTGGTGCGTTACAGCATATGTCTATACCAAAGTTTATTGAACTGATGGAGAAGATAAAGCATCATCCAATCAATACCGCCAAGCTAATGGGAATGGGCGAACCATTCATGCATCCAAAGTTCAACGAGATTTGTAGAATATTCAAGCAATATTTTCCAGATGCATTTTTGATTGTAGCTACTAACTGTCAATACAAAATACGTCCTTGGTTTGAAGAGTGCCTTCAACACATAGACATGCTGTATCTCAGCATTGATGGATACGAAGATAGTTATGAGACATATCGCCCGCCAAGCAAGTGGGAAAAGCTAATGCAATTCTTAGAACAAATGAAAGATATACCTCGCCATGGTTGTCGTATAGTGTGTAACTATGTTGTCAACCCAGGAAACGTGTCGGACATTCAATTAGTGCATGATAACATAGTGATTCCATATAAACTGGAGCAGCTTAGATTGAACATTGCACAAGATTGGAGTGAAGACCGTAGTATGCCTGGTGGATATACCAAAGAGCAGCTTGAATATTTGCAATCCGAATGGAAAGACTGTATACAAGGTAAGAGCGAATGGAATTATTCAGATTGCTTCTGGGTAAAAAACGGACTTTACGTCACAGTTGAAGGACGAGTTTTGGCTTGCTGTATGAACACGGCGGCAAAACAGTTTGGTAATATTTTTGAAGATAGTATAGAGAACATTCAAAACGGAGATGATTTCCAAACAGTAAAAAATGGTTGTGCGACAAACAATCCTACATCTCATTGTAAAAATTGTAGTTACAAAGAATTGGTCCCAATGCTAAAACAAATAGGAATACACAATGCCTAAGATGAATACTCACTTACTTTCGGTTAGTAGAACATCGCCACCGTATGCGGACCCAAACAAAGTTCGGTTACATGCAAGTGAAAGAGACTATCCATATTCAGATGTTATATGGAACGACTTTTTATCAAGATTGAAACCGACTGACATAATGTATTATCCAAACATTGACTGTGCATACGATGTGTTGGGACAATTTTGTGGAATGCAAAAGCACAACTTGACGTTGTTTGACGGAAGTTCAAATGGGATACGAAATATTTTCTCTCTATTTGTTACGCCTCACTCAAAAGTCATAAGCACAAATCCTTCGTTTCCAATGTATCGGGTATACGCAGATATGTATCAAGCAGAATTTACTGCAATTGACTACACGTATGAAGTATTTCCATTACGTGAAATGATAGATGCTATTGATGAAAACACGTCAGTGGTGATTATAAGTAATCCAAGTAGTCCTGTTGGGGATGTCATTTCATATGATGACTTGATTGCTATCTCCAACAAATGCCACGACAATAATGCATTGCTAATTGTGGATGAGGCATACATAGAATTTAGCGATGCAAAAACCATGGCGGCATATGCTACCACTCACGACCATGTTATTGTTTTGCGAACATTCAGTAAAGCATTTGGAAGTGCGGGTGCGAGAATTGGATATGCAATTTCAACTGAAACCAATAAGAATCATCTGACACTGGTTCGCAGTATGAATGAAATATCTGGGTGCAGTGTAAAATGGATGGAAACACTATGCGACCACAAATCGGACGCAAAAAATTATATTGAGGCGGTTATAAAAAACCGAAACATTATTGAAACACAAAACATCATACGTGGTAGGTCAGTAATATGCAGTCAGACTAATTTTATTCATGTGTCCGATTTGGTGTTACCATATGATTTTGTATACCGATCATGCAAGATGCCTTGGACCGATATACAATATTCTCGCATAAGTATTCCTGCAAATGTAAATACTGCTGATAGGCTGATTCAATACTAACGAATGAGAGAAACGTATGTAAGTTTCGTTTCGTTGAACTCTTTGTATTTCCAATCTTTGCCGAGTGATTTCACCTTAGCAGTAACACCGTAATAGCCAACTTGTTTTGTAAGTTCTTCTTTAGTTGTAAAGAAACTTACAAGGTCGCCATCATTCGCAATAGCATTGATAGACCACCCAGAGTAGTTGTCGCCAGTAACCCTACGAACTGAAATGTTTTCAATCGCCAGTTTTAGCTTCTCACCCTCTTTGCCAAGATGCTTACTGTTGGAAATTCGTTCTTTGTATGCACGTTCCTTTTCTTGGTTCTCGCTATAGAACGGAAGATAGGCAACAATACCAAAGTCGGTTGACATTACTTCTGGTTTTGCAATAATCTTCAGAACATTCCCTTCGTAACCCTCTGCATCATTGGTGAGTGCTTTGAACATGAAATCGAGTTGCAATGAAGAAAGCAATTCAGTTGCTTCGGTCACTCGCTCTTTTACAAGAGCAGGGTAATGGACTAAAAGCATGGTCACCAGCGTATAGTTTGAAAGTTTTACCACTTCAAACGAATCATATTCATCGCCTCTGTGGTCGATCTTTCTTACATATTCTGACTTTCCGCCCTTCTTCACATATTCGTTATCGTTCAACTCTTTTGCAATAATTGCGGCTGCAATCACATTTTCAAGCGGAGTATCACCTTGAGTGCGATAGTCTGCATCAAATACGAGACGCTTGCCCTTGTAAGAGTAAATAGAAAATTCTGAATATTCCATCTCGCATCTCTCCCATGTTTGCTTACACAGTATAGTGATTCGATGAATTTGTCAAGCATAAATAATGTTGGTAGTTTATAACTAAGAAGGAATTATACATGCTATACGCAAACGGATGTAGTTTCACGGCTGGAACAGGATTAGATGATGAAGAAAAGGCGTGGCCTTTTCTTCTAGGTGACTTGATGGGAATTGATAGAGATAGAGTTCTCACCGAAGCAAACAAGGGAGTGAGCAATCAGTATATTGTTCGTTCTGCCATTACTTCGTTGAGTAATTTGCTTGAGATTGGCGACCGTCCATTTGTTGCCATTGGTCTTACTGCGCCATCCCGTAGAGAATTTTATTACAGCAAAAATGGTGGAAAACTAATACACAACATTCCATCTCCAGAGTTTCAACATATTGATGGATTAGATGACACATCAAATTCTGAACTACATGTGTTCAACAATCTGTATATCAAATACTTGTGGAACCCCGTATACGATTTTCATTTGTATATGACACATGTATTGACATTACAGAATTTTCTCAAAGCAAACGACTTGGATTATATCATATTCAACAGTTTGAATCTTACTCCAAATCTTACTGAAGAAAACAAGTTTGAAGCGTTGTGCCATCAAGCCAACATGAGTGCTGTATTCAAACAGTTTGATATGAACCGAATATATGAAGACCAGACATTTTTTACATACATGTATGACAGAGGTCTATACTTCACGGATGAAGGAACTGATGCATTTATGCATCCAAATGAACAAGCACATAAAGAATGGGCAGATGTTCTAATGAGAGACATCACTGCTACTATGATAAAGGAAAGAATGAAGAGATGATAGGATATATCAAAGATTTTTGGGCGATTGTAACATATCCATATAGAGATTGGAAACGCCGAAAAGAACTAAAAAAGAGAATTGAAGAACTACGCAAGCGCGATCCATTCATATACAAGTAAGGTTTTGACATGAAAGTAATGGGAATATCTGGTGCATTGAATCATGATGCGGCAGTCTCTATCGTAGAAGATAGTCAAATACTATATGCATCACACAGTGAGAGATATAGTAAAATCAAAAACGATTGTAACCTGAATAGTGAAATTATACAGGATGCACTGTCACACGGCAAGCCAGATGTTATAGCTTGGTATGAAAACCCATATCTCAAAAAGACCAGACAACTATGGGCTGGACAGTATGGTTATGCAACAGACATAAACGACATACCAAGACGATACATAAACCAGAATTTCCCACAGTTGAAAAACATTCCCATTGAGTATCAGTCTCATCATTACACACATGCCGCGAGTGGATATTTCACAAGCAAGTATTCCGATGCTTGCATCATCGTGCTAGACAGTATAGGCGAATGGGAAACTTTCACCATATGGAATGGCAGCGGAACCACAATGGATAAGATATACAGTCAATCATATCCTCACTCTGTTGGGTTGTTCTATTCTGCAATGACACAACGTCTTGGCCTAAAACCGCAGGAAGATGAATATATTCTGATGGGTATGGCGGCATATGGAGATGCATATCGTAAAGTAAATGGTGTTCCTCTTGTGTATCAGATATTCCGAGACTTTGGTATTCGGTTTCACCATGACAATAAAGTGGTTTTCTTCAAAGAGAACCTACATCGCGGATGCAAGTGGTGGATGCCAGAGTTGAATACTGAACAAGACCATTTTGATATTGCAGCGGCGACACAGCTTGTATATGAAATAATATTGCGACAGGTAGTAACCCACGCCAAGAAGTTATGCAGTAGCAAAAATCTGGTGTTGATGGGCGGATGTGCGTTGAACTGTTCAGCAAATTCGACTATCACCGAAGAATACGACAGTGTGTGGATAATGCCAAATCCAGGTGATGCTGGTTCGTGCATCGGTGCAACTCAAAAGTTTTTCAACCAGCGTATCAACTGGAGCACTCCGTATCTTGGATATGATATAAAAGGTGAATATCCTATTGAGAATGTGCTTGATGATTTGCTAAAGGGAAATATATGCGGCATTGCATCGGGTCGTGCTGAATTTGGTCCAAGAGCATTAGGAAATAGAACGCTAACTGCTGACCCACGTGGTGATGAAATCAAAGACAGAATGAACGAAATAAAGAAACGACAAAAGTTTCGTCCATTTGCTCCTATGATTTTAGAAGAAGATGCCAGCGACTATTTTGCATTGCCAACAAACATAGTTCAGTCTCCTTATATGCAGTATGTTGCAACATGTAAGTATCCAAAAGATTTTCCAGCTATCATACACGCTGATGGAACATCTCGTGTTCAGACAGTCAATTCAACTCAGCATCCTCAGTTGTATGAGTTGCTGAAATCATTCAAGGACAAGACTGGATGCCCTATGTTGGTGAATACTTCTCTGAACATAAAGGGTATGCCAATCGTCAACGACGAAGAAGACGCCAAAAAATTTCAAGCGTATTATGGCATAAACGTCTTTACATCTGTGTAAATTTTTGATATAATATTACAGATATTAGACTATAGGAGAAACTATGGCGTTTGATGGATTTTTTCTCACCACTAAACAAGATGTGGATGCCAGATCAAGATTTGAAAAAATAAAATCGCAGCTTCCAAATATAAAGATGCTTCATATTCCAAAGGATACGTGGGAAGACAATACCATGGTATCTGCGGTTGTTGAAGCAGTCCAAGAAGTCAACACTAGGTATTTTTGGGTTATAGACCCAGATGTTTTAGTTGATGACGAATTTGATTTTTCTTTTGAGCCTGATGAATGGAATAAAGATGTTCTTCATTATTGGAACTGCGAAACTAGAAACGACACCAACCGAGTAGTTGGAATAAAACTGTATAAGACAAAAGATGTTTTTATTGGAGTTGACGAATATGTTAATAAGTCTTATTACTTAGATGTCCCTCATTTAAATCATACAACAACTCTTCCATCTTATTCACCAACAAAAGAAATATACGATGTTTTTCGTGTGAATAACATATATGACATTGAGCCATACGCAAATCAATCATACACTACTATGTTTTGGATGATTGATAACGCTGTGTCTCCATATATGAAAGATATTGACACATTTGAGATTTCTCCATACGATCAGGGGCTTATTCATAATTTCTCTGTGAAATTACCAAATGGGTCGGTTGTTATAAATGGGATTCGACTGGTTCCAAAACGTTATGACTTGACTATGCAAAAGGACATGTATGACGTATTGGGCGATGTGGACAATGTAGAAATCGTATATGCCAGAACACCAGAAGATGCAATTGAACTAGCTAATTCATACTCATTTTGGATGGTAAATCCAGATTTAGAATTGATAGAGCCATCTGTAATAGATGAGTTCTATCCAAACATTCATGACCCCATATCCGCGCATGTGTATAAAATTCAATCCAAGTCAGGGAACGATTTTGGATACGGCGGTATAATGTTTTTGAATAAAAAATATAGTGCGGGTTCTATTAGTCATCTTGACCGTTTTGCAATGACAACTCCATCCGTATGCAGGGTTCCAATATATAATAGCAGGGACCACCATGATGTCTTCGTGAATAAGTCAAAAGATGATTACCTTTATTGGTATGTGGATTCAGCAATATCAACTCTTGACGAGTTCAAATACGATTTTTATCCTGATATATATAGCATGAATAATGTCTTCACTTTCAATGGTGGCGGCGGTGGGACAGGGGTTTATTTTGTAAATCGTAAGTTCTTGTCTCAGTTTGAATTGACAGAAGAAGATTTTCTTTATGACCGTTTTCAGAATCTAAAACATATTGACCAAGTGGTAAGCAAGTCTGCGTCACATCCAGTGTTTTATTTTGACGAAGGATTGTATCCAGAAAATACTAAAAAAATCAAATCTATATCTGATATTCAGGTAATAGACTCAACTGATTTAGAAGCTGCATATGTGCAAGCTGCTACTCTTACGACCACAGGATATTTCTGGGCAATTGATAATGATGTTGAACTGAAAGATTTCAATTTTCCAAGATCGTATTATGTTGACCGAGCAAACAAATCACACTATGTTGTGTGGCCCAAAGAGAACCCATACACGGGTCTTGTTTACCAATATGGCGGCGTAAAGTTGTGTCCATCTGAAGCAACCCTGCATCTAAAACCAGATGCCGACAAAATTCGTAGAACCAACTTTGCCAATAAAATTCACGTCAAAACGCCAACGGCAAGGTCGCGTGATATACCATATGATACCATATTTCTAAGTTACAATGAACCATTTGCCGATGAGAACTACGAAAAACTATTGAAAAGAGTTCCAAATGCAAAACGTGTTCATGGCGTTAAGGGTATCTTTAATGCACACAAGAAGGCAGCGGAACTGGCAGAAACAAAAATGTTTTATGTAGTGGACGCTGATGCCATTCTACTTGACGAGTTTGAATTTGAATACTTTCCTAACTATTGGGATGAAGACACCGTTCACACTTGGCGTTCAAAGAACCCAGTGAATGGATTGGTATATGGATATGGAGGTCTGAAACTATTTCCTACTAAACTATTGAGAAATGCAACCGATTGGAAAATTGACTTCACCACATCGGTGACCGATAAATTCAAACCCATGCAAGTGGTTGCAAACTACACTGCATTTAATACCGACCCATTCAACACTTGGAAATCCGCATTTCGTGAATGCACTAAACTAGCAGCAAACATCATTCAACGTGGTGACTCTACAGTAAACAATGAAAGACTTACTACATGGTGTGAAGTTGGTGCAGACAAACCTTTTGGCGAATACGCCATTGCGGGTGCCAAAATGGGAAAGGCACATGGAACTAAATATTCAACAAATGAAGTTGAAATTTCTAAGATAAACGATTTTGAATGGCTAAAAGCCAAATTTGAGGAAACATACAATGACAACAGCAACAAGAGAACGCAGAGCAAGAAGAAACTCCAAAATAAAAAAGCACGATGAGTTATACGATACTCTAGGCGTTGACCCTTCTCTTACTGTGGACCAGAATGTCGTTATGGACGTTGGAGTGGAAATTGAAGAGATAATTTCCAACGAGAGCCGTAACCGAAGAAAGAAGCGCCCGCTGGCGATGGTCGACTACGACTATCAAGCGATGGCGATTGAATATTCAATGGAAAATGTTCCACAGCAACTTGGAAACTACCGTAATTCCATGGACTTTTTGGCTCATATTAACTTGATTGGCAACGACAAAATTGTTGATAGGTTGAAGTCTGTGATATATAATTTCCCAAATATAGACATGAGTAGCTTTCTTAATAAAGAGAACGCAAAACTTTATTCTTGGATTTGTCAGCATCTAAGTTATACACTGGGGGAAAAGTATATCGGGTCGGTCTATGTTCTTGGTGGTGGCATGGGTCTGCTAGGAGCAATGTTACTAGATACAAAACTGCGTTTCGAGAACATCCGTAGTTTTGATATCAACGGCGCTGGCCAATTTTTGGCAGACGAGATGATGGCGGCAGAACTTCTAATGGATTGGCGGTTCAAGGCAACTACAAAAGACCTATTTGATATTGACTACGCTCGTAATCTATTCTCGTGCCGCCTACAAAATGGTTCTTTGAGTGACCCATTCAAAGAAATACCAGGAACCGTTATTAACACGAACATGAGTTACTTGAAGAACAACAAAGACTGGTATGAAATGATTCCAGATTTGCGCCGTGTGGTTATTGTTGGGGAAACTGGTGATGATGTTCCATATCCATTCCCAAGTTCACAGGCGTTTAACAAGAAGTTTCCGATGAGCTATGAACTCTATACTGGTGTTCTCAATGTAGGCAAAAAACAGTTCTTTATGAAAATAGGACACAGATGATATATCGCTACGAAGATGTTAGGGTTGTCCATTTAGAACTTACTGAACGGTGCCAAGCATCTTGCCCAATGTGTGATAGAAATATGAGGGGCGGCAAGTTAAATCCTAACTTGTCGCTCAACGAACTATCATTGTCAGACATCAAAAATATGTTTTTGCCAGATTTTGTAAAGCAACTGCAACGTCTGTATATGTGTGGTAACTTTGGTGATCCAATTGTTGCAGATGATACATTAGAAATTTTTGAATATTTTCGTAGTCAAAACCAAAATGTGACGCTTGGGATGAATACAAACGCTGGTGCAAAGAAACCAGAATGGTGGAGAGAACTAGCTAAGGTGTTGGGTCCAAACTCATACGTGAATTTTTCATTTGATGGATTGAAAGACACCAACCACCTTTATCGTCAAGGCGTCAACTGGGATATCGCAATCACAAATGCAGAGGCGTTCATAGAGGCTGGCGGAAAGGCACATTGGGATTTCCTCATATTTGAACATAATGAACACCAAGTGGAGCAAGCTCGTGAACTAAGTCAGCGTATGGGATTTCATAAGTTCACACCAAAAAAAACTGCACGTTTTTATTCGACTGCCCGCGCTGATGGCAAAGAAGAGCACCAAGCGGTAAACCGTAAAGGCGAAGAACAACAGCTATTGCAAAAGCCAAAAGAAGTCAAGTATCAAAACAAAGAGATTTCCCGCATCAACGAGTTAAAAGAAAAATACGGCTCGTTGGAATCATATTTCGATAATGTTCAAATCAAGTGTAAAGTGGCAGAAGAAAAAAACCTTTTTGTGTCGGCTGAAGGATTGGTTCTTCCTTGCTGTTGGGTTGCTGGTAACATGTATAAGTGGTGGCAAGTTCCTGGCGAAAACCAAGTATGGGAACTCATTCAGCAGTCTGGCGGCAAGGATAAATTTGACGCAAAAGTTCATGGCATAGCTGGTGTTCTCAACAATGAATACTTTTCACATCGGTTAGTTGACAGTTGGGGCAAACCAAATATACACTCTGGAAAATCTAAAGTATGTTCTGAAAAATGCGGAATAGAGTTCGATCCATTTAGTGCGCAGTTCAAATGAAATTTGTGAACCTACAAGAGAAATTCAGCACCTTCAAATACTATCAGTTTGATAGTCTTTTGCCGTTGAATATAGTTCAACAAGCGGCAGAAGAAAGCAAGAGGTTCACTCCATTCCTTGTAGAAAAGACAAGGACTAGCAACACGCAACGAATATGGATGAACCAATTATGGATGACTGTGTTCAGTGAAATTGCTGAACAATTCGATTCCGATGAAGCAAAAGAAATGTTTAGCGATATAACGGGAACTGACTATAGAAAGATGAGAACTCGTCCCGAACTGTGTATTGACAAACAAGGGTCATGGCTTGAACCCCATGTGGATGACCCCGCAAAAGAACTTACGCTTCAACTATATCTGAGTGGACATGGGCGAAGCACTACCATAGGAACCACTTCGACTGAAATAAGTATAGGTAGCGGATGGTTCTTTGTAAACACTGCAACCGAGTGGCATCGTCTTCCGCCATTGGAAAACGATAGGACTAGTATCATTATTAATTATGTCAATGAAAAGTGGAATGATAAAACTGTGCTTGTATGATTGATCGTATATTCTTTGAACATTCAAATCTGTATATTGACTGGCAACTGAGTGACATTTGTAATTACAAATGTCACTATTGTAATTTTGAGAGTAAAGGGGGAATGAACCCTTGGCCAGAATTAGAAGCCGCTAAACAGTTAGTAGATGAAATAGTTCGTAATAGCAACCATGGGTATAGAACGTATAACCTTCTTGGTGGAGAGCCAACACTATGGAAATACTACGGTGAACTTTGCCAATATATAAAGTCAGTTGATGACAATTGTGTCATACAGACATTGACCAACGGTTCAAGAACTCTACGATGGTGGCAGAAGTTTGCTCCGTATATGGACAAGGTTGTTATAAGCCATCACAGTGCATCGTCGTCGGCTGAACATACATCGGATGTAACAAAGATATGCTCATCGCATTGCAGTGTGAGTGTTCAAGTATTGATGGATGCTACTAACTTTGACGAGTGTGTTGAGCACTTTGATTATCTTATCACAAATAATATAGGTTCAAGGATAGTAGCAAAGAAGGCTGAAACTACGCTAGGAAGCGGTAAATGGATGGAATACACTCCATCTCAACAGGAATGGCTTATTCATAGCTTTCAAAGAACAAGAGATAATGAGTATCAACCCAGTCCATATATCAGAACTAAGTCGGTCATTGACCGAAAGGTAATGGCGGGAAATGGAGAAAAACGCTGGTTATCCAGTAATAAAGAGATTATACTAAATGGCTGGAACCATTTCAAAGGTTGGCGTTGTAATATTGGAATTGATATGCTTTCAATTCGTCCTAACGGAGATATAAAACCGAGTAGTGCTTGTTTCAATGAGGTAATACTTGGTAATTATAAGAATGATGATTTTGTTCTAATTCTTCCGTTAGCAGGGTATGAGTGTAAATATGATAGTTGTTTTTGTGGGGCGGATATAGAAATTGAAAAATACAAACAGTGATACTTTCTGTGCATTACCTTGGATGCACATTGCAACCAGCCCCGGCGGAACCTTTCGTGTGTGCTGTAATAGCGACAACAAGAATAATAAAATATTGAAAGAGGATGGAACTCCATTCAAGATATACAAAGATTCGATTGCAGATGCAAAGAACTCTCCTACCTATAAACTGATAAAAGAACAGATGTTGAATGGCGTTCAACCACCAACATGCAAAAGGTGCTTCAAGCAAGAAGAAGCTGGATTTGAAAGTAGTCGCCAAGTTTATAACCACGTTTGGGCAAATCGGGTAAAACTGAATGAAGATACGGAGACATTGTATCTTGACTTGCGATTGGGAAATCAATGCAATTTGAAATGCAGAATGTGTAACCCATATTCAAGTAACCAGTGGGTGAATGAGTGGGAACAATTGTATGGTAAGTTTTCTGAGAATGAAAGAACTTGGCTAACTGACATGGGATGGCAGAAATCAGATAGAATAAACAAAAATCTATTTGAACTTGCACATACTGTTGAAGAAATATATCTAACGGGCGGCGAACCCACGCTTATCAAAGAGCAAGACTTATTACTTGATTACTGTATTGAAAATGATTTAGCCAAAAATATAAATCTCAAATACAATACAAATCTCACACATGTTCCAAAAACTCTAATTGACAAATGGGTAAAGTTTAAAGGAGTGTTGTTGAATTGTAGTATTGATGCGTATGGCGATTTGAATACGTATATACGTAATCCTATCAAATGGTCAAAGATTGCCAGAAACTTTGAAAAGGTAAAAAGAATACCAAATGTCAAGTTGGATGTATGTATCACTGTTCAAATATACAATATTCTTTACATGAATGATTTGCTTGATTGGGTAATAAATCAAGACCTTCCAAACACCATGATATTTTTCAACATTCTAGAAGAACCTGACCAATTGAATATAAAATCTTTACCACTAGAGTTAAAAAAAATGGCAGCATCAAGATTGAAGCCATACTTTCATTTGCCAAAGCTATCGGGTGTTATTGACTATATGATGATTGAGCAGCGCAACGATTGGAGTAAGTTTATTGAGTTCACAAAGACAGTTGACGCAATGCGAAATGAAAGTATAGTTTCTGTTGTCCCAGAGTTCAAGGAATACTTCAGTGATTGATTGCTTTGCTACCCGAAATAGCTTTCAAGTGGACGCCCAAGGCAAAGTGTCTCCTTGTTGCAAGTTCAAGGGTAATTATTCGCATATTGATGAATACCAAACTGTTGGGGATATTTTTTCTGACCCTCGCCTTTCCGCATTGCGAGAAAATCATCGGCAGGATATTTGGACAAAATCTTGTGTCAGATGCGAGCAAGATGAGGCGTCACAGAAGCAAAGTCGTAAGCAGATGTATGAAGTCATTGGACTTAGCAACGACGATTTTTTTGTTGATGTGAGCCTTGGAAACTACTGCAACTTGAAGTGCAGAATGTGTAGCCCAGAAAATAGTTCTCAATGGGTATCAGATTACAACGCACTGATTGCCGAAGGTTTAGTATCGGCAGTAAAATATACGAACTATCTTATGAGTGAGCATACAATAGAAATGATTGCATCTTTCATTGACACTGTGAAAGGTAGAATTGTCATAGAAGTAAAAGGTGGTGAGCCTCTATTGATGCCAAACAGCCAATCATTTTTTGTGCGATTGAGTGAGTGTGTTAATTCAAAAAACATAGAGATATGGATTGCAAGTAACGGGACAAAAATACCAGATTGGTTTTCTGACTGTATTAACCGATTCAAAAAAGTTGAATTGAGTATAAGCGTCGATGGCAGCGGAAAGGTTTATAATTATATTCGCGGGTCAAAACATTCGTATGAGGATATACTATTAAATTCAGCTAATCTTTCTAATATAGAAAACGTTGTTCTTCGTTTTAATGTTGTTGTTCAAAATTTAAATATAAAAAACGTTGCTGACTTGTATGATGATTTATTTTCGATAGTAAAATCCCATAATAGAATAACTCTCATTGTATTACGATTTCCTGAGTATTATCAATCAAACATATATCCAGACAGAGAGAAGCAGCCCATATATATCAGTTGGGCTGGTAGAACAATAAAATACAATCCGAGCTATAATGCGATGGCAAACGTATTTCTTATGCCAAACGATGAGGTTCAATGGAAAGCCTTTCAAAAAATAACAGAGGTTCTTGATAGTCGCAGACATCAAGACATTTCGGAGATAGACAAATGTTTGAAGATATAAGCAACCGACCAAGAATAGACCCACTCACCGAACAAGTGTTGAATGAGTATAACCTTTACTACTACGAATGTCCGTTGAATGAAATCCCGTTTCAGTCATGTGGCAGCAAAGAGTATATTCCAGATGATACCATACTGTTTCATTATCGCAATCTGAACTATCACTTGTTGTCATACACAAACTATTTCAAGCCAATCATTGGAAATATAGTGAGAACTGGATGCTGGTTGGTGACGGATATGACAAGAAATGGAATACAGAGTCCACTCAGTATGTTTGAAACACATGTCCATCCTGGAAAAAAAAGATATATGGTTGCAAACTATTTACAGGTTGACAGAGTTCCAATATTGTGGCAAACTAAACAGTCGCATCCTACCTATCAAAAAGTATCAAACATGTCAGACCTTTCGGATGTATACAAAAACAACTTTAGCACTCGTGTTGAAGTGTATGAAAATGAAATGAAGTTAGAATGTAGCTGGCATGGCGCTACCAACAGCCGCGATGCCAAGGGGTATGACAACTGGTGGAAGATAAGCAATGAATCTATAGGTTCAAACGTTATACTTGACTACATCACTCGCTACGGTGTTCGCATCAATGACACCAGTGTTCCATTTTATATATTGGTGGATGATGACCTTCATTTTGATTGGTGGCAGTTGTATTTTCATTTTGACCCAACTGTATATCGCAAAGTGTGTAAGACTGGTAAAATAGAAATCATAAATACCTTTGCAAATAACAAAGAAACTATTTACGATTGTAACCTTATGAAAACTCTATTGCGGCCAAATTTATGAATAAATCAAACTCATTAGAACATTTGTTTCCACTTCACCTTTTAATGAAACGAAAGTCCGAGTTTAGGACAGTAATTGATGTTGGCGTGAATAAGATTCGATACTTGGAGTTTTATAGCCAATATTTTGACAACGTAATAGGAGTGGAGCCAAATCCTATTACATATAGTGAAATGTCAAACTGGTTACCAAGTAATGTTAGATTGGATGGCATATGTCTATCTAATATTTCTAACGTTACTACCTTTTATGGATGCATGTTGGATTCTGGTTATAGCACGATGATACGAGATAGATATAATCAACTCATTGAAGACGGCGAGTTTTCTAAAGACGATTTTATTGAATATCATATTCCAACCGATAAGATTGATAATATTTACAAGAATGAAAATTCAGTTGACCTTATTAAAATTGATGCAGAATATGAAGATATAAACATATTTCTAGGTGCGATTGACTTGGTGAATAGGAATAGACCTATAATTCAAATTGAACACATAGAACATCATATTAACACTGATGTGTTTTTTGATACGATTAAAGAAATTAACTATGTTGAGATAAAACCATACTTTGAAAGTAGAAATTATTTTTTCATACCGAAAGAAGATATTATATGAGCAATGAATATCCCAGTAAAACATTTTGTGCCTTGCCGTGGGTTCACCTAAGCACCAGACCTGATGGTTCAATGCGAGTGTGTTGCACCGCAAACGCATCAAGTGTTGGCCCAACGAATGACAAAGAACATGGTGGTATGGTTGGTGTCCTCAAAGATGATATGGGAAAGCCAAGTAACCTCAACGTAACCGATTTCCTTACCAGTTGGAACAGCACGTATATGAAGAACGTGCGAAGACAAATGATGAATGGTGAAATACCGCCATCTTGCACCAAATGCTTCAAGGAAGAAGCCGCTGGCCACAATTCAAAAAGAATGTGGGAAACCAATTATTGGTCACAACGTGTTGACATAAAACAACTGGTTGCCGATACAACTCCAGATGGTGAAGTTCCGCCGAAACTATCCTATATTGATTTAAGATTTGGAACAAAGTGCCAACTTGCTTGTGTCATGTGCAGTCCACATGATAGTAGCAGTTGGATCAAAGACTGGATGGTGATACACCCACAAATTCAGAACCCATCCCTAAAAGAAAACACTCAGTGGGCAGACAAAGGTTCCATCAACGGCAGTAGCTACAACTGGCACAGAAACAATCCTGTGTTCTGGCAGCAGTTTTATGAACAAATTCCAAATATGCAGCAAATTTATTTCGCTGGTGGAGAAAGTCTTATCATTGATGAGCACTATGAGATATTGGAAGAATGTATTCGTCAGGGTCATGCCAAGAACTTAGAGCTACGATATAACTCAAACGGCGTTGAATGGAGAGAAGACCTCTTTGACCTGTGGAAAGAGTTCAAACTGGTTCGCTTTCATTATTCCGTTGATAGTATTGGCGACATGAATAGTTATATTCGTTACCCAAGTGAATGGAAACGAACAGAAGAAGTATTTCATATCCTTGATAACGAAACCCCAGACCATGTAGAAATAACTGTAGCTTGTGCTGTGCAAGCACTCAACATATACTATCTGCCAGACTTTATCAAGTGGAAATTAGAACAAAACTTTAAGAAAATCAACATGTGGCCATTCGGCGCTGGCGGCATAAACTATCACTTTGTGTATCATCCGCCTCACCTGAACGTCAAAGTGTTGCCAGCTTGGTTCAAAGCAGAGTGCCGTAAAAAATATGAAGAGTTTTATCCTTGGTGGGAAGAAAACTGGGAAAAAGGTATACCAGAATGGCATCGCGGTAAAGTCACGTTTGACATGTGGAAGAACGCTGGATATGGATTGAAGCGGTTAGAAGGAATGCTTCAATTTATGGAGAGTGAGGATTGGAGCAATCGCCTACCAGAGATGGAAGAATTTTTGAAGTTGTGTGACCGTCAACGCAATCAATCTTTTTCTGCTACATTCCCAGAAATGAAGGATATATTCAAATATGACTGATAGATTGCATTGCCCAATGAGTTATGCGGTGTATAAGTTCCAACCAGAAATTGGAGAATTTTCCGCTTGCTGTGACGCAGTTGTGTATAAATTCAATAAAGACTGGTTTGAAGAATTGGGGCCAGATTATTTTGAAAAGTTTCCAACTCTTATCGACCGTAAAAAAGCATTATACAATGACGAGCGGCACATTGACTGCAAGCAATGTTGGGAAAAAGAAGACATCGGACTTCGTAGTATGCGTCAAATATTTGGACCACGGTATACGAGTTTACATAATAACCGAAATTTGTTAGTTGACAAGGCATACGTGTCGCGTGTGGAATTATGGATGAACTCTACTTGTAATGTCGGATGCTTTATGTGCAACTTGGGTAACAGTAACACTCTTCGAAAAATATGGAGTGACACGTTTGATTCAAATGGTCACGATGGAAAAGGGTATGATAGTTGGATAAACCAAAACAACTACCAAACGGACTATAGAGAAACGTTCACTGGATACATGATAGACTTTGCAGTCAATGCATTAAAAAATGCAGAGCATGGAATGAATATCGCTTATTTGGGTGGAGAGCCGACACTTCACAATGAAATGTATGACCATGCTGACATTTTTATTGAGGCAGCAAAAGAAAATGTGAAACTAGGAAAAGATTTCATAATACAGATTGTGACAAATGGAACTAGTAAACCAAAATTGAACGAACGGTTCATGGGGATGTTTCAGAAGTATAAAGAAGCTGGTTGGAATACATCCATAATGTTGAGCCAAGATGCGGCAGACAAATATGTTGATGTGCGACATGGTTCAGACTTCAACGCAATAAAAAACAATTTTTCATCTTGGATATCTGCCAATAGCCTTATTGACAGCATAAAAAGTCATACGGTAATTAGTAATTTGAACCTTCCGTATATGGACAACATGGCAAGATACTTGCATGATACCATTTTAAATAATTACATTGGCGATAGAGAATTAGAAATAAACTTTAATACATTGACACATCCTAAATGGATGCATTTAAAATATCTTCCACGAAAATATGCTGAAACTCAGATACTAAATGCAAAAGATATTCTGACAACGGTAAAATCTGAATTTGGTATAAGGATTAACACAGAAGTATTTGATGAGATATTAAGAGTATTGCCCGAACAAATATCCCAAGACGATGCAGAAATGATTTTTTCTAAATACAAATATGTTGCAGCACAATACAAAAAAGTGTATAATGGTTGGGATTTCTTTGAAACATTTGAACACTTAAAACCATTTGCAGAAGAGTATGGAATAGATATATGAGTTTTTGCGCTATAAACGACAAAACCGAAAAGAAACTGATGGTGATATGGGACTTAGGCAGAAAATGCACATATGCCTGTAGCTATTGCCCGCCACATAGAAAGAATAGTTGGAGTGCGGTTGCAAGTTTTGAAGAACTGAAAAAGACCGCTGATGACTTGGAGCGATACAGCGAGTTGTTGAATGAGTATCGAGACACTCCGTTTCGAGTCTCTGCCAGCTTCACTGGCGGCGAACCAACAGTAAACCCTGCGTTCTTTGATTTCTTGGTATACCTTCAGGAAAAATACCCACACTGGAACCGAACACTGACCACCAACGGATTTTACTCAGAGAGAAAACTTCGTTTGGTTATGAAGAACACTAACTTCACAACCCTAAGTTACCACTGTGAAGGCTCACCCGAACAAAAGAAGCGTGTCCGAGAAAACATCAAGATTATGGTGGAAGAAGGATACGGCTTCAAGGTAAACGTTATGTTTCATGAGCGCCAAGATTATTTTGATGAGTGCGTTGAACTCTGTAAATGGTTTGACGAAATGGGTGTGAAGTATATCCCGCGTATTATTGGTGACCAAGGCGACATCAAACAAGGTCTAAAAGACAAGACAGTTCATACATATACCGCCGACCAAATGAAATGGTTTACTGACTATTGGAATGCCAAAAATGGCAAGAAGGTGGAAAGTAAAATCGGCATACCAAACGAAAAGGTAGTGGGACAGACTATCGGACGCCCATGCTGCGGCGATAGGAAGATGGAAATTCTTGACAACGATGAATGGGTCCAAACTAAGTTTATCACCAACAACAACTTCCAAGGATGGAGTTGTATGATTAACTGGTATTTCCTGTATATTCACCAAGAGATCGACAAGATTTGGTTTCACCAGACTTGTCAAGTGAATCTTAATGGCGAAGTGAACCCCATATGCAACGTGAGTAATTTTGGGACTTTTATTGATGGCATGGAAACTCAAATGAAATCTGGTAGCATACCTTACATACGATGCCCAAAGACACACTGTGGTTGCGGTCTATGCGTTCCGAAAGCAAAAACAAATGATGTTGCGTTGGCACTATTCAAGTCTCATACAAAGAATATACAGCCTGAACTTATGGAAACAAAAGACCATCAAAATGATTTGGGTTCGCTGAAGCACATGGTTGAATTGTATGACAAATCAAATGGCAACGAGACAATATAATAGGAGATAGGATGATACTTGAATGCGAAATATCTGGGCAAAAGATTGACTTTGATATACCAGAAAAATATAAGAAGATAGGCGTAAATTGTAGTGGCGGCGCAGACAGTAGTATTCTCCTGTTGATGGTAATTCAATACCTTGTTGATAACAACCGAACTGATACTACGGTATCCGTTACAACTTGTTCTAATGACAAGAAGGGTAGATGGAACGGTAGACGTGCTGCTGATGTAATTGAATACGCAATGAACAAGACCAAGTTTCAAAACTTCGATTTGCATTATACATATTATCGTGACGTTCAAGACGAGAAATACTTTCATGAGGTAGAAAACAAGCTATTTTCTGATGGCAGAGTAGATATGTTCGTTAGTGGAATAACGAGTAACCCACCTATCGGGGAAACGGTTGAAAACATCAAAGGTCAGACGATTGTGTTGTCTGATGATATGCTTCCGTCTAGGAATGGCACTAACCACCAACTATGGTATTACGATAATGCAAAAGCATTTTACACTCCATATGCCAACGTTGATAAAAGATTTGTCGCGTCTATGTATAATAAATATGACGCAAATGATTTGTTTGATTTGACTCGTAGTTGTGAGTCAATCCCCGACGAAGGGGAAGACATATCAGTTTTTGAAAAGACACCATGTGGTAAGTGCTGGTGGTGTTTAGAACGTAAATGGGCATTTGGGAGATTCTAATGAGTTTGGTTCTTACAGGAAAAAGTGGAGAGACCGTAGAAATCGTTCTACTTCCGAAATACAAAAAGGTTGCAGTAAATTGTAGCGGCGGTGCAGATAGTAGTATACTCCTATATATTCTTGCCAAATACATAAAGGATAACAATCTTGATGTCAAGTTGAGTGTGTTGACATGCAGCACCGATGTAAAAGATCGTTGGACTGGCAGAAAAGCAGAACTTGTTACCAATTACATAATTGAAAATGTTGGTTCTGGAATAATAGATATGCATTATATCTATTTCAGAGAACGACCAAAACTTGAAGATTTCCATGAAATAGAAAATTCGTTGTTTTCTGATGGTAGAGCGCACCTAATCGTAAGTGGTATAACATCGAACCCGCCAGATGGGGCATCGGTAGAAGATATTGACGGCAACACAATAGACTTGTCTTTGGGAGCGCAAGCAAACAGAAATGGGTCGGACCATGACATATGGCATATTTCTACCGATGGCAAAGGAGACTTTTGGAGTCCATTTGCGAATGTGGATAAGAAGTTCATAGCAGACCAGTATGATGCGTATGGAGTGAGAGACACGCTTCTTCCTCTCACACGAAGCTGCGAAAAGAAAACTCCATTGGATGCAAAGTTTGACCCAATGTTTGAGGAAACTCCTTGTGGCATTTGTTGGTGGTGCTTAGAACGAAAGTGGGCATTCGGGTATTTCTGATGACTGATAAGCGTTATGTATGCAGCAAAATGTTCACAGATATGAACATAAAATTTCCATATAACTGTGTGAAAAATTGCTGCAAATCCAACGATTATGTATCTTCGGTAGAAGATTTGAAGTCTGATGATTTTTTTATTTTCAACACCGAATATATGCGCCGTAAAAAAGACATGGTTCTGAATAACCAACTTCCAACTGGTGGATGTGATACATGTATAAAAATGGGAGACCACAGTTTATTTGAAGAATGGAACGTGTGGGGACGTGATATGCAAGATGATCACGACATACTAGTAGATGATATGTTCAATACATACGAAATGGTGTTATCTAGTGCATGTGATTTGAAATGCATTTATTGTTCACCTAAAGATAGTTCAAGTTGGGCGAAAGAAAAGGGTGTTCCGCAAAACAAAGGAAATGATGAATGGAAACACCTAGTTATTTCTAAATTAATCTCATCATTGAAAACAAAAGTATTCAGAGACGATAACATATATACATTTTTTTTCAGTGGCGGCGAACCAACATATAACCCAGAAACATTGGATTTTGTGAATGAAATATTAAAATATGTTCCAACCGACCGAACACGAATTTGTATAAGCACCAATGCAAATACCAAACCTAAAGTATTCAAAAAATACTTGGATGCTATACAATCCGACTTGAGCGTGAATTGGATATTTGATTGCAGTATAGATGGAATCAAAGAAGTATGCGAGGCAATAAGATACGGTATTTCTTGGAACACAGCAATTAAAAACATAGAAGTATTACTTCAACAGCCAAACGTAACGGTCAGAATATCTCCGACCGTAAATCTATACAGTGTTCCAACTATGAATGAATATATCAAATATTTTATTGAATTATTTGACAAATATGGTAAAATACATCACGAGATGTTTAATTACAATATGGCACAAGAGTCGGGAATGTCTCCTGCTAACTTACCATCAGGGTATAAAAAATGTCTTGATGAACCAATTGAACAATTGAAAGAATTGGGCATATCTTATTATGAACATTTAGAAAATGTAAGAAATATAATAGGAACTGACCACAACGAATATAAAACACAATGTATGAAAACTACATTTGAATATTTCAAAACAAAACGCCCAACCACTAATTGGGAGGAATTATTTCCTCACATAGTAGATATAATAGGAAAAAATGACGGAAATAAACAAAGATAGTCTGTATTGGTCGCAATACGATTTTACAAAAATACCATTTGACGACTTAGTTTCAGTGGGACAGAGAACCCTTCTCTATCGTGATTTGTTTTCGGTGAGTTGGCTACTTGGTAGGTTCTGTAACTACAAGTGTTCATATTGCTGGCCATATGCCAGAAGTGACAAAAAGGACCATCGCCCCACTGCCCTCTGTCTAGCTACTATAGACGAAATAAAAAGACAGGCCAGAGATAACGGATTCAACAGCTTTCATTTCAGTCTATCGGGTGGCGAACCAACATTCCATCCTGGTTATTTAGATATGTTGGGTCACCTAGCAAATGATGTAGAAAATACAAACTTTACCAGTATTCATATGACTACAAACATGGCACGTAAGATGGATTGGCATCAAAAATATTGTGATATTGCGGCTAAATTCAATCGTGCATCAATCACTGCGAGTTACCATAGTGAGTTCGCAGATAAAGACGAGTTCGTAGATAAACTGCATTTGTGTATGGAGCACGATGTTCAGGTAACAATCAATATGGTGTTGGTGCCTGAATGGTTTGATAGAGACTGGCAGAACGCACTGTATTTTCATGAGCGTGGAATAAACGTCACGTTGAAACCACAAAGTGATACATCGGCCAGTAGGGTAGTAGATGGATACACGCCAGAACAACTTGCTATCATGCGCAATGGAATGCCCCAGAGAGACTATACGAAGGCCATACAAGAGCAACGTGGCATCAAGGTAGTCAGACCCACACCGAAGCTAGGAAGCCTCTGGAAAGCCGATATGGAAGCAGGAGACGATAAGTCAGTTCCAGCTATGATGCAAGTTGAGTTTCAAGATAGCACTGGACAGAAGTGGTATATGGACCAAGCAGAACGATTCAATGCTTTTGGCTTCAACAAATTCAAAGGATGGGAATGTTCTAGTGGATTTCGTGGCATCATCATCCGTGAGCCTGATGGGTCAATAAAGCGTTCATATAGCTGTTCTGACGAACCCCTTGGGTATATTGAAAGCGGGTTCAAGTTATTTGATTCCCCGAAACCTTGCATAAGTGAAAGCTGTGTATCAAGTGCAGATAGTAAAATACCGAAACGAAAGCCGGGAGCGAAAATTCCACTGTATCCAAAAGACCCTATAAAGTAAAAAGACCCCCAATTGGGGGTCTTTTTTATACTGCCATTTCTGCTTTGATGAATGGATGTGGGTCATATCCTTCTATAGAGAAATGTTCCATTTTGAAATCATCGATATTCTTGATTGATGGGTCGATGATAAGTTTTGGAAATGGCATAGATTCTCTATCAAGTTGGGTATTTACTGCATCAATATGATTTTCATATATATGCCCATCCCCAATGACGTGAACAAACTCACCAACTTTCAAATCACAAACCTGTGCAATCATATGTGTCAACAATGAGTATGAAGCAATGTTGAACGGAACGCCAAGAAACAAATCAGCACTTCTTTGATACAGGCTACACGACAATTCCCCAAAGTTTGATACATAAAACTGAGAAAAGGTGTGGCATGGTGGTAGTGCCATCTTACCGATATCGGATACATTCCATGCGGATAGAAGATGTCGGCGGGATTGTGGATTTTTTTTGATACCATCAATCAACATAGCAAGTTGGTCAATACCATTCCAATTACGCCATTGGACACCATATACAGGACCAAGTTTCTTTACTGTGTCCGTGTTTTCGTATCCCAGTGCTTTGCCCTGTTCATCGGCATTTGCAGTCCATATGGTGGTTTTACCTATTAGATTTTCTCTTGGTTCTCCATAATGGATTTCTGCCAGTCTGCGTTCATCATCGGACCCTTCAATGAACCACAGAAGTTCACTCAAAACGCTTTTGAAATTTACTTTTTTTGTAGTAAGTAAGGGGAAACCTCGGCGTAAGTCAAAGTTCATGGTTGTCATAAATCTTGAAATGGTGCCAACCCCAGTTCTTTCTTTGTCTCTGGTTTCCCCCGTATGGAGTGTAGTATGAAGAAGATCAAGATACATATCTTCTTCCCAGTTTGTATTTGACATATATTCCTCTTATTCTTTTGGTAGTTTACCTTGGTCATTATCTCCAAAGTGTGCGGATAACAACCGCTTCACATTGAATATAACACTGTCTTGGATTAGTGGAACGTTCACCAATACTTCAATATCTTCAATTTGGTCATGTTGATGTGCCACTTTTTCCCAATTTAGATTTCCAGTCATTGGCAATGGTTTTAGTAGTTCTTCGCCAGATAACGATATTTCGCCGCCATTTTTTAGTTTTACAACGATTTCTCTGACAAACGAATTAGGAATGCTCAGTGGCATGATTTCTTCCATAATACGTTCAAATTCGGACTCTCTATCGAATTCCATGTAGTGTCTCCTAATAATAAGGGGCGAGAGTTTCGCCCCTTATTATTACTTATGCACTTTCGGTAGTCTCTGTTTTTGGTTTTGACGCCTTGCTTCGTTTTGGTTTTTCTGCTGGTTTTAGTTCAAACGATGCTGGCCTTAGACTTGGGTCATACTTGTATGCTTCTTCTCGTTTACGCTGTGCATCTGCTTCTAGTAGCTGTGCCTGAACGAGTAAGTTCTGTGCGATTTGACGAGATTCTTCTGATTTGCTTTCTGCAACATTCATATCAATGCGAGATTCAGTTTGAACAGGAGCAGTATTTTCGGTTAGAAGTCCAGCTTCAATCTTGTGCATCTGTTCAAGGATTTCGTTTAGGGAAACATTAGTCGACGTGTTTGGCGTCATGATGATGTTCTTGGTAGGAATCTTTGATAGTAGACCTTCTGTGTGAAGGGTAGTGAGCATCTGCCCGCCATGCCAAAATACTTTGCGCGAAAGGACTTCATACATTTGCTTTGCTGATTGACCCTCATTGGATTCTACAGCATCCATAAGTGCTTGATGATAACGGTCTGGCAGTGAATCGCTGAATACAACAAGTGCGTTTTCAGGTTCGTCTGGTAGTTCCATGAACACGACTACAAGTCGTTGTCCAGTTGCTGCGTGTCTTCCCACGTGTTTCATAAAAGCCATTACTCAGTGGTTCCCTCTGCTGGTGCGGACACTTCCTGTGTTTCTGCATTGGCAGAACGTGCTGCTTGAATAGCATCAAGAAAAGCCCTTAGTTTGTTTACAACTGTGCCAACGGCCTGAAGTTCAGTTGCTTGAAATGCGCCACGTTTTGCGGCCAAATCAATGATAGCATACGCATTTGCAACATCAGTAATTGTGATGTTGGTATCTGCGGTTTGATTGGTTTCTTCCGACATTTTATACTCCTTAGTAATAATTATGGTAATATGAAAACATATTCATATTACCATAATATAAAATTTATGATTGTTTGTCAAGCAATTATGCAACCATATTTACTTTTTCTTCTGGCCAATCCAAATAGATTAGCCATTCTTTATAACGAACGTTCAGAATTACTGATTTGCTATTCGCAATTTGGAAAAAGTCTGGTTTGGTTGGTTTCTTTTTAGGAACAATTCTTTCATTGTTACCTTTTTCATGGTTACACCATTTACATGCAGTGACAATGTTTTCCCAGTTGGTTCTTCCGCCCTTGGACTTTGGCAGAACATGGTCTAACGTCAAATCTTTTGGTTGAAATATGTCACCGCAATATTGGCATATATGCTTGTCTCGTGCAAACACATTACTTCTGTTGAAGTTGATTCCTTGCTTTGAACGAGAGATATACTCTCTTGTTGAGACTACACTTGGAACGCGCATGGTTATAGATTGGCTGTGAACTTCCCAATCTGGGTGCCATTCCAAAACGTTGATGCGGTCAAGAACAAGAAGTTTTATACTTTCTTGCCAAGTCAACGTTGATAAAGGAAGAATGCTTAGTGGTCTTCCATCTGAGTTTAGTAGTAGTGTATCATTGCTCATAGTAATATTTATCCCTGATTGCCAAGGCAATCAGGGATTGCCTTGGGCTTCTATTTCGCGTAGTAAGCGTGTTCGCCAAACGGCGGAACGATACGGTCATTGCCATGGATGACAAAGAGAGTGTCGCAGTAGTGTTCGTCACCCCAAGACCCGTAAGGATATCCATCGGTGAACATGACAAACTTTTGAGGTTGGATGTCATTTTCTTCCATGAACGTCCAGTTGCACACGAAGTCAGTGCCGCCGCAACCAATAATCTGGTAGTCATTGATTTCATCGGCATTCATTGGGGTAAACTCTTTGAACGATTCTTCGTATACACGAGTGTCAAAGGTCCATACCCGAAGACGGAAATCTTGGAACTGGGTCATAATTCCTTGAATTTCGCCCATGAAATCTTGCAGCATATCATGCGAGATAGAACCAGAAACGTCCAGACCAATGCAAACATCGACCATTTGGTCAGGGTCTTGTGCAGGAAGATAGATTCCCATGGAACGAGACTTTTTGGATTGGCGCATCCAAGTGTAGTCATTTTTGAGGCAGCTTTGAACACTCAGGTTCAGAAGCTCCCGCCAATCCATCTTGGGTTCAGTCATGGACTGAATCAGACGACGAATTTCACCGGGGGTATTGCCAGCACCAGCCGATTGAGCGGCTTGCAGAACCGCTTGCCGCATCTGGTCTTTGATAGCCTTGGCTTCTTCTTTGGTGACCTTGATTGGACCCTTGCGACCAGTCGGATCGTTTTGCATCTTGCCATCTTGGCCATCGCCATCCGTGCCTTCGTTGCCGAACAGGTGCATATCAAGAGTCTGCTTGCCTTTGCCTTCACCAGATTCTTTCAGTTTCTGGTAAATTTCTTCGGTATACATACCGTGATATTTACGGTCATACAGCGCAGATTTCGGCATCTTACCGATGTTGCTTTCAACGCAACCTTGGTTGACTTTGTAGTCAGCAGCAACGTTCCAGAGTTGTGGGTCACGGTCGGATTCAGCATAGTCAAACAGACGACCACCCTCGCCGCAGTGCGAGTAGACACAGTGAAGAACTTCGTGACCAACCACAAAGTCAATTTCTTCTGGCGTCAACGTGCGGAAGAAGTTGGGGTTGTAATAGAAATGCTTGCCATCCACCGCAGCCGTAGGACACCAGCCCTCGGTTTCAACCAGTTTCAGACGAGTTGCCAAGGTGCCGAAGAACGGATGCTTGATAAGCATACGAACACGACCAGAAACGATCATTTCTTTGACCGCAGCATCGGTATATTCAAATACTACGGGTTCAGGAGAGTCTTTGTCAATCTCAATGCCGTTCTGTTCAAGAACATCATCAAGAAGATCGTCAAGCGACTTGGCGGGTTGATTCGACATGGGTATAACCTTTCTTGTTTCTACTCTAACACTATACCCCATATGGGCACGAAGAGTCAAGTTTTATTTGTAAGTTACTAAGTAAAGTAACTTAGAAAAGATTAGAGGGGCCGAAGCCCCTCTAAGTTATCAGGCATTGTGGGCTTCAATGATCAGCTTGCCATACTTCTTGAAGAAGTCACCGATGCAAGGAACCTTGCGGGGTTCAAGCGGCAGCTTGTAGACCTTGAGTGCCGTGCGACCGCCAAGGACAGTCATTTCGGTATCAAAGTTGTCCATCATGAAGCGGAAGAAGTTTTCTGCCATTTCATAGAGTTTGTCCATGTCGTTCTTGCCGTTCTTGTCAACGAACTCTTTCAGTTCGTAGCAGAGCGAAGCAGTCAGCGAGAACATCGCGGAGATTTCGTTGCTACCCTTGGGCAGATGCTTCACACGACCTTCGAGAATGTCGGTCGGGTTGGGCATAGCCTGTGCCATCTGGCGGTGAGCCATGAACTTGGTTGCAACACCATCGCCAACCGTGCCAGCAAGAAGATCGTGCAGACGATGGTTGCTGATGTTTTCGTTTTCTTTGGGCAGAAGGTCCGAAACGAAGGTCCAAGAACGGGGGGTCGAGAACGACCGCGATGCCGTGCGAGGGTCAAAGTTGAACAGGTCCATCTTGTTGGAAGTCAGGTAGCCGATGACTTCAGGGTGGATGCGATGTTCCATCGCCCAAGTCTGCCAGTCTTCAAAGTCCACAGTGATTTCAAGGTGGACGAAACGGTTGGCGAGAGGCGAAGGCATACGATATGCAACACCACGGTCGCTTTCACGGTTACCAGCAGCAACGATAAGAACGTTGTCAGGCAGCTTATACGAACCAAGGCGGCGGTTCAGAATAAGTTGGTAGGCAGCAGCTTGCACCGACTGAGGCGCTTGGTTCATTTCGTCAAGGAACAGAACCACATTTTCATACTGGGATGCCAGTTCTTCATCGGGAAGGTCGGAAGGTTCCGCCCATTCCATCTTGCCCGTCACTTCATTGAAGTGAGGAATACCGCGAAGGTCGGTCGGCTCCATCAGAGCCAGACGCAAGTCGATCATGTAACCGTTGATTTCTTGCGTGATGCTTTCAACGATTTCGGACTTGCCGACACCGGGCGGACCCCAGATGAACACGGGGCGCTTGCGGCGGAACGCATACGCGATTTCAGCTTTCAGATCGCTCGGCTTGGTGAGACGAACTTCCATATCTGCGGTAGAAACTTTAGCCATTGGTGAGAACCTTTCTGTTTTGTCTCGGTGATTACTGTTTGATATTAGCTGATTCTGTTGAAGAAGTCAAGAGGCTTTTTGCTGTCGGCTTCTTCTTTTTTCGTCGCTACAGGATTGTTTATATCCTGATTCGCGTCCCTTGTCAAACACTTTCTTCAAGGGAAGCGAGAACTTCGTTGATGGCTTCCTGAATGGGAAACTCATCTTTTGCAGCATAGGGCAGACCAAGGTTGAAGCAGAAGTAATCTGCGCCATACATCAGGTCAAACTTGTCAAACCATTCGCCCTGAATAATCCATTTCAGAGCCTGAATTTCGTCCTTCGCGCCAGTGACCATAAGACCCTGAACTCGCTGATGGAACTCGATAATTGCCATAGAGTCAGCATGACGCTGACGTTCCATTTCGGCGTTCAACTCTGCAATCAAGTTGTCCCAAATGGTTTGTTTGATTTCGTCGCACGAACTGTGCCAGTCTTCCAACCAGTAGGAAGAAGGACGATACCCACGGGCATCTTTGTGGAGGTCGGAGACAATCTTTTCATCAAACGTGTAAGTCATCTTGCTTTCCTCTCTTGGATACAGGATGACTATAGAGTGATTCTACGATGTTGTCAACATCTATTTTTCATAAAATGATTTTATTTCTACCCAGTCATCAAAGTTGGCATCAAGCATAAGAAACTCGCTGGCAACTATTTCTTCAAACACAATGAGTTTGTTTACTGGACTGAGAAAGTATGGGCTGACCATATACTTGTCAAGCATTAGTATTTGTTTGCCTGATGTTCTTGGTAGTCTTGTGCTTAGTTGTATGGTGTAGGATTGAAAGACTTTTGATAAGGCGTCCCTGCCAAGTGTAGTCAGACGAAAATGTTTTGTGTCATCATATGAGTATATAAAAATGTCACTGATATCAAACTTATTTTTTCCTGTCTTTTTTCCGACAAGCGTTGAGTTCAACACATTCAGAACATTTGACTTACTCAAAATCATCTAAGTTCAACTTAGTTCCTTGAGTGAGAACATAGACTTCAAACCCATCTGTCTTGAATAACTTATTCAATCTTTGTGCCAAGTTTATAGCATGTCCAGAGTTTGAAAAAGATACCTTTTTGTATTTTGGACCTGGAATGTTCACAAGAGAATTTAGACTACGAATGTTTATTGGTTCGCCATTGAAAAATACAGCGTATATTGCATCTGCCTGTAATACTTGTTCACTGCGATATGAACGTGAGTCTGTATGCTCAAGAATTATCGTTGGTTTTGGTCGCGCCATTGTTACATCCCTTTGGTCATTATTATATATGTATTTATTATTTTTTTGGAATAATAGCAGTTATTTGAACCTTCCGCCATCAATTATTCTTGGACCTTTCGGCGTATGGCAGTCTTTTAGTTCAAGTAATAGCATTCCAATAGCAGCATTAAGTTTATTCGCATCATCTATAGACATGCGAATATCTTTATCTTTTTTTAGATTAGATCGTTGAACTAGGGTAATAAAGTCTTGTATGGGCTTACTCATACATTTATTTATGAAAAAACCCGCCGAAGCGGGTTTAGTTTACCGAACTGGATATGGCTTACTTAGGATTCTCGCCATTTCATCAGGGGCTTTGGCGAGGTTTTGCAAATCCCATTCACCACACCATTTCAAGAAATGAATGCCAACACTCTTGTTTTCCTTGACTACGGACAGTTGGTTGATTGTGTTGATGAACTCATTACGAAGGTCTTCAGGCTGACTGGTCAAATCAATAAGAGTTTTGTTACGCTCGTAATCTGCTTTGACAGTATGCTCAACTCCGTTATGGTCAGTCCAACGTTGAAGCATAAAGTTGTTCCAGTTGAAACCGCCAGTGTCACGGTCAGAGAACGCTTCTTGAATACCAATCTTGTTCTTGCTTCCCTTTAGACGTGCGCCTGGGTATGCAGAGAAAATGTTGTCACTTGTATCGCCACGAATACATTTCTCAAACAGTAGCCATTCTGGGTCGGGTGCAACCAGTTTCTCCTTTGTCTTTTTATCAACAATCGGAGTCATGTTTTTATCATCTTTGAAGAAACCTTCTGTAGTGATAATACGATTTTGCACACCATCATAGATTTTTACATTCGGGGCAAGCAACTGCATATAGTCGCTATCGCTTGAAATAATGATATGGTTGTCGGTTGGATGGCTTTCAATGAACAACGCAATCATGTCATCTGCTTCTGCATTTTGATGGCGAAGCAAGGTTACGTTTGTTTTTTGGTCAAGAAACTGAATGAGGCTGTCGTATGCCTCAAACATAATCTTATCTTCTTCTTGCTCACGAAGGCTTTTTGCTTCTTGGGCTACTTTGCGATGTGCTTTGTATGGGGTATAAAACTGTTTGCGCCAGCTTTTCCCCTCCAAGCAAAACACTGCGTGGTCTGCGTTGAACTTGTTATAGCACATCTTCACACTATTCATCATAATGTGAAATGCCATACCAATTTTCATATCAATGTCGGCATTTCTCATCGCAACATGTTTTGCACGATGATACATGTTGAAGCTATCAACCAAGATAAAAGTAGTCATATATTCCTCTTATGAGTATTCTGAAAAGTTGTCATTAACTTTCAGACGTTGAACCAGTTGGCCTTCTTTGCTGTCTGTTAGGAAACTTTTTGGGTTTCCCTTTTCGTCGATCATATCTTCAAGCACGATATTCTTGCATAGGTCACTGAACCATTCGTTTACAATTTCTTCTGGTTCGATTCCGTTGTAGCCATTGTTCGCTAAGTATTCCACGAAATGCTCATTGAAGTCAAGCTCAAAATAGCCATTACTTGGATTTTTCGTATCAAAATCTATGTTAAGAACTGCAACATACGGCTCGTTGTTTAAGTCAGCAAGTTTATGGTCATATTGTTGCTTTGTGATAACTTTATGGTATAGGTCGGCACTTAACTTTGCACGTGCAAGTTCATCTTCGTCCTTGATTAGCAACTCTGCTTCTTTAATTGCAAACTCGTATGGACTAATCTTTCCATACTGAAGGTCAATATTAAGATGGCGAAACTTGCGATCTTCTTCATTGGGCATCATATCTGCCAATGCCCTATCTTTCGTTTCACCAGAAAGCGTTGCTTCAATCAGTTTTATTTTCTTTTCTCGTTCTGGCAGTAGCCAGTTCTTTGGATTTAGATATATTCCTAACATGATTACCACCCTATGCGTTCCCAAGGAACGTCTTTGTCACCGAAATGCCCATATATACAATTCTTGCTGTATTCAGTGAAGTTGAACAAATCAAACCTATCAATAATTCCTTTTGGTGATAGGTCAATCTCTTTGCGAATGAACCTTTCAATAGATGCGTTGTGACCATTACTGCTTACATAAATGGATGTTGGCTGTTTTACACCAATTGCATACGACAACTGAATTTGGCACCAATCAGCCATGTCATCTGCCACAACGTTCTTTGCCAACCACCGCGCCATATATGCTGCTGAACGGTCTACCTTTGTCGGGTCTTTGCCTGAAAACGCACCGCCACCATGTGGAGCAAATCCACCATATGTGTCCACGATAATCTTGCGCCCAGTCACACCAGCATCACCGTCTGGACCGCCGATAACGAAGTTACCAGTTGGGTTCAAGTGCCATACGGTTTTGTCATCAATAAGGTCTGCGCCCAATGCTCTCATGGCTGCAAGTTTAGCCATGTTTCTTGCCAACTCTACATTCCCTTCGGTATGTTGAGTGCTGATAACTATTTGGTCAATTCTTTTGACCAATCCACCTTCATATTGAACACTTACTTGCGACTTTGCATCTGGACCAAGAGCATTTCCTTGTAGGCGAAGTTCTTTTAGTTCTTTTAGAATTTGGTGTGAATAGTAGATGGGTGCTGGAAGATACGATGAGTTATGGTTGGATGCGTAACCGAACATAATGCCTTGGTCGCCCGCACCGAAGTCATCAGTTCCAAGGGCGATATCTGCGCTTTGATTGTGAATACGGTTTATGATTTCAAGGTTTTTCCAGTTGAACCCATCTTGCTCATACCCGATTTCTTTTACTTTGTTTCTTACGATTTCGTTAATTTCATCGTTTGACACGTTGAAGTTTTTTACTTCACCAGCCAATGCAACGAAGTTTGTTGTAACCATAGTTTCGATGGCGACACGTGTAGATGAATCGCCCACCTTTAATCCAGCGTCAACAAGTGCATCACTAATTTGGTCTGCTACTTTATCTGGATGACCATCGCTTACACTTTCACTCGTAAAGATGTAGTTATTCATAGTTAATCCTTTGTGTTATATCTTCAATGATGAAATCTGCATCCCTTGAAGTTTGTCTTATTACAAATGTAGTTCCTGTTTTGTTCAAAATGGATTGAATACGGTTGAGACGGTCAACCGTATTTTTCAATTCGTTCACTAATCTTTCTACTCTGGGTTCTTTCATCAACGATGCTCTCACAGAGTTAAAAATTCTCTTTGACAAATCATCGTGATGGATTCTGTCAATTCTTCCGAACTTGATATGACATAAAGTTGTGATGCAGTTTCATCTTTTTTATAGTCATACTTGTAGAACTCTAATATATATCCGCCATTTGCAGCAAATATCTTAAAGTTTAGTTTCGGGGAAGTATGCAATTCATTATTTGATGGCTGTGGGAATGAACTCGCATCAATTCCAATCACATGATTATTGGCGTATTTATTGTATAGCCGTGTTATTAGTTTTTGAAACATTGTCTGATTCGACTTTCTTTTTTTTAAGTATGCCTTGCGCATATAATCTCCTATGAGGAAACGAGGGTAATTCCAGCCAACCACCCTCGTTATTGCTCTCACTCTATTTGACAGGGCTGGCAATAGTAGAGCATTATAGACGCACACTGCGCCACTTATCTAACACGCTCACGGCGATACATCCAGTGTATAGCGGGGGAATTACCATACATCATACATTTAGAGGATTGTATAGGCTTCCTATTAGATAAGATTTACTCAACAAGTAGTTCTCGTTCCAGTTTTTCAATTTCTTCTTTCAGATGCAACTTCTCTTGTTTCATCTGAACAATCTTATTGTCAGGAACACGTTCATCATAGCATATTTTGATACGAGAATCAAGATCATTGTGTCTTTCTCGTAGCACTTTTAGATGGGACATTTTTTTGTCACGCTTATGGTCAGTCATTATGCTTTCTCCTTGGTTGTAGGGTCTTTTATCAACGCCACCATTGCCTCAAAGTATAATTTTGCTTCTAGCAATTCTGGATATTCTTGTATCAGCCGATGTATCTGCTGTTCTTCTTCCATCTTCCGTTTGGCCCAAGCTATTACCTGTTCCGTTTCTGGAGACAACGACATGTATGTATACGAGTTATATACTTCCCAATAACTACCGCTAAACACCAATAGCTTTCCTTGGTCCATTCTGACATCGCCAACTTGATTGTGTTCTGAAACACTTCTATCTGCTGACGTGCCAGAATAGGATGTAGATACTATTAGATGTTTATCGGTAGATACGTTATTCACAATCAGTTACCTGTTTTTGCGGGAAGAATGTAATCGTATACGCCAAGTCCAGAGTCAACTTGAATCATCATCGCCCCTTGGTCGGAGAACTTGATGGTCATGTTGCTGGTATCGGCAAGACGAAGAATAGTGTTTACTGTGCGCAATGGGTATGACCAAGCAGATTTCAACTCACCGGACACGTTGAGTGCAAATGGCAAGTCAACCTTGTCTGTTCCGTTGCTACCGATAGAGAAGATAAGATTTCCATTTACTTTCTTGACCGTAAATAGAGAGTCATTTCCACCCAGAACACCATCAAAATAGCGAAGGTCAGTTACAGCTTTTTGAGTTGGCATAAACTCAATGTCCCACTTCGCGCCCTTGAAGTTCGCTGTTTTGATTTGGTCATCAACCACTTCACTGCGAATGAGACGATAGTTTGATTCAAACCCACCGTTCATTTTGAAAGAAATGCTTGCTGGTGATGCTTCGCCATTTCTTTCTTCTTTGTTGACAACAATATCTGCGTCAACTTTCTTACCCTCAGTGTCTTCGCCCGAATAGTTCAGGTAGCCCTGAAGGACAGAAAGACGCCCGAATCCAACCTTACCAGTGAGTGCATCCACCTTGTTGTGTAGTTTGCCTTTGAGAACCACTGAACGATTGTCGTCAAGTGCGTCAATCTTTGTTTCGTCACCTTCTGTGGTGACTTTCACCGCTTGGATAATACCAAGTGAATGAGTGTGTTTTACTATGTCTTTTAGAATATCACGCATATTGTGCTCCATTTATATTTCCTCAGTATATCAAAATTCAAACAGGTTGTCAACTTCTTTGACTTCGGTTTTTACAACTTCATCAAACATTTCATCTTCTGGATTTGCAAATTCAATTCGTGCCTTTGCAATCTCCATATAATCAGGATCAAGTTCAATGCCAACGAACTTGAAACCTTCTAACATCGCACCCTTGCCAGTTGAACCAGAACCCATAAATGGGTCAAGAACAGTCCCGCCTTTTGGAGTAACCATGCGAACCAAATAACGCATCAAATCAGTTGGTTTTACGGTTGGGTGATTGTTTTTCTTTGTTGGTGGATTGACCCAATCCTTTTCTTCGCATAGACAAGTGTGTGCTTCAAGAGAAGAAGCCCCGCACTTGGAACATATGCGGCGAATACCATTGCCTTTACCACCAATGGATTTAGCTTCAAAATCTTCTAAACCTTCATTTCGGTCTTTCTTAGATGTTTTGGCGCAATAAAAGAACCGTGCCGCAGAAGCATCGTCATTGTAACTATCCCACGAAACGCGATTGTATTCTCCATAGCAGTTTGTGTTTTCATCGCCAGTTTTGCTTGGTTCTTTTCCTGATACGCTACCGCCAGCTTTTGTATTTGGGAATAGAGAAACGACTTCCTCGCTACCATCATGAATAAAGTTGGCGGGAAACCTTCCTTTCGGTGATGATGTATTTGGTGTTCCTTCAAACTTTCCATACGCATTGACTGCCATTCCATCAGTTTTCCAAGAACCATTTCCGCCGAGACGAGGATCATCAACTTCTGGATTCGTTGGAATGCGACTTTCATCAATGTTGATACCACCAGTTCCATACTTCAACACATTTGCAGCAACTGTATTTTCTTCCAATGGTTTTCTTGCAACAGTGATTGGTTCTAATGCGGGCTTTAGCGCAGTCCCCCAACCTTCCCATTGCTTTGCTTCGTCGGTAGCAGGAGCGGTAATACGAATAACATTCTTTGCACTCTTGTCTTCTGAGTTACCAGTATCTGCATTTGGCCTGAAACCGTGCTCTGCATTCGTCTTGGAAATGTGTGCCATTCCACCAGAGTTTGTTTTCGTCTCTGAAATAACTTCACGCTCTGCACCAGCCGATTTGTCAATGGCTTTACTAATATCCAATGACTTTGGAAATCCACTTCCGTAAACCCATGCAATCATATCGCGGATTTCAAATCCCGCATCCTCAATACGAACTGCCATACGATGTTGAGTCCGAGTGCCAGCAAACGCAAGTAGATACCCACCCGGTTTCAATACCCGTAGAGCTTCTTCCCATATCTCTTGGGATGGAACGTCATAGTCCCACTTCTTTCCCATGAAAGAAAGCCCATATGGCGGGTCAGTTACAATGCTGTCCACGCTATTATCTGGAAGTGTTTTTAGCACTTCCAGACAATTTCCATTATATAATGTATAGTTTTTTTCCATATTAGAACTCGAATAGATTGTCAAATGTTTCGGAGTTGTTGGTGTCGTTCAAATCCCAGTTTAGAACGCCAATCAGGTTGTTTATTTTCTTAGTAATAATTGTAAATTCCATTTCGTTGTTGTCAAATGGTAATTCCTGAAACCACATTGGCAACTTCAACTCATCAATGGGATACGCGATACTTGTAATCCCCATAGGATTAGACTTCAACTTACAAACGATAGTTTTCATGCCATCAGTGATCTCCATACTATAGTTGTCACTGTTCATTCTACGAAGTCGGTTCCAGTTGATTGCTGCAAGAGCATGACCTACTGCACACTTTCCTGTTTTCTCAAACACTTTTGTGTGATGAGTTAGGTTGTTTACTCGTTTCGGAGTTCCCTTTTGCCAAGCTGGCATCTTGCGAAACTCTTTTTTGAACTGCTTGATCATATCAATAACTTCTTTCTGTTCTGCGTCAGTTAGAAGTTTCATCAGAACGTCCTTCAAGAACTCCTGCATGTAGTCTGGGGTGTCAGAACGCTTTAGGTCAAGGCCCATCGCTTTTACTTTGCCAGGAAGCCCATCAATGTCCCTGCGCTTTCCATCGTCATCAAAAATAAGCATAGCATATCGCTTCTTCTTGATGAATAGCCCAGTTGTAGCGGCGTTTTCACGTCCTGCTTTGATGATTTCGCCCTGTTTCCTTGGCACATGGAAGAATAACTTCATAAAGTCGGGGAAACTTTCGTTCACCTGTTTTGCGATTTCGTCATACAACTCCATCACAATCTCTTTACTCCAAGCGATTTCTCCACTATCAATTCTATCTTTGTATACTGGATACATAGAGAAGTAGATAGAGTCGGTATCGCCATAGATAATAGAATCACCCTTGTAATCATATGTTCCCGCAATAACTTCGTTGGTTTTGCTACCCATATGGCGAGTGATACAACGTCCAGTGAGAGTAGTAGATTGACCAATCCGTTTATCATAGAAGCGGCAACCTGGGTTTAGAATAGCACCATACAGTGAGTTCAAGTTGATCTTCTTCACCAACTGACGTTTGTCCCAGAAAGCAACTTCTTTGCCTTCTCCAGCATCACGTGCATCTTTCATCTTGGCTTGAAGTTGCTTACGTTCACTATACCATCTTTCCAATAGACTTGGAATAATTCCTTGAACGTCTTGTCTGAAAACTGTCCCGTTTGCTGATAGCGCCCAGTTCAATTCGCTAGTATTGAAAATCAAATCATATACTTCTGCCCCAGTAAGATTGGAACTACTTCCATCTTCCATATCAAGGAACAACGGAACCACCTTATCTCTTTCGTTTACATAACGAAATTCTTCTGATGAGAATGTATCTTCCCATGCCTGTGGAGCACCAAAACTTTTTCCGACAGTTCTTTTACCTTCAATAATACGGCTAGTAATCATTTCTTCGGTGTAGTTCTGACGAAGTTGAGCAACAATCGTTTCTGGCGACATATTCAATGACCGTAGAACCGATGGATACAGAGAGTTCAAGTCAATACCAGAAATCCATCGCTGAATACCTGTCTTGGGCTGCGCCACAAACGCACCAGCAGCTTTTTCTTTTGCAAGAAACTCTGCAAGTTCGTCGTCATCCATGTCCGCTGGGTCGTCAGCATCTTCTTCGTTCCAGTCTCTTGCTTTGCGGTCAGGAACATGCATATCGCGGCGATGTGCTTCATTGATGATTGCCTGTTCAGTAACGGCAACCGCACCCATTGTAGTTTTGATAAGAACTGTATTATCGTGGGCAATTTCATTCGCCAAGTCAATAAACCGAAGTTTCTTATCTAAGTCTGCAATAAGCATAACGTCTTCTCTGTTATACTCAATGAACTTGTAGAAATCTTCGTTATATAATTGGTCTAGTGTTCCTTCATATGCAACCTTTTTACGCCCAAGTTCATATTCTGAAATAGCATCCAACGAGTATGAGTGCATTTCATGATATGTATACTTACGGTAAAGTTCAAGATAGTCCAAGTGAACCCGCCCCACCAGTTCATAGGTGAGTTGGTCTTTGCCATACTTCTTGACATATTTTTCTTTTGGCTGCACATCCCATAGACATAGACGTTTGATGTATTCTTTGCCGAGAACTTGAATAATTCTACGGACAGTATAAGGAATATCGTAACCTTCTGAGTTCCATCCGCTGATGATATCTGCATCATCTACAAGAGATAGAAAATCTTTGAGCATTTCCTTTTCACTGCGATACCACTTTGTATTGTCAAACCGTGTGCAGATTTGTTCTGCTTCTTCATCTGACATACCTTTTGGTGGAATGGCCAATGTAATTAGTTCGCCTATCCAGTCAAGGTAAACTGTGATGGCGGTAATTGGCATAAATGCTTCTTCGGTTGACGAGAACCCACGTTCCTTGTCAAAGTCAACTTCAATGTCGCAAAATGCAGTATGCAGAACGGGAGAATCTACCCCGTTGTAATTTAGAGATAGGCATTGGTTCTCTGGCTTGATATCGCTTTCAAACAGCTTTTTTCCAGAGTTAATCTTTAGTTCTTTATGGAAATCTTTAGTTGTCTTGCATCGGATTTGGCGAATTTTATCACCAAAGATACTACGATGCTGGCCGTTTTGGTCCTTTACATAGAATGTTCTAATAGCGGGATAGTCTTTGAATACCCGCTTTCCGTTTAACCGTTCAACAACACGAACCAAGTCGTGTTTTTTATCGTAATATGCATCAACGTATGACAAAACGTCTCCTTATTTTATTCCTGAAATGGTAAATCTGGTAAGCACATTCAACTTCATTGCGCTTTCATATGATATTGAAGATAATGGGTATTTATTTTTAATCTCATCAACACTATAGCATACATTGGTATGATCTTCAATAGACAAGTTATTGGATTGTATCAGGCATTGTTTTCCCGCTGGTATTCTTTCAAACCATTCTGAAGTCATATGCTCACTGCTTAGATTTATGATAGTATCATAGTGTTCCAACCCATCAAACGTCAATACATCTTCTGTAAAATGTGTTCCATAGTTATGGAACTTTGAGTTGAGCCGCTTGCTTATAACATTACATCTTGGATCAATGTCTATTTCATCTATGATGAAAGTAGGATAACGGTGACATATATAGTGTGTTAGAAATCCAAACCATGAGCCGATATATAGAACTTTTCCTCCATGGTTTGGAAGATGCGATAATGCAGTGATTGCTTGATTTTTGCTATGAATTTGATTTGTATGAAATGCATCTCTGACTTCTTCCATAGTTGTCAGAGATGCAATGTTTTCTTCATACAATATATCAAAGAATGCTGATATGTATGTTTCTATCATGCTTTGAGTAGATACATCATTGTTTCTGGTATATCGTTGATAACGATAAGTTCATTTGGATAGCGAAGGTAGTCCGTTTTTCTACCGATTGGTTGAACTCTGACCATTTTCTCGCCTTGCGATACTATGGTGCAAACGTCTATTTCTCGTGTGCCTGTGGCGGCAAGGACAACAGTGTCCTTGCCGAGTTCTCTGCCAAATCTATCCTTATGAATGATTGGCTGTTTCGCCATCAGCCACGTCCAACAGTTTTGAGAATTGTTTCAACATCTTCAAAGTCTTGCTTTGCTTCGGTTAGCCGTGCCTTGTGAGCAATGCTAATTGCTTTATTGATGAGAGAAGGCTTGATGTCAAGTTCTTCTGCAATTGCCTTGACCGTATCTTTTAGACCACCCTTGAGGTCTTCAATCTCTTGAAGGACTGAACATCCTTCATCTACGAGTTGAGTTAGTTTTGCTTTTTCTTCGGATGTGATTGTATCTAGTGACATGTTTTTCCTCTGTGAATAAAAAAGGGAACCTCTGAATAGAAGTTCCCTTGAATATAACACACCGAAGTGGCAGAGTCAATCGTTATTTTACCATTTTCTGCATGACCAGTAACGTGCTTTTGTTCGTGGGCCTGGGTTGTCGCAATTGTGTCTTGCTCTGAACGACTTTCTGCGTTCTGGGTTTGACTTCTTGATTTTCATGTCTGGGTCACCGAAGTTTACCTTTTTTACATTTCCAGTGCTTGGGTCTTTGACATAGACCTTGAATTTTTTTACATCGCCGCGCATTGGCTTACCGAGTGGGACGTTTCTGCCTTGATACTCTGCTTCATCCAACTTTTCATCTTCGTTGAACCACATAACACCATATGCTTCAAAGAAATCGTTGCCTTCATATGTTTCTTCATACATAGATTCTTTTGCCGCGCCACCTGATGGGAATCGGGTTTGTATCCCTTGGTTTGAACTTGTTTGCTTGTCCATGTATGATTTGGCTTTTTGCATACCAGTGTTTAGACCTTTCGCGCCCATGACCGCAGCATTTCCTATATCTTTTGCCAATGGCGAAGTTAGTGCTCTTCCTGCCCCACTTGCCGCTCTTGCTATTGCTGGCCCTGCTGCTGCTGCCCCTGCTCTTACTGCTCCCGCAATGGCACCTCCTGCGGCTCCAAGTGCTGGCAGAAACTCTTTTAGATTTTCGTGCTTTGACTTTATGGAATCGAGCATTTCTTGGTATTGGTCGGCCATCATTCGGTGATGACGCTGTGTGATGGGGTCTTTCACCATCTTTGCTTTTTTGAGTCTATCATCAATCATCATCTGTAAACGGCTGATACGATGTGAAGTATTTCCTTCGTCTATTTTACTTTCTGGAACGCAGTTGGGGACTTCTTTACTGCCTTTTTTTTTAGTTCCGACCATTTTGTAACCTGACCAGCATGGGTCTTTGGCACCGCCCTTCATTTTTCCAGCTTCTTTTATCTTAGACTCACCAATAGTATCTTCGTCGGCCATTGGACTGTTCATGACGGCATTATAGTCATCCATTTCATTATCTGACGGCATTTCGTCACCCATTGGTAGGTCCATTTGCATACCGCCACCCATTGGGTCATTTAGTTGTTCAACATCGCCACCAAGTTCATCGCCCATGCCACCCATGCCACCCATGTCACCGCCCATGTCTGGACCTTCAAAATCGTCAAATCCGCCCATTTCGTCGCCCATAGCTGGTTCGCTTGATTGTGCGTTTAGGTCAAGAACATACATACGTGAGGTTAGTGCATCTGACATGCGCTGATATGCTGCATATGCGCTGTTATGCATTTTAGAGAACTGTAGCGACAAATCATGAATGGCGTCTCTGGCGTTCTTGCCGCTTTGAATTTCAGATGCAAGTTGTTCAGTTGTGCGATTTAGATAATCTTCAAACTCATCATTGGAGATTACAAAATTTTCAAAAAGTTGTCTAAGTTTCATTTTACATTACCTTCTTATCATTGTTGTTGTAACAGGGTTAGTATAACTCAGATTACCTACATCGGCACTGTAACCCATCTTATGTTTCTTTTTAGATTCAGTTTTAGCTTTTCCATAAACAGAACGCTTCGCATCGGCCTTCTTGGTTCCAGGCGTCATAGGCATCGCAACTGATGCAAATGCCCCTGAAAAATTCTCGCTTATGATCTCATTTATTTTCATAATAGTATTTATCCTTTTATGCAGCTTTGGTATTTAGGTTTCTACCAAACTCAAGTTTGCGTTTGATACTACTCAATACTTCAAAGAATAGTTCTTTTACCGCATTTAGATTTTCAAAGAAACTAAAGAAGGTAAGACCTGGAACTTTTTCAGTAGCAACATTCATCACTGTTGAAATGAAAGTTCCGAATTGGTCGGCAAAGTTTGATTTGACCACGTTTGCCAATATTGTTTTTACACTAGATAGATTCTGGACCATGTATTTGGCAAACGCATATACGCCAAGACTTCCCAAGAAGCCGATAATGCCGCCACGCTTGAATATTGCAGATGCGAATGTAATGATATTCTGCACCATATCCCTCAGTGTGGTAGCGACTGTTTCGTTATTGACAAGGCCAATCGCAGTGTTCAGAACCGATGATAGTTGCTTCAACATTCCTCTTGACGATTTCACCATTTGGGTGTATGATTTCTCAAAATATGTTTCATCCATAAGAATATCTTTGATAAGAACAGCGGCGTCTTTCATGGTAAGAATGGTAGCCGATAGGTCATCAATCGTATTTTGTGCTTTACTTCCCAACCATTTTGTGACGGAAACCAACATTGCTTCATGTAGTTGTGCTTCTGTAAGCATCTTGCGACCTGTATCGCCATACATTTCTCTCAAATTGAATGCTGGCTTTCCATCTTTTGAAACTTTGTTTCCAAACTTTGCGGCTTGTTTTTTGATTTCGTTTGGGCCAACATCAATCGTAGTGTTGACGCCTTTTACGATTTTACCAACCCCGCCAGTTTCATGAATATCCTTGAATGTAGTTTGAGGGAAGTTGATAAGCATACTCAATCCCTCCTTGGCTGGAAGGCTCATACGGAATGCAGTGATTTTGTGTATCTTTGCATTTTTAGCAGCAAGCCAACGATGATGCCCATCCAACACATAGTTGTCAGAACTGATTATGATTGGCTTGTTCATCTTTCCGTTTGTCATTGCAGCTTCTACGCCCTTGTCGCTGAACTCTGACTGAGTTGACATTAGGTCTGCTGGATCAACTATTTCTTTTTTTATTTTGCCACCATTATCGTAGATATAACGAAACAAATCTTCATAATGCTTTTCGTCAATTTGCGGCATATGGCGTCTTGGAACACCAAGTGTGTCGGCAGGATGAGGTTTTACGATTTTTAGTTCATTTAGTTCGCCCTCACTATGAACTTCTGGGTGCTCTGGTGAACCACCAATCTCTTTGTATTCCGCACCGAACTTATCAAGAATTCTTTTCAAACGAGCAACTTGTTCTTGATTGGCAAGGGTGACTACCATATCTGAGTCACTTTGCCCGAACTCATGTGGGTCTTGCTGGTTCAATCTTGCAAAATGCTGACCTAGCTTATACCAATCAAAATCACCTTTTGTATCAATCACCAATGTATTTTGTGGCATAGTAAGCAAGTCGTGTTGGTATCCAGTGGGGTCATCTTCAACTGCGTCTTCATTGAATGCAACATCGGTTGCCTTCTTTGCGATTTCACCTTGAGGATGTTTTGGGTTGATAGTTACAACTTCTCCGTTCATCAACTCTGAGATATTTGCAGTTTTACCAATTGTATCTAACAGTTGATGCAGCTTGTCATTTGCATCATACCCATTAGTTTCATAGTTTGCCTTGCCTCTGACTTCGGTTCTCTTTCCAGAATCGGTATTCAGAATATGTAACACATACAGGTCATCATCACGTTCAAGTTGTAGCTTGTATGATTCATTCATATGCTTGAAATACTGAACCTGACGCTCTCTTTTTAGAGCGCCAGCTTTAGTTGGGTAAGTTCCAAGGTTCTTTTTGCCATCTTTAGAGCGAAGTTGAAATCCGCCCTTCACTTTTTTTATAGTTTCATTTACTGATTCTGGCGTTGGTGTTTTTGCTGGAACTGCCAGTAGCTTGCTGAATGTTTTCTTTGGCTTTTTTGGTAACACTGCCAGATATTCTTTTCTCAACTCTTCTTTTTTAGGAGTAAGTTCGCGAATGTGGGATTGAAGTTCTTTTATTTTTTCTTCATTTGGGTCTGCACGATTGACTTCTGCACGAAGTTTTGTAGTATAGTCATCAATCATGTTTTGAATGCTGTTTATTTCATTCTTGATTTCTGCAACGTTTTCGTCTCTTTCGTCATCATATATTGGAGCATCACTATAAAGTAGGTTATCGCCTTCGACATGACTATACTTCTCTACACCATTTTCTTTGTATGCTGCAAATACCGTTACGCTTGGGTCTTTTGATAACGCAACCCATATTTTTCTTCCGCCCGCTGATTGCATAGAGTCTGCCTGAAGGAATAGACCCACCTTTGTAACCAAGTGGGCATAGAATTTTGGCATCAATCCTTTTCCTTGAAGTGCAGGATCAAGTGCTGCGGCATGAATAACGCAAGGCGATTTTGATGAACTACGAGTCATATGGACCAAGGCATGCATATTGGTTTCTTTGTCGCATAATAGCGCGTTTAGTTCACGTCCTTCTTTTGCTATAAAGACACGAAACTTACCCATTGGTTCTACTTCGGTAAATCTACTGTAATATTTTTTGATTGGAAAGCCCCACATATAGGATTTCCAATCTTTGGAAACTTTCACAGTTTCTATTTCTTCGCCTAACTTTTTCTGTATCTCGCCAGTTTCATCATCAACCGAATATTGACTACGGAAGAACGCACTTCCGTCATCAGTCATATTTGACACTGAAATCTTTTTACTAGGAAACTCTTTGAATAGGTCATCAACCAACATTTTGGCATAACCTTTTCTGCGGCTATCATCTGCGGTAATAACATGAGAGATATAAACCTCGTCATCTACGATGCTTACATCAACGCCAGCTTTGACTACGCCATCAACCATCAGATACTTGGTTCCGAATGTTTCGCCTTTGTAGTGGTCAGAAACGGACACTGGGTTTATTTTTATATTCCCAGTGTTCTCTGTCATTTTTTCATTTTTTTTTACTGACTCTGTTTTTGTTACCTTTGGTTTATCATACATTGGGTCATGAGCGGCATGAGCAAATAGATACACATCCTCGTGTTCTTCATCCCAAGTTTGTTTGCTTTGAGCGTCCATCTTTTCGTCTCTTAGCTTTTTCTCCATTGTTCGCAAGTCAGCATATTCTTTTTTGAGACGAGCAAGATTGGCAGTGTCCGTTTTATCCATGGAACTATAATCATCCCATACTTCACGTATCTTATCTTCTACAAACGCAAGTTCTCTTTCAATCTCTTTGACTTCGTTTTTCAACTCAGTGTCATAGGTATGGAAACCACTACGCAGGAAGTCATCTACATCGTTGTCAATATCCGATAGCTCCCAGTTTCCGCCATCATTTTTTGCTGCGTATACGGTAATTCCTGGGATTTTTGACAGAGCAATCCATATCTTCTTTCCGCCTTGCGATTGAAGATCATCACTGCGAATAACCCAACCCTTCTTACATAGGAACGCATATAGCTTAGGCGCAATGCCTTTTCCTTGCCAAGATGGGTGAATGATAGTTGCCTTTGCAATCCAGTATTCCATGCCTTCTCTGTTACCATAGTCGCGCTCAAATTCAATCAGTGATATTGGTTTGCGATCCAGTGCAGAGTTTTCATTCTTGTCAGTAACCAAAAATACTTTGCGAGAGTTGGCTCCGTATTGTTCTAATACTACATCATATCCACCAAGTCTGCCTATCTTTCTTACATACTTTGTGTTCTTGCCTTCCCAATCAGTATTGCCAATCCATCCCCAACTTTTTGGTAGGTCAACGGAAGAAACCTCATTGATAGATTCGTTTTTTGGTTTCTTGTCAGTGGTAGCAAGAAGATATATCAGTTCATTCTTTTGGCGACTTAGGCGGTCATCATTGTAAATTTCGTCACGTTCTTTTGTAAGTTTGCGAATATGGTTATCCAAGAAATCCAAGTCAGATTGCATCTTTTCCAACTGCTTTGGGTCGGATACTTTTTCTGATTGTGCTAGTAACACGTTATATTGAGAACGTGCAGCTTTGATTTCGTTAGTATACTCATCTACGCCTTCATTGCGATAAATTGGGAAATCACCAGCCAAGACTTCATCGCCATCAACTGCGGTATAATCCATGTTGCCATGTGCATCTTCTTTTGCTGCATACACAGTTATGCCAGGAATTTTTGCCAACTCTGCCCAAATCTTCATGCCGCCTTTTGATTGGTCGGTATCTGAACGAAGGAAGAAACCTTTCTTTACAAGGTATGCATAAATTTTTGGCATAAGTTTTTTGCCTCTTAGCGCCTTGCCAAGAGCCGCACCTTTTACTTGCCATAGTGTTACTGAATCTTCGGTGTAGTTTTGAGTAAGTAGTAGTTCACCTTCAATAATAACTGGGTCACTGCTTTCTTTTGATAGTTGTTCGGTGGTTATGAATATTGAACGATTCATAACGCCTATTTTCTTTTGATATAGATTGATTGGTCCAAGAGTTCCGATAAGAGATACGCCAGAATACATAAGCAAGTCTTTGCCTATGTTTCCTGGGTTCCAATCACTTTCAACACCAACCTGTGTAATACGGTCTTCTTTTATGCCATAACGTTCTTTATACATTCTTTCAAGTTGACGCCCATTCAATCCTTGAAACGCACGAGCAATATCAAATGCGTATCCACCAATACTTTGCTTTCTTGGGTCACTTGTTACCAATCTGTGCAATGCTTGTAGAGCAGAATCATAAAAGTTTTGACTTGCTTTTGCTGCAAGTTTCGCCTGAAGTTCGTCTCTACTTATGGCTTCATTTGTAATTGCCTCTTCTTCGTCACTAGTATCGCCAGTAATAGAATATGTTTTTCCTTTTACTGTGAACTCTTTTTTTCCAGCTTTTATTGCATTCATTCTTGCATCAGTGAACGGATTGGACTCGCCCATCATTTTATCGGCAAGTTTTACACCCGCACGGTCTGCCAACTTTTTCAACTTGAATAGATTTTTACCAGTCTTGAACGCAGCTTTCAACGTTGCAACGGTTGTTTGCCCTACCACTGCCATTACAATCAAATCAGTTAGAGGTGGGATTGAACCCAAGTCTTCGCTTAGTTCTGCCTCTCCAACCAATCTTCCTTTATATGGATGTGGTTGTGATCCAGTTCTTGATGGTTTTGAGTTCTTTGGTAATGGTTCTGAACCACGAACCTGATCTACGCTTTCAACTGGAAACTCTCTGTCTGGTGACTTGAAGTTCTTTTTTCTCATAACAGTTTTTGCAACCAAATCTAACTGATTAGTTTTTCTGTTCCAATTCAACACAAATGGAATGTTTACATCAGATTCCAAATCCTTCATAATGGCTTCTTTGTCTGGTCCCATTTGCGCGATTGGTTTGCCCCAACGCTTATATTCCTTGGCAAACAAACGCCCTAGTTCTCGTATTGTGATCTGCTTTCCATTTCTTTCGTCGTTTACGCGGTCAAGAAAGTGATGAGTAAACCCGACATCAATGCCAAGTTTGTTGAATACATTATCAATATGAACTTCAAGTGCATCCAGTGCAGATTTTGTTACTTTACCATCGATATCTGTTATGTTTACCATTTTTTATTATTCCTTAGATTTCGAACCATTTTAGTAGTCCAGCAGCGTTCTTACTTGAGGTTGCAGAACGTATCGCCAGAGTTAGTGTTTGTTGTGTGGTTGCATTTTTTGCTCCCAACTGATTGTCCCAACTCAATTGGCCATTGCCAATCGTCGCTGGTGAAGTTTTGCCACCCATGTATCCACCATATATGCGTTCCCCCAAGCTACTAAATGTAACAGTGTTAGTCGCTATATCAACGTTACTTGATGATGGATTGAAAGTGAACGCACTTGACGGCGTTGCATCCACAAACAGACCCCATTCAAAGTCTGTATTAGATATATTTAGTATATCAATTCCAGCAGGAACTACGATTGCATTTGTATTACCAAGACGAATAGTTGCCAAGTTTACCCAGTCAGTTCCTACTGATACTCCAGACAGACTTGCAGTTCCATCTACTTTTCCAATCGCTCTTGCCTCATATCCACTTTCTGAAATGACACTTGAACATATGGTCTGCATGGTAGCTGATGGGCCATTAGATTCAATTTGAAAACGTATAGGTAGGTTTACAGTTCTTGTGTATACTGCATCGTTTATATTCGCATTATGGAATATATGAGCAATCACGTATTGACCGTTGATTACGAACCCAGTTCTAACCGAACCAACTCCAAGCCATTCAACATCAATAAACAAAATTTGAGACTTGGTAACATCAAGAATAAGACCACTTGGGCCAGTTCCATCTAGCTTGTCAACGTTCCAGTCAGATTGCATGACTTTATTTACAACGCCTTCATTACGAATTGACATCACCAAATCTTCATCTTCGCTAGAGAATGTGATACCATTTGAAGTATCCCATAAACCAACCACTTGAGTAAGGCCAGACTGTGGAGTATCCATAACAAATGTGTTTAGAACCAAGAAACTTTTTCCCGGTTGATAACTCATTCGGCGCTTACTCTGACGATACGCAATCCCAACGCCAGATACCGCAATATCTGCACTACTGCGACTATTCGTATGAGACACTGACGCACTGCCGTTTGTATAGTTGAAAAACTTGTTACTAATCACGTTTACGTTTGTAGCGTCAAATAGTGTAACAGGGTTTGAAACACGAAGTCTCCCAAATGCATCAACACCAGCATTCAAGTTGCCAAATGGATTATATACGGTATTTGAAAGACCAGAGTTTACTTCTACGTTTTCAATACTTACGCGAAGTGATGGTTCGCCATCATCATCATAGCGCATTGCGTTTTGTAAGCCTGAAAGATTTCTATCTGCGTTGTCATGTTGATATGTCATATCTTATTTTCCTTTTTTCGCTGCGGCAGCTTTTATCTTATCTGCATATGGAAGCAAGTAATCTGCCACCAAATCAAAGAATGAACGACCATCTATTCTTGTGTCTTCTGAAACGCCAGCCGCATCTGCAAATGCTTTGCGATCCCCATCCAATACTGCTTGTCGTAGAGCGGTAGCAGAACTCAATCGTGGAGTTGCAACTTGAACGATGTTTGGAAAGTTATAGTAACCATGGCGACCTTCCTCGCCATTGTATTGTTGTATTGTTTTTGTAACCCAATCTTCGTCTGTATACACCATGAGAGTTACATTGCCATGTTCTTTATACACTTTTGACGCCAATGTTAGCCAAGAGGTTTCGGCAACAATATGACCTTTGATTTCTGGCATAATGGCTTCCATCACTTTGACTTTCACGTCAAATGGCAACGGGTCTTTTGGCCCAACGGTTGATTCATTTGTTCCGACATACCATACTGGGTTCTTACTTGCCATTTCCCATGCTGCACGGTGTCCTTTATGTGCTGGATTGAAACGACCAAAGATTATGCCGACTGTGTTTTCTTTTGCTTCGTATAGTTGAAATATTCTCATTATCTTGCTCCTGGTGTCCAACGATGTCTTGGAACAAACTTCACGTTGCCAAACTCTTTTTTGTCATCGCCATAGCGAACACGACCTTCGCCATTTGTATCCCAAATCTCGCCCTGTTCGCCTTCTACTTGGTCAATCACTTCATTCTTCATATTCTGAATCATCTTGACCAATGTGAATATTTTGTCCAACGCATTGTTGTTTGCATCATTCAGTTGTATGATTTTTTCTTGCTTAGAAGGCGATACCTTGCTGGATTTCAACCAATCAAAGAATAATGGTTCACCGAGTTGGTCAAGTTTTTTAGCACCAGCGGTTTGATTTACAAAACGATAGATAATATCTTTCAGATCGCTCAAGCCTTTGACACTTTCTAAGAACGCATCAATAGGCTTAGAGTTCTGTGCAACGTATTTTTCAACATCACTGATTGCTGATGTGTCTACTTTTACTGGTTTTGTATTATATATTGGACCCAACACGATTAGTTTTGTTGAGCCGTTGAACATGGAGAAATCAGAGATTGGTTCTTGTGAATGGTCTGGCATACCAAACTCTGGGAAGTATGCATGTCCAACAACCATTACATTCGCAGCAGAAATACGGCGACCAAGTTCACTATCTTGTCTCACATGGTAACAAGTATTTGATTTTGGATTTGGACAGAACGTATAGATTCCATCTTTGAGTTCTGGGCGGTCAAGAAATAGAGAATCTGCATACACAAAGCCAACAAAGTCTTTCGGTGTGGCAGCATCAAACAACGGATAGAGTCCTGCAAACTTTTTTGCAAAAGCATCACGTTGTTGCTTTTCCTCATCTGATGCAGGAGAACCAGATTTGTTTGCAATGAAGTCGATCAAATCTTCTGGGTTGTCTGTTTTTGCACCACGTGACCAGCCGTTGTGACCAGCTAATATAAGTGGACCGCCTTTGGTTTCACGTCCCCAATACACTTGTGGATTACCATCCCACTTCATACGAATAGATTTTGAACCTTCGTCAGTGGCAACATCTTTCAAATGTTCCAATGCTTCAATGGTTCCTTTACTTCCGTAAAAGAATACCAAATCTTCTAAGTGGTTGAACGCACGACCAAGTTGCTTGTTTTCCGCAACATACCGTCTGGTATACGTTTCTGCGATTATTTCTGAAAATCTCATTTCTGTCCTTCCATAAACTATTACAGTATTTATCATTCTGTCCATATAAAAAAACCCCGCCGAAGCGAGGTTGTTTTTGGTTTAGATTTTTTTAGGACACTTTGACGAGAGTGCGATTATGAAGCCGTTGAATGTTGTATCCACCAGCAAGGATAGTTTTGATAGTGACGATGTGACCAGCAACATTGAAGTAGCCTTCAACACCATCACTGCACTCAACCAGTTCAAAGTCGGGGATTTCAGTGATGCCTTTTTTATTCAGGGCGGCGATGATATTGGCGTCACGCTTTGCAATCAGAGCATTGGTGTTTTTAGCCATATTGGCAAGACCACCTTCGCGACCATGACCAACCAGAAGGTTCCACATTGCTTTGGAACCAAAGTGGGCGATAGCAGCCATGCCACTATCAAACCGACCGAAGCCAGAATCAAACGGGCCACCAGCTTTGTGGTTGGCGCGGGATTTCTCAATAAACTCTTTCAGGGTGTCAAGTTTATGAGCCGCCCATTCTTGGTCTGCGGCATGGAGACGAGCGTTGACTTCGGCAAAGGCGGCTGCAAGTTTCTCTTTCATTCTTCGCTCCTGATTCGTCGTCCCTACAAAGATAATATACGACAATCAGCGAGTGAGGTCAATCGTTATTTTGCAGATTTTTCCATTTTTCTGCTTCTTGAAGATGATTGGAAATGACAGAAACAATTTCTTGCTTGAACTGGTCATCGTCATCATCGCTATCAACAGTAATCGTGATTATGTTAGAGTAATGCCCATCGTAGTCCGATATCACTCCCATGTTTGCCAGCTTTGTATACAACGTATCACTAGCATTACAGGCATCATTCCACGCACTTTCGTAGTCAAGCAATGCTTCAAACTGTGGCATCGTTACAGTCAATGCATAGGTGGTTGACATTTTTTCAAATACCATGATGGCGTTCCCTTATTTGTGGCTATGAGTTCAATATAACTGAATGATGGATGGTTGTCAAATGAAAAAAGACCCCGAAGGGTCTTTTTACCAGAACTTCCACCAAGGAGAGGGCTGTTCCTGAATTACTTCCAATGCTTCTTGGCATTCTACGACTGCATCCCAGTCACCAATCTGCTTATAGTTTTTTATTCTCTTTTTTATCTGTTTAGTTGTCCAGTAAAACATTTTGCCTTGTTCGTTTTCAAATACGCCAACGACATTTAGCTTTCGGACATCAACGTAACGAAATCTCATTTTTTGTCTCCAACTCACTATATATTTAGTATAATGAGAGGAAGAAATATACTATGAGGTTATTTCTTTGATCCATTCTTCGTATCCGATTTCAAACGGGCGAATAGGAAATGATAGTGTCCAAGTTGATTGAGCATCAATTGTTTCCCCGCCAAACTGCATATGAAGATATACGATGCCTTTTTTGGGAATCCATTCAAACTCTACAGGGTCAATGGTTGATTTGTAAAACTCATTGCTGCATATTTTACGAGCGATGGATATCAACTCTTTTGGTTTGAACTTTGGCTGATATGATTGTTTGGGAAATTTTGGTTTGTATGGTAACATATTACACTTTTGTGATTATGGCGGATGAGGTGAGATTCTAAATCTCACCTCATTATAAATGGCGGAAGTGGTAGGATTTGAACCCACGGAACGCTCTCACGTTCGTCCGCTTTCAAGGCGGATGCAATCAGCCAGACTCTGCCACACTTCCGTTATTCTTATTCTTGGCTTTATAGGTAGGCAATTGACTATCGCAATTACTACACACAAACCTCAAATTTTCTAACCTATTATCATTATTTATCCCATTTATATGATCTAGGATAAGTGGCATTGGCTTTCCATTCCATAGTGGACCAATGCCACAACAATCACACATATAAGGAATCATTTTTTGATCAATAATTCTTTTTTTCAGTCTATGCCTTGCATACGTAGATTTTTCTACAAATACGTCTTCGTCGCATCGGCGTATGGATTGTTGATAGTCAGTTAGTTCTATATTCTTTCCCTTGTTCCAAGGGATATTGCCTTTTTTTACCCCTGCATTTGGGCTTCTCACTGCCTTGACACGATCTGGATTATCTTGGCAGTGTTTTTCGTGTCTTGCGTTTGCACCAATGTTACTTGTTTTTCTGGAACAATATCTACAAATATAAATATTCATACTGGAAATCTCCCTTTGAATTTCTAGAGTAGATGGGAACGGCAATTCCGCGATCTACACTATTATTTATCAAAGTAGTAACAAACCAACGCGATAAACCCAATAGGGTAAAATGCATATTTATTTATCTTTGTTACAAGACTGATGGGTATAAACATGCAAAAACCCGATTATGTTATACGCATATTATAGAGGCCATCAGCGTAATCTGCATTCGAAGTGCAGCACGACTTACGGGCATAGAAGCGATTCATATAACCCTCTAATTTATATCAGTATCAACGAGGATTGATACCAGTGATACTGCCACTCCTAACTCCAAAATGTTAGGCGGCAGTCACATATAGTTGGTAGCGCATACGGGTTTCGAACCCGTTTCTCCGCCTTGAAAGGGCAGCGACCTTCGCCAAGAAGTCCAATGCGCCAAAAAATTTACGATGCTTTACTTATCAAGATACTTAGAAATCATTTCAAGAATGTCGTCATATTCGGCAACGATTTTGATTTCTTTTTCAATCGTGTCAATGATATCTGAATGTTCACCAACGCCGACTGGGTTATTTAGATAGACTTCAATGTTCGCCAAGTGTTTGTCAATATGACCTTGGGCATGACTTTTGAGTGCCTTTAGAAGTGCTTCTTTCATCGTATTTCCTTTTTGAAGATTTTTGGTGCGGGATGAGAGGGTCGAACTCCCGACATCCTCGGTGTAAACGAGGCGCTCTACCACTGAGCTAATCCCGCACTATTAGTTATTTATCAAGAACGCAATGGTGTCGTAATTAAAACCAATATGGTTGTTTATGACGTGATAATTGTTATTTTTCAATAATTCCAATGCTTCTAAATTATGAGTTTGATTTCCCGACGAACCTGTCTCAAATCTAATAAACTTTGGGTAAACACCGCCTCGCTTATTACATTCTTTCATCAAATCTACAATGAGTTCTGAATCAGCGCCTTCTGCATCAATTTTTACATAGTCTACAGAGGTCACGTCATATGTGTCAAACAATACTTTCCATGATATGCATTTAACATCCTCACATGTAACCAATCCTTCTTTAAGAAGATTTCTACCATATACTGGTATTAGCTTTTTTTTGTTAGCTTTCGTTTGATTGTTTAAATGTGTTTGGAAATCATCAGTATAGAAATAATGAAAGTCGTGAGGGCTTCCAATTTTGTTACATCCTTTTAAAAAAAGACGCAACTTTTCTTTTTCTATAACTTCTGACTTGACATAGTAAATTTTTACATTATTTTCTGTTTTTAAGAGTTCATTTGGGACCATTGCCGCATGAACTTTTTTGACATTTTTTTTGTTTGGAAGAACGTCTACATATTCACCAACTGCTTCTATGGATATTCCATAAATTTCATCGCTGCTTATTTCGCACAACGTGTCAAAGTCTGATGTTCCTACTTCTATAAAATCATAATGCAATTATTATTCCAGTGACTTTTGTGTTTTTTTCAACGGGAAGTATGTTACCCGAATGGCATATTCAAATCATATGCTAGGATTTTGGAGCGGGCGATGAGATTCGAACTCACGACATTTTCGTTGGCAACGAAAGGCTCTACCACTGAGCTACACCCGCATAGATTTGCATACTGGCATATACAAATTCGAAGTCCATAAAGGACACTTTGATATTGGTGGAGAATAGGGGGTTCGAACCCCTGATTCAAGAGTGCAAATCTTGCGTGATCCCGATTTCACCAATTCCCCATTTATTTTTTACCAACTCTGCTATTGTCGGTATAACCTCGTTTTTCCATTTACTGTGAACCATTTCATGATGATTTGGACACAATGGTATTAGATTTGTTGGATTGTTATTTTCGTGATTTTCATCTATGTGATGAATAGACACTATTTTATCAAATCCACATATAGCACATTCTTGCTTCCAGTGATTGAATGCGATAGTTCTGTAACTCACCGCGTTGTCAACCCACCAAGTTTTACGATTGTTCGCGCAACTGCGAGAACAAAAACGTGCATTTTTATATGCTTTTGTCTTTTCTCTACCATTCCAAATATATGAGTTGTTACAGCATTCACATATTTTTATGTGGTCTATAATGGGACCAAAGCGTTTATCGTTTTTAGCTTCTTGTAAAGCCTTGTATTGTTCAGTATGATATTTTCCGTTGTTCATACTATTATTTATCAAAAAAGCGATATTCAATCGCTCTTTCCTCTATATTTTGGTGCGGGTAGAGGGACTTGAACCCCCACACCTTACGGTGCCAGAACCTAAATCTGGTGCGTCTACCAATTTCGCCATACCCGCATTGTGAAGTTGATGGTGCCGCATTACGGATTCGAACCGCAGACCTGATGATTACAAATCAACTGCTCTACCAACTGAGCTAATACGGCACAATGAACTTCACATACTTATTTATCTTTTATATCAAGAATCGGTAATTTTGTCAACAACTTTTTTCAAGTATTCGTAAGTTTCTTCGTAAGTCTTGAAAACTTTTGTTCCACTCTTACTTATCACTCTTACCGATGAACCAAAACATTGAACTAATCCAAAGTTTGGAAATCTACCATTGCCATTGAATCTGGCGTTCCATCTTGTTCTTCTTCTTACTGGTTCATGAAACTCATGTGGAATGTTTAGTATCTCACTGCATTTCATGTAGAACTCTTCTTTTTCTGATAGTGTTTTCATATTATCCTCTCACATCAAACACGGTTTAGGCTCTACCGAAAACCATAACAAGAGGTTACTTCGCAATCTAAATGCTACTAACATTGTCTATATTGGAGCGGGTGACGGGAATCGAACCCGTGTCATTAGCTTGGAAGGCTAAGGTCTTACCATTACACAACACCCGCATAAAACTTATATCTAGACCCGATCTTTTCACCCCCAGAGCAAACAGAAGATTGACTGCATATATTTAGCGGCAACCAGCGTCTATTATCTTTCCAAGTTAGCCCAACGGCAAGTCTCGCCCATGTCTCTTATGTGTTTCATCAGCAAGAATCTAGATTATTGGAGCGGATAGTCGGGATCGAACCGACGACAAGAGATTGGAAATCTCGCATGTTACCCCTACACCATACCCGCAGTGTTTTGACGGTGTTTGGTGACGCAGACCGACAACTGCTCCATAAATGGTCGGGGTAAAAGGATTCGAACCCTTGACCTCTCGGACCCAAACCGAGCGCACTACCAGACTGTGCTACACCCCGTTGATTATTGTAGTAATATACTACAATAAATGTTCTCTGTCAAGAACTAAATCTGGTCTGGGTAGTAGGATTTGAACCTACGGCCTCCGCAGTCCAAGTGCGGCACTCTACCAGACTGAGCCATACCCAGATAAAAAGTTATTTTTTGTTGGCTGGGAAGGGTGGGTTCGAACCACCAACCAACGGATTCAAAGTCCGCTACTCTACCAATTGAGCTACTTCCCAACAATACTACAGTGACATGCAGCTACTATTTCCCTCGGAAACGTTTGACTGTGTATGAAGTGTTGTTATAGACAGGGCTGTTTGCAGCTTTAACGTAAATCATACACAAGTGCAGAGGATCGCACGGTCTTCCCTCACAAGGGGAGATTATATCACTGTCTAATCTAAATAGGTGTCCATTTAGAGTTTGGACAAACTTGGGGCTTCAAAAGCCACTCCACCACTTGCTTTTACAAAAGCAAGAAAATATGGCGACCGATACGGGACTCGAACCCGTTTTACCTGGTAGACAGCCAAGTGTAATACCCATATACCAATCGGCCAAACGGTTTAGCGTTTGTTGGTTGCTACGTCACGAATGACTTCAAGTGCTTCTTCAAGTGAAAGAACAACTACCTTAGCAGATGCCCATTCTTCATTGTCATCGTATCCACGATATTCAATGATATATCCATTGTCTGCGAAGGCAATAGACATATCTTCTACTTTGTTTGTTACTTCTGCCATTGTTTCCTCTAAAGTTAATATGAGTGGCATTCCACCACTCCGTCAGGTTTGAGCACACGAGTCTCGGCTTCAGACTTCCCGAATCCTTACGGCAAAAATACAGTTCACAGTTACGGGCTTTCACTCCCTGTATTCTTTTCTTTGGTCCACTGAACTATTGGATTTAAGTCTTTACCAGCCAGGGAATCTCTATTCAACTTATTTTCATAAGTGAGGGAAATCGGGCTTAAATCCTCATTAAAAAAGTGTTTACTCGTTACTTTAATCCACTCATTGAACTCTTCATCGTTTTCATACACAATCTTGTTGTGCGAAAACTTGTTACTAAACATACTCTGAACTGGTTCGTATCTAAACATACCCAACAAGAACTTTGCTTGATTGATTGCGTGTTCTTGTCTTCCGTATCTTTCGCCGTATACGGAATAGTAAGACTTTCCGCAGTCGGAACAAGTTACATATTTCTTTCTGAGTAAGTCTGATATTGACAGATTATACCAAAACTTTTCAATCTTGTCAAATCTTTTTCCTTGTAGAAATGCTAACGCAATCGTCAACGATCTATATTCTTGTGCAAGATAGTGAGGTTTATTATTCAGGTAAGCAGCTACACCTTCGTGTCTTATACCTAACTTAGCAAGGTAATGGCCACCTTTGTTATCACTTCCAAGTTTGTGTCCATGTTCGCGTTGGTATTTGTGACCAGTTTTGTAATAGCCGCTTCTATCTTTTTTGAGTTCTTTGATTGATTTTTCCAAGAACTCTTTTCTATGTTGCAGTTTGATTTTGGTTTCGTCAATATTCATTTGTCTTCTCCATTTTGAATCAAAGCCTCATTGGACTCTGTAATACTAAGGTAACAGTTCTTGATTTTAATCGCACCTTTTGTGTGCGGGTTGTCAGGTGTTTCCTTAGTAGACCACCCTACTTCTGATATGACATGATTAACATAAAAGGTTTGACCTTTTGCTTTAACCACCCACATTGGAATAGTCGGGTCTTCAAGATGTTTTTTGTTGAAGTGAAATACTAACTCGTTGACTTTTGTTTTTTCAATCTACATAGTTTATCCTTTCTGATTGAGTAGGTTACTGACGATCTAAATGGGTATTGGCGTTAGCCGCAGGGTTTCAGGTTCCTACTCGCTACTACAAACCCTTTTTCGCTTTATTTGGTGGCCCTAGTGGGACTCGAACCCACGACCAATAGTTTTAGGGACTGCCGCTCTAACCAACTGAGCTACAGGGCCAATATGAATGAGTGTTTACCCTATCGTTGCTCGGTATTCATTATGGTAAGTAATGAAATCCCAAGCTATTGTCGGAAGCGTTTGACCTCCACGGTTCATTTGGATACCACCTCGCATTACTTCGCGGTGTTACTGCCACACTCAGAGGATACATTGATTTCAAGTCCTATACGACCACAATAGAGGCTCTTGCGAGTAGTCTACCGTCTAACCATATAGTGTTCTGCGCGTCTTTCCAATCCAACCAAGATAAACCCCGTTGGCGGTAGGAACTCAATGTATCGTCAAAATGTGATTTCATTTTGTCAAGGCTGAGATTATACCTTGAGGTGAGTGCCTTCGGTCATTACCCAATCCCTTGCGAGGATGGTTCTACCTTTATCCACAAGAGTCGTTTCCGATCATCTTGTATCACTCAATGCGGCCTTTGTTAGAGAGTGGCATTTCTCTCGTCGCATACTGCTATTCATCCTTCCATCTTCCGCCAGCCTTGCGGGCTGTTCAAGGTCGCTAAACCCTTACGTCTTCTGTCCGAATAATCACGTCCACCTTGCGAGTTTCAGTGAACCATATTCTCTTGCGAGTATGGTATTACGCATCTTTCACAGTATACCGAGGTAGTCTTTCGCTTTTGTTTCAATAATAGGAGTTGAACCTACAATCGTTCTCTTAGAAGGAGACTGCATTACCATTATGCAATATTGCGAACCTATTTCGATGTGCTACCTCAGTTGCACCATACCTTGTTAGATACAGTATACAACACACCGACTGTCTTTTGCCTTGCGGGCTACTCAACGTCTTTTCAAGTATCCGGGGCCTAACCCTTCCACTCTCAAGATGCTACTACGCCTTTCCTTGCAGGGTCAGACAGTGTAGCTACCTGTTAACCTTCAGTATTCGTTAGTTTGGCTGAAAACTGTTCGGACGCCAATCCTCTTACCACTCACCGACTGGCTCTGTGGCTATCCTTTCAGACAGTTCTCCTAACTTACTACCTACCGCCTCTCTACAGACGGGACTTGCTTTCGGTTTAATCCGAGTCAAGTCTGGTTCAGGCTTGTATAGATGGACCATCACTGGCGCAAGTTTATAGGAAACCTTGCTTTGGGCGTATTACTACGCTTACCCTTATGGACGCTATACCGCCCAATCTCTACATCCTAACTCAATTCCGAAGAAGAGTCAAGGACTTTTTTTATTTTTTTGGAACAGGACTGTCAGAAAAGACATCCGATTTTTCTTTGCTCTTGCCGTTTGTAAGTTTAGTAACTTCAACATTCAATAGCTTTGCAGCCATTGTAATGATTTCCATTTCGGCATCAGTATACGCAACAGCTAACATGTTTTCGGCATACGCAGATTCTTGATCAAACTTATGCGGATTAGATTTATCTTTGGATGCAGCAGCCGCAGCAAATGCAACACCCATTCTATATTGAACATATGGGTCAGTGCTACGGAGTTGCTTGAAGGCAACCATATCAGGTAACGCATCTTTCATTTGGTCAGATACATCCCCTGCTTTGAAGTATTCTTTGTTTGCCAAAGATTCAGATATTATGTCACGTATTTTCATCAATCAAGTCTCCGCTGATAATAGTATTTATCATTCAGAGACGACTGTATTGGCTTTCCAGCTACCTTAGAAGCAAGCCATATTGGACATTGCTTTACATCACAACAGCTTTGAACTGAGAGATTGTGGCAACTAAGACTGGAAACTTGTGGTTGGCTCTACACGCATCGCCCCGTGCGATTTAACTGACTAGGGTTATTGTCAGGACCGAAATAGGGTGGAAACGTCATTACAAGTAACGCTTCCGTTACTATCTATTATCATCCCCGATAGTGGGGGTATTTGGCTCCCAGTGCAGGGCTCGAACCTGCGACATTCTGATTAACAGTCAGACGCTCTACCAACTGAGCTAACTGGAAACATAGTTTTTGGCTCTATCCCAACGCAGGAGGACGATTTAACTGCTATATGCCGTAGCAGGACCGAGATTCTTGCGTCTTACGTATTTATCATACTGCGCTAGTATTTTGGTAGGGGATGAGGGACTTGAACCCCCAACCGACCCGTTATGAGCGGGCAACTCTGACCAATTGAGCTAATCCCCCATATCTGTTTTCAGCTACACACAACACTTTCCAACCCGTAAAGGCTAGTGTGCCAAGTGTGTATGTGAAAACAGATTTTGTGCAATCAGGTCTTACAGGTTTATCACCCCGCCTGATCTTGTTTTCAAGCCATCATCGCTTTCGCTAGGCCAGCATCGTAAATTTTCAAAGAGCGTGGAACACCGTTCCGATTACTTGTTTCTTATATCACGTTCGTTTTTCGTTGTCAAGAACTCTTTTCAACTTTTTTCGTCCGCGTTTCAGTTCCGAGCATCGTTCCTTTGTGTCCCGCTCTATGTTCTTAACTTAGCAAACTTTGTTTTCTTTGTCAAGAACTTTTTTTCTTTTTTTTCACGGCTGCTTCTGGTTACTAGCCTTAGCCCTTCCGCGATATTCTTAACTTACCAAACTCTGTTTGATTCGTCAAGAACTTTTTTCAGGTATCTGGTTCGGCCACCAGCGGGAGAGATTTTTCCCAAAATGTCAGCATACCAGTATCACAAAGAGTAACCAGATGCCGCCCGATCTTTATTGCCTTATCGGACTTCCTGAATGTGACTATCGGAATCGAACCGAATACTAGCGTATAAAGTATGAAACAGGGACTCCACAGAGGCTAACTATTTGCCAAATAACTTTCATCACAGAGAAGCTAACCATGGCCTCTCACGAGTTTATTACGTAACCACCCGATGTTTCCATATATAGTAATATAGTTCATTACGTATATATTGTCAACATATAAAAACCAAAAACCCCCAACTTTTTCAGTTGAGGGTTCTTGAAACTTCGGTCTTCCAGCCTACTTTACGTCTCACATCCCCCCAAGGCACACGTTATCCTCTGGATTATTACCCAGTCCTTGTGCCTGTATTGATGTCGCGACGAAAGTCATTTTTTTATTCCTTATTATCCTATAAAGTTATTTATCTTTTTTCTTCATTTTAGTGATTTTATGGCGTTTATGAACAGTTTTTTGTCAAAACCCTGTAAATCGGTATCTTTTAGTAGGTCAATCAGTTCATCTAACGATACGTTCATATTATTTATCAATGGTTGAACTGGTATGGAAGGGTTTATCTTTTTCATGAAACCAAGAAACCCAATCCCAAGTGCCACGTTTAGCTTGTTGGAGACTTCATTGCGAATCGCACCAAGCAGAACACTTCTGAACTGGTTTGGATTTATTTGGAATCGCCCACTGTTGCTACTACCGACATTACGAAGGTCACCGAGTGGTTCGATGTCTGTATCAAGTAATGTCTGTATAGCATTGTCAAGACGTGCTTTCTTCTTTGCAGCTAATCTATCTTTTGGAGTAGAACTTTTTGTATCAGGAGATTGCTTGGCATAGAAATATGCCGCCGCTTTTTTCTTGTAATGTTCATATTGACGTGGGGTCAGTTTTTTGTAGTTAGAGAAACGACTCATCACGCCATCAACAAAGTCTTTTACGTTTGTAGCTTCTTCATCATGAAGGTGATGAAGAAACGCCGCATCTATTTCAATGGGGTCAGTATGATAGTTGTAGTCATCGGTCTGTTGTTTTCCTACCATCTTATGATAGAATGAACCAAACTGTCTACGTTGCATCACATGGCGAAGTTCATGAACCAGCGTAGTTTCCACTGGTTTTGATTTCACTTCTGATGTAGACAAGCTACGAGGTTCAGTTTTGAGTATAGCAGGAAGATAAAGAACAATGTCATCCAACTGCGAAGCCTCTTGCGATACAGAATGAGAATACGCACCCTTCAACGTTGCCGATGCTCTATTAGCGAATATCAACGGAACATATTGATGTAGATAATCACACAGCATATCAAATATGTCGCCATATTCTTTTAGCTGTTCTCTTACTGAATCTGAAATGTCTATTTTCATCCTTGTAACTTCATTTGCATCAATACGATACTGAACGTTGCCAAGGATGTCTTTTGCCATCATAGTAAGTGGCGTAAGTATTTTGTAATTTGATTCAATGACCAGCATTGGATCAGATTTGAACTCATTAAGTTTCACATCTTTTCTCCAATGCTGGTATTATTTGTGCTTCATCCCTGCGAGGCGTTGTAGCCATCCCAAGTCGTCGCGTTCAGACTCGAAAACGAATGTATTCGCTTTCTTGTTGTTGCGTAGGCGGGTGTAGATTTCACCTACCTTTCCTGGTTTCAAAGTGCCTACGTCAAACATTACGCCGCCGTTTGTATCATAAACTTTGGCTCCGTCAGTTGTCTTTATCAAGACACCTTCCTGATTGTATTTAGCACCCAGTTGAAGCATTTTTTGTTTGAAATCTTCATCACTGCCTTTTGGTGCTATAACAAAAATCGAATCTTCTGCTACATGAACTTCCTGTGGTGTTCCAGCATTTTCAATCCAGTATCCATCCACAAAGAAGAACCCATAACCAAGTTTTCTTATGGTTGCAGCAAGTTCTTTGTTACGGCGCACATTTTCTTCTCTGTCATATTCACCACGAAATGCAGTCAATAGTGAAATAGGACGGTCGGATTCTGCATGTTGCCATACACGACTCAAACTTGCTTCATTTAGTTGCTTGTTACTTTCATCAATCTTGGAGACTACCATTTTGACGAAACGCTTACCATTCACATTTTTTGGTGGTTCTACTTCCTCAAACGCAAATGCTCGTCCCTTGATGCGACTTAGAAACTCACCAGCGGCACGTCCAAAACGTGCATTACCAGTAACTATTTTTTCTCCGCGACCAGGAAAATCCGAGTTATTTGTGCCATATAAAAATGCACCTTCTCCACCCTGTGGAATAATCAGAACCGAATCTTGGTCATAACGTTGACCCAACATAATAATGTCGTTTACGAACTGTTTTGCGTCTTTGCCATTTGGTGCAACGAAAAACGATTCTTCGCCAACTTCTTTTGCGTTGTCTGTTCCGAAATCTTCAATGTAGTTTCCTTGGATTTTGGTAACACTATACCCTTTTCCAATCATGTATTGCATCAACTCTTTGTTGCGTTCACGGTTTCGAGCACGAGTATTTCCACCGCGAAATGCAGTGATTGCCGCAGTGGTTTCCTCTTGTGTTTTATCCCATAGCCGAGACAGGCCACTTTCATTCATATTATTGTCCATGAGTGTTTTCCTTATTGACGCCATTTTATTTCATAAGTATTTATCACATAAATAATTCTATGTTTATATATATCATTGGATCATCTGACAAGCAAAAAATCGGCATAAGTGCAGACGTATCACAACGTCTCAAGTCATTACAAACTGGAAACCCAGAACCACTTATCATTCATCACACTGTGGAAGTCCCCGACGATAGGGCATACATTTTAGAGCAGAAGATACACAAAGAACTTTCTTATTTGCGTATGAAAGGTGAATGGTTTCGTATGTCTCCAACTATGGCTAAATCACAACTTGATTACGCAATCATTCGTTGGCTTGACGATCCACTTTTAGATTAGCCGAAATAGAATAGTTCAACCTTAGTTTCCACACGCTGTTGATAAACTTCAACAGGCGCACGGTCCACTACAATCAAACTTTTATCTTCTAGGTCTTTGAGATATAGTTCAATATAGTCTTTCCCGTCTTCATTTACAATGAGTAGGAATGAAGAATATCTATCTTTATGTGATTCTGTGAGTTTGTCAAGTCTGTCAAGCAACATTTTACCAAGAAAATCTGCACGGGCATCAATAACGTTGGATTTCATTTTTTCACTTTATTGGAAGTTGACGAATACAATGCCGTCTTTGATTTGACGTTTTTTGTCTTTGCTTTCTTGGTAGATTTCTTGTAGTTCATAGAATCTGCATATCAATCCACTCGCTATTTCATAGTCTTTGTTTACGTCAATACTGACCTGAATGCTGTCAACGATAAAGTCAGATTGTTCTTTCAGAGTGTGTTGAAATATATCAACTTCTTCTTCGGTTGTCAACTCAGAAAGTTCATTTCTAAACTCATGCGCAACTTGCATATCTTGTGGTAGAATACTATCGTGGAAATCTGCATCAACTCCATGCATCTGAACGAGGTATCTTGCACGTTCAATAGGATTGAGCAATGTATGATACGCTCTGCCAGCAAACGAAAGCCGTTCTCTTGCAACAAATGATGTGTCATTAGACAACAATGCAACTACCTTTTTGTAGTGTGCAGTTAGGCTTCTCACGCTAATCGCAAACTTTTCTTCTATGTTGAAGAACTCAAAGTAGTTTTTTGAGTCGAAGTTGTATGTTTTTTTAGTCCCTGACATTTCTTACCTATAATACGTATTTCATATATAATACTTGATTCTTTTTGCAGAGTCAAGAGTTTTTCTGCTTTGGTGTGAGATCGTGATATGGACGAAGTTTCGGGTCAGTCTTTAGATTTTCGTTGAACACCAACCCATACCTCCAACCATCATCAACCTGTTTCTGTATCCATCGGTTATGCTTTATCATATCCAAGTCTTGGTCGCCTTCGCAGTCTGGCAAATCAAACCGTTCAGTAGTCGTTACTTCCATTTCGTAATCGGCATCGGTCCAGTTATTCAATATATCAAGTATTGCCTCTGCCTCTACCTCATCCACGTTACGAGTAAAGTTGAAGTCATATACATGTTTTCCTTCGCGAGAACGGTATATAACCGCAGTGCCTTCTTTTGTAGGAGAAAAGATATTTGGCAACGATTGCTTGAATATTCCAATCAACCCTCTGACATCGTGTTTGTCAAGGGGTTCATCAAGTATAACTCGTAAGTAATGTTTGAATGTCGTCGCCATATTATTCCTTAGTTATTTCTTGTGTCGCTTACTGTTGAACTACTTCCTGTGGCAGTCGTAGTCATAGATATATTTTCAAATGTCGGCATTGCAGTAGTGTGTTGAGTTGGAGTTCCACTGATATACAGTCCGAACCAAGCTGCCCCAACACCAACTAATACAGAAACCAACCCTGCTTGCTGCGTGTTTGGGTCAGGTAGCAACATAAACCACTGAACCACACTGTATAACAAGTAGATGTAAACTGATAGAAATATTCTTGGGAATACTCTCCACTTGTCAAAATATTCTGGTGCCAACCAAATAACCATAGCCATTTTAGACCATTTCATGTGCGTCTCCTTCAATCTCTCTGAATGTATTTATCTAAAAAGAAAGGGGAGCCTTTCGGCCCCCCTCCCGTATTAGTCAAACTTAGCGACTATTATAGCTGAACGTATTCAACTGTAACTGTTGCTGCGCCTGCTGTTGCTGCTGAAACTAGAGAGATTGTCGCACCACCAGCGGTTGCTGTTGCGAATGGTAGTTCTGCAACGTATGTGCCAACTACATCTTCTTCAATTTCTGCTGCTGTCATTAGAGTATTGGTGCCATCAGAAATTGACACTGTTGCGTCATATGCTGATGTAACTTTTACTGTAATGCGTGAAACGTAGTAGGTGTGTCCTGCAACGTTTACGATTGTGCCGATTGCTTCTGATGTTCCAACTGCTTTACGAACTACGAATGAGTTCTTGTCTGCAACTGCTGCATCTGTGTATGCTTCTGTTGCGTATGCGTTGGTTGTTAGGTAAGCAGCTACACGACCGTCTGTGTAGTATAGGTTGGTTGAACCTTCTGCTAGTGCATCAGTTGTGTGGTTTGAGATGTCTGAAACTGTTCCAGTTACGTCACCAGTTAGGTTACCAGTTACGTTACCAGTTAGGTTACCGATAAATGCGCCAGCAACGAATGTATCAGTGCCAACAGTCCAACGATCTGCTGATTCATCCCATAGTAGAGACACGTTTGCGTCTGAACCGCGCTCAACCTCGATACCAGCATTTTGTGATGCTGCACCAGTTGCGTTTGAGTTTAGAACGATTGTGTTGTCTGCTAGAGCGATAGTCTCAGTGTTTACAGTTGTGGTTGTTCCGTTGACAACTAGGTTACCAGTGATAGTAACTGTGTTTGCTGTAATGTCGTCGGAGTTTAGAACACCAGATACAGTAACATCGTTGAATGTTACGTCTGAGGTTGTTTCAACTGCTTGACCGATAGAAACAACACCAGTTGAAGAAACTGCAACGCCTGTTCCAGCGGTGATTGATAGCGCAGTGTAGTTTGTGCCATCATTTGTTACTTCCCACTGATCAGTTGTTTCATTCCACTTGATTTCAACGTCTGCTGATGTGCCACGTTCAACGCGGATGATTGCGTTTTCGGTTGGTGCGCCAGTTACGTCTGAGTTTAGAATGATGTTTGCTTCTGCGTTGATATCGCCAGCAACGGTTAGAGAACCATTGACGTTTACGTTATCAATGTTTACCCACTTTGTGCCATCCCACGCGATGATTTGGTTTGTAGCCACACTTGTGATTTCAACATCATCTAGACCGTCTAGTGTTAGACCTGTGATGCCTGAAGTTAGGTTTAGAGTTCCAACAGTAACGGTGTCTGCGGTTACGTTTGCTGCGTAAACATTGTTCCAAGATTTAGCAGCAGTACCTAGATCGTATGTGCCTGTAACGTCTGGAATGAAGTCTGATGCTACGTCAGCATTGAACTCAACATAGTCTGTATCCGCATCACCTACGATTAGGTTGCCTGATAGTGACATGTTGTTGCCGTTGATGTTTGCTGAGAATGTTGCATCGCCAGCAACAGTTAGTGAACCACCAACTGATAGGTCGCCTGAAACAGTTGCGTTACCAGTGGTTGATAGGTTACCAGCTAGTGATGCTGAGTCGCCGTTAACTGTTAGTGAGCCACCAACAACTGCGTCACCATTTTGACGAACTTCAAATAGCTTCTGTGCGTCTGATGATACAACTTCAAATACGTTTACAATGTTTGAACCCGCTGCCTTTGTTGCGTCTGATTCTACAGTTACTAGCTGTGATAGAACTGTATTACCAGTTACACTTAGGTCGCCAGTCATTGTCATGGTGTCGCCTGAGATGTTTGCTAGGAATGTAGCATCGCCAGCAACGTTGATTGTGCCGTCGATTGAAACGTTACCAGTGAAGGTTGAAGTTCCGTTGCCTGAAACGGTTAGAACGCCACCAACTGATAGGTTTCCGCCAATTACTGCATCACCAACTGTTTCGATTGCTGATAGATCGCCACCTGAAACATATGCGTCAACACGTGCATCTGTGTAGTATAGGTTTGTGCCTTCTGCTAGGTCAGTAGTTGACTTTGTTGCTAGACGTGTATCGAACATTGATTCGCCACGTGCAACTGTCCAGTATAGGTTTGTACCTTCTACAACGTCTGTTGTTGAGAACTCAGTGAAGTCTAGTGCAACTTCGCCGTTGGTTATTGAAACGCCCTTGCCACCTGTGAAGTGAGCACGAACTTCTGCTGCTGATGGACCTGTGTAAGTGATTACGCCAGTTGTTGAGTTGTATGATAGAGCACCATCACCACCATTATCAGTCACAGAGATTGATGCACGAGCACGAGCCTGTGTGAAGAATAGGTTGGTTGTTCCTTCGGTGATTTCATCAGTGTTGTCTTTAGCTTGAACTGATGTATCAATGTATGAACGTAGTGTTGAATCTAGTGTTGAGATTTCACCGTCAGTATAGGTGTTTGCATCTGCTAGTGCTTTTGCAATTGAACCCGCTACTTCTGCGCCACCTTCAATAATGTCTAGACGTGCATCTAGTGCATTGTCTGCTGCTAGACGTGTTGCTGCTTCTGAGTCGATGTTGTCCTGTAGAACGCCATCTGCTGCAATACGTGCTGATTCTTCTGAGTCGATGTTTGACTGTAGAGTTGCATCGTTGTTGAAACGAGTGGTTGCTTCTGAGTCGATGTTGTCCTGTAGAACGCCATCTGCTGCTAGACGTGTTGCTGCTTCTGAATCGATGTTGCCCTGTAGGACACCTTCTGCTGCTAGAGCACGTGCTTCTTCTGCATCAATTGCGTCTTGTAGATCAGAATCGCCAGCAATACGTGCTAGTTCTTCTACTTTTAGTGCTGCATCTAGCTTGTTGTCGGCATCTTTTAGTGATACTGCTGCTGAGATGTAGTTTGCAGTGCCATTAGCGGTGTAGCCGCCGTCTGTGCCTAGACCAGCGCCAACCTGAGTTGCGTCTAGTTCTGCTTGAACTGCTGCTGCGTCAGATGATGACTTTGAGTCAACATATGCTTTTGATGCAGCATCGTTAGCATTTAGTGGGGTGGTAGCAACGCGGATGTTGTCTAGTGTTGAACCGTCAGCCTGTGTTACTTTGAATACTGAGTTACCAGCATCATAAACAACACGGCCACCAGCCTTACCAAACTGAACGTCAGCGGAAATACCTGATAGACCGAAATTCTTAATATTAGCCATTATTATGTCTCCTTAAAAGCTATAATGGATGAAAAAAGGAAATCTGAATACCAGATTTCCCTTTTTTACTCTGGGATAAACTCGTCAGAGTATGTAAAGATCGTCTCCTCTCCTTACATATGTATTTATTAAACGCTCAAAAAATATAATATTCCGATATTATACATAAGTTACTGTTATTTTTATTTCGCCATTTGTTGAGCCATTATGTGCCAATGTGGCAATAATGTTTACTTCTTCTTCGCCTTCGTAATGGAAATCTGGAGTCAAGTTATACGAACCAACATTTTCAAGGTCAATCAGAGCATCACTGACTAGTTCAGAAATATTTCCATCTACACCAATATTTAGCGTAGGAACGTCAGAATAGCCAGTAAATGGGGTAATAACTTCAACCAACACACTGACAACACGAGAGTGCGGACTAATACGGCCCATTTCAATAACTTCAATGTTGCCTTCAACCTGTGATGGCATTACATAAATATGGTGTAAACTATTTGCATCTGTTGCCGCACTATCTTGTGTTGCTACCACAACCCATGCCGAGCCATTCCAAATGTAAAGACCCCATTCACCTTGTCCTGCATCTAATACATATGCTTGGTCGCCAACAAGAACATTATACAATGCATCTCTTGCTACAAGGTCGGCCACGACTGTAATGCCAGCTTTGCGAATACCCTGTTCAATGTCCATTCCGATTGGATACGAACCATTATGTCCAGAAACAATACCAAAATCTTCACAAGGAGTTCCAGTAACATTGCTTACAATTATTTCACCACCGTCTGCTCTTGTTAGAAGTAATGATTTTGCGGTTGATGCATCATAATAAGTTGCTAATCCAGATATAGAACTCGTGCCAGCAAATGGATGGTTATTTGTGTCATTTGTTAGGTCTACTATAGTGATCGAACCCCCCTGTGTTTCTGTGATATATAGTTTGCCCCCTGATGCTCTTGCTGAAATGTTTGGAATATTTGCTGCAATAATATCAGCAACCATGTCTTCTGCAATCGCAACAGTTTGTGAATATTCAGATTGACCAGCCGTTGTGGTAGTAAAGTTAACAGTTACACCATTTATAGATGCAGAGAATGGAGGGTATCCACCAACCAATCCGTAAATTGCGGATGATATGTCGGACACTGCTTCTGTCAGTGCAGTGGCATTACTTGCAGTTACTTTGTGTTCTGATGTATATGCATTTATATTATTGACCGCACTTGAAATAGAAGGGCCAGTGAATGTTATTTCTGTTCCATTCAAATTAATTTTATTTCCAGAAGTCGTAGTAGCATTCAACACTGAACCACGAACTGTGCTTGGAACTGCATTTTTTATATTGAGAAACACCGCCGCCCCAGTAGGGTTTGTAGTAAGGTCACCAGAACCATCAATTGATGCATAAACAAAATCACCAGCATTTCCTGGTAATGATGGAGAGAAGTCAATAGTGCCATTCATTGGACGTATCATAAACTTGTTTGGGCCAGGACCGATATGTGTAATGGTTCCGATTAGTTTGTCAAGATTTGAACTGGACGAAACTTCATAATCACCTTCGTCTGACATGCCGATAACATCACCAACTTCAAAATTGTGATTTTCTTTTTCAAGAACAAAGTGAGCACGTGGGTTTAGATATTTAAAACGTGAGTTTACGTTTGCATAGAAATCGCTTGAAACAATACCAAGTGGCAGTGGGTCAATCATTGGGTCGCCAAATTCATTCAGTTCAAAAATCACTGCTTGACCAGGAACGGTGAATATACCGATACCAGATGCGTTTCTGAAAGTATTATATCGTAGAACGTCTTCAACCACACAAACCACCGATGTTGATGTTTTTTCTGTGATGCTTATAATTTGTAGTGCTTTGCCATCCGTTGCACCAGCAATAAAGTCCCCGACCAATACATCAAATCCATCATATTTGAACGGAGTTCTAGTAAGGTGAGAACCATGTGATATTGGGGTTAGTGTCAAGGTAAGTTCCCAACGATATGGCTTTGGATTTGCACCGCCGCCCCACCATTTATCACCCATACCATCATCGTATATCCAGTATTCTTTCATTGTCATGTTGGTAACAGTTGCGGGCAACACCTTCGCTGGAACGTTCAAATCAATTGCACTTGTTTTCATTGTCATCTTTTTATCCTTATGCTAGTAATGTGAATAAGACCCAAGCGTGGGTAGTGGTGCCAAACTGTCGGGATGCGCCAGTATCAACTTCTGCTAACTTCAATGTCATCTTGGCAGTTCCAAAGTTTCCAAAAGCAGTTGGAGCGCCAGCAACTCCACCACCTGATATTTTTCTAGTGGTCATGTCGGCTGTGATAGGAGTAATAACATACTCATTTGTCGCATAAGCATATCCGTATATCATTGTGTTTGCTGGTGGTAAGCTATAATCTGGGAAAGTAAATTCAATAATACCACCCGCTGTTGATACTACGTTTGCAGTAATCCCGCCTGTTAGGTTTGAAACACTTATTACAGAACCATCAGTTGCATAGTTTATCTTTGCATATTCAACTGCGGTTGCGATTGGCTTATCCAATAGATCGTTGTATGAGCCAGTGGTTGCAATTGTTGATAAATCGGCAGAGTTTGCTTTAGCATCAATCTGAGATGAAACACTTGTAAAATACTCTGGGTCATTATTGATTGCTGTGGCAAGTTCACTTAGGGTGTCAAGTGTTTCTGGTGCCAAACCAACCACGTTTGCCAGTGCATTGTCAACATATGATATGGTAGCGTAATCATTTTGAAGAGTAGTGTTTACGTAAGAGACGGTTGCAAATTGTGTTAGGTCTGGAACGTTACTTAGTGTATCGTATGATACTTCTAAGTTTGCCAAGTCACTTTGTATTTGTTGCACTGCTTCTGCAATAGTGATATAACCAATGTCGTTATCAAATGAACTTAGTGTGGATGGAGTATTGATTAGATTGGTATATTCTTTACCAATAAAAATCTCAACGCCGTTATAAACTAGGTCGCCTTCTGGGTCAATACTTAGGGTGTTTTCGCCAATATCAATAGTGTTACCAGATAGATACAAGTCTCTGAAACGATTCGTAGGAGAACCAAGGTCTTGCTGTATGTTGGTCGCTGGAACAAAACTCCATCCCTCGTTTAGTGTAACTGTTTGAGTTTCACTGTCAGCGGTAAGGCCGGGGAAGCCTGTGATTGGTTCGCCATTCCATAGTAGCTCTGTGCCATTAGATGACAGTGTGTTATTGTCAATGTGAACAGATGCATTTGATAGATATACTTCTGACCAACGATTAGTTGGAGAACCAAGTGATTGTGTGCCGTTGTCTTGTGGAACAAATGTCCATCCAGAATCAAGAATGATATTATGGCCGATTTCTTCAATGGTCAAACCTTCAAGGTCTGCTTCAACCAAGTCAAGATTAACAGAGTTTCCGCCAGAAATAGTTAGTGTTGTGCCATCAATAGACAATAGCTGAACAGTCCCAGAACCACCACCACCTGACGGTGCCGCTGCTATCCACTTGCTGCCATCATATGCTAAAAGATCACCAACATTTCCAGAAATAGTTAGGTTGTCAGAAAGAACCGCAGTTCCCTGTAGAGTTTCAGCGTAAATATCATTGAATCTTCTTAGTGGAGAACCAATATCCCACATGTTATTTTGGTCTGGGACGCTATGGCCATCTGTTCTAATGAACTTTGCTTGTGTCTCGGATTTTGAGTATACGTCAAGTTCTTGTCTTGCCGCTGCTATGTTTGCCAGATCGGATAGATTGTTATCTATCTCTAGGTATGTTCCTTGTCCTACAGTTCCAGAAATAGATACCGTTATGGTAGACCCGTTGTCCGAAATGGATAGTCCGTTTCCGACTGCAAGACTTTTGAACTCAAAGTCATCGTTTCCATTCAACTGTGCAAATATCGGAGTTCCGTTGCCAAGATTTGTAGCAGTCTGAATTTCATTTTCAAAAGTATTTGAGATTACTAATGCGTCACCGTTGTCAACGATAGAAATATTATTTCCCGCAATGAGTGTTTTTAGTTCTAAATCGTTTCCAGTAACACCATATGAGATGCCAACGCCTATACCAACATCGGTCACGTTTGTAACTGGTGTGGTATTTGCTCCAGTTCCAGAGCCGTATGCGTTTACAAATGCATTTTCACTTGCATCAAATATTAGTATTTGGTCTTGTTCTAGTGTCCCTACCAGCTTAAATGTAGGTGAAAATGGTTGTGCGTTAATGCTCATTTCCTTCGCCCCTTAGTAATTCAAATATATTTTTTCAATGTATCCAGCATTTGTTACATTCGTAATACCAATAGAATCTCTATCAAGTATTGCTCGTAAAAAAACTAGATTGGCGACGAAGGTAATCCCCTCAACGCCAGTAAATGATTGATAATCTTTGTAAGGCATTCCGTTTAGAAGAATATTGAACCAGTCACTTTCGGTAGGATTGGTTGCTAATGTTCCTTGAATGCGAACACGGCCCGATAGATTCTGCCCATATATGGCAATTGTATGCAGCCCGTCAGTATATCCATAATAACTATCGCCAGGAACGGGTGTCCCTGTAACATTTAGATTTACTCCGCTGTTTCCCATAAGGGTAGAAGTTTTACGTGCCATCGTGATTGGTTCCTTACTCTTCTATTTTTTCTACTTCGACAACAACGCCAGAACCCAGCAGTTCTGCCACGACTTGTTCCAATGTTGAAACAATGTCATCTGACAAAACGCTGGGTTCTGAGTTGTTATTTTTGGTAAGTTTGGATACTTTGACTAGAAGGATTTCTTCTTTTATTTGTGCCATGGTTGTTTCCTCTTGTTATGCTTATTCTTATTTATCATAAGAACACAACAAGAGGAAATGGTCACTTTAGTTCGTCAATCAACACTGCTCGTTTTACTGAAAGGACCATATCTCCACCGATCATGGCCAAGTAACTTGCGGTTTGTTCATCGTCACATGCAACCGCTAATGTAGAGTATTGCCAATATCGTCGTTTATCTACCTCTGCAAGATTTGGAGATATGTAGATATTTTCCAATGAAGAAGCCATTTCTCTGAATGAAACCACTTCTTTAAGATCGACATCGCGACCAGCGATCATCGTAATCTTATAACGATGACGCTCATAATACAAACATTTTCTTACTTCTTCGGTTACGGAAAGTTTTGACTTTACTTCGTCATAATCTTCAAATGCTGGCTCACATTCATCTATTGCAAACTCCCTGTAGTTTGCAAAGTTTTTAATTTGCTCATACAGTTCTTTTGACGTTATATAGATCAACGTATGGATAGAGTCATTGCGAACTTTGATTTCACCCTTGTTTGTCTGTGAAAGTTTTTCTATTTGGTCATGTAATCCTAATCTACGCGCCAATTCATCTTCTGTTGAAGGGTAATGTCGAACTGTAAAATGAGCACTATATCCAAAACTTCTGTTTTTTTCCGAAGTCATCGTTGATGGATTTAGGGCGTATTCCAAATATTTGTCATAAAAGTTGAATATAAGTTTAGTTCGTATTCTAAACTTATACTTCTTGTAAAATGGCTTTGTAACGATTTCTTTTTTGATTCGTTTATACTTAAACATACTCAAATGTCAATCCTTCCTCATTCACTGAAACATTTACTGTTCCGCCATTGACAAGCCGACCAAACAAAATCTCTTTTGAGATTGGCTTCTTGATGCTGTCATGAACAACCCGCTGTAGAGGACGTGCGCCCATGTTTGGCTGATATCCCTTATCGCAAACCCAAGACCTTGCTTCGTCACTGAGCACAATTTTGATATTCTTTTCTTCAAGCATGGTGTTTAGTTCTTTTACTGCCTTGTCAACAATCATTAGAATATGGTCTTTGTCCAGATTTTTGAACTCAACCACTGCATCAAGGCGGTTACGAAACTCAGGAGAGAAGAACTTCTCAATCGCAATCTTACTTGCATCATCGTTGCTGTTGCTAAATCCAATCGCTTGCTTTGAGCGTTGTGCAGCACCAAGGTTAGAAGTCATAATAAGAATGACGTTACTGAAATCAGCAGTCTTACCAGTTGAAGAAGTCAACTTGCCATCATCCATAACTTGAAGAAGAAGGTTCATAACACTTGGATGTGCCTTTTCAACTTCGTCAAGAAGAACAATGCAGTTTGGAGTTTCTTCAACTTCATTGATGAGTTTACCAGAACCAACTCCACCTTCAGCATGTCCGACATAACCAGGAGGTGCGCCAATCAGTTTTGATACTGAATGGGATTCCATATATTCTGACATGTCATACTTACGCAGCTTGACATTCAGGTTGTCAGCAAGTTGACGACATACTTCTGTCTTACCAGTTCCAGTTGGTCCAACAAACAGGAACGAACCGACTGGTTTATTTCGTGGTCGCATACCAGCTTTAGCAACAAAGATTGCATCGGTCAATTGTTGAACTGCCGTATCTTGTCCAAAGATTTTTGACTTGATATTATCTTCTAGCTTTTCGTAATTGGTGTTCTGTTTTGCATCAATCATATCAAGAGAGATATTCGCAATTTTTGAAATTGCTTTGCGAATTTCATCATCGGTGATACGGTCAGTAGTCTTATGCAGCTTTGCTTGTGCGCCCGCTACGTCAATAACGTCAATAGCACGGTCTGGGTTGAACCTGTTGAAGATGTATCGTTCTGCCAAGTCAACGGCTAAGTCAAGAGCACTATCATCATACGATACATTATGAAATGCCTCGTAGTATTCGCGCAACCCACGAAGGATTAGCTTAGTGTCGGCATTGCTTGGTTGGTCAATATTCAGACGCTGGAAACGGCGCTGTAGAGCACGATCCTTTTCAAAGTTCTCACGGTATTCTTCACTGGTAGTTGCACCAATACAGTGCAGCTTTCCACTTGCCAACAATGGTTTTAGAAGGTTTGCAATGTCAATGTTAGACCCGCCAGCATTACCAGCGCCCATAATCATATGGATTTCGTCAATAAACAGAATTGCGTTGTCTTTTTTGGCAAGTTGGTCAAACACAATCTTGGCACGTTCTTCAAACTCGCCACGATATTTGGTTCCCGCAACCATTGCAGTCACGTCAAGTGAATAGACAACCTTGTCTTCTAGGGTGTGCGGAACTGTTCCTTCCACAATCATAAGGGCAAGACCTTCTGCGATTGCAGTTTTACCAACCCCTGGTTCGCCAACAATAATGACATTGTTCTTCTTGCGACGAGCAAGAACTTCTGCAACTTCTGTAAGTTCACGAGTGCGGCCAACGATTGGGTCAATTAGACCTTCTGATGCTTGGCGGTTTAGGTTGGTGCAGAAGTCTTCAAAGCGAATTTGTTGATTTCCACCACCTGAAGCACCCTGTGGAGATAGACCAGCCGCCGCATTGTGTTCATTTGTAATAATTTCAATTGCTTTGTTGCGGTCTGCACCATGCTTCTTCAATACGAAGTATGCATAGGAGTTCTTTTCACTCAGTAAAGAAATAAAGATATCTTTGCATACCAGTTTTGTGCTACCAGAGAAGATAGCTTGTGTCACAGCACGGTTGAATACGCGGTCAAGGGCAAGTGTTTTTCTTGGTTCATGCCCATTTGCATTTGGAATGTCATCGCGTTCACGCAAAAAGGTTTCAAGGTCTGAAACGATAGAACCAACATCTACTCGCATCTTATTGAGGAAGGCTATTACATCATCTTCTTCCAGAATTGAATAGAGAAGGTGTTCCAAAGTCACGTATTCATGTGCAAGTGCGGTCGCTTTTTGAATTGCACGTTCAATGGAAAGATTTACACGGTCAGGTTGGTTGCTCATTTTTGTCCTTGATTTTCACTAATAGGGTTAGGTTTGGCAAAATGTTTTCTACTTTGATGGTATCGCCAACTCTTGTTTGATATGGAACGAATACTTCAACTTGATACTTATCAATTTCTATAAGTATGTTTTCTCCAAGATAGTCTTTCAACTCTTTGTGAGAAGTGTATATTGTCGTTTTGAATATTTGGGAAGATGGCGGAAGATTGGATAAGGTTTCATACGCTTCAACTATCTGTCTAAACTTTTCGGTATCGCCACCAATGTCTGGGTGATATTTTTTGACAAGTTCATTGAATCGTTGTTTTAGTTCATCGGATGTGAAGTTAGTTGGTAGTTCAAATAGTTTGATTGATTCAGTCGGTGACATAGTAGCGTTCATACGCAGCAATGATACTCTTTTGTTGTGAAACAAGTTCCAGAACACTTGCCATGTTCAGGCTCAATTGTTCATATCCATTTGCATCTATTGCAAAGAGAACGACAGACTTACCATTCTTTTCCAAGTCGTTGAATACCTCATCTACGTTTTCACGAGTAACAACGATATAGTCAACAGTTTTTAGATTGAGGGTTGATATTTTTGGCAAAACCAATGCTGGCTTTGGAGTTGGAACCGCAGAGTATGTGACTGGTTCTGGCTTTGGAGAACAAGCACTAAGGACGGTAATTGGGATTAGCAATGTCAGTGCAACTGAGATTGATTTCACTTGGTTTCGTAGCATTCAATTCTTCCTGTGTTAGTGGGCTTCCACTTTGTATTTCAAAACATCTTAGCACATCTTGGCTTGCTTTGTCAATGATTTTTTCTACTAACTTTGGTTTTGATTGTGCTAAAAAACCAAGGTCGTGCTCACTTAGTTTTTCTTCAAGTGCTGCCACGCGGTCTGATGCAATGGAAAAATCTTTTTGGGTTTTCTCAAATTCAGTTCGAATTTCTTCTATGTTTTTTTGTAGTTCTTTTAGAGTTGCTTCGGCAGATTGTTGTGCTTGTTCTGCAAGTGCAGCATTAGTGCGATACGTCTGTATTTGATCCTGAGTGTATGTATAATACTTCCAAGCACCAAACGATGCCAGTCCCAATACTAATGTTACGATTGAACCAACAATCAAATATTTCTTTATGTTATTAAATGCAAACATTACTTATACCTATACGTTATTCGACCTTTACTTAGATCATATGGGGTCATTTCCATTTTTACTTTGTCATACAATATCACTTTGATATTATTGGTTCTCATTTTACCAGACAAAATACCTTCAACTTCATGCCCATTGTCAAGTTTAACACGAAATCTACCATTTGGCAACACGTCAATTACTTGACCTTCAACTTCTATCGATTCTTCTTTAGCCATTCTTTGATTTGCTTCTCCGTTATTGTTACTTTGCTTCCAGAAAAGAACTGTAGGTTCCATTCTTCAACATTGCATAGCTGCCCCGCATCTAGCAATATTTCAAACACCGTTTTCATCATTTCCAAGTTATTTTTGATTTCAATGAAAACAAGGTAGAACCCCGAATCATCTGGGTTTGGAGAAACTTCGGTATCAATAACTTTAGTAGCGCCTTTTTCTATAAACCCTGCCAAGTCCTGTGCTGGTGGTTCATCAGCAACATAAAATGCAAGAACGGTAACTTCATCTGCGCCACCAGTCTTTGGTTCAAACTCAGCAATACTTACGTCCCTTTTCACTAGGGATTGCAAGTCGCCTTTTTCTACACCTTCTACAATTTTACGGCGTTTCATTTTGAACCTCCTTGATTTTCAATATTGGTTTCATCATCAAGTCCATCATCATATGCTTGGTTTAGTTCATCTACATCAACGGAATCACCATCCACATTGATTTTATCATCGGTGAACTCATCAATGAAACGTCTTGGCATCCATACATCAATCAGCCAAACTTTATGCTTCTTGAGTTTTGGTCTGTTGTTCTCATCCAAATCTTCGCGAGATTTGACATCAACGGGAACTTTCAAAATGCCTTTTTTGAACTCTACTTCGCAGCCAAGTTCCACTAAACGTCTTGCACCCTTTGGGTCTGGCATCTTCTTATATGGATACATCAGCTTTACATAAAGCCAGTAACGAGAAAGGGATGGACCTTCTATTACTTCGCCATATTTCCAGTTATCATATACATACAGCCCTTGCTTATCAAAGACATGCTCAAATTCCAATAGCATATCAAGCAAAGTTCCGTTTGCATCAATATCTCGTAGATTGTCTAAAACATCTTCATTATCTATTTCTGACATACATATTCTCCGTCAATTATAATGTATTTATCCATGGTTTATAATAATAAATATTTTTACAATATGGAGAAGCCTATGACTGAAAACCCAAAACTTATTATTAGTATTGATGAAATTTACGATATGAGAGACCGCAAACGTCTTGAATTAGAATATTATACCAAACAACTGCTTGAATTACAAGAGAAAATGTCTTTCATTCGTCGCGAAATAGTATTGACTGAGACTATCATAAAGTTAGTTGAGAGTGACAAAGTGATAGATTTGATCAACAGTGACACGTTCATGCTTCCCAAAAAATAAGGTATAATGGCAACCTTTGATTGAAAAAATGATAAGTAATAGTGAGTTAGTAAAAACTCATCTGAAAATCCCCCAACGGAGGAAAAAATATGGCACGAAAAAAGCGTGTTGAACGACAACCACAGCGAGTCAGCCATGAGACTCGTTCGTATGAATCAAATGGCGGTGTAGTTCCTCTGCACAGAAAAACAATCCCAACAATATTGCCCAGAAATGTGGCACAAGAAGATTACCTATATCAGTTGGCCGACCCACAAAACAACATAGTTTTTGCGATTGGTCCAGCAGGAACAGGTAAGACCCTTCTTTGCACACAGATGGGCGTAAAGGCTTTTATGGAAAGAGAGGTGAAGAAGATTGTTATTACTCGTCCAGCCGTATCGGTAGACGAGCAACATGGTTTCTTACCAGGAGACCTAAACGAAAAGATGGCTCCTTGGACAAGACCAATATTTGATATACTTGAAAAACACTTCACAGTAGATCAAATCACGATGATGTTAGAAAATCATATCATCGAAATCGCGCCACTCGCTTATATGCGCGGTAGAACATTTGAAGACTCTTGGATTATTGCAGATGAAATGCAAAACGCTACCAAGTCTCAAATGAAGATGCTTCTAACACGTATCGGAAATAATACTAAGATGATAGTCACCGGAGACCTAAAGCAGCATGATCGCGGATTTTCAGAGAATGGTCTTTCCGATTTTATGGACTTGGTAAAACGATACGAAATGGCAAACCTAAAACATATTGCTATTTCCAGATTCGATATGATGGACGTTGAACGCCATCCTGCCGTAGTTGAAGTTCTAAAAATATACGGAGAAGACGACTAAAAAAAGGGGGCATCAGCCCCCTTTTTCAACTTCTTGAAGTTTTGCCATAATTTCAAGATAGAACCGATGGTATTTTTCCATACGGACAATATCCTTTTCAGTCACACCTTTCAGGCGACGAACATCAGTATTGTGGCGAAGATCGCACATCTTGACTTTCATGGCATCAACGTTTGAGAAAACACCCTCTTTGTATTCTTCATACGTCTGGCCAGGAACTTTGGTCAACGCACGAATACCATTGATGACACGCTCACTGATACCAGCATCACGCAAGTCTTTGTAAGTTACTTTCGTGTCTTCAATCACGTCATGACCAAGAGCGATGCACTGAAGTTCTTCGTCATTCGTTTTCAGATAATGCATCACTTTCATCGGATGCAGAATGTAAGGAGTGCCACCACGATCAAACTGCCCATCATGGGCGTTGGTGGCAATCAGAATCATCTTACTGAGCATTTCACCTTTTTTCATCTTCTTCTCCTTTGTTACAGTTATATCCTATCAGCGATAGAAAGCACTGTCAACGTGTTTTTTGAAGAATCTCAGAAAGTTCAAGGATTTCCTCAATGTCATCAGCATAAAGATTCATAAACTGTTTCAAGAACTCGTTTTCTTCATCTTCAAACTCATCGTTTACTGCTTCGGTGTTGGGATTTGTTCGCATGTTTTCAGCACTTCCATTACTTCTTTTGCGGGGATTGGTGATTCTACTAAGTCGCCGTTTGCGTCAATGATATACTTTATGTTGTTGTTATAGATGGTGTCAATACTGTCCAACTTTACAAACGAGTGATCTCCGATTTGGAGCCAAAAAAAGCCAGCAATGAGGATGCAAGTCATCTTACATCCCCATCCACACGGCACACTCATCCCACCGAGTGTTGGTGGTCAGGTGCTTTTCAATGTGCTTCAAGATCATTTCACGACCGTCTTTGCCGACGAAACGACCAAACACATACTGCGGAGCAAACGAGTCATTCTTCTGAATCGTAGGCATCCATTCTTGAGCATAACGCTTACGGTCAAGACCAGAAGCTACAACAGTGTTGTAATACCGATCATAACCTTCAATCAGCGCATGCAAACGTTCAGCAAACCGCTGTTCAAACTTCTCAATGCGTTCTTTCGTAGCATTGGGCAGCAGACCAACAGCATCATCGATTTCCTCATTCAGAATGAGAGCAACGATGTTACGGTCAAACGTCACACGGTCCAAAGTCTTGTGAATACGAACATACCAGTCGTTTTTGATTTTGATCATATGACCATCAGCAAAACGAATGATGTCGCCCTCGCGGTTTTCACGCTCACGAGCCTTGGCAATGTAGTCCGACAGCGATTCGTTTACCGAACCATAGACAGGAACCACATTGAAGGGAACATGACGATTGAACGGAACGTATTCGCCAGTCAAGTTGTCACGAATAGCCAACAGAACCAAGTCTGCGGTTTCATACGGCAACACAATCTGATTGTCGGGAGCAACATACTCAAAGATAGGAGTTTTGTTGTCGGCAATCATGATTTCAATGAACTGAATCCGTTCTTCGTTCAGCAACTTTTCTGCATCTTCTGCAATATCAGTCACCCCCATCTTGGTGCCAAGACGGAACGAACCATTCAGGGGAACTGGACGAATCATAGAACCATCCATCTTTTCCATGATGGTATGCGGAGCAGAAATATCAATCTCGTTGGATTGCGTTTCAGGACGTTCATTCACGTTGAAGAACTTATGAAACGGACGAGAAATCAGTTTGCCTTCTTTGTCAAAGATCAAGCCGCGACATTCACGACGAATAGCACCACCAAGGTCTTCGGGACCATCCATGTCAAACGTGTCAATCATAGACACAGCATAGTTGATGACAGTGTAGTCGCCCTTGTCGGCAACGATGAACTCGTCACGGCCCTCAATATGAGGCAACACGTCATTGATAGTGCGGATTTCAGGGAACTTATATTTCATGGTGGTGCCTCTCTGTCTTACTCAAGCAACATAGCATAGACACACAACAGTGTCAATATGTTTTTTCTTATTCGATCCAAGTTTTTGCATCAATCACAGAACCGCAAGACTTGCAGTATGTGATGTAAACAGTATATGAAAATCCTGCTTGCACTGTGATTATGTCTTTGAACTTTTCTGCAAAGACATGATTACTTTCGTTTTTGCAGCAATCGTTTATCATTGGAGTATCTGGGTTCTCCATACAGTTATTACAATCATCCATTTTATAACTCCTTTCTTTACCTTACAACTATATACAATTTTCAAAAAATGTCAAGCGGCTTTGTATTCGGCAAAGAACATTTCTTTACCTTTCGCACAAAGATGGAGAGTAGAAAACCAAGCATCAAACGACTGAATGTTTTCATTCACATTGAAGCCCACTTCGGCAAACCGTTCTGCTTTTTTCAGATATTTCCGAACCTTGGCTTCCAGCCGAACAACGGCGTTTGATTTTTCAGCGGGCGGCGAAGGACGAAACTTTTCAGCATCCTTGGTTCCACGATTGTTATTACAAGCATAGCAAGATGCAGCAAGGTTTTCCCATTCGTTGGTTCCACCTTTTGATTTCGGAATGACATGCTCAACGGTTACGCTGTTGCGTTTACCATGAACTTCGTGCATATAGCAACCGCAGAAGCAGCATTTCCAGTTCTGTGCTTCTGCGAGACGAGTTCGAAGATAAACCCATTTTGATTGTTTGTGCGCCAACCGAGCAGTCAACGAGTCTTCATACATTTTACGAAAATATTTCGCATCATTCGGAGTCTCGTTGATGATCGGCAGAACGTCAAACTTCATATCTGGTTCCTCTCTGGATACAGATTATGTATACAGTGATTCGTTCCGAATGTCAACCATTGAATGCCAGATTAAATGCGGCAGTTTCCTTTTCTTCATAATCTTCGTCAGATGAAACATCAAAGCTATATCGAACCGCAGCCTTGATCTGGTCCCCAAACGCATTCACCAATCCATCGGTCCACCGATTAATGATGTCTTCCATTTGAGTTTCATCGGCTTCATAGATGCTGTAACCGTGGCGGGAACATTTGTCGTCTTGAAGTCCGTAGTAGTCATGAGTTACAGTATCGTATTCAATATCTTCTTGTAATAGTGCTACTGCGCCAGACGATTGGCCAATATCGTCTTCTAACTCTTTGTTGCCTTCAAACACAACCATAACAAAGTTATCGGGTTCATCCTCGTTGTCACGAAAATAGTTTGTGTGGAAACTCAACTCAAACATATAGCGCATGGTAGTATCTCCTGTTGTGTAATCAGTTTTGCTTTGACGCAGCATCAAGCAGCGCCATCATTGTTTCGCCCATAAACCTTTGACTATCGGCAAGGTCAAGGTTGATCAGTTCAGCGTCATTGCCTTGGATTTGTTTACGGGAGTGTTCAATATCTGTGGCTAGGACTTCTAGGTCTTCTGCGAGAGTGGGATGCAGATAAGAAACCGCACGAGCAATAGATTGAAGTTCAAATACCGCACTCTGAATACGGCGGTGAGAGGCGGAAGTATCCCGCCACAGTGCTTCGCGTTTCGCATCCATCATTCCGCAACCTCTCGCTCTACAACCTCATCACCGTCTTCAAGGTATTCATCACCCATATATTCAGAATACGAGCGATACTTTTTGTTGAAAACGACTTTCATTTTTCTGACTACAACTTCAACGTAGCCATGGTCAGACGAGGGGACTAAAACTTTCATCACAGGGGTCCGTACATAAGTTCGTTACGGGCTTTTTCCCAATCAAATTCTTCAATCGCACGTTCACCAGCGATGGGAGAATATTTACCCCAAGTAAATACGTAGTAGACTTTCACGTATTCCTCAAGACCTTTCATCTTGGAACGATCACTGGCCCAACCAACCGCACGAGTCACATCGGTAGTGCTACCAAACACACCATCATAGTCCATCACGACATAACCAACGAAGTCGGTGGTTTCAGCGATGTTGAGGATTTCACGAGGGAAGGTCATTGGCATATCTCCTTGTTGCCGATTACATAGTATGTGTATCTGATTCGCGGGCGTTTGTCAAGCAGAATATAGAAAAGATTCCAGAGGAATGTATACGCGACCTGGGATTTCCATTCGCTTCACGCATTCCTCTTGTTCTTCTGTTTCGGGAGCAAACACCAGACTATCAATCATAAAATAACCAGCAGCGCCATCCCAGACGCCACGAAACATCAACCCATTTTTGGCTTTCATAATCAGCAATGGCTGATCTTCGTCGTCTGTTTTCGGAAACTCCGAAATAGGACGCATATAGTCCAGATAGTTTATACTCACTTCGTCCATTTCGTCTCTCAATACATCAGGTAGGTTACAGCTTTGATGTTCGTTTCAGCTTCACCGATTTCAACTGCAACTTTCTTTGCTTCTTCAACCGCTTCAATGAAGGTAAGAGCATGGACCTTATAAGGAGTCATACGGCCAACAAACTTGACTTCCCAAACAGACTTGGGGACAACGGGTTCTGCTTTTGCTTCTTTGACTTCATGCAGAACACTCACGTTCCGACGACCCATGCGGTCCCATGTGTGCGGCATATCGGCTTCAATTGTAGCACAGAACTTGTCAAATGCTTCTTCTGGGGTAGTAGCTTCAACTTCGAGTTCGACCGACATACCGCCAATAGGGCCATATTCACCGACGACAAGATACTTGGTCATTTCTCTCTCCTTGCTGACTACAGATTATGTATACAGTGATTCGTTCAGAATGTCAAGCCCAAGATACTTCAATCCACACATCAACAAACTGTCGGTCTTCACTTTGAGTTGTCACATTGTAACCAAGTTCAACAAGTTTTGCGTTCACTTCTGGGTTCTTGAACCGAGCCGAATATCCATGAAAGATACAGTGGTCATAAGGAACACGAATGTTCGTTTTGCCTTTGGTGGCAGCACTACGAACCATTTCATCAAGTTCCGCCAGAACTTTTTCAAGCGGTGGTCCAGCGAGTTCTTTTGCTTCTTTTGCACTAATCATTTCTTTTCCTTTCAGAGAAACATAGAACGTTCAATGGTGACAGGTCCACCCAAGTCTCGCACACGAAACTTTTTGCGAACAGAGTAACCATTTTCTTCGCAGAAGTTTTTATACCACTGTTCTTCGTCAATACACTGTTCGTTGGCAGCTTCCACGTTGGTGAACGACCACTTGAGTTGCCAGTTGTTGTCTGGGTCAATGCCGTTGAGACGATAATGTGCCTTGTGTTCTTCTGGCAAATCTTCCAGATATTCAACAACAAAACGATTGACGGTTTCAGTATAGGTATTCATTCTGTTTTCCTCTCAACGATCCCAGTTGTTTTCATTCAACCATTCTTGAACAGTCCCCCACACTATCAGATGAGTCAGAACTCCGATGGCGATTGCCCAGTTAGGGAGAACAGCAGGGGCAAAAACCCACACAATGCCACCAAGAAAGAAAGGAGCAAGAATAGTCCAGAACATATAAAAAGCAAAGCGCATCTATGTTTCTCCTTAGTGGCTACAGATTATGTATACAGTGATTCGCCCTCACTGTCAACATCAAAAGTAGTTGCGTTCCCAGTATTCTTCATTTTCTTTTTCAATGGCGACCCATTCATCTATGAGTTCAAGAACAGTGTCGGGCGACACGATGTATGGTTCTTCCCAATCTGGGTCGTTGTGTGATGAATAAACAGAGCGACCGCCATACTGAACATGAAAACATTCATTCTCATCTTCATATATACGAACTCCACCCCATTCTTCATAGGTGTTCCAGTTGGCTTCATATACAAGATTCATGCTTTTATTTTGTAACCTTCAGTTTCTATTCCATATTCGGCAAGTTCTTCAAAAGTTTTGATACTTCCGCATTCAACGAGGTCCAACAGACAACTATATTCTCGGTATCCTTCCCTTGAAATATAATCATTCTTTTGTTCTTCCAAAATCTGAAGAAGATTGGCTTTGCTGTCAGTCATGATTATCTCCCTTTGTTACTTTACACTTATAAGATGATTCGTATCAAAAGTCAAATAAAAAAGGCGACCGAAGCCGCCTTTTCTGTTATTTTGTTAGCAATTCAAATACGTCATCTGGTAGAACACCGTTGTGTTTTCCTAACAGTGACACAGTTTTGACCGCAGCAAGTTTCTTGTTACGTTCATCATTTGCTTTCCATACAGCAGCCATCCAAGTAACATACTCTTTTGACGAAGTATCAAACAGGTCTTTTGGGATTGGAGGAAAATCACTCATAGCGAGACACCATTTCAGTTTCAGGGTTCACAACCGCACGTTCACGGATTGCTTCAAACGTATCTTCAAGAAGAAGGTCACCGTTTTCATATACAACCCGAAGAACTTTGTCTTCTTCACGAGCGTTCTTTTCTTCTACGGTTCGGAACCCGCAGCTTCCAATTCCACATTCGTGAACCAGTTCAAGGCGACCTTTCTTAGAAAGTTTACCTTTATCAGTGATTGGGTCTTTGTAAACATCAACCCAAACCCCATTCACAAGTGCAGCAGAACACTTCATCGCAAACTTCTGGTCATCGCGTTGTGGAGCGCCAAGTAGAGCGCCACCCATACCAAATGCAACGTTGTCGGCACAGAAACCATTTGCTTTCAGGCTTTCAAGAATAGCTTTGACACTATCCGAATTGATGCCATCACCTTGAATGATACGAACATGATTTAGAAGTTTGTAACCTTTTGCGTTTACAGTTGAACCAAAAGTTTTGTCCAACAGTTTTGCAACTTTTGTCACAACTTCAACTGGGTCACCAGAGTCGGGACGGACAACAAGAGTTGCGCCAGACTTGATTACTTCTTCGCGAAGTTCACCACCCCATAGATTTTCAACAGCGTTGAAAATATCATAGCTGTCAGAAACAACAGCAAGGATTGACCCAGGTTTAGCGAACTGTTTCAGCATATTTTTGTATGCTTTGACTTCGTTTTCGCGACCCCAAGAAGTAATGGTGCTATGTTCAGCAGCAGGAATAGAGAACCCTGCCATTGGCATTTTGTAGTAGCGTTTTGCACCAACTACAGCAGCAATAGTGTCAGTCCCCATAAAGCTGACCAAGTGAGCCATGCCGCCAAGAGTGGCAGACTCATGCGAAGATGTTCCTCGCGCACCGAAGTCGTGTAGTTTGAAGTTGAGTCCAGCAAGATCGCCGCCAGTTTCAACCATGAACTTCTGAATGATTTTCTTGATTTCACGGCTGGTTGTGGCAACAGTGGTTGGATACCAGATTGCACGAAGCAATGCAGTTTCCAAGTAGGTGGTCAACCAGAAACACTTTGGATCGGTGTTTTCAACAGTAACCATTGCGTTGTGAACAGGAATCACAGTCCCTTCGGGCGCAGCTTTGATGCGAATAGGAAGTTTCCCGCCAAGTTCCTTGACGATGTATTCCCAACCTTCACGATTGAATGGTTCCCCATGGCCAGTCCAGATTTCTTCTGCTTCATCCACATCTGCCATCGTGATTGGTTCAAGCAGATACTCTTTGATGAACGCTTGTAGTCCGAAGAACACAAGTTCATTGTATTTTCCGCCACGGCTTTCAATGTAGCTGAATACAGTTTCTGTATTTTCAGGGTATTGAACGAACATTGACGCTTTGTAGCTGTCGGTATTTAGTAGTAGATTGCTTTTCATAATAGAACTCCTCTATTGTTAGATTGCCAAACTCTCTGTTTGGACTTGATGACATTACCACGTCATTGTGATAATGTCAATAGGTTATGCAGCGGCTGGTCTGGATTCTTGCCATTCTTTTGTCCACCTTGGCAATTCACGATACCCAACAGGCCAATCATTTAGCCCAATATCAGTTAGTTTGCCGCAGCATGGACACTTGAATGATACGGCTGGTTCTTTTGTAAATATACCCCACCCCTCACCAGTTCCCTGATAATAACGAAGGTCATCGAACTCAAGTTCAAGCAATGCTTCGCATCCATTTTCGCCATTGCCCCATCCAGTGCATCGATGTTGCAGTGACCAAGTATTTTTTCCGTTTTTTCCCGCTTCAAGAATCTTCATTTTGCTCACCCAATGTTGATAAAGTTGTCGATGATGTGGAAGTGATCTTCAAACATCTTTTCTTGCTTCACGTCTTTGAACGGAACCCAGAACGCTTTTTCGGCATCATCCGAACCTTTCACTTTCGGCAGTTCACCAACGCCCAAATCAATGTGAAATGCTTGGGTAATGGTGCGACCACGAGACGAACGATTAGGAGCATCAAAAGTCTTGGAACCCTTGATAGAACCTTTCAGCACTGGGACAGGAACCTTGATTTTGGTTTCTTCTTTCAGTTCACGAATGGCACCATCCAGCATAGTCTCATCTTGGTTCAGGAAACCGCCAGGGAGCGCCCATTGGCCCTTGCCAGGCATGTCACCACGCTTGACCAGTAGGATGTGTCCAGACTGCACTACAACGGCGTCTACGGTCATAAAAGTGGGCGGGAAAGGTGCAGCCTTCCATGCTTCTTTATACTTCTTGACCATGTTGTATTCTTGCTCAATAACTTTCCACTGAGCAGATGCAGATAGAAAAATGTCAAGCATCCTGCTTCTAGCAGCATCAGGCATCAAAGTTTTGAGATTCTCTAGCGTGTTACTATTAACTTCAAACAAAGATTTACGAATGTCAGTTGCGTTGATACCACCAACATCATCAACTTCAATATGATTCTTCCAACGTGGAAAGATGTTCAGGTAGTAGCTAGTGCTGTCTTTTGAATGGCCAATCAGACCAACATCTTGTGCATTCGGGACAGTAGCATCAACAATCTTTTGAATGGCGTTGACCCATTTGTTGTCGTCATATGGGTAATCTGACACAGGAACGACCTTCACACGAGTCGTGCGTTCAGTCTTACCTGGCGGATACACGGCTTCAATCATAGCCTTGCGTTCTTGGAATGTAAATGGATTTCGGATATTACGAGCAGCGAAGCTGGAACCTACGACTACAACAACTTCATGTGCTTGTTCAAGTGCAGCATCAATAACTGCTTTGTGTCCATTGTGAAACGGCTGGAACCGACCGATAAAAACGAGTGCGTCTCGCATTGCAAAAACTCCTTTTGCTGTTATGTGAAGGACTCTCTGTCCTTCACTATTATTTATACTTTATTTTCAAATATTTGTCAAGCATCATTCGTCATATTCAAACTCTTTTTCACGAGCGTTCATTACATCCGTAGAAATCTTGTTGAGTAGACGATACTCTGCATATTCTTCTGACTGTGAACCTTGGTGCATAACAGGCATCCAAATCTTACGAGTTGCTTCCATAAAGCTATTGACCATCTTACCAAGAAGTGCTTCGCGCATCAGTTCATACGCACCTTCTTTGTTTCCAGAAATAAACATTTCAAGAATAGGGTCAGAGAAGTTTACAATGTCTGCAAACCCACCACCAGCATAACCACTGCCAAATGCATGACCAAACGTATCTGACAGAATGTGGTCACGGCTTCCCTCAAAGAAATACTGACGCATAAACAAGTCGTTTAGAATGTCACGCTGTTTTTGTGCGGTTTCATCATCGGCTTTGATGATGTCATTCACAGAGCCGAGTCGTGGCGATTTTTTATTTGCACAAAACTCCATATAGTCAGGAATCAATGTTGCAAGTTTTGCGTAGGTAATGTTCTTGAAATAGTATTGGTCAGTTTCCCACCCTTCTGGGATTTCTGCATCTTTACGCTTATACCAATCAAACGTCCATTCATTCCACAGACGATCAACTACATCTTTACGAATCATAGTAAAGAAGACTTGTCTGTATTTTGGTTGACCTTCATATCCACGAAGTGGATTGTTCACACGAAGGCGTTTTTCATGAACAACTTCAAAGAAAGTGTCAATGTCAAAGCCTTCACGTTTTACAGCGATGTCATGATATTGATTTTCGCCAACTTCAAGTTCAATGAGGTTTTTGCGAATCCCTTCAACAATCAAGTCAAGAGCGACACCACTGCAATCTTCGCCCGCACCATAGTCATTGTATTTCGCACGAAACGGAATAATGACAGGATTATATAGTGCCGTAGAATAGCAAAAGCTATCTCGATACGATTCCACGATGGGGAATACGTATACTTCTTCACCAGAAATGATCGGTAGACTCGTTAGACCACAAGTTGCGTTCCAGCTTCCCATTGTGTATTCCTTTATTTGTTGTTACGGATTGCAGTTGATAGATTGATAGTCAGGTTGATGCCACTACTCACATCTATCCAAAACTGAAGATGTTCATCGGAATCATAGAACGAGTTGTTGATTGCAGTTTCAAGCAGTTTCAACATAAAGTCAAGGTTTTTTTCTGCAAATGTGTTCACAGAAACATCGTATAGATACATACTTTCTTCCATAACCTTTGCATAGTTTATGACAGTAGTATGAGTAGAAGCCAATCCATGCAAGTCTGCACGAATCATCCAACGAGTTGCTTCATCCATATGGGGCGTGATTTCATGATGTGCGGTTGCCAGAATGATTTCGGCAGCTTTTGTTCTGTTTGGATAGTATTTCAGCAACAACTGAGCAGAACGTTCTTCTTTCAATGGGTCTTTATCGTATACAACATCATGAAACAACACGGCATAATCCAAATCCTCATCGTATGGAGCATTCATACGCTCTAAAAACATATAGCATTCTTGAATATGATCTGGGTTATGGTATGCGAGATTTTTGGCATACCATAACTCAGCAAATTTATTATTACCTAACCTAGACCATTGCATTTTTCAGTTCCTTGCAGTTGCCATACAAATCAAAGATGGCAACCACATCAAACCCTTCATCAATTTCAGGCTTCACGTAAGTATCCATCATACGATTGATAATATCAATCGGAATAGTCTTGCCAGGCCGACCAGCGAGGCGTTTCTGCCATTCGGCATAATCATCATCAGTAGCGGGCGGTTCAATGCACTCACACTCAACCCGATAACCAGCTTGTTTCATGCGATTGATGACCTTGCGCCGCTTACCGACACCAAGATTGGTTTGGTCCCAAATGATGGTGAGCTTGTCGCGAATGGCAACATCCAACCACTCGTTCATTTGCTTAGTGGCTTTGTCAATATACTTGTCAAACGCGAAGTCATACGACCAGCCCATAGCGGCACCCCATTCTTCAATGAGGTTGTCTGTGCTGTAAACAAAAGCATCAGGCTCCATTGCAGCAAGCGATTGAACGCGAGTGCTCTTGCCGCTGGCAGGATAGCCAACCATGACAACACAGACAGGTTTCATCGAATCGTCTCCATTACGTTTCCGCTTACACGATAATATACGCTATATTCTTCGGTTTTGCAAGACCAAAAATCTTCATATTTGGTCAAAGCCTCATTTTCATTTTCAGCCATCACGATGCGAATGTCCTGAAACTCTTTGGGGTCGCACATATAATCAGTGCGATACACAGTGCCTTTGACCAAATACGGAATCATAGTGCAGTTTCTTTCATATAACGAGTTGCGATTTCAAATGCTTCATCCAGCGTAAAGCGAGTAGAGGCAATAAACTCTGGTGTTCGGCTGGAAGGCATAGCCTCAAAGATACGGTGAAGTCCTTTATCCAAAACAGTTGTTTCGAACACTTTCACACACCATTTATCTTGCCCACGCTTTTCAATGGTGACATCATCGCCAAGGTCAAACCGAGTTGCCAGTTTTAGCATATCATTTGGAGTCATTTTCTACCCACTTTCCAGTAAGAATACCAAACGGACCAGCATACCAATAAGTAAACAGAACACTTTCGCTTTCGCTAAGTTCTGTTATCTTGCTGAAATACGGCTGGTCCAGATTGTTGTGTCGCCAAGGAGTTTGTGACGACCAATCATCTGACCAAAAAAACTTGGTGATACGTTTCTTTGATTTCAGTTGAAACAGTTCGGTTGCCATCATTTCCCCCAATGTTCAATGAAGTTGTTCATGTATTCATAGATGTTTTCCGCCCCAACAGGGTTCTTGGAATGAACCATAAACGAAAAGTTTTCTGGAAGTTCTTCAATCCCATCCATCACCATTTCACTGATGCGTTGTGCGATTTCATAACCAGTCCGTTCATTTTCACCAAGGTCATGGTCAAAACTGATCATCACTGGCATACCAAAAGTGAGAATGATATCCTCAACTTCATACCAGTTGCGGGCAATAACCCAATCATGAACTTTATACATATATTGTTCTGTGAGCGATTTCGCCCAAGTCACATCACTTGGAACTCTCTCATCGTCAATGAACAGATTATAACCCATATTATTCTCCATATCTCAGTATGAAAGCAGCATAGTCTGATTCGCTTTGAAAGTCAAGCCAAAATCGTTTCTCTTTTTCATTGAACGTGCATCCGTGTGGTTCAAGTTCTTTATTCAAAAACTCTATGGAAAAACCATCGTCTCTCGTGTATCCAGTTTCTGGATTGGAAGAATACGTATCTTCCAGATAGTTCATAAAGTTCATCCAATAGACGGGACACACGTATAACGTATTTCCAAGGTCAACTCTAATGGTCATTTGTGTTCACCGAAACAATATGCCACTCGCCCCATTCATCATTCAATGTTTTTTCTTTATATCGGCAATATGTGGCGTTCACTGTCAGTTCCACATCATCAACATACGCATTTTTCACTTCAATTCTACATTCACTAAACCGAATCTCATGCGCCAGCGGAATACCAAGAATAAGATACAAAGAAACAATCCATAATGCCATAACCACTAACAAGTTAGTTGTTCGTTGCAATGCGTAAACGAATACCAGAACGCTAATACCACACAGTGCAATAAAAAACCACAATGCTGGCTCACTTACATGAGACGTTCCGAAAATGAGTTCGCCAAGATAGGTAAGAAAATCAATCATTTTGGTCCATAAATAGTTGAAAAAGTTTCAGCCGCCCAATGTTTGGCAAACAACTTGTCCCAATACACAAAGTCTTTGCTTTGGACATTATCTTTTGCCCAAGGATTAGTGACTGCAATACTAAATCGAATCATGGTTTCTTCCATAGTGTTGGTCCAAAGATGCCCCTATCTTCCACATAGCAATAGCTTGGAACATAGTATTCAATGAACCTGTCGCTCACATCTACTTTGAAAATACTTGCCCGATCTTCTGGCTTATCGCCATGATAGATGACTCGGATTGCAATATCTCTATTTGTAAGTCCGCTTTCCCATGTAGTTTTATCGTCAGACAACATACTCTGTATGTTATGTCCAAACCAAACATCCTTGAAGTTTTGAATACATGGTTTCGGAGTGTTATATTCTTTCTGGTATACGGTGCCAGCACCAAAAGCCAATGCTGCGATACCAACGCCAAGGATAAGTTGCTTGATCATTCTTTATACTTCTCGTCAGTTGGCAGCATTTCAGTTTCGCAAGATACTGAAAACTGGTTGGTTTCAAACACTTTCAAATCAAATAGTTTTGATTCTCGTTCTGGGTCAGCATATGCAGCTTGAATATCAGCCATTATAACTTGGCTAAGACGCTCACATTCACCTTGTGTTTGGCCTTCGTATCCCATAGAGAATACGACTGCACCAGCATACCATAGAGTTACCCAGAATGTCATGTCATTTCCTTTTGAATGGTTTAGGCATTGTTATTTCAATGAGTTCGTCAGTGATTTCCTTGATACGAACCTTTACACTTTCGTCACCGTTGCCAAGTTTTGACAACAGAACTTGCCGCTCACGATACAAATCACCACGCTTTGACCCAATCCACAGACCAGGTGCGACTTCATATGGATCGTTCATTCTAACCCCAACATCAAACGAGCAGCAGGAATACATTGGGACCAAAGTTCGTGTGGCAAGTTTTCGCCATATATATCTTTTTTTAGTCCCATCTTTTGGGCCGCAATCATACGGGCAAGAGGTTCTACTTTATCTTCAAGCCAGATACGACCAAACATTACTTTTCCACTTCTGGTTTTGAAATGACAGGTTCTACGGCAATCTTTTCGGAAATGTCCGCTACATATTCTTTTCTGGATTCTTCGTATGCCTTCAGAAAATCAAGGCGAACACCTTCAGAAAGTTCACTTGGAACCAATGACACATTGCTACCGTAACATCCGCGACCATAACATGGCTCATCTTTCCACACTGGATATCCATTTTTGAGAATGGTCACTCCATCTGTTGCTACCGTGTAACCGTGTGCAGCCATATATGGGTTAAGTTCGGCTCCCCATAGTTGTGGATAAGGTTTGTCATCTATACAGGCAGATAGAAGAAGAACAAGTAGCAGTGCTTTTTTCATATCCACCCACTCCTGTTGCGTTCTTCATCTGTAAACTGACCACCCATACGGTCAGGGTTCAGTCGCCAGCCCATTTCACTATTGCTTTCTTCCAGCGCACTGACACGCTTTTGAAGTTGGCGAACTGCCATTTGCAAATGTAATGCATACACCATGAGTTCTTCGTGGCTCATTTTTTCAACATCGGGAGTGTTCATCATACTTCTCCATCCAGAGTTTTGACGCCGCGCCGTTTCAGTTCACGAAGAATCATAAACTCAGCAGCAGCTTGATCAACCGCAGAATCAATCGCCATCAACTGTTTTGATTGAAGAACATCAAGAGTTTCAAAAAGGGAGTCATTGTCAAAACGACGAAGCAGGAAAGAACGGAAGAACAGTTTCAGCATTCTACAATCTCCACAATGTTAGCGTCATGACCAAGAGCATTACCATTCAAGTCCCAGAACAAATCATTATCGGTCCATCCATAGGCGCAGATGACAGAATCAATCCAACCATCACAACCAGCAGGAATCAAATGAATAGTCCACTCACTGCCATCGGAAAGACGAACAACTTCTTGGCGGCGGGCGGCATCGGTGAAGTCAGTCATATCGTTTCCCTCTTGGCTACAGGATATGTATACAGTGATTCGTCCTGAATGTCAAGACGAATTTACTGTTCTGCCACCACTTCAAAATCATTCATCGTCATATTAGACTTGAAATCACGGTAACGAGAATGACTATTGAACAACACGCCAATCTCAACTGTGTGTTTGTATGGATGCGCCTTATGGCCACTACCCCGACCATTCGTGGTAATAGTATAGAGCAATCCATTTTTCTTGTAGCGAAAGAGTGTCATTTTACGACCTTGTATTTGAAGACATACGGACCTTTGTCTATTTGGCTTCTTTGTTGTTACTCTATTCTTATAGTGATTCGGAGAGAATGTCAATCCTCTCCGAACTGGTCTTTCAACCTTTCATATAATGTTCTGTCGTTTTCTTCTTTTTGAATACGCTTGCGTTCTTCATCCCTCAACCGAAACTCGTATTCAACATCGGTTTCATAACGCTCACCATATAGGACATAAGAAGGGCCGCAAGAACAATCGTGATAGCAACCGCAATCGCGCCTTTCTTCAAATCCCATCTTTTGGTATCGGTCGCGATGTTCCGTCTGAAGACATACCAGTTCGTTGATAAGATTTTTCAGGGAACTCGTGGGATAAAGAGTATGATGGTAATACCCATAGTCAAGGTATTCTGTGGTGCTACCATGATACGTCTTTACCGTAGCAGTGGCACCAACAGGAACACGAATCATCTTTTTCATTACAGTTCACCAAACTTTTCTTTCAAACGCAGAAACTCAACGTATTCCGCATCTTTTTTCAGTTTCTTTTTTTCGGCGGCAGCTTTACGTTTGGCGGCAGCATCTTCTTTCCGTTTGGCTTCGGCTTTTTCACGAGCAGCTTTTTCTTTGTCGGTTTCAGTCCGATCAAAGTAATACGTGATTTTCAGTTCGTAGTCATCATCGTAATAACCACCACGAACAGTCGTCATATCAAACGTGCCTTCGTCAACCATACCTTTGGCACGGGCTTTATCCACCACCAAATCTATGTTGGCTTTGATTTCAGCAGCAGTGCCTTCAAAGTCGTAGCGGCTTACTTCAAACTCGTCACGAACCAACCATTCGCCTTCAACATTACGAGCCATACCCATTTGGTTTCCTTTCAGAGATTCAGTTCAGCGCGTTCTTCAGCAGTCAACTTTGCTAACGCATTCTTGCGAATTTGACGTTTACGTTCACGTTCACGCGCTTCGTTTTCCTTGGATTCCAAAGTCCAGTCCATTTCAGTCAAAGTGGAGTGGCTTTTCTCCGTATATTGGAGAGACAGAACAAAACGATTTTCGTGATCATCCCGATCAACCACCAAAAACTCACCATTACGAACTTCAATCTCGTAGTTCATGTTGGTTGCGCGTTCCAGAGTAGTCATCAGAAAAGTTGGATATTCCGCCTTGGACTGTTCCAACAGTTCTTCTGCTTTTTTAGCGTATCGGGCATTTCTCTCTGCTTTGGTTTCGCGGGCCATGATCTTCTCTCTTTTGCTTACAGGTTATGTATAAGCTGATTCGCAACAGATGTCAAGGAGTTTATGCCAAGATTTTGTCAGCCACTTCGTTCATATCGTGCAGGGCAAGAATACGGTCATCACTTTCGTTTTTGTTGTGACCGTGTTCAACCAAGAAGGTGGTAAGACCAAGGTCAGCGCCAACTAGGGCGTTTTCCCATTTGTCTTCAACCCAGTATTTTACACCTTCGTATTTCTTGATGTATTCGGCAAGGACTTCATCTTTGTCTGCACCAGTATCAAGGCACACTAGTTCTTTCAGCCATCCTTTTCCAAACACTTCTTCAAGGTTCCGCTGACGGGCATGTTTTGCTGCGGGGTCAAGACTGAGCGAGGTGATTACCACAAACTGATATCCTGCTTCTACCAACCGAGCAATACCAGCACGAGCACCACGAAATGCTTCTAATTCACCCATCCAAGCACTTTCATTGAACTGGCGAACCAACTGTTTCCCCAAATCACGGGGAATACCGAACTGTTTGTCAATCGCATATTGATTTGCATCAACATGCACATATCCATGTTGGACCATCCACTTTTGGAAGGATTTCTCCCAATCTAGAATCACACCGTCACAGTCGGTGAAGATTACTTTTTCTGACATTCATTTTCCTTTTCTCTTCATTATTCTTATACTACCATTCGATCTGAATGTCAAGAAGTTTTTAGAGATACCCTAAAACCATTCCATCATCTTCGTCAAGAATCTCAACCAGACACTTTCCAGTTCCAGTTGGGTCTTCTTTGATACGATATTCATTCGGCTCCATCAGCCGACATGTTTCTTCCGCAGCAGCACGATTTTTGAAAACCGTGTGAGGATGATTGAGCAATGCTTTCATATCAGACCTCCGACAGAGTGTAGTAGGTGGAGACAGAAGTTCCAGCAGCAGTCGGAACCAGCATCGGGCGAAGTTCCGAGAACACAGCATGGCCGAAACCTTTGACTGTTTTCCCTTTCATCAGAAGGCGGGCTTTGAACTGGGTGCGTTTGGTGTAGGGGTCGGTTTCAAGAGCGTAGCGAAACTCACCACCGTTTTTGAGAACTTCAACAGCTTTGATAGCGCGAGTAGAAAGTGCAGCGGTCATGTCATTCCCTCTCTGTTACAGTATATGTATAGAGTGATTCGGTGGGATTGTCAATACTTATTTTTTGTATTTGTTGAGAAGGGGCGAAAGATTTATGGTAGGTTCTGGATTGGAAACAACGATCTGAGTTCTTTTCTTGATATGAACCTTCCAAGCACCCTCATTGAGTTGTTCGCATTTCAAAGCATAAGGGTCAGACGAAACCCAGTGATGAAACTGCATTTGCATCTGACCCATACCCGTAATAACAACGATGTATTTTTTGTCTTTCCAGTAACTTTCTTGTGTTACTCTGCGGTATTCTTTCCAAGCATCATGTATTGGAAACCCATGTAGGTCTAATTTCATAATCAGTCGCCACTGTAATTATCCAAATCAACTTCGTCTTGATAAAATCCACGGCGATACTCATCAAAGTAAATCACATGAGTTGGATGCGGTCTATCTTCTGTCCATCTAAACAAGTGCGACCGATATATACCAAACTTCACTTCTGGTGTCTTTGCGCCATTCTGCATATCTTTGTATACATCTGGTGGCAGTGTTACGCCAGCATAATCAACTACTTTCTTGCCATCAACATAGGTAATCATTCTACCAGATTGCGCGTCACCACTCCAAACAATATTGACTTCAAAGTCATGCCATTGTCCTAGCGTCAAGACATCTTTTCCGAGAGTATATTGTGTGGTGGTTTCACCTACTTTTCCGAGAATATCAATATTGAAGTTATTTTTATTCAAATGATAATATATCGAAGGAGCAGGACCAGCATGCCACTGAAAAAATATCTGCTTTGGATACATAGGTTCATAGTCGGCTGGAATATAAACACTGAACGCATACCAAACACTTTTATCTAGTGGTGGGTTCCAACGTTCTCTTACTTCTGACCGTTCTCTATCTAACGTGCAATCATTCCAACCCTGTGATGGGTTTTCTGGATATGCAGTATAGCAATCGCCATCACGCAATTCAAATCGTAGAGCGGTTGCACCCTTTCTCTTTGTGTCGGATACAACATCATATGCGTAATCTTGTGCATCTAGGTCAATAGTCTGAAACCATTTGCCGCGATGTTCATCTACTGGAAGTTCGTCAATAGTTCCAGCTTGAACTAAAGTTGCAAACAGTAGAGAAAATACTAGAAGAAGTTTTTTCATAGCGTAAACGTAGGAGCTAGACCTTCTCTAACACATTCTTGAATGAAGCCAGCAAATCTATCTGGGTATTTCATTTTGACATGGTTGATGATTTGGTTGAAGTCTGTTGTGTCAGCAGAGTTTTTTTCAATCTTGGTGTCTGTGATATTCAAAATGGTGGTTGCAGTTTGCCACCAACGTTTACGAATACGTGTTACAAAGAAAATGGTTTCAATCATTTGCTGTGAGTTTTCTGCTTCTGCCCAACCCTTGACGCTTGTATTTACGCCAGGTGCTGGAATGTATGAGTGTTGTATTACGATGTATGCTTTTTGTGCCATATTATTTTCCGTTAGTTTCTTAGACTTGGATTGGTTGTAGCGTCAACTGTTCTAAGTCTTCTTGCTGTTTGATGTTCTGATGCGTGTAGTAGCAGCAGCTTTCGTATTTCATTTGAATGGTTCGGCATGGTGCTATGTAGCAAACGTGGATTCCATGATATTATACTTCCTTTCGGTGCGACAAACTGCTTGTAGTTGTCTAGAAAGAAGGTGTCCCATGATTTGTCAATTGACGTACTATCAATTGTATATTTGTGAGTATTCGGCACATAACCAGTCGCGCCGTTCATTTCATTTACATTGGTCAGTGGGACCATAAATTGAAGACCAAGGTGTTGATTGGTATATTTGAACTCCTTGAAACGATATGGAGTGTCAATATGAGGACGAATAAAATTCATTCCTGGGTATAGAACTATAAAATCTACATGATACCAAGTCCATTTGTTTTCGCCAATGACTGCATCTGCGATTGGTGTCAATCTATTTTTTACTATATCGACTTCTGGTGATACAGCATCATCTGTCCAATAGTATGCCCAATCAACACTATATGGATCGTTTAGTTGGTCAGTTTCTTTCCAGCCCTTCCATTTTTTATTCTTGTCATGTCCACGCTGTGGACGAAGGGTATCGCAATACGATGAGAGGGCATCTATAGTATTGTCATCAAATACTCGTTCCTGTATAAGAAACCCGTCTTCTTCAAATCTATCTATCATTTTAATAAAAATTTCCCATCTTCAATATAAAGGTTTTTATTATCATCAATATTTATCATAAAGATGATCCATTCTTTGTTGCGTATATAACGACAGGTATATTTGCTTTCATCAACCAGCCTGTCAAGAATTTCAAAACCATATCCATGAGAAGCAGGGTCGCCTATGATTACGGTTTCTTCAAATCCATCCGTTATTTTTTCTTCAAAATGTTTCACGACAAATGGCAAATCATTTGTGTCATTCAAAACTATCTTGATTCCTACCGTTTCAGATACGGTTTTCCTGAATGGATTTGGTCCATCCAAATTTATAGAAAATGCTGCCAACTCCCGATGTAGCATCAACTCGTATTCATCATACCATTCTGGCATAATAATCCGTTTTGGTTCGTAGTCCATTATGACTGTCCTGCAATGTATTGAAGTTCAAGAAGAGTTGCACTTAGGTTGATTTCTGGGTCTGCAACGAGTGAATGATTTACCAACCCATCACGAATACATAGCAATGCTCTGCCCTTTGTTTTGGTATCTTCGCCAAACCAATCCAAGTTCTCATATAGCTTACGAAACACACCTTCATATTCTTCTGGACGTGCTTTCTCAACAATCATTTTACGGGCATCAGCAACTTTTCCAAGTTGGAAGAGTGCTACATATTCTAGAACCCAATCACTTTCGCCACCTTCACCAGAACTTGGTTCTTGTAGCTTTCCATCAACTACGTTCTGTTGAACCATTCCAATGCATTTGCGCAAGTCTGGATAGGTTGACTTTACGTATACGTCAAGGTCATCTGGTTGAAACGTAATACCTTCTTCCAAGAGAATGGTTGCAATACGAACTGTGAACTCAGTCTGGTCTAGTTTGGCGATATGAAAACCCTGACAACGAGAATGTAGAGCAGGAATAACTTTGTTTGGATAGTTACAGGTAAGAATGAAACGACAGGTTGACGAATATGTTTCCATCATATTACGAAGAATTGCTTGTGCGTTTTGAGTGAGGTAATCAGCCTCATCAAGCAGAACATACTTGAAATCACCAGAGAATGGAAGTGAGCCAGCAAACCCACTGATTTTGTTTCTCATAGTGTCAACGTTGTTTTCGTTAGAGGCGTTGATAATCATAATGTCGCCACCATCTACGCCAAGTTCGTTGAGAAGGATTTTCGCAAGAGTGGTCTTACCAGTTCCCGCTGCACCAGAGAATAGAAGGTGTGGAACTGCACCAGACTTGACCCAATTCTTTACCTGATGCTTTTGCTTTTCATCACGGAATACGTAATCCTCTAATGTCTGTGGGCGATATTTTTCGGTCCAGAGTTCTCTCATTTTTATCTCGTTTGTTGATGATTGATTTTACAGAGTATATCACTTTTCTTTGAGAAGATCAAGTGCGTAATATTGTTCCACTAACTTATCGTAGTGTTCATATGTAAGTTGTTCAAGTTCTGGATATTTTTTCTCAAGTGATTTGTTTCGCAAATCTAACTTGATACCAAAAGTTTTTCTTTTCTCGGCAAACTTATCGCCTTGGCATGAAACATAAGGAACTATGTTTCGTTTTGGTGTTGGTTTCGAAAAGATTAGTTCTTTTGTTACTACTACAACTCGTCCGTCTCCAAGACAAAACTTACATTCAGACCGTATTGTTTCGTAGTCGTTTCTGTGATAGTCTACTAATTCTTCTTTAGTTATGGTTCCTATGCCCTTGCATTGTGGGCATAGTTCAACCACGTTCTTTTCAACTACATCGATTGAACTACGCCATTCAATGTCACGTTTTGTTTCTTCATCAATCATCGGTTTGGGTCAGCTTCTTTATATTCTGGTGTTTCTGGCATAGTCCAAGGAAACGATTCGATGTTTACCCGACTGTCTCGTGAAGTAAAGTAAGACTTGTACTTTTCTCCATTTTCATCTTCATACCATTCCCAGAACACAATGCCATCCATCCAATAGGCTTGCCCGTTTTCTTTGAACACGTTAGATGCGCGGCGGTTCTGAAACACTCCGTGTCCAACTTCATTCCACTCATCGTCATTTCCAGTAAGAGGCGTAAGTGGGTTGTATGCAAGAACACGTTTCAAAATTGATAGTGCATATGATGCACTGAATCCCGAATGTCCTTCTTCTGCAAACATTTCTACCATGCGAAGGATATGGTCACGCATATGAAAGTCCATACCTTCACCAGTGCGGTCATCGGTTCCAAGATTGAGAATATCCAATTCTCGCTTTGCGTAGTCAACAAGATTGCTCATACTATCCTATTATTTGTAAAAGATTACTACAGCCAAAAAAAGCTGTGCGAATATATTTACTGCTAGAAGGGTTCTGATAGTTGCGAATGCCTCTGGCAGTTTTGCGATTTTTCGGTTCAGGCTTTCCCACATTTCCATTCTGCGTTTAGTTGCAGCGTCAATTGTAACTGGGGTTGCATCGTCAAGTCCAAATACGATACGGTCTTCCTTGGAAGTATCTGCCATTATTTCACCTCGTCTGGCTTGGTTTCGCTTACACCAAGAATACCATTTGGGTCACCCAACCAAAAACGAATTTCTGTTTCGCCCAAGTCTAGGTTTTGCCCGACACTCCATCGTCCATGGTCCATAAGAACCCACTGACCGACACTGACATCTTTTTGTTCTGGTCCAACAGCATACACTTCTGCCCATCTAGCACGAATGCCACGCTCACCCGCATCGGTGGTGCTGTCATCTATGATGATCAAACCATTAGCAGTTTTTCTTTCGCCATGGTCTAGGTTGATTAGAATAATATTGTTTCCGAGTGGTCGCAACGTTCTCATATTATTCCTCGTTATTATTGTCAAAGTTTTCCGCAAATGTTGGTGCTGGAGCGGGAGTGTATTTTTTAGTTGGCTGTGGTTCAAGACCGACTGGCAATTCTTCTTTTGCATTATCAACTTTGATAGATGCTTTTTTTACTGCCTTTGGATTGTTTTTGTTGTAATGCTCACGAGCAATTTGGTCTGCGGTTTTTTCAATTTTTCCGCCTTTACCCAACTGGTCGCCACGTGCATTTGTTTTTACGTTGCCTACCGCGATGGTGGTTTCTTGTGCGATTTGTAGCTTTTCAAAGTCTACTTCTGCGCCTCTTGAACTTTTTCTAATCATATTATTCCTCATTCATTTCAAAGATTCGTTTTAGAAATTCTCGTATTATATCTTCTGATTGTTGTTTACGTTCAGTATCACTTTTGTGTGGATTTTTATTCATGTATGTAAGATGAACAAGATTTATACAAACTCTCAATTCTTGTTCTTCTTGAAGAGACAACTTGCGTTTACTGGCTGGAAACTTTATTATTATGTCACTCATTTCAAAAACTCTTTTATGTCCAATCCATATTTCTCACTGTCGATCTTATGAATACCAATAACGTAAAGAACATAACTAGCAACACTTGAACCGCGCCCTACACCCCATACCACGTTGTGCTTTCGCATCTGGTCTACCAAATAAACACACAGGCGAAGAACGTCCAACAATTCATATTTATCATACAACTCCAACTCTGTTTCGACTCGGTTCATCCTCGCCAAAGGTGTTTTGCTCTTGACGTATGAACATATTTCCATCTTCATATATTCATCAGGAACAAACCATTTTCTTTGATGTTCAATATCGAACTCACTAACATCAACACTATAATGGCTGAGTGGTTGTAACGGTGAGTCAGAAAGATGGTTCAGAGTTAAAGCGGTATTATACTTATCAAAATCTTCATGCCATTCTACTTGGTCTAATTTTGATAAGTCCACACCTTGATAAAGAAGTTCATATAAGTCATGACGATTATAGATGACTCGACCATATTGGTCTGTTGTCACCTTATCAATCATCAATGACTTTTGGCTTCCATCTTGGAATTTCAATAACTTCTCCATTCTTTGGGGCGCTCATTTCCCCAGAGACAATTTTTTCTATATCTTCAAATATTGTATCAGAATATGGTGGAGTTGTCAAGTCTTCATCATCTTCGGCAACATAATCTTCGCACTCTGTAGATGCTCTGAACCACCAAGGAACATCATAAAAGTATCTTCCTTCGCCTATAAATGTTTTTAGGTCTGGCAGCATATGATATGAAGTATCAGCATATGTATATGTGATAGATGGATTTGAATATTTGCTTCCCACTTTCACACTTAGAATCTCTAGACTTTCACCCGCAATAGCGTTTAGCTTTGCATGTAGAGTGATTGCGATAACATCATTAGTGGGAACATATGGAAACAGAACAACATGGTTTTCTGCAAAGTCTGCATCAATTGGAGCGTTGACATGAGTGAGAATGCTATGTTGCAAAACTTCTTCTAAGAAGAACTTTACCTTGAGAAAGGCGGAATTACCTTTTTGCAAATCTGGGGTGGTCCAAGCAAAGTCAATGGAAACTTCAAAAATATCACTTAGTATGACTGGCTCTGCTTGGATTAGCGTTGCGTTAAAATGTGTGGTAAACGTAGAATAACTACTTACCATAAAGTCGTCTGGCATTTATACCTCGTATGTTTGTAGCCCACTATCGTTATCGGTTATGTCGCCGTTATGTAGATAGATGGTTGCCTGTTCAAAAAATTCGTCCGATTCAGTGTAAAAGTCATACATAATGTATAGCTTAGGGAATGTGCGGCTTAGTTTCACAACATGCTTGAGTAGGTTTACTTGGTCAGATTCAGTAGAAAATCTGAGATTGTCGTGTCCAAGGTCATACTTGACATCAGTAAAGTTCAACTGCTCTTGCCAAGTTTGAAACCATTGGCCATACATAAACTCCACAAAACGTGTTATGTCAACATCTGTTCCGTCCACAGTCAGACTGTGGTTTACCTTTTTAGTCTGTATCGGTTGATGCATCGGTGTCATTGTCTTCTCCTATGATGAATGAGTCAGGAGTGCGCTCGTTGATAATATCAAAACGCATCCGTTCCAATCGTTCGTTGAGTTCCAGTCGCAATATCTCTAAGTGATACTGCAACTGTTGCACAACGTGGTCCATTCCCTGACGATGAGCGATGTTCATTTTTTTCATAACATCTTCCATCTTTTCATCTAGTTCTTCTTCGGAGAGACTTGAATAATCATTATACATATAAAAGTCCTTATGTCTTATATGTATTTATCTTTTGGCGTCAAGATGTATTGACAGGCTTGCCAAAATCTCTTTATCAATTTCTTCTTGAAGCACCTTCGCCAACTCTTCGTTGATTTCATTGACAACTTTACTTTCGTTCTCTATCTTATTTAGATAGTCAGAATATGACAGACCAAGAAGACTCATCATTTGATGATACACTTCTGGTTGGTCGGCAACTTTGGCAAGAACTTCATATTCTTTCTGTTGGAGTTCGTTCCATTCCTCTTCGGACAGAGTATGCTCCATCGTCCAAGAGGCATTCAGAGTGCGGCTTTTAGCTTGCACCGCAATCTTTTCTATTTTGATGTTTGATAAATCAAAACTCATAGGTCGCCAACTTTGCGATTTTCAGAGTAATAGGGGTCAAAATTTCCACCTGGGTATCGGGCTTCCAGTTTGCGGACATTCTCTGCGATAACTTCGTTTGGATTTTCACCGATAGCACGACATGCATTTACGAAATACCAAGCAATGTCGCCAAGTTCTCGCTTCATATGAAAGATAGTATCTTCATTCATGGGCTTACCCTGAAAGACGCATTTCTTTGCAATCTCTGCAAACTCGCCGCCCTCTGCACTCATGCCGATAGCACCAGTAAGAAGTAGAGAAATGTTTACCGTTTCGTTTAGTTCACGAAGTCGGACAATCATAGCTTCAAGGTCGTTTGATGCATCCGATGTTACAGCAGATACAAAGTCTTGATATTTTTGTAGGTCAATTTGTTGAGTCATTTGATTCCTCTTGTTTGAATAATAATCCATTATATCGCATAGTGATTGTATTTTCAAGGAAAAAAAGACCCGATAGAAAGAATCTATCGGGCCAGTTGGCGAAGAGGACTAGAGTTTGATGCAGGGAGCATCAAACAAAAGTGCAGGGAGAACCCCTGCATCTGTATTTACCCCTTCTACATACAATATTATGTGCCTACATACATTTGATTTCTTGTTCATTCGTGCTGTAATACACTTTTCTCAATCCAAACGTGGAAATACATTTCTCACAACCTTCACACGGTTTTGCAATACCATACACAATCTTATTGCTGGTGGAACTTTTCTGTTTTGCACGAATGATAAACAAATCACATTTTGCAAGTTGGTCCACAGAAATACGTTTCAGCGCATTTTTGATTGCATCGGTTTCGGCATGAAGATAAATCGCATCTTCATTCTTTTGATACGGAATGATGAAAGGATGTGACTTGAGTTGATTGAAGCCGTAGCTTATGATTTGATTTTTGTGAACAACGGCTGCAACAATCTTTGCATTACCAGTAGCCTCATGGTCGCTGGCAAGAATAAACAACGTATCTACAATCTTACTTTGCTTATGGGTTAGCATGTTCGCATTTCTTTAGAAGATACTGATAAGCGAAATCATTGGTAGAAAGAGGCTCTGGGTCCATTCCAAGAGATAACGATGCGTTCCATACATCAAAACCCAAAAGTGCAAGATGGGCTGCTTGCCAATCTTGCAACAAATGGACCTCATTGTCTACGAGATAAAGATACAATGGTTAGTCGCCCATACACTCGCCGGGTTCAACCACGCAACGCTGTTCATACATATTCCAATAGTATTGGTCAACATCAATCTTCCAACGTGCTACTTCCTCACGATTAGTTGTTGCAACAACAATAACGACAATCACAAGAGTAGCAGCAACTGAAACCAGAATATCACGGATGGTTTGAAGAGTCATTTTATTTTCCTTATGCTAAGAGGATGAGGTAAGCGATTGATGCAATCATAAAGAGAAACAGAAGCACCGAAACACTGATTGCGACATTGGCAATGAGTTTTTTATGCCAACGTATCGGCGGCTTTTCTTTTTTGGGTTTTTTACCGAAGATAGCTCGGACCAGTCCACGAAATCGCATATTTACCTTCCACAATGTTGCCCCGTGCAGCGTTCCGTGCGGGAGTGGCCCACGATGCTGCTTTCAGGATGTCACCTTTTTTGAACTTCTTATCACCTTCATCTTTCACGATGAAGCCCCACACCGAACCGCCTTTGGTGATTTTGATGTATTTGGAGCCTTCAACTACAACGAGGGAGTCATTGAAGTCTTCAACCATTTCAGAAAGGATTTCGTTCAGTTCCCGCGTTCCGTTCCGAGTCGTCCATTTGAGGTAGTCTGCCTTGATGGCACTCAGGAGTTCTTCAACTTTGTCAAGCATGTCTTCTTCTCTCTCTTGGCTACAGATTACTTATAGAGTGATTCGCAGTATTTGTCAAGCACTTTTTGGATAAAGATTTGAAAGAACTCTCCATTCTCCGTTGAGAAGGAGTTCAACCTTCACACCGAGTGACTCAGCATAATGAAACGCACAAGAAAGATCACTGAACTCCATTCGGCCAGCGCGGTATTTCATGACAGTCCCTTTGTTTTTACAGGATAGTTATATACTGATTCGTTGATATTGTCAACCGTCTAAACCACTGTCTTGGTATGGCCAAGATAAATTATGGTAAACTTCATTCAGAAGTTCGTTGACTTCTTGAATACTGATGGTTTCAAAGTCATCACCAGATATGTTTTTCACGTATTCAAGCAACTCACTTGGAACATCGCCCAAGGATTCAAAGTTATACTTCTTCATCATAACGCAGAATATCCTCTTGCCACTTGCCATCCTTGAGAGTTTTACGAGTTTTGATAAACCCGTTGTCAATCAGATTTTGAATAGTGGAATCGATAATGTGCGGAGCAAGAGCACGTGCTTTGCCTACACCTTTCATATAACCGAGAAGAAAAATAAGGAGTCCAATACCAACTCCAATCCAGCCGTTCACATCCGAAAAGTATTCCATCTGTTTCTCCTTTATGAGTTGAAGATAGTATGATTCGTATAGTTTGTCAAGTAGTTTCTGTAAATGTTCGTATAATATCTATCACATCGTTAGAATACAAAACATCATAATGGTCTTCATCTATCAAAATATAATCAATGTCTGAGCGGTTCATCATACTGTTTTTTGTGACCACACCATCATTAGGCAACACATGTATTGGATGGTGTCCACTTGTGGTTACTATTTGTGTCCAAGGTATGTCAATATCAATCAGCTTTGATGAATATATAGGGGGACTTGCGGGGCAAATATCTCTGAATAACTGATAAGATGGAAACATTTGTCTAAAAAATAATGCAAGAGCAGACCCACCATATGGCGTAGATATGGTTATTGCCCCTGCAACGTTTCTTTTTAGTTGATGATACAGGTGAACACTATAGATTCCACCCAATGAGTGAGCAACGAAGAATATATTTTTTAGATGAGAAATCTCATCTTTCATTCGTTCCAAGTTATTTGCAAATGAGTTTCTACTATCGTAATCAAGTAGAGTGTATTGTTGTGGCTGTAAGTGAGTTATAATATGCGTCCAACAAGAAGGCGATTGATTTGCTCCATGTATGAATACAAGATGTGGAATCGTTGTTAGTTCTGCTGCCATACTATCTCACTGTTTGTCTATAACCTTTTCCAACTTTATGAACTCAATGCGATGGTTTGGAACGTATCTCCAAATAGTTTTTTCGTCTCGTTCAATCTCAAATATTGTTTCTTTTAGACTTATAGATATAACAGTTGCTGGTTCTCCGTCAACATATACGTTGTCACCAGGAGAAAACGCAGGGTTACGTAAAAATGACCATCCTTTTGCAAAGTTGGTTGCTGTCTCTTTTAGCCATATAGTAACAAAGATTGAAATAAGTAACGCCACCCACGGCATCGCAGCTTCAGTCAAAGTTGTTGCAAATATATCAAGGTCGCCCATGTCTTCTCTCCCGCTCATTAGTATTTATCTACTGGCAGAAAAGAAATAAGCATGGTTATTTTGTAAGTAAAATTTTCATTGCTTCATATTGTTCCCATGCATCTTGTAGGGCTGGATGTTGCTTGCGAAGTTTTTCTTCGTCATACCTTTCACGCATGGTTGCATCGTAATATTTTTGCCGTGTTGAAATACCGTCATAATCACTGTTGCTTGAAATATGGCGAAAACGATCTTGTTCACAGTAATCCAAATAGTCAAGTAGATTATATAGTGCATATTCAGTCATATTGACGCTTACAGTTTTTACTTTTTTGGCTTTTTTGGCATGGTATGCATCCGCATCCATTGATGCCGTGTATAAAAATTCCGTATTTCTCATGTCATATGCATAACCAGAATCTTGAACTCTGGCATCATATCGGCGTTCAAACTTTTCAATCTTTTGTTCAAAAATCATTATATACCTCCATAATAGGTATATAATATCAGTTTTTTGCTTCTTTGTCAATCATGGAATTGACAAGTTGAATGTATGCATATCTCAGTATACGCAATCGTTCTTTATGTTTCAATCGTTGTTACCTGTATTTTTTGAATATTGGGTGGACTTCCAATAGCTTCGTGTTACGTGAAGTATCAAGTCTGTCGTTGATGGAAAAGAATTTAGAAAAATCAGCTTCTTCATTTGTAATAGATTGTAATATACTCAACAGTCTATTTACAGTATCATAGTCATTTTGATTTAGGCAATTTACTTCTTTTATTTTATCTATTTGAGTAGCCATTTCATAGTTACTCCATTGATCTATTTTTAGATATTCTGGAGAATGTATTTTATCAAAGTATAAAAACCATTTAGGGAACTGAGAAGAAAAGTAACTATATATATCAAATACTCTATAAACGTTCAACACATTTATCACGGTGTGTATAGCAAATTTCATATTATCAAAACAGAGTTCCTCGTATTTTTTCATATTTGAAATTACGACATCGAAGTTGCCATCAGTTCTGAAATAATTATAATGCTCAGTTATATCATCGACTGATACAATTAGATGGATTTGTTTTGCTTTTCGCAGTGAATTCAAAATACTATCGGTCGGTAATACAGACCCATTTGTTACTATCTCAATAGAAATGTTCTGTATTAGATTATTATCATCCAGCATATGAATTAGCTTACCAAATGATTTAGACAATATTGGCTCACCGCCTAATATCTTTATTTTTTCAATGTTTTTTAGAGAATGAAAATCAATTGATGATATATCTGGTTCTTGTAGTATTCGGTCTGGAACCCAATTTCCAAGCATAATGTCATCTTGTTTCCACCGACTACTACTTGCCGTTTTACAATGTCTACATTTCATATTACAATGATTACTGAACGCAATTTCAATACTTGTTATGTCAGAGTTTGGGTCACCAGTTATTTTTTGGTGCTGTAACATGTAATTATGAAACTGACGCATACTGGTTGCGCCACTATCTTCTTCGTTCCAGCAATGGTAGCAACCTTCATCACGAATGCCGTTTTTTAAGTTTTCTCTAACTGAAACCAAGTATGGGTCATTGAATGTTTCTGTAATAGTTTTACCATCCAGAAACAGTCTTTTATCGTGAAGTGGAGAATACCTACAGCAAGGATTCACCTCACCCATAGTATTGATAGCAAGGTGTGTTTCACTCAGCAAGCATCGTGTCATTTGTTTCCATAAATTTTAGAAAGTGTAGATGGTCCTGCGACTCCATCCGCTGCCAACCCATTGTTGAGTTGAAATCTCATCACTGCTTCTTTTGTTGCAGGACCAAAGTTTCCGTCTGCAACTAGTCCAAGTGCTTGCTGTAGCTTTACAACATCATTTCCAGTTGAACCAAGTTTTAGTGTTGTAGATTTTGATTCTGAAATTTTCCCACCCAAAACAGAAAGTGCTTTGTTGTAATATTTCATTCTGTCTTCAAGACCGTTGAACCCGCCATTGATACGTCTGGTAAGAGCTTTCATGTCTTGTGCATCTGCCAGTGCGTTCAGATTATTTTTTGCCCAAAACCAGCAAGCAGATTCAATCGCACCTTCTTTGGTTTCAAGATATGAGATTGCTTGGTCTATAGTCATGTTCACAGACTTGGCAAAAGCTGTGTAATTATCTTTTCCGGTGAGTTGTATCAACCCACGACCACGATGTTTCCAGCCATCATTTGGCTCAGTGTTACCCATGCGACCAGCATATACTATGTTCGCAATCTTCTCTGGTTGACGAGCATATGCGTTTGCATCACGACCAGCATTGACAAAATACTTTGGAAATACTCTGTTCAAACCGTCTGCGGAATAGATCAAATTTTCTTGAACGACCGTGAATTGACCGCTCTCATGAGCACACTGTGCGAGGAAAGCAGCAACTCTAAGTGGCGAAGTAATATCGTATTTTGGTAATATTTTAGATAGTGGGTCATACCAAGAACCAGCATCTTTATTGTTTGAAAGTATAGAACACAATTGTTCTTTTGTTATAGGCAATGACATATGCGCCTCCTATGCTTGATATGATATTTATCATATTAGCATCCGATTATGCGTATGTCATTGCGAATACCGCAGCATCAAACTCGGTATCAAATCTTATCTTTCGTTCTCTATTATATTGAATGACTGTAGCGCCGTTGTCAAATAGCCAGTTTTCAAACTCTTGGCAGACTTTATGCGCTCTCCATTGTGAAGAATACAAGGCTCCACGATACTGAACCCCGTTGCGCTCCATCCACTTTTCCCATATGTCATCTAACACATGACTTTCAAGTAGTATCGCCATCATATACCCAAGGGTTTTCTACTTCGTTTATCAATACTGCTTCATAAATCTTTTTGATTTTTACATGTTGAAGCATCATCGCAGCATAAGAAACTTGCTCATAGGTTTCAAAATATATTGGTTCCGTAGAGTAAATAGAAATTGTATACGGCGTCCATTTTCCGTTGTCTTTGACATTTAGGGTATCCATGACATCAGTTACAGATTGTGTTGCTGCGTCTCTGTCATTATAGCTTTGGCAAGCAATCATCATCTTGTAACGATACATGCCATGATAAAGACCTTTGCGAAGTTCTGCGTTAGTGTTCAATCCACCATACACAGAACTCAAATCTTTACGATAAGGAACAGTGGCTTCTTCTATGAACTGTGCATAGTTCTCGCACAAATACTGGAAAACATATTCGTCTTCCAAGAAATAAGAATGACACATTTCAACACGAGTTTTATAATCAACTGCCTCTTTTTTCAAATACCAATCTACATTCTTGAAAGCAGCACGAATGTCTTTGTATCGCTCATTATATTCGTCGCTATCATAACTGTTTCCATTATGATATGCATAATACGATGGGCTTTGAAATTTTATGCGATAGGGATACTTATTAAAGTATAGCTTTATTGTTTCTGTTTTTTTCATTTACCATACCGTTGCAAAAAATAAAGCATCATCATTATCCTCAAACATAAAAAGTGGTCCCGCAACATAAAATGGAGATTTGCAGTTATCTTTGCACCATTCAATCATTTCTTTGCGAGTAGCAGAATTAGAATCCAAATAGACAGGAGTATATCCCATATTTTTGTATTCGTTGACTTCTTTGATTTGTTGTTTCAAATATTCAATCATCATTGACTGACTATTTGATTTACCATTTGACCTGCCACTTGTAACAATAGACATTTCTCCTGCCTTCACTCCGTAGCTGTTGTTCATCAGCTTTTTTAGCACAATGTTTTTCAGCGCAATACTTACGTCAGTTTTCATGGTCCCCAACTCACAAAATCAACTTGTTCTGCCACAAATAGCATACGAGTGAACTCATCTTCATCAAACTCCGTGTTGTAGTCTCGTGACTTGATAACCCGAATAGGTTCATCATTCACTTGAAGCCAAACTTTATCTGCATTTTGCGCTCTGCCCATACTAGCATCGGAAAATGCAAAACCCTCATCATTGAATAGTCTTGGGTGTTTCACTGTCATTTGAGCAAGAGGCAAGCCAAAATGCTCGGCAACATGATGTGAATATCGATACCAGTATCTTACTGTTGCGTTCTCATAAATCATAGTATACTCAGGTTGATGCTTTACTCTACATTTATATATGATTTCTAAATGGTTGTCAATAAAAAAACGCCCCGAAGGGCGTTTTGGTGAGAAGAAAAGTAAGTAACAGACACAGCAATCAACAACGGCCTATACGCCACTCAAGCAATACGCAATCTACAATCTGCAATCAAACCCTAATACCGACCATCAAAATGCAAGTCCGTTGGAATATCGGATAATAATGTCGGAACATGGCAGAAAAGAATGCAAAACCTTGCTTTCATATGAACGTTTTTGTAACTTGACAGTTACGAGTCTGTCCTAATCTCTTTCCTTCTCCAAGAGGAACCCAAAGGTTCCTCTATTTCTTACAGCACAGATGCTTCCCGTAGAACGGCGAGTGCATCGTCCGATAGTTCAATCTGAACGCGCACGTTCAGTTCAAGGAGTTCGTCCTGAATAGCTTGCTTGCGAAGTTTCAGTTCAGCAAGGCGGTTTTTGATTTCCGAAAGTTCGGCTTCATCAAAAATAGATGTGCGAATTTCTTCGTCAAAGCGACCATAAGGGTCAGCCTCACGTCCCTTGATTTTGCCAATCTTACCGATTAGCACATCATGGGGAACCGCTGGTGCGATTCCAGAAATACGCTTCATAAGCACAATCTCTTTTTCAAGACGTGCAACCGCAGCAAGGCGGGCAGAAATGCCATGTGCTTCGTTCTGTGAGCCAACAGCAACACGAATGTCGTAAAGAACATTCAGAAGTTGGTCACGAGTTGCAAGAGCAGCACCGAACTTGCTTTTTGCAAGGCTGATTTTGTCCGTAGGACGTTCAAACTCATTGATTGAAACTTCTGTAACCAATGGAAGTGCATTGATTGCATCGTTTACTGCACGTTGAATAGCGTCTGCTTTGCGTAGAGAGATTTTCATTTCATTTCCTCGTTTGATTATTTTACTAATATACATGTAAGTGGTTGATTTGTCAAGGTTTTTTTTGAAGTTCAGCTATTTTTTCTTTTGCATCCAACACGTTGTGTAATGCGAAATCAAGAAGATAATCTCCTTGTAATGGGTTGCCATTGTTGTGTTCCAAATACAAACGTAGATTTGATATGGCAGTCTCCACATAATCTTCTACTGTATTTTTTGTTGCTAATGCAAACAGACCCATATTGTTTTCCTTGAAAATGGTGCCCCCGGCAGGATTCGAACCCGCAACAGTCGGTTTCGAAGACCGATGCTCTATCCAGTTGAACTACAGAGGCGTTATTTTAGTATAGACGATTTTCAACGTCAAAAGTGGTGATTGGACCTTTTTTGCCTTTCTCATAAACCCCAACACAAAGTCGGTTTGAGTAGAATGCTCCACAATCCAAGTTACAACGATTTATCGCAAAAATAGGACCATCGCCATGCGGGGTGTGACCATGGTTCAAATACATAGTCGGATGGTCAAATGATGCATACCTACCACGTCTGCGCCAAATCATTGCGTGTTCAAGTTGCTGGCGTTCCTCAAGATGTTCATCCCAGTCGGCATGAACAAATATATTTTCATCTTCGATGTGATAGATTTTTAGTTTGTTGATCCAACGCAATACTTCGTCGTCAATAAGTCCACCAAAACTATCCAGAACCTTTGGGTCATATAACTGATTAGATGAGCACCAATCATACATCAACATATCTTCATGGTTGCCTTTGAGGCAAATGTATTCCCAACCAGCAGGAGGAACATCCATTAGATAGCGGACAACACCACCACTGTCTGGGCCACGGTCAACATAATCACCAAGGAAAATAATCTTTCCAGAATCTTGGCGTGAGAATATTTCCTTTAGTGCAAGATCAAGTAAATCTTTTCTTCCATGTATATCTGGTATTGCGTAATATATTTCACTCATAATGAATCTTTCTAAATATTGGTCAAGTGGGAAGGACTTGAACCTTCAACTGAATCGCAGCTTACACATACTCTTGCAAATGGGTTCGTCTCGAGCCTACTACCATCCACTCAATGTGCCTCACTGAAACTCCACGGCCCCTAATGCCGCTGCGTCTACCATTTCGCCACCACTCGTAAGACGATTTTGAGAAAGTCAGCCCTTGTCAAAATCGTCTTGGGATTTATTACCCTTACGCAACTCAACCTTATCATCACGGCGTTGCGCTTTTTTGCTCTTACCATGAGCACCGCTCTTTTTCGTAATCAAATGTTGCACGAAGGGATTACGAGCCTTCGGTAGTTTCTTTCGTTTCATTTGTAATCTCCTTGATTTCTACCTTTGCTGTTGATTTATCAACTTCACTTGCATGGACAAATGCCATTGCATCTTCTTTTTTTGTGGTGATTGCCACTATTTCATCGTCAACAGTCACCACAAACATTATTCTGTTTTCTCCGTTTCATAAGGAATGAACTCAACCGTCCATTTACCATCAGACCAAGTTTTCAGATGTTTCATCCAATACTTGAGTTTGCCATACTTCTTCTGATGAAGACGAGTAAGGTAGGAAAGATTTCCACTATGGATATTGCTCATTCTTTGCTCCATTCGTAAACATCATCAAAGTCAAGACCTTGGGATTTCAGGTCGCTGGCGATTTTCTTAACTTCTTCAAGGTCACCGTCAAAACCAAGGTCTTCACGAATTGCTTCTTCGGTTTCACCGTGGAAGAACCAGCAGACAGCTTCTTTGAAAATCTTGGTCATTTCGTCTCTCCCTCTTACTTGTATAGGTATACAGTGATTCGTGGAAAGAGTCAATAGTCTTTTACTATTTTCAGAGAAGTTTCTGCTTGAATAGCATCTGCTTCATCAATCGCTTCTTGTTCGGATAAACCAGAAAGTTCATCCCAGTTATCAGACCCAACCACCTTCACCGAAAAGGTGTCATCTTCCGAGTCTTGATAGATTGAAATATAAGATTTCATTTCATCACACGCGGGCAAAAGAACGGCCAGAAAAGGCTTCAAGAATACCGTAATACCAATTTTCATTTGTATCACGAAGAATCGTAAGAGGGGCTTTGTCATTCGCCATTTCAGAAAAGTAACTCTCAACCGTATGATTGGCAATCAATTCTTTCAAGAACTTTGCTTTAGTGAACGGGCTACCACGGTGTTTGAAACGAGCAACAAACTTGCCCTCGTAACGAACATATTCACCAGAAGTTTCGAACTTAGCTTTTACAAACTTCGTCATTTCGTATCTCCTTCTCACAGTATGTTTATATACTGATTCGTGAAAGAAGTCAACTACATTGTTGGAAAATGGTGCTGCGAAAGAGGATTGAACTCTTGACCTCTTCATTACCAATGAAGTGCTCTACCACTGAGCTACCGCAGCATAAAAGTATTTATCGTCTTACTACCCAACCACGAAAGTTATAGCTTTGCCAAACTTGGTCTGCATGACCAAGATATTTCAATTCTTCGGTGATTTCGGCATTAGTCAAACAAAACATCTTACCAATCAAACTGTAATCTTTATCCAAAATCTCAGTATCGGTGAAGTGTTTTCGTTTTTGGTTGTAGTGTTCTTTTGTCATGATAGAGTTTAGTTTGGCGGTATCACTGAATACCTTTTCGGCAAGTAGCAGTGTTGCACCGTTGTCTATCAACTCTTTCAACTTTTTTACAACTTGTCGGCGTTTGTATTTACCAAGAAACTGTAACGTGAACATAGATACGATCAGGTCAACGGATGTAAAGTTTTCCAATGCAGTGATTACATCTTGGTTGAGAAACACAAAATTTTTATCAGACGCCATTTCAACTACGTCAATACCTACGTAGAAGCCCTCTGTTGAGGCAGAGAGGTCATTGAGAAACTTACCAGTGCTACATCCAATGTCAACGCACTGACCCTCTGGTGGCATGTATTCAAGGGCTATGGCTCTAAAAACGTCATATAGTCCTTGGTAGTTTGGAATAGAAAGGTTGATGTGATTGTCGAAATCTTCAACCTTCTGAAAGTCAAACTTGTTGTGCATCATCAAATTCCCGTATCAACTCACCAACATGCTGAATGACATTTACCGTCATTCCATTATACACGAACTTTTGAGTATCGGTTAGGTCGCAACCATCAAACCAATCAATTGGGAACGACTGTAGAAGTAGTCGTTCAGTTGGAGTAACCCTGCGTATTCTATTTTCAGTGATTACCAAATCTGTAAACTGTTTATAGTCTCGTTTACAAAGAGTTGATGCTAATCCTGATTCGGTAAATTCTGCATTGCTTTGACGAGTGATGTAGGTAAAGGCTTCTTGCCCTCTTTCTGGCTTCGCCTCAAAACTCCACTCAAAGCCTTGTGAGATAGATTCCACTTTTCTTCTGTGTTCGTCAGTATCACGTTCTCTAAACTTGAAGATTTCGGTTCCAAGGGGGATTCCGTCACGGACGGCCACAATGTAAACTCTACGTCTTCGTTGGGGAACTCCAAAAAACTTGGAGTCGTAGATTGTCCAAGTCGCATCGTACCCGATTTGGGCAAGGTCGTGTAGGACGACTTCAATTCCTCTGCCAAGGATTGCAAAGACGTTTTCAATGATCGCATATTTTGGTTTCCCTTCATCTATAAGTCGTAGATACTCTTTCCATAATCCAGAACGTTCACCAGTAATGCCAGCACCTTTTCCACCTACAGAAATGTCTTGGCAAGGGAACCCCCCGCACATAACATCATACTCTCCACCTTTCAGTGAGAGAGTTTTTACGTTGTCAAAAATAACAGCGTTAGGAAAATTCTTTTTTAGAACCCGTGTGGCTGGTTCTTCGATTTCACACATGGCAGTTATATCAAACCCTGCGCGTTGAAGCCCAAGTTCAAAGCCACCGATTCCACTGAATAGTCCTAATACTTTCATTTTTACCTCATTTTATACATCATATCAAAAAAACTCAAATAAGTCAAGCCACTAAAAAGTTGGCATCTTCCAAATCTTCTCGTAGGACAAAATCATCAGGAAGTTCAACAGTCTTTCCTTCCATCACGCTTTCAATAAGTCTTTTACTTTCAAGTAAACTTTTTCCAGTGTGCTTTCTAACGGCATTTATAGCAGAATATGAGTTTGCTCTATGTTTGCATCCTATAATAAGCATTTCCTTTCTCCTTTAGAATAATATGGTCCCCAAGGACGGAATCGAACCGCCGACACCATGCTCTTCAGGCAAGTGCTCTACCAACTGAGCTACTTGGGGACAACCAGTTTTGAGACATGGCGGTCAACCGCTCTTTAACGACAACGGTGGTCGGAACACTTATACATCAGGTTCCTATGACATAACTTTACATCGTTTAGCTTACAACGACTGGGAATACATGCTAACCCGCTGCTCCAAAATATTACTATCAGTGACACGAAAGGAGTTGAACCTTCATCTTTACTTTTTTGGAGTAACGCCTTATCCCTAGTTTTGGCCACGTGTATGTAGTAAAATAATCTATGGTGCGGTCTAATGGATTTGAACCATTGACCTCTGTCGAGTCAGGACAGCGTTCTACCCCTGAACTAAGGCCGCATATCTATTTTCAAATTTTCTAACATGGTTCCGTTGAAATCAGCAAACTCAACCTTTTTTGTTGACAAGTATTTTTCTGCGACTAATTTAAGATGGTCATAGTTATCTACTATTGTCTTTTTACTTGGTGCTTTTAATTTAGATATATCAAATGGTGTTAGATTTTCTATTGGTGTATTACACAGTTCCATATTGGCAAAATCAACAACAGGATCAAAAGTAAGATTTTCCATATATACGATTTCATTATACTGAATATTAAAATCGTTTCTGCATATATATCCCAAATCCCATAACTGATTATCAACATACCATATAATCATATCATCTGTTATTTCAACTTTATCGAAGTTATGATATTCAACAAATTCTTTTTTTATATTTGCGATAGCAAGACTCAATGCACTTTGAAAGACATCTTTTCTTAATATGACAATCGTATAATATTTTTTTTGGTAATATCGATCTATGACCCCATAGTCTTTCAAATCCACAATTTGAGTAATATGCGTTTTCATTACTACGGGGTCATGTCGTTCAATGAAATTCAGCCGACTATTAAAAAGATTTGCTATTTCAGACGAAGATGTTATTTCTGGTGGTATTAGAAATGGTTCATTTACACAAACATAATTTTTGTTCAGACTTGTCATGTGATGACAAATCATTCGTTGCATATATGTCGAACCATTTCTTGGATTACTTATTATTTGAATATTCATTGTGTTATTCCTTTGAATAATATTTATTCAATAGTGTGCTGCTACGCCAAAGGAAAACAGAGCCAAAAATATCATAACGAGCGATTATGTTTCTGTTACTGTCCGCATTTTCCCGCCCAGCCTCTCCCTATACCACTTGTTTTCACAGCCCGATATAGTCTCTTTGCGTTCACGGTGCTTCGTTCCACTCTTTAAAGGATGTGCTGCCTCTAAGCCAACCTCCTACTGAACTTTCAAGTAATCATATTCTCCGCTTAGTAACTTTTCAACAAACGCAGGAACCATTTCTGTTGCAACCCCATCCATACTTTCTGTAAACATATACTTGTTTTCAGAAGGATGTAGATTGATTTCAACAGTATGTGCTCTTGCTTTTTTCTTTGCAGTCTTCACAAATCCAGCCGCAGGATAAACTGTTCCAGATGTTCCAATCGCAACAAAGATGTCACAACGTCTAAGTGCATCATCAATCACTTCCATGTAGTATGGAAATTCACCGAACCAAACGATGTTTGGGCGTAATGCAGGATGATAGCAATCATCACAAATATCGTGTGTTTGCATCACTTCATTTGCAGTTGTAATGTCTCCACATTTTCTACAAATAGATTCGTGCAAACTTCCATGCATATGCAATACGTTTTTTGACCCTGCTTTTTCATGTAAGTCATCTACGTTTTGAGTAATCAAAGTAACATCAAAATTTGGATTATGCTGTAATGCTGCTAAAGCATAATGCGCTTTGTTTGGTCTTGCATCGGCAACTTCTTTACGTCTATGGTTATAGAAGTCTAATACAAGTTTTGGATTTTTATAGAAACCTTCTGGGGTTGCTACATCAGTTACATCATATTCATTCCAACGTCCATCGGTATCACGAAATGTTTTGATTCCGCTTTCTGCGGAAATTCCCGCCCCTGTCAATATGCATATTTTCATTTCGTGTCCTTATAAGTTTGGTGGTGCTGGTAGGAATCGAACCTACGACAACCTAGTTATGAGCCAGGCACTCTACCGACTGAGTTACAGCACCGAAAATTCTAGCCAGAAGCAAAACTGTTACGGGATTCGAACCCGCCTCTCCCCCGACTCCGCAGGAGTATCCTTTCCTATAGACGAAACAGTCTACCTATCAACACCTCTACGACGATAATTGAAGATAGTCTTCTAGCTAAGGTAGTCGCAGCTACCTATTCTATGTTGGTGGCGGGTGAGGGATTTGAACCCCCGATCTTCTGGTTATGAGCCAGACGAGATAGACCACTTCTCCAACCCGCATCAATTGGAGGTCCGTTAGCCGATATAGAGTGGAACCTATATATCCGACCTTGCCGCTTTCGCAGCAAATATTTCACATCATTTTCTCTAATGAGAAGAACAGAGAGGTATGACACGGACCAACATCTTACTGTATGGCGGTGTATACAGGATTCGAACCTGTGGCAGTCTTTCAACTGCGATGGTTTAGCAAACCACTGGTTTCAGCCACTCACCCAATACACCATTATGTTTTCAGTTGTAAGTTTTTCTCTTTTATGAAGTTAGCAATATCGCTTGGCCTAACACGAACTTCCCAATCGTCAATTACATATCCGATTTCGCGTTTGTCAAATGCTCCAACATATCTAATTTTGACATGTGAACGTCCAACAGAATATTCAAATGTTTGACCATTTACTTCAATCTTACGATAACTCATTTATTTCTCCTTACGGGTTGCTAGGCACAGTGCCTATGGAATATGGCGAGAGAGGTAGGAATCGAACCCACGACACCGAGTTTTGGAGACTCGTGTTCTACCACTGAACTACACTCCCATTTATAGTGGTATCAATCCCCTTACCCCGATGATGCTATCTTTGGACAACAGTATCGCTACTGCTTTTCTATGATGGATAGATTGATTACATATTTTTGGTGAACGGAGTGGGAATCGAACCCACGACAACAGAATTAAAAGTTCCGTGCTCTACCAACTGAGCTACCCGTCCGTAAACTTTACTGGTTCTCACGTCTTGAACCGAATGCTGTCTAGTATTGCGACTCCGACTCCCCGCTAATTGCAGGATGGAAGTATCTAGATCAAACACTTATATTGGCACTTCCGACAGGATTCGAACCTGTAACCTTTCGCTTCGTAGGCGAATGCTCTATCCAGTTGAGCTACGGAAGTATAAACAGTCGGAGTTTCTTTTAACGTGCTGCCGAATCAGACACAGGTATTTTTGGTGAGTGTTTATCCATCGCAGGAGGCGCTTCCGCTAGTGGTGTACGGCCACATCAGACCTTGGACATTATGTGGCCACATAATGTCTTGTCACTTCACACTCATAGTTTGGTGGGTGTCCTTGGAATCGAACCAAGCATAGGTTTCCCTGACGGAGTTACAGTCCGCTGCCTCACCTTGAGGCGGCACACCCAAATGTTATGGTGCTGGATTTTTTCGGCGTCAACACTATGAGCGAGGAAGATAATCCCTCATGGGACTCTATCGCTTATCAACTGCTGACGTTTTGACTTTACGTGGATTAGAATAAACCGCTTCCACAACCAGCTTAGATGACCGACCTGTAATATGGTGACTTGACCATATCAGGGAGCATCGGTCGTAATATTGGAGGACGTGGTGTGATTCGAACACACGGTATAACTTTCGTTAGCCGGATTTGCAATCCGGTGCCTTGAACCGCTCGGCCACACGTCCATTTTTATCTCTTGCATTATGTATAACCTGATTCGCATCAAGAGTCAACAACTATTTTGGCGGATGGTGAGGGATTCGAACCCCCGCTACACTTTCATGTAGCCGCCCTTTCCAGGGGCGGATAATAAACCACTCTAACAACCATCCATTGTTTATGGTATTTTGGTCCTGCGGGAAGGATTCGAACCTTGCTCTCTCTGATCCACAATCAGATGTGCTAACCGTTAACACTACTTCGCAGGATTATTTTTGGTTGCGCAGGAGGGATTTGAACCCCCGACCTTCAGGTTATGAGCCTGACGAGCTACCGGACTGCTACTACCGCGCAACATTTTAGTGTGGTGCGTATGGCTGGACTTGAACCAGCATGTCACCATGACTCATTCAACCACCGTTGAACTTATGGATTTGAACCACCTTACGTCCGTCGACGTGCGTCTACCATTTCGCCACATACGCAAATATTTGGTTGCCCCTACTGGATTTGAACCAGTGACCTATCCCTTATCAGGGGATTGCTCTACCACTGAGCTAAGAGGCATCATTATTTGGAAGATAGTATCAAGGGTCGCAAATTCCTTGTGTAGCCCACTTCAAAGCAAACTTAATTACCCAAGCTACTGCGATAGAATACTATCATCAAAATAATGGTGTGGGGGGCTGGATTCGAACCAGCGTTGCTTTTCAGCGCCTGATTTACAGTCAGGTGGTTTCAACCGCTCACCCACCCCCACAAGAACACAGTGACCCTAACCGTTCTAACCGCTGAACTACATCGCAGTTTGAAGCCGCAATGGAGGGATTTGAACCCCCGACCTGTGTAGTATGTGTATATTTTCGTAATGAGTGCTCTATCTGGATTCGAACCCTCGGACAGCATCAGCCCTACACCTACCGATCTGCTGACCGGAAAATAGGAGATCATTACATAGCCCGCACAACCACGAATCGAACGTGTTTTCTTGACAACTGTCTATATAGACCAACTACCAGGTAGCTACAACTGGCTGTTGTGCGATTGTTGATGAGGTTTACCATGAGTCATTTTAACTCATCAACAATATTTCTGTTTTCAACTGTAACAACTGTTGGACTCGAACCAACCCCACCTTGTCCTGAAACTACTCGTAGTTATACTACTTTCGCCCAAGGTTTATGACACCCTTGCACCGTATTGTTACATGTGAAAACAGAAATTATTTCATTCTGTTTTTTCTAAATTGTCAAAGAGCAGTGAAGCATCGCTTCGTTTTCTTACATTGTCTTTATATACTGATTCGCTTATAAAGTCAACATCTTTTTTCAATAAAAAACCCTCCGAAGATTTTCATCTTGGAGGGTTCCTGTGTTCGTTAGAACTGTATGGATATGTAAGTTACATTCCCATACCAAGACCCTCGCAGCCGCTATACATAAAGCGACCACACCAAGTGCGGCGAATAATCATCTTATGTGTAGAAGCGGTTTTCATTGAAAGTCTTAGTCCTTTGTTTGTTTCTATTCTTTATTTATAGCACTATCAGAGTGATTCGTCAAGCATTATCTTCTATTTTATTTATCTTTTTTACATTTTTTCTGTATTATAGACCGTAACGTGTCTTATGAGCATTGAAGTTTTGAAGTAGTTCTGTTGCACTCAGTGCTCTGTTATAGAACCGTATTCCGCCTAACTTTCCATCTAACCAAGCAAAACTGTTATTGGTGGAACCAAACTGCAAAAACTCTGGACTATCAAAAAGGGCAGTTGTTGACAAATCACTTCTTGTGAATTTCGCAACTCCATTCCTGTAACCAGTAAGTGATGCCCCGCTTCTGACTACTGCAACATGATACCAAGTTCCAGTGACCATTGGTTCAGAGTTAGACCATAATCCATGATATAACCAGTTTGTGCCATCAAAACTATATCTGAATGTTGGGCGATTTACCGCGCCAAACGCATCTATATATAAACCATAACTTCTGTTTGAGGACGCACCTTCTTTTTCAAAAATGGTTTGGTTATTCACAGTATGTGCATCAATATTTACCCATACTTCCCAAGTGAAGTCGTTTGCGCCAACATCCAAAATGTCAGCTTGTGTATCACAAATAGCAGTAGCAGTAACATCAAAATCTAACACTCCACCATTTGAACTCAAATAAGTTACATCAGTGAGCGTTCCGTTGTATGCATTTGGTGAAAGGTCGTTCAACACAGTTCCAGTGCCAGGATAACTGTTGCCATCGCCAGGTTCGTAGTAAAGCTGTAGGCCACGTGTAGTCACAATATCGGTAGTTTCAGAAATGACTTCATATGACGCTGTTATTTGTATATCATTGGCAATACTTGCAAAAGAAACAATCGCATCAGATTCTTCAAGGTAAATGCCAATTTCTTTAGTCATCAAAGAAACAGAGGAATTTGCAGGAACAGACACAGTGCTAAAAATAGAGTATGTAATGCCATTTCTTGAAATTTGAACTGTAACAAGAGCAGGATATAGTCTATCCACGTTAGTCGCTACTATTTGATTTACTTTTATTAGCTTACCAGAACCAGCCTCATTGAACAAAATGACTTTTGGTGTTAGTTGTAGAACGGAGGAAACGCTACTTTCTCCGTCTATATTTAGACTATTTGCTATATTTGGTGCAGTCATATTATACCTCGTGATCAACATGTATACTTGATTTGAAGTTTTTTGTCAAGAATTATATGCTGTTTTATTTATCTATTTATATTACGATTACGCCAAGTGGCGGAAACCCATTGAACGCAACCGTTGAGTATGTAGTTGTGTATGCTCCACAGTTCTTGATAAAGATTCTATCACCAGACTTCAAGTCAGTTGGAAACTTTACTTTGTTAGTTTCATACAAAACATCAGCACTATCACAGGTAGGACCAGCAAGAACACAGGACATTGTATCATTGCTACGGCAATCTGGTGTCACAAACTGATACTTGATTGCTTCTTCTGCGGTTTCTGCAAGGCCACTGAACTTACCAATATCCAAGTAAACCCAACGAACTTCGTCACCTTCATTTTTAGTTGACACAAGTAGAACATTGGCAGAAATCATACCAACATTTCCAACCATACCACGGCCAGGTTCTGCCATGATATACTCAACAACGCCAAACTTATCCGAAATCATCTGTGTGAGTAGTTGGCAGTATGCCTCTGAATCGGTGATAGGAACGCCATAGAAGGCAGGAAATCCACCACCTATGTTGAGTAGCTTCATATCAAAGCCATTGCTTACAGCGTCTTTCCAGACCTCTGAGGCATATGTCAGAGTGTCATCCCACATTTCTGGATGACGAGTTTGCGACCCAACATGGAAGCTAATACCGATTGGTTTCAGCCCAACAGATTTAGCATACTTCATGAGAGGAATAGCTTTTGATTGTCCGCATCCAAACTTACGACTCAATGGCCATTCCGCTTGTGAGTTTGTAACTAATAGGCGAATGAATACTTCACTGTTCGGTGCGTATTTTGCTATCTTGTCTAGTTCTTCTTCTGCATCTGCTGCATAAAGTTTGATACCTTGTGCATACGCATATTCAAGGTCTGCTGGACGCTTTACCGTGTTTCCAAAACTAATGTGTTCTGGTTTAGCGCCAGCATATAGACATATGCGTATTTCTTCTGCGCTTGCTGCGTCAAAACGGCATCCAAGTTTGACGAGTTTGTTTATGATTTCCTTTTGTGGATTTGCTTTCACGGCATAGTGAATATGGGCATTTCCAAGTCCAGATTTCAATTTTTTGTAGTTTTCTTCTACCTTCTCCACATCTAGAACGAGGGTTGGATAGTCGAAAACATTCGAGCGAATGTAATCTTCTAGTTTATCCATAGTGTTGTGACCCTTTCGTAAAACAACACAGTTATTTATAAGATATGGCGGAAAGTGTGGGATTCGAACCCACGAGAGGTTTCACCCCCTGCTCGTTTAGTAGACGAGTGCCATCGACCGCTCGGCCAACTTTCCTTTTTATTTTCGTATCACTACCGTATATGAACCAAGTTCCGCATCTGGGTATGATGTCAGCATGGGAACAATTTCAACATTCTTATACTTATCAAAAAAACTTTTGTCATAGAATGTAAGTGGAGTAGTTTTGTATTTCTCAGACAATTGCTCAAGTGTTAGATTTTGTCTGTTTGCTTGCTTTTCCTTGAAAAGATTCTCTGTTTCTTTATCTTTCACATCGGATATCACAACGCCATATTTTGAGCAACGTAGCATTTCTTGAGTGACGTAATCAGCATCATCATATGATAGATATTGAAAAACTGAATTTGATATGAACCAATCAACTTTATTATCAGTTATCGGTATTTTTTTATCGGAAACAAAAAAGTGATGTGCTTGCATAGGAAACAGTATCATGCATTGGTCTATAAGTTGTTTGCTTATATCAATTCCATATACATCATTTCCATATGTGTGGTGAAGGTAATGTAATAATGCAGCGTTTCCGCATCCAAACTCAGCTATTGACGAATTTGTTTCAACAAAATCCATCATGTATTCTACATACGATTTGAATGTGTTTTTGTCGCAATCAAAAATGGCCTTGTGCAATTCAAAAGATGAATCAAATACCGATTTGTCAGTTGATACTAGTATTTTGTTTGTTTCTAAAACCCATGAAAGATTTGGATTGTTAAATATTTTATTCCATGTTTTTACTTCGGTCATTCGGAATTTCTTTTCTTACTTTCCAATAAACCCAACTCTCCATACAATGGTGGCTATCGTTAAATACCAAGTTTATAAACCATACGATGTTTGGTTTGTTAGTTCGTTTCCAATGCCAATTTCTTGCACTAAAAGTTTGATTGCTTTCTCCACCAATCACTACATTGAAGAGAATACTAAATGCGGTGCCGCATCTTTTTATATAGTTTGTTAATACATTTCTCATAAATGTATTTATATAAAACCCCCAACCAGATGCTTATGCGCGGGAACACGACATTTTACGGTATACCAGCATCATTCTCTGTATCAGAGAGGAACAGATTTTAAAGATTGTTAAGGATAAGTCCCATCCACAGCCGCATGGGTTAACTTACGTGGCAAATCCAGAGGGTTTTATATTTCAAATTTTACCATTCAACTCGTTAAACAAACACAAAGCGTATTCATCGTGAGCATCTTTATTTGGATGTGATCCATCCAATGCAGGAGGATATTTTAATCTAATACTATCAAAATCAGATTTCAAAAATTCAAAACTCATCCAATTTCCAACACTTTTTGAGGTAATATTAGAAATAGATAAAAGTGCGTGAAAGTTATTTACATCTTTTGACCATAAATATCGGTGTATATGGTCCGCTCTTAAATTCAAATCTATTAAACCATCATATTCAGAATATAAGTTTTCATAATACCATTCATACTCTGAATATCTTGGTAGTATAAAAACATCATCCGAGTTTTCTCTAAAATATGTTGTTCTTGTAATAAAAGACCAATTTACTATAACAATATCATCTTGATGATAACCAAAGTCAACTACAGTTTTCCATATTTTTTTATTACTAGCACCAGGAATACTTTTGTTTACTACTTCTTGTATTCCTAGTTTTTCAGCGAGAGTATTTGGCCAACCCATCTTACTTGGATACGATGTTATATATGGATATTCATTGGTATGACAATCCTCTAACGAGTGTCCATATGTGTAACTGCAACCAAAAACAACTAATCTACTCATTTTTTAACCTCTGGTGTTGGAGAGGGATTTGAACCCTGCTTTGAACAATTTGTTTCATCCGCCTGCCCGAATATATGAAACAACATCAGCACACCATGCCAGTCCAACATAATAAATCGTATGCATCTTTATCCCTTCTACCCAGTCCACTGTAGGTGCGCCGTAGCTGGCCACACAGCTTCAACCTAGTCCAGTCTTCAACACTCACGTGCTACGATACACGGCATTACTCTGCTTCGGGCTTTTTTTGCGGTTGCTACATCGCTTCTCATCATATGGGTTACCGCCCATACTATCTGTTGCTACACAGAACGTCTATGGTGCCCGTAGAGGGACTTGAACCCCCACTCCGTTAGGAACCTGATTTTGAGTCAGGCGCGTCTACCAATTTCACCATACGGGCAAATTTATAAATCTTTTGTATTATCTATCTCTCTACCAAGAGAAATATTTTTTTGTGCTCTTACTTTGTTGTTTGGCCAAGTCCAACACTGTCCATCATCATCACCAAAACAAACCCACATCAAGTTATGTTCTGGTCCATAATCTATCAAAACATGCGCCAATGCTGGACCTCTTGGCGTATAAAGAGGTATCGGTGGATTTAGCTGTAACATATTCATGTAAGTTCTCCCCTCACACTATTTATGCTACTGACGCCTCTTTCACAACTTTTGCAACTACTTTATACAAACCAGGATTTACAACTAACGCTTTTGGCATCAACTCATGACGAATAAAGTTACGCATATACTTTGTATCGCTGTTACTTTTATCTTCAATCCATTCAATGCTTTTTCGTTCACACCAATCAACAAACTCATACTTACGGTTCATACGAAATGGACGAATAACATTCATGTTGCGATATGGAATAACTTTACCAAAACCGTTCAATGACGACCAAATCCAAGTTTCAGTGCAATCATCCAAGTGATGACAAGTTACAACTGGCACATCCATACTATAGAAGATTTTGTATCGCTCGTTTCTCCAATGTTCTTCCTGAGACGTATTTTTGGGAGGGTTTTCATCAGAAATACATGTCTTGATGAGACGTTCACCAAATACAGAATCAAGAAACTTTTCTGCTTCTCTACTTGTTTCAGTTCCGTGATTTACAAATAGGGGACGGACTGTATGATTGCGACTTAGGAAGTCAACAACTGCCATACTATCAACGCCGCCACTACAAGCGACAATCACTTCACGTGGGATTTTACCTTGGATTTTGATCATATTCGAAACAGTCTTTTCCTGTTTGGTGTTCAAATGTTAGAAGGCCGAGTCGTGGAGACTTCTTATTCGCACATACACCATAATCAAATCCAAGTTCCCCGTCAAGAGGCAAAAACCATTTACATCCACAACTACAGTCTGGGTAATCTTGATTGTCGGCCCATCGTTTGACTTCTCCACCATAATCAGTGTAATCAGATGGAAGGACTTTTATAAACGACATATCAATCATATTCAGACCTTTTTATTTTGGTAGTCCCCCTCGGACTTGAACCGAGATATCCGTTCTTATGAGGAACGCTCATTCACCAATTATGATAGAGGACCGTAATTCTGTTCGGTTTGTCGCAGACTCCGAAAAACTGCTTTCAGTAACCTAGACGCAGAGCATCATCCCTGTAGGACCATTGTCCCGCTACCGCCATCGCATTACCTTCTAAATGGTGCCCCCGGTGGGATTCGAACCCACACTGTAGAGATTTTAAGTCTCCTGCCTCCTGCCTTTGGGCTACGAGGGCATTTTATTACTTGTTCCGACACCAGCCCCCAAACCCGCCGTGTCAGTGACTACTTCCATATCCCAAAGAGAACAGAAAGGAAAAGGTTCTCAACGGTATACTAAGTATCTTTCCTAATATTGGCGATTCCGGCAGGACTCGAACCTGCAACCCACAGCTTAGAAGGCTGTTGCTCTATCCAGTTGAGCTACGGAACCATTATGTAGGTATTTATCAAATTGCTTTCAATTCAGCACGAGACACGCCGTTGTGTCCACGAATAGCATGAAAGAAAGACAAAGCAGCAGCACGAGTATCAAACACTTTTTCACCAGCATGACGACCGTAGCGGCTCCAAACGACTTTGAACATTTTGTTCATCCCTCTCTTGATTACTTTCTTACTATAGCCGATTCGTGTTAGATTGTCAAGACTGTTTTTCCCATTTTACTTTTTTCATTATCTCGTCGTGCCAAGCAAGATGTTTTTCATACCATTCCACCCGATTGCCACCGTCTTTACGGTCTTCAACAAAAGCATGAAGATGATCAGACATCATTTTAGTTTTGTAGTCTCGTAGAATCTCACTGATATGAGTTGCCTCAAAATCATCAAGACCAGATATAGTAAGGGTATGAGGCATCAGCCAAACTCCCGCTTCAGTTTCTTATACATCTTGAAGTCTTCTTCTGACATAGCGTCAACATCGTTTTCTGCTTGTGCAGCAAGAGTATTGAACAAGATTTGTTTTGCTTCATTTACTTCCGAAACAATATTACTTTCACCAACAAACCTACGAGACACTTCCACTTCAACAACCGAAAGGGTTCGCTTGCTGTTGTATTGAACATAGTCAAGATATTCAATGACTTCTTTACGAGTGACGTAAAGTCTTGCATCCTCAATATTAGTTGAAAACTCTAGTTTTCCAAACATATCGCGAACATAATATTCGCCTGTCGCCTTGTCATAGAATGCGAGTTTGATTACTGACATTTGTTTACTTTCAGAGTTTGATGCCAAGAACTTCAAGTTCTTCTGCGGTCAGTTTGCCCAAAGCAACTTTTCGAAGTTCTTCCTTACGCTTTTCGGCGGCTTCACGAGCACGGCGCTTTTCATCTTTCTCTTTGTGCTTTTTCCACCAAAGACCAAGAGTGCGGCGTTTTACACCAGCTTCATCCCAATCAACCAAGTCAAGAACCTTGTTCAACTCGTCTACGCCAAGTTTGCTTTCAAGTGCAGTCAAGATACCGCACATCGAAGCTTCAAGCATATTGTGTTCAGCAACCTCATCGCGGCTCACACGAACTTCGTCACTCCAACCACCATCACTGCAAGGCATTTTGTATCTCCTTATGTTTCAGAAGTAGGTTGGTTCAGGCGACTGCCTGAACCTTGCTCACCATCATCGCAGGAACTTTCCAGTTCGTGGTAACATTGTTCAGACCTTTTTGAGAAACAATCAGGTTCTTGCGGTTAACTTTTGTAACAACGCCACGAATTACCACACCACGAGCGACAAACTCAACTTCTTCACCGACCACAACAGAGCGAACATTTTGATTAGTGATGAAAGTGCGTTGAAGTTTGATGCGTTCAGCAATGCGAACGATTTGGTCAAAGTCAGCTTTGCCGATCAGAGTCAGAACAGTGTCCATTTCAGTGGCGGTGAGTTTCATTTTGATTTCCTCTCTTTTGCTTACAGGATATGTATATCGTGATTCGTTCAGATTGTCAAGCAGCTTCTTCAACATAGAAGTTGTGGCTTTGGCTGCAAAGTTGATAAAGCCAAGCATCAACCATGTCGATATACGACTTATACTTTGCAACAGGAACCGCGCCAGTCAACCCCATGTAGGGATCATAAGTAACGCCTTTTGTTTCATACACAACGTAGATGGGGTTTTCAATAAACTTGGTTTCCATCATCGTCTCCCTCATTGGCTACAGTGTATGTATATCGTGATTCTTTTGGAATGTCAACGAAAAACCATCGGCAGAACAGAAATAAACATAACAATCATACCACCGATAACAATTTTCATCGTATTGACAGATGATTGCAATTCCCGTGCTTTACGCTTTAGGGCATATTCTTTGTTCATCAGGTTGCGATGTTCAATTGACAGATTGTCATATAGGTATTTCAGGGTTCGGTAATCAGCAGAGTTATTATTTTGCTTGTGATAATTGTAATATGCCAGAGCCTTCTCATACCAATACTTTGCAGTATGGCCATTATAAGTAACTTCTTCTGACTTTTGACCAAAAGATTGAGTTACTTTTCCACCTTTCTTTCGTGCCATTCGCAAACAAGCAATTGCTTCGTCTTCAGAAGTGGTGCTCATAGCCTTGGCGATAAGTTGGTCAGTCGTGCTCATTTTACTTCCACTTCTCGATATTGAACTTCAAGCCATCCGTTGGATGGTCCTGCATTTGGGAGCCAACGACCTTTCACATACTCATGTTCGAACCCATGGTTTGGTAAGTCAGCGTAAGCCTCTTCGGCTGTTGGCCAACGATCAAGAACTACCGCGCTGGTGGGATAGTTACAACCATATTGGTCAACTTGTTGAATGACGACTTGCCATTCACACCGAATTGTTTTTGTTCTGAAGTTTTTCATCAGTAATCCCGCTCAGTTTCAAACATCACGCCAAAGACAAACATCAAGGCAAGCCCTGGAATAGCAAGAGCAGCAGCAATCCAAAGAGAAACCCCTTCATCGATGCAACCAGCGGCAATCACCATAAGAAGGCCAATCATTACCATCACAGTGCGAAACCAAGCCATCATATTTTCCTTTTCTGATTAGGTGCGAACCGAAATGGTAGAACCGTCTTTGAACTTCATATAGAAGCCATCATAGTAGTCGGCATCACCATGGTCTTTTTCAAACTTACCATATTCTTCTTCAAGGGCATCGTAGGCAATCACGGGAACAGACGTATGAAACAGTTTGGCATCACGAGGATCAAACTTGACAAACTGTGCAAGATGAGCGATGGTAGTTGACGTGTCACCTTCTGCGGGTTTAATCAGAAGTTTGGAACCAAAGTGCGAAGCGAGAGTTTTCATGATTGTCTCCTTGTTTGCTACAAGATATGTATATAGTGATTCGTTGTTCTTGTCAATCCACATTCGGCTCAAGACGGAAGAACCACGACTTTTTGTTTTCGGAAAACTTCGCAAGAACACGGTCACCGCAATGACGGTAGGTGTTCATCAAACGAAGGCAAGCGAGTTCGGAACCAAATACATACATCGTTCCGCCAATTTCCTCAACCTCAAGATTTTCTTTGGCATGGATTTCAAACTCACGCTTGGCACGGAAAAGGTTCATCTGGTTTCCTCTCTCTTGGTTACAGATTACTTATATAGTGATTCGTATGGATTGTCAATAGAAAAAACTCAAGCGGCGGCAACCGCTTGAGTCCGAGCACGTTTCATGCCTTCTTTGATTTTTTCAACTTTCTTTTCACCATTCGGGAAAACATCGTTGAACTTCACACTCTTGAACGCTTCCCACTTGGTCAGCAGAACGTCCAGTTGGTCAACAGAGTTGTTTTCACTACCCAGACGACCACGCTCATCGCACATACCAACCCGATGCAGAACATTCACAGTTTCAGGATCATTCAGCGAACCCATTTCATCAAACATCTTGACAAAAGTTTTCGGGTTCAGATCATCCAGTTTGTGCATATTCATGTGAAACCGAGTAGCTTTCATCGCACGGTCACGCATCTTAGCAGGAACAGTCAGACGGTCAGCAAAGGCTTCCACAACGGGAACACCCTTCACATCATGCCCGAAGTGCTTAGGAAAGTCTTCTTTCCGAGTCAGACCTTTACCAAAGTCATGAACCAGTGCAGCAAACCGAGTTTCCAGATCAAACCCAAACTTGGCAGCTTGAGTCAGAACCAGCATGGTATGCTCAAAGGCATTACCTTCGGGGTGCCAACGGCGACTTTCCATCGCAGAACACAGTGCATACACTTCGGGAAACAGAACATGCAGAGCATCACATTCCAGCAGCGTATCAAAGAACAGGCGAGGATGGGGTTCCATCAGAGCACGGCTCAGTTCTTTCCACACCCGTTCAGCAGTCAGTTCGTTCAGAACGCCCTTCTTGGCCATCGTATGAACCAGTTCACGAGTTTCCTTGGCAACAGTCCATTCCGCACCAAAACGAGCACGGAACCGAGCCAGACGCAGAACCCGAACAGGGTCTTCAACGAAAGCATTAGAAGTATGACGCAGAACTTTGGCATTCAGATCATCTTGACCACCAAAGGGGTCAAACAGAGCAAAACTACCTTCATCGCCTTCAACAAAGAACTCAGTGTCTTCCATGCGTTGCAGAGACATGCTGTTGATGGTCAGGTCACGTCGACCCAGGTCTTCTTCCAGCGTCACATCAGTGCCGAACTCAGAAGTGAAACCCAGATACCCAGTGCCAGTCTTTTTTTCACGACGAGCCAGAGCAAATTCTTCACCAGTTTCGGGGTGCAGAAACACAGGAAAATCAGCGCCAACTTTTTCAAAGCCAGCAGCCAGCATTTCTTCGACCGTGGAACCGACCACGACAAAATCTTTATCTTTCGGCTCCATGCCCATCAGCATATCGCGAACAGCACCGCCGACCAGAAATGTTTGCATTGGTGATTCCTTTCTCATTACTGTTACACCATACAGTATGATTCTTACCTTGTCAAATAAAAAAGAGGGTTTCCCCTCTTTATTTTTGTTCCACAACTCGTATTTCTTGTTCGGCAATCATATACCAATCAGGTGCGATTGCTTCTGGTGGCTCATTGAATGAGTTGATATGGTCACGATACTTGATGGCTTCTTCTATCGTATCAAACAAAGCATATTCTCGTTTTTGTCCCCAACCACGTTCTGATTCAATAGTGCAGACTTCGTATTTTACTTTCATCTTCGGTTCCTTTCTGTTTCTATACTTCTATGATAAGTTGATAACCCAAGATTGTCAAATAAAAAAGGCGACCGAAGCCGCCTTTTGTTGAGATTATCGTAGTTTGAGTGGTTCTTCGACACCAGTCTTGAACGCTTCTTCAGTTCGGGCATTGGTCACAATCTTGTAGTCGTCAAGATTAATTTTTGGATATCCAGCGACTCGCATCCAAGTGCCTTGCCAGAATGAACCAAGGGCAGTTTCATATACACGTTTCTGATCAATCAACCGAGTTTGGGCAGTTGCAAAGTCAATACGACCCGCTTCAATCATGCGTTGTAGTTGAGTGTATACAGTGCTGTCAATGGTTGGGTTTTGTTCCTGAATGAACTGGAACATAGCTTTTGAACCTTCTTCTCCATAACGAGCATCAAGGGCAGCGGTTACAACCGCAGTCAAATCGTCTCGTTGCATTGCGGGGATTTGAGCGGCTTCCGCAATACGATTACTGTATTGAGCAAGAATGTTTTTGTTGTCTTCAAATGTTGCGACAATCTGATTTTCAAGTCGGTTACCAGTGTTATACGCGGACACATAACTCATGAACACAAGGCCAACCAGACCGACAACAAAGACAAGGGCAGCGATTAGGTATTTCATCTTTTTCTCCTTAGACGATTTTATATTTGTTCATCACATAGGTGATTGCAGGGGTTACAATTAGAAGCACGATGAGTGCCAAGACAAATGCCCAAGTAGGCGGAACAATGTCGTTGGACAGGTATTCAAAGTCGTCCATTGATTGAAGTTTGTAGTCGCTTCGAATCACATTCCCAATATAGGTATTGATCGTATCAATGTCAAGAACTTTCGCATCATAAATTGCATCACGGATTTTCACGTTTACAATGCTATCTTCACTCCAACTACGCACATCCACCCAAGAAATATTGTTGTCTGCCATACCAATCACAACGATTACGTCATTGATATTATGGGCATCCCAAGATTGTGCCAGTTGTTCAGCAAAGTCTTGATTCTTACTGGTTACTACAATGATTACGTTTGCGCCAGTTTTCACAATATCAGAGTTTAGAATAGAAAGTTTCTTGTTCCATTCTGCTTTCATTGTTTCTGGCATAGAATAATCAACAGTAATCACACGGTCAGAACGATAGAAGTCATAGATGGCAGGATAGGAGATAGAAGGCAGTTCTTCTGGTTTCAGATGTTTGTTGAAGAGACTTGTAGACGCACCACGAATATAGTTTGTATACGATACTTGACCAGATACAGGGTCACCAACATTCGCTTCTGCAACGCGAGGCGGAATGTTTACGCCTTGGGCATCAACACGAGAAATTTGATACGTGTCAATCGTTGTTTCAATAAAATACTTTTGTTCCCAAGAATATTTTGAACGATATTGAGTTTTGTATTTTGGAGTGCAAGTGCGTTTATTATTGACGGTTGTGCAAGTTTGCCCATTCCTTACCGTTCTTGTTTGTTGATTGGTGCAGAAGCTATCTGGCCAATCGCTCCAATATTGATTGCAAGACTTTCTTTCTTTGACGAGTTCAGTTACTACGCCATTTACGAATTTTACATCACTTGTCTGTGACCCAATGCCAGCAAGAAATACCAGAAAAATGATAAGACTTGTTGCTACAAATTGAATAGCAACTTCACCCCAAGTGATGTTCATGTGTAGGAAGGTCTTTGTGATTCCAATCCATATCACAACAGGGATAAGGAATAGAAAGGCATAGTATGCGGTCATGTGATTTCCTATCGGTTATTTCGAATCCATACATATACTATGCAGATTCATTTGTCAAGTGGATTCATACAGATACTTACTCTGTAAGTATCAAATTATGATGGACACTCATTCCTTGCTATCGCTTCGTCATTCATATCCATCATAATTTTTTAGTTATGATATTATTTTCTTATATCATTTCCAGAGCCAAGATACACTTTGCCTTCAGGCTGGCAAGCGTGTATCTATGGGGAAATCTTTTCCGTCACACTGATACTTCATACAGAACAACCTTGTTACGTCAGGTTATGGTGGTCACGCGGTGCCATTTTACGTTCTAACTTATTATGACGCAGACTTGCTATAGCAGTATGAATTACATTAGCAGTCTTGCGGGTTCCCTAAGTGTCATGGATTGCCCGCTCATTTTTCAAGTGGTCATCTTGATTACATAAACGAACTCTGGCATCGGTAAAATGCCAGAGCACACATTGTCACTATATCTATTCGCATAGTGGTTTATTACTACCGAAAACGTAACAGAGGATACATCCTCATTGTCTGTGTTATAAGTTTTACTACCTTTATATGACAGGTATACACCTGACTTTATAAGAGTATCATAGACTCTATGATTCGGTCAACATACTACTTTGTCAAAGTATGCTTTTAGTTCAGTGAATCCACCAATGTGATTTCCATCTACCCATATTTGAGGATATGTTCTTGGAGTGTAATTTACTGCCGCACATTCTGCAAGCATGTTTTCTTTCGCTCCATCCACAAACTCAACATTCAGTTCTTCATACTGAACACCACGAATTTGCAATAGAGTTTTTGCCTGAATGCAATAACTGCATCCATTCTTGGTATATATTTTTGCTTTCATTTTTTCATCCATATAATAAAATAAGATGCGCCTTTACTTCATCAGACGCATTCGTTTTGTTGACCCATTCGTCAAAATTATATCGTTCACCATTCAAATAGAAGTCTGAAAACTCATTTTCAATAATATCGGCTGGACCATCATTGCGATGTATCTTGCCATAACGATAATATATCTTTCTATTTACAGTGTGGTCAATATATGCAGCACCTTTCTCTCTATGAAGACACCCGTATCTATAATACATTGTAATGTTTCCATCTTGATATATGGTATATTTATGGTCGCCTTTACTTTTGGGTCTTTTGTAGTTCTTCATTCGTTACTCTTTTTCTTAGGTCACTTGAACTAAATCTGTGATCTCTTTGGTTGAAGTAAATTTCAATTCCACGTTTTTTGCAGATGTCTCTGCCTGTGAAATCCATGTCTCTGTATTCAACACCAAGAATACGAATATCAATATGCATACCAGAAAGAATATCTTCCAAGTCTTGTTCGGTAGCGTATGGGATAATTTCATCAACATACTTACATGCTCTTAGTTGCAAGTATCTCTCAACCACAGTTTGAACTGGTTTGTTCTTCTGTGGGCGGTCTATTGTCGGGTCAGTTTGAAGTCCTACAATAAGATAGTCACACACTGTTTTAGCTTCTTCAAGCATCAGTGTGTGACCTGAGTGTAGTAAATCAAATGACGAAGCTGTAAATCCTACTTTCATTCTATATCAACATTGTAAATATTGCTGCATCATCTTCGTTGCGAAAACTGAGAGTTGCCATCATACTATATTTGTCAAAATATATTCCTATGTCTTTTCCACAGTTTTCAGAAAGAAGGTTACGAAAATCTTTGATGCATTTTTTTATATGATGGTTGTCGTAATTTCCTAAATCGAAACTAACAACAACAGTGTATGGAAGTCCAGCCCCGTGTATGTATCGCGAGTTAACGATGTTTACTTTATAATCGAGGTTGGAGTTCTTATCATACATTCATTATCAGCCAACAATATCCTTGATACGTTTTGCTTCCTCTGCTTTCTTTTCTACAGTTTTACCAGCAATAAGCAGTGCTATACCTACAAGCAGGGGAGAAAGAATGAAGGCTACTATGCCCCAACCCCAACCATTTCGACCCCAAGAGTTTGCCCAATATCCTACGCCAAACGAGAATATTAGTAGAAAGAATAGAATTTCCATTTTGTTTCCTTACATTTTTGTTGTTGTGGACTCATATGTCCGATTATACTGATTATTTACCCTAATAAATGTGGTGCATTTACTGAGTTGTTTCAAGGTAGGTGCGCCAACATAAGTGCAAGTTGAACGTATTCCGCCAAGAATAGTTTGAATGGTATTGGATACATTTCCACGATACGGAACCAATACTTCTCTGCCTTCACTTGCCCGATAATCTTTGAGGCCACCAAAGTGTTTAGTGTTAGCAGCATCGCTACTCATACCATAGAACTGAACAAATTTCTTTTCTGCGATGATGGGTTGAAAACTTTCAAAAGTTTCTGGTGTGCCAGTGTGTTTGTATTCACCTGTGTTATACCATTTACTTATCACCTCGCCACCACCTTCGTCATGGCCAGCCAACATGCCACCTAGCATTACAAAGTCAGCACCCCCTGCAAAAGCCTTGGCAACGTCCCCAGAACAAGAACAGCCCCCGTCAGCAATAATATGTCCACCAAGACCATGAGCCGCATCCGCGCACTCAATGATAGCCGAGAGTTGGGGATAACCGACACCAGTTTGTATCCGAGTGGTGCAGACGCTACCAGGACCAATCCCAACTTTAACAATGTCTGCTCCATTTAGAATCAATTCCTGTGTTTGGTCTGCGGTAACAACGTTTCCTGCGATGATAACGATGTTTGGATATATTTTGCGAATGTTTTTTACATGTTCAACAAAATGCTGACTGTATCCATTTGCAACATCAATACAAAGATATTTTAGATTATCACCAACTCTGGCATAAACCTGAACAAACTTGTCATAGTCTGCATTACTGGTGCCAATACTCATAGCTACATGTTGAGTTCTACGTTCAACGTTTTGTGAAAAGAACTCAACGAGTTCATCCATCGAATATGTTTTTACCAAGCAAGTAAAAATGCTTTGGCTGGATAGAACGTCTGCCATTTCAAATGTTCCAACACCATCCATGTTTGCAGCCATGATGGGAACCCCCTTGTATTGAGAGTAGTTACGATCAAACACTTCATTCATGGTTTCGTTTGGACCAGAAACATAGTTTCTAAATGTATATGACCGTTCCAGACTTACATCTGAACGGCTTTTGAGTGTGCTTCGTTTTGGGCGAATTAGAACATCGCTGTAATCCAGCAATACTTCATTTTCTATGCGCATTCTTATTCCTATTTTTTACATGTTGTTTTATGAAATCAACAGGAACACTTGGATTTAAATTAATCAATTCCTGTTCAGTATACGATTCTGGTTTACGAACCCCAAACTTGTCAAATTGTTCGTAAGCCCAATCGGTCATTTCTTTTTTGTTTTTAAAACGCATCTGCATTTTCCATATGATAAAGGGTGGGACGTTGCCCACCCTTTTTTTTACTTACCGAGAATTGTTTTGAACTCTGTCAGGGTGTCGGCATCAACAAGGTCGCTTCGGTATAGCGCGTATCGTTTTGTGTTTCCGTTATAAACACCGACTTCGGTGACATCACCACGGTCATTCGTGGATAGCATACCGTAAAGATTTTCCTTGCCACGATGTTGTTTCACAAGTTTGATTGCTTCATCTAGCGAAGGTGTCCGAGAACGCCGCTGGTTTGATTGATTTGATTGTGGGCGACGATTCTTCTGGGTATTTGGGTTTGCCATATTTTCCTCATATTGACAAATTTAAGAAGAGAAAGTTTTTGATTTGGGTGAGCATTTCTCGTTGCGGCTTCACCGATTAATAATATTAAAATAACGATGACGGTTACATGACACTTACTCCAAGTGGAGGTTGAAGGTTAGTTTTTTGTTTTACGAGCAGCATTCCCATTATTCGGCGCTCATCATACTAAATTAGTCTCATATATCTATAAGTCAGTCATAACATTAAGATGTAACCGTCATCGTCGCATTTTATTCTCCACGGTTAAGTTCTTGTTTCTGATACATTATTTATAGCAGATTCGTATATCGTTGTCAAGAACCTTTTTTCTCGTCTTTGTAGAAAATGTGATCCTCAATCTCAACGGTTTCTACAAATTTTGAACTCCAGTAAGGGTCAACGTAGTCGGCATGATACATAGTCGCGCCATTCGTTGGGTCTGGAATTTGGCCGTATGAATACATTGCAATTTCGGCAACGAATTGTGCAAGCATCCAAGATGTTTCGTCGTTTGGTTTATCCGATTTGCCATCCTCTGTCCAAGAGAATTGGCCATCTTGCCATACAACTTCACATACGCTTTTCGGATATTGTTCGTCTTTTACCCGATTGAGTGTAACCCAAGCAACTGCCCGTTGCCCAAGAAACGATTGGTTTCGTGCCTCAAAATAGATATTTTTTGCAAGGCAATCTGTTTGTTTTTCAATGTTCACTTTTTGAACTTGATTGTCAATAGACGTAGCCATCGCTATACGTCTTTCTGACTCTGCTTTAACCTCATGAACTCCGAGACCCGCAAGTCCTATTGCTACAGTAGCATTCATGAGAAACGCTGCAAGGTGTAACCTTTTCATTGTCGCTCCATGTTTGTTTCTTTTGCATCTTACTTATATTCTGATTCGTCGGTCGTGTCAATGATTATTTTGCGAAAATTTTCAAAATTTCGAGTTCTATATAATCTTTGTTTCGTTCAATATAAGCAATATCACCAATTGAACATCCTAATAGTTCTTTTCCAACTGGCGATCTATGACTTATAACGCCCTCAGACGGATTGCTGTCCGTCTCTCCAAGGATTGTGTATGTTATAATTTTGTCAGTCGATAAGTTTTTCACAGTCACACTCAGCCCAACTTCGACCTTACTATATTCCCCCTTTGCTTTTGTTGGTATGATAGTATATGTTTCTGCTATGAATTGGAGTTTTGCAATCTCCATATCCAATCTCATCATTTCTTCGAGTGCCATAGAAAATTCTTCATTTTCTTCTACGCCCCCGTTTTCTCTGGCATCTTTAATTTGCTCAGAAATTAGTGGTTTCTTTTTGGAAAGAATTTGAATTTTTTCCAAAATTTGTTTTCGTCCCTGTTCGGTAATAATGTCCCCACTCAATTCTTTGTATTCCTTGTTATTATTATTGTTGTGGTTGTATTTATCGTAAACAACAAATGATAGTGCATTATTCATTGTTTGTCAGCCTTTCACTAATGAGAGAGAAAACTTCAAATAAGTCATCGTCAATATCATTCAAATGATTGATGTGTGCTTGAAATAACATGCTCAGTAAAATCATATTCTCTGCTGTTTGCACGTCATACGCATTGTATTTGTATTTCAAAAGTATGGTGATAATGGATTTCATGAGTTCAAGAGACTCTACTTCGTCTTGCGGACGATAGGTAGAGTCTTCTTTTTTGGACCGATATTCATCCAAACTTACTATGTTAGTCATCGGATATTCAAACCCAATGTGGCGATAGCATCTTGGACGGATTTTGCTTGAAATTTCGCATCCTGTAGTGGGTCATGCTTCAAAAACGTGTATGCTTTCCTTGGGTCGTCTGGCAAAATACTAAACAGTGTGGCACTGTCTTTGATTGCCCAGTATGGCCAAGGAACGGGAGAATCGTATTGCTTGCACATGTTTTGTATAATTCCAACGTCCATCAAAATACGTTGTGACCAGATGGCATCACAGCCAACATACCATTTTTTCAAATGGCGAAGCATTTCATGTGGGGAAACACGCCCTTCTGGTGAGAACGCCATTTCAATTGCGTCTTTGTCTTGTGTGGACCACCAATCCAACGTTTCTGTGCTTACCGTTCTACCAGTGCTTTCCTGATAGTCAATATCCACCCGATAGAAAAACTCATCAAATGGATTTTCTTTACTGTTTGGATTAAATTTTACCCCACCGATGGATAAAACTTGTGCTGTTGGAGACACATCAAGCGTCTCCAAATCAATCATTGCATGTATTGTCATTATTTTCCTATTCTTTATACGCCAAACAGTTCAGACGCAATTGCGCCAACTTGTTTCATGTCGGCAAGAACACCCCAGTGAGACTTTGCCCACTTCATAATCTCGCCCTTATTTTGGACCTGTTTGCCACCGAAGGCGAATACCAGCTTTGAACGAATTTCTTCTTCTGAGGCCATTTGTGGCAGAACACCAGAAAGAATATTCTTTTCAAAGTTTAGAGCAACACGCCGACCATCATCAATATTCAGCTTCAAGTTTTCGTCAATAGTGACGATAAGTTTCTGAATAACCTTGATGGCTTCGTCTTCTGTGGTTTCGCGGTTGCCGTTATTCTTGCCAACCTTTTCAATTTCGCTAAGTGCAAAAAGAATGGATGGCGCAATGGGACTGCGAGTTTTACGCAGTGCGATGGATTCAGCTTTTAGTTTTTCAATAACACTCATTTTCTTTTCCTTAGCTACATAGTCCAGCAAGCATTTGGTAATGTTCCCATGCTTCTTTTACTGCGGGAACGTTTTCAAGTTCATCAACAGGAACAGCACAATCAAGCCAGTAATAATTCAACCGAAGTGGATGTGTTCCAAATTTACGTGGTTGATGTATTTTTCCACCACTGTATAGCTTGACTGCCAGCTTTCTAAACTCATCATAATTGTCAATATGTGCGGACCATTCTGGATTTGACCATCCACCACGGGTATAGCCTTCCCAAATCTGATTCCATTCTGAGTCAATGTTTGGATCAACATCTGTTCTGGCGACAATCACCAACACATCATGATAGTCAACTTTTCCTTCAAAAATGTCGCGAAGGCAACGACTAAAACTCAATCCAACTTTCATTTGCATAACCCTGCTAACATTTGGTAGTGGTCCCAAGCCAACTTGACTGCTGGCTCCATGTCTTGTTCTCGTAAATTTATTTGATACCAATGACTCCGTGCAGCTTGTTTTGCTCTCACGAGTAAGTTGACTGGATTACCAGTATCGCGAATTACTATAGCACCATCCTGATACAATGTCAAGCACAAATGGTAAACTTCTTCAAAATCAAATAGATGAAAAACGTTTTTACCGTTTGATAGGTTTATTACCATAGGGTCTACTTGGGTATCATACCAATGAGTGAATGAATCCATGCTTCTTATGTTTACGTCATGTGCAATGATACAGTAAACATCGTTCAAATCAACTTTTTTCAGTAGAATATCACTGATGCAGTATGTAAGATTTGTCCCAAGTAACATTATAACTTTCTTAGTTTATCGTTCACTTCAATGACCTTACGAAGAATTTCACTGTTGCTGAACTTCAAAAACGCCTCTGTATCTTTTGGAAAGCAATATCCACCGAACCCTAGCCCGCCCTCATCATTTGGTGCCATCATGTGACTTGGACCCATATTTGGAAATTGTGCAAGAATATTCACCATAGAGTAAAAATTAGCTTCTGGAACGAGAGAGTATATCTCGTGAAAGAACGCAACCTTTGTTGCAAGCCACACGTTGTGCATATACTTTACCATGCTTGCAGTATGTCTGTCGGTTTCCATGACATTGGCTTCAATGTATGAAAACACGTGTTTCCAATAAAACAATTGCGCATGGTCGCCGCCAATAACCATAACTTTTTGGTTCTTGAAATCTTCATACGCATGAGCCGCCCGTAAAAATTCTGGATAATAACTTACATTATCTGGATATAGTGCAATGAGGTCAGGCGGAACTGTGCTTTTCAACAGTATGGGAATATCACCGAGTTTCCCAATGATGAACCGTATTAGTGAATCATCACATTTTCCATCTACAGTTGGAGTTGGCAAACATATAATTGCTGATTGATAGTTGGAAAAACTGGAAAGGTCAGTTTCCAGTTTTGGGTCAACCCGACCTACAACATAACCATTTCTTTCTAGGCTTGTCGCAACAGTTTCGCCAACAAATCCACATCCGATAACTAGTATCATTCTTCTATCTCAGCCCACCAACAACGACAAAAAATTTCTTTGTTCGGAAAACTATCTATGATTGATTGCGGATAGCCTTCTGAAACCAACCAACGCTCAAAATCAAAATCTTCTCCCAACAGAAAATATTCGTCATGCATCTGTTTTGGAAATCCATACTTCCAACCTTCTGGCGGATCGACCATTAGAACTTTTTGCATTTCATTCCTCTCTTTTTGAAAGTAGATACATTTTCCAATAGTGCTCAAAACACTTTGGGTATTGTTGAGGGTTTGGGATTTTACTCCCAAACATTTCAATGAACTCTTTGATTTGGTCGTCAGTTGGTTTTGCTTTTACGTCCACAGACTTGCTCTAACTTTGATTAGGCGAATAAGCATTTCGGTATCTTCTTCTTCGTATGCTTTTTCCATTTCGCGGATTTTGTCATGCATTGCACGAGTGTTCCACTTTTCTTCGTCTGGGTCATCTTCAAGAAAATCAACACCGCGTCCACGTTTGTTTTCGCAGTATTCGCTCCAACCGCTCACATCGTATGGGTCTGGACGGTTAGGATAAACCTCTGTCCACCACATATAAAGGTCGTAGATTTCTTTTGCAGCAATAGACTGTGCGGTTGGTTGTGCTTGATCTTTTTTATCTTCATCAAGCCATTCTTCGTCGGTGAGGTCCATTTCCCATTTTAGATGACCAATACCAGCTTCGGCACTTCGCCAAGTGCGAGTGCGCCAACGGCCAACTTGCCACCACTTCATACCTTTTTGTTTTTCTTCACACCAACGATAGTTGCAGTATGCCGTTTCAATCTCTACAAAGTCAACAAGTTCATCAAAAAGACAAATAAGAATACGACTGTCAAAGTCTTGATACTGACCAGGCTTGATATGTTTTGGATGTGCAACCAAGGCATTGCTTTGGTCAATCCAGCGGTTGACAACATAATATTTCATATCATACAGTCGGTCAACAGGCCAGTTGACAAAGTTTTGAATTTTGTCAAGACCTTCTTCTGCCAGCCAATAACGGAAAGAATGTTTCTGCTTGGCTTCATTCTTCCACTGCTTCCAGCCAGAGCCAGATGCAGCATATGGTTTTTCAGTTCCGCGTAGCCAATCAGCAAACTTACTACAAGACCAATAGTTATTTCGAAACGCCATCTTTTTTCATCCTTTGATTACGAAACTCTTTTACATCATCTATCGCAGATTTCAATACCGCAGAGTAGTTCAGTGCGGTTTGTTCAGTTAGGACAATAGTAGTCTCCATGTCTGCATATCCTTTTGTAAGGATTTGCCAGATTTGCTTCCACCGATTAGACTTCCACCATTTGGTATGCTGCTTATGATATAGGTGAACTTGAACGAACATATCATCCGCTTCTACTTCAATCGTATGAGCGCAATCTTCATTACTGCAATCACATTGAACATAGTAGAACTTAGAATCTCCAAAGTCCCCTTGTTTTAGAATACCCGATGCTGGTGTCTCTGGTGTCATGCTTCTTTGACCTTTCCGTTTTCGTAATCCCATCCTTGTCCACCAAGGATTTCCATCATTTTATACATTTCTGCTTTTTCTTGGCATTGTTTTGGTTGGCCAATACTGCCAACCATAGCAAAACAAGTAGTGCAACGATACCCAATATCTGATTCAGAATCCCACCTTGCAACATTGCCACAAGGTGAGATAATAAATTTTGCCATCATTGTTTTGTTGCTTCCATGCATCCAAGATAGGACACGCCAGCAACTGTTTCTGGTGATGCAGTTGGCATGTCATCGTATACCATCTTTACAATCATATGTGCAATTTGCTGATCTAACCCATTTGCTATCATTGCGGCATATACAGCAGATGCAGTTTGTCCTTGGTCGCGCATTGATGCCGTTGCGCCCGTCAGCTTTCCCATATTCATACACAGAGCATCACGTTGTTCGTCTGATAGTTGTTGTGCAGAAGCGGCTAATGGAGCCACAAGCAGCATCGCAGTCAACAGTAGGTATTTCATTTTTATCTCCAAATAATAGGTTATGCAACGCCCTGTAGAATTTTCCACATGTGAGCGGTCTTCTGTTTTTCCACCCAAGATGAGCGGATGCCATTGGTGTCTTTGCACCAATTCTTGAAGTTATCCTCATTGCCAAAACTACCATTTGGAAATTCAAGATAAATCCACTTTGCCTGACGAGACATCATGGGTGCATTGAAGTGGTCTGCTCGTGCAGAAGCAAGATACAGATTTCCAGCCAGCAATGCGGTAGTATATCCACCCGGTTCGATACCATGAAACAGATATAGTTCCAACGCTTCTACCATGTAGTTGTTGAAAATATCGTTTGGGATATCAAACACTCCACGAATGTCGTTCATTCTTTCGCCTTTTTCTCTAAGATTTCGATGTATTGTAGCACACGATCCAGACGATTCGCAAGGGTATAAAACCCTTCGTCCCACATCCAATCAATATCTTGTTCTAGCATCTTTTTTAGGCTGTCAGAATTTGGCATTGTTTTCTCCATTGCACCAAAGTTTTTTGTTAGAGTTACGTGGATTAGGTTGGCCGTTTGGCCAACCTTACTGGTCAAGTGGCGTAGTTGCTAGTTTTACGCCTTCAAAATACTTCGTAGCTTTTTCGCTCTTGGTATCAACTGCCGTGACTTTTGCAATTGTGATGCCTTTGGTTTCATCAGTTTTTAGCAGCAAATCGCCAACTGCAACTGAACCCTCTTTGCCAAGATACGCATATTCGGTTCCTTGGCCATTGAATTTGACAGAGAAGGTGAATGGCATAACCACTTCAATATCCCGCTTGTCAAACGCTTCAAGGTCGCCAGAACCCTTCATTTCAAGAACATACTTCCCAGTGCTGTTGATCGCAAGACCAACGCCAAACCGTGGAGCCTGTTCTTTTGTTTGAAATAGTTTACCCTTCATTGTGTTGCCTTTCTGCTCATTGTTTCCGTCAATCTTCACAAACTCACTCATATGACGATAAGAAATCATCCCACCACTATGCTCATAGCGGGCAGAAACCTTATCGTTACCATACACACTTTCAACTATAAGTGGTCGTGTTCCAAACCCAAGGCGAACTCTGTCGCCTACTACAAGTTTCATACTGTTTCCTTTTTTCTTCTGCTTCGTGTTTTTGTTATATGGTTGATCAAACCAACCATCAACCATATGGTCAATGTAATCGTCTGTGTAATCACTCATGTCTCTTTTCCTTAGTTCAAATATACTACTATAATCATTCGCCTAAGTCAAGGACTTTATTAGGTTTTTTTACAGCTTTTATTCTATCTTCCATCGTCATCGGCGGTTGTGGGTCTACACTCCAATGTGGACTTCCCCATCGCCTTCTTTGATTTTCTTCGTATGTTTCTTCTTTACTGAGATATTCGCCAGACCAACTGTCTATCACATCTGCCATTTCATATAGGGCTGAAACAACACTCGCATTGTCACCCCAACGACTTTCTCTATCATCATGTTTTTTCAAATACTCTGCACGGTCACGAAATGCATCTGCTAAACTTTTCATCTTATCCGTTTACCATACCAAACCATACGGCATCGGCTTCATATGCAAATACAAAATGATTTTGAAGACGAATGTATGCGCCTGGTTTTAGATTTTGTTCACACCACTGCATTGCTGCTTTTGCTTGTAATGACGTTACCTTGACTTTGGTATACTTGTATTTGTCAACAATTTCAGAAAACTTGTGAAACTTCTGACGGTTTGGCAACCGAACAAAATGCTGATAATGAACTTTCTGCATAATAACAGACCCCTTTTCATAAATCATTGAACCAATATAATCTTCTGACGACATTGGTTGAACGCCAATAATATCATTGGCGATGATATTTGGCATAACTCGTCTGATGATAGGTAATAATACCTTGGCAGTGTTAGGGTCTAACTCACTCATACTGATAATCCACTTCTTTTAGCATTTCGGAAATTCTGGCCAAGTTGTTTGCCCATGAGCCAGAGATTGTAATATAGTGCAATTCGCAAGTTTCTTCAAGCACTTTCTCATATTCAAAGTTGAAATCTATCTCGTCATCCATTAGCAACTTGATAAATTTGCGAACTTGTGACACATCACGAAAATGAAACTCAAGTTCCCAAGTGCATATACTTGCTCTGCCATTTACTACTGGCTTATATGTCAAAATCCATGTTCCTTTTTGTATTCTGTAAGCCAGTTTACTGCTCTTACTCGTTCTCTATCCCAACGAGGAATATGTTCTTCATACCCAACTGAGTCTGGCCAAGTCATTGGCTTCACATATGAGTATGGCGCTGAAAGTTTTTGAATGGCTTCATCAATAGTTACATTGCCATTTGAACCAAACACTCCTGCAATATTGGCAGCTTCATGCTTGCCAAGACCTTCAAGGGTTGAAATACCAAGGGCAGTTTCCGCCCAACACTTCATACATGACGCAGCAACACAAGTGCAATCGCCCATATGAGAATATTGAAGTTCACTCACCAGCGCATTGACTCGAGAATCGTTTTCATCCATATCACATATTCGTTGCCACTTTGAGGCACGTTTTAGAATATCAGCGTTAGACAGTGAAGGTGACTTTTGGTTGATAGTTTCTTCCAACGTTAGCTGAAGATCGCATAGAATTTCAACATAATCCTCATTTTGAAGATACATACAAATACGTTGACGATCCCGTTCATCAACGTCAACCGTTGTCCACAGTGGATTTTGATGCCAGTTTATTTTCATTCGTATTTTGTGCTTTCTCGCTTACTTACCAGTCTATGGTTTTTACAATCCTCAAAGAACGCTTCAATGTTTTCGCTTGTGCGACTTACTTTATAGCACAATGTTCCACCAAAGTAAACAAGATACTCTTGTAATGCGTAGCACTCCAACACAATAGTATAAGCAGTTGTCATAGCCGCACCACCCATTCCACCATGACCAAGGGCGGTGCTACCCCAAGTTTGAGGAAACATTGCGTAAACCCAAAAGTCACGAGTAGTTGGGCGTCTTACCGCAGGAGTGGTTGCATGCATTGCAGCAGCACGTTCTTCCGAAGTTTTAGCCTTGCGAATAGCTTCAATGTCACGCTGTTCATACTCAATGTCACTGAACCCTTCATATTGAGCATGTGCCAACGCATCGTGTAACTCACGGATAGGATTTTCTACATACATCATTTAGTCCTCACAATATATCTGCCTACTTGTTTGATCTTCATTTTCTTTTTCAGGCGGCGCATATGCTTTCCCCTGATTTGAAGAAGATGTTCCCCGTTGATTCGCATACCATCAGGAAAGATTTCAAGTCTTTCTTCAACTTTGTTTTTTAGTTCGCGAGTAGAATACCAATGCTGGATTCCTTTTGGCTTATCAATAACCGCTTTGCCATTACGAAGGATGCGACCCTTTACATATCCAAGCTCGATAAGTCGGCGCTTTTTATCTTCTGTCATCATTTCTTGATACTCCCTCCAATCAAGTATGAAACTGCCCAGAACAACGCAGTTGAACCGTTTTCAGTCTCATAATGCACATCCAGCCAGTCAAGAAACTCTGCCAGTTTTTCTTGTGCATCTATTGGCAACGGATTGGTTCCGATTGGAGTTTCAAGTGCATGATAAACCGCAGGACAAGGATCGGCAAGTTTGCCCCATCCACTTGGTGTATCGGCGGTATCACACTTTTTACATACATAATCGTAGTGTGAACTATCACGCCATTCTAAATCATGGCTTGGATGTGCTTGGCTCATTTTCTTCTCCACAAACAGGGCAATGGTTTTCTCTTACATTGAATGAAGTAAGAAAGGCATTTGACGTTCCTACATAAGAGCCTCTTGCCCAACGAACAGTTTTATCATAAAGTGCATCGCAACACTTGCAACGCACAAGATTGTGCTGGTTGGAATAAGTCATTTTTTCTTCTGAAAGCAAGTGCATTTGGGGCCGCAGCTACTTCCACGATGTTCAAAGTTGTTTGGACAAATCAGTTTCATTTCTTTCCCCACGTATCAATAAAATAGTTGGCGTCATCCTGAGAAGGAAAGTCCATGGTAATAGTAGGAGAATCCCCGTTTGTGTATTTCATAAACACTTTGATGTTGTTGGTAGCCAACCAACTTTTTACATCTTGTGTCAAATTCCATTCTCCTTGCTGAGAACTTGGCTCAACAAGGTTACGATGGTCTTTGTAGTGAAATATAACTTGATGTATCATTCTATAAGAACTCCCCGTGTCCCCCAGTTGTTCAGATCAGACAGACGATGAACTTTACGCCAATCGTCTGCATAGTCGCCGCCCTCATAGAAAACTTCGGTTTCTGGCGGAAACTTTTTTAGTTCTTCAATCAGTTCTTTGACTGTCATTTTCTTTCTCTTTCAGAAGTTCAAGAAGCCTTTCTTCCAATGCTGGCATTCTGTAACCATGAAACGCACCAAGCATAATCTCACCTTCAAGGTCATAAATCAACTGTTGTCGTTCTTTCGCTGTCATCTTCTATTCCTTCTTCTTGAATGATTTCTATCACACGCATAATCGCATGACGGGTCATGTGACATTCATCTTTATACCGTTGAATGATTTCATCCTTGGTCAGTGGAGAATGCCTAAAGCCAACTTCAAGTGAGTTATATGTTGGGTTTTCTAAACAAGAAGCCCAATATTCAAGATTTATCAATACATCACTTGTTTTCATTTGAATTTCCTTGATGAATGATAACCTTTCTCCGTTCTTTTACCAACTCTACGATACTATGCAAAGACGCTTCATCGTCTGTTGTGATGAAACGTCTCATAGCATCTTTGATTTGTGTGTTTATTCGGCGTAGGTCATTCGACACTTTTTGGTTTCCATAACTTGGCGAACTTCAACACATTCGGCAAAGGTTCATCATCACGATAAGGACATACTACCACGCAACTATCGCGTCCGTCAAGAGTTTTCTTTTCATGACCAAGATAAACATCTGGAAGTGCGGCAATCTTGTCAAACTCTTTTTGGCTTACTCTCACTACACATTTCTTGAATGAGTTTTCAAGCCAGTCAATATATTGCGGATACTTGTATGGCCCGTCATCTACAATACGGTCAAGGTCAGTATGACACTTAGTGAAGTAAAGATGAGCACCAAGCATAGAATGAGCGACAAGAGTTGGCGTCATATAGTCTGGAAACTCATCCAGAACAGCGATATATAGTTTCATTCGTCCCAATCCACTAAGGTTTCCATAAGTTTATATAGCCCCATATCAGCAATATGCTGTTGAAATGCTTCTTCTGCCGTTTGTCCCCAATATAAAGAGGGAACAAGGTTTGGTGCTTGATGTTGCATCCACCAAGTTTTATATGCGGTATATGCTTTCATTCTTGCTTCCACCCTTGCTGCTTTTGGTATTCGGCATGACCCAAGTTGATCAACATTTCAATAAACTTTGGATCAAACTGCATAGCGGGTTCAACCATATTGATCAGATTCCAACCATGACGATGATTGCACCTTCCAAGATAAAGGGCATAGCCTTTGCCATGCCTTTCAATCGTGTATTTGCCTTCACATTTACAAGGTTCAAAGAGTGCGGACAAGCTATTTACTTCGGTCATCCGCGATAGTCTCCTACTCCCAGTCCTTCCATTTCTTTCAATGAACGATAACCCGGCCTTACAGGCACTACTGTGAGATTGATCCAGCTTTCAATACCAACGCCATCGTGTGCATCTTCAATTTTGATATGCAGAGCATTAGACCTTGCCCAAGCAGTGAGTTCATTCCAGATGTCTTGATGTGCAGCCTTGCCTTTTACAGCTTCCTGCACCCATTTCCTGCGGTCATAATCCTTGATTTTGATCAATGGAACTCTGCCATCAATAATAGAAGCAGTCAGAGTGGAAATCGTATCATCTTTGAGACGGGTTAGCGAAAGCCGTTCTTTGCGAATCTTTTCACGATCCGCGCTTGCTTGTTTTTCAAGCCCTTCAATTTTTGCTTTTTCAAGTTCATCAAGGGTAGCAGCCAGTTTTTGGCCAAGAGTTTGTGTCGTCATAGCAGTTGCAGTCTCCAAAAGTTTCACATCTTCTGGCGTAGTCCAGAAGATTCCACTACCAAGTGTTCCATTTGCTTTCAGCGGAGTAATCCAAAACACATGTTGGTCTGGGTGAACTTTCACCACTTGGCAAATAGTGCCAGCGGACGGACCCCATCCTTCTGCCATATCGCTGATTACTTCCACATTCATACCAACTTTGAACATCGTTTGTTTCCTTGGGTTTGGTTTGTTGAGTTCAATCAAAACGTTCACAAGGTAAGGATTTGGAACACATTCCCCCTTGTTGTGTCCCATCATAGATGATACTTGACCACAAGTCAAGCAGAAATATCCATGAGAAAGGCCATTCGGGCGAATGTGTTCCATTTTAGTTACTCCGATTTAGGGCAAAACTTACCAAGTTGTGGGACTTCAAAGAAGCCATAACGGTTCATGATTTGTCGTGCTTCTTCAACAGTGCCGCGATGGTAGTATCCACCAGCAACCGATTGTTCCGTCATAACAACAGGAACCATGCCATACGGCAGTTCTACGAACTCTGCGGCAATACCGTCAAACTTGTCTTGTGGAATGACCCAGACCGCTACAGCTTCTTCTTCGCCACCCCAAGGATTTTCAATTTTTTCCGCGTAGTAGTAGCAATCTTGTGGGGTCAGTTCTTTTTCTTTGACAATAAGGCTTTCTTTTTCCTTTTCGTCACTTTCAATTTTGGTAGCAAGTGCATCAAGAAAATCGTCAAGAGACAGGTTCATAAAGTCGTCAGAGAAATCAACACCAGTATCTTGTTCTTTTTCTGAAACTTCTTCTGCAAGTTCTTCAAGAAGGGTCAGTGCTTCGGAACCTTCTGCGAACTCGTCATTATCTTCATCTTCATCTTCATCGTCATCATCTGCCACGTCATCATCTTCTTCGTCTTCATACGGATGGTAGTGTTCGGAAATCTCAAAATCAGCATTGTCATGAAGTTCCAAGTCTTCTTCCCGCCAGCCGATATCTTCATTCAGGTCAGTCAGTTTTTGAATACGGGCTTGACGTGCAGCAGCCGTTGAAAAGACCTCAATCGGTGAATAGAAGATATTGCAATCTTCACGGCTTCCATGGTCAACATCATAGATAAGAACGTATACAGTCATTTTGCTTCGCTTTCCATTACAAAGAAGGTGGGTTCATAGTCAAGTTCAAATACAAAGTATCGTTTATTTCCTGATTCGTCAATAGCTATAATGCGTTCATCCGAATCTTTCATCCACTCCCAACCATCGCGGTGACTATACAGATACTTACAAAAGTTAGTAATATCCCAATCAATCATCAAATCGGAAGTATCGATGATGTGACTAGGCTCCAAGTCACCATCAAAATCTTTGTATTCTTGTTCCAAATACAACTTATACTTCATTAGTAGTCTCGCTTTCCATAAGTGAACTTTTTGATCGAACCAGTGATGCTCACATCATCAACAAGCAACTCATGAGACAATGCAGCAGCAAGGCCAGGCCAATCATCTGCAAACATGTTGCACTCATAGCTATAGGTATTATTGGTGCCACCACCACCAGTGCCAGTGTGAATACCAGTTCCACGGAACGTATCAGAACCAAACCCAAGATCATGGCTGGTTTGGAATGAGATACGCCCTTTCCAACCGGGGTAATAGCGAGGAACCCCCTCTTTGTCTCCGTTCCCGCACCAGTTGGTTTTCTTCCCACGTGGCGCAGAATGTGAATTGGAAACTTGTTGGCTGTAAGTCAAATCCAAATAATGGATTTTGATCCAATATTCTGAGCGAATGTGAGCACGACGAGTTGCCCAACCAGTATGACCATGTTGAATTAGATTGTCAAAGAAAAACTCTGGACTGGTTTCAATCCAATCAATAATGTCTTTGAATGTCGGCTGATTGTAGAAAGTAGCAAATTTACGCTGATGAATGTTTTGACGCGCCCGCTTATGCATACGGTTTTCGCGAAGGTCTTTCAAATGTTTGAGGTATGCCTTCTTGGTCGCAAACAACTCGCTTGTCCAAGGGCATTGATATACTTTTGAGATTTTTGCTTCGCTCACTGGAATCATCTTTCCATTTGCTTTGTATGCTTGAATCGCGGGCATTTTAGTTTCCTATTGTTTCATCACAACAGTTATGCCACAGAATGGCATAACTGTCAAGAACCTTTTTTCTTATCCCAATAATCTTTTGGCATATTTGTCCATTGCGTTGACCAGTAGAACACAATGAAATACAGGTTCAGTTGCGCGTGTGGGCAGTCATACCAAAACTTGTGAAGTCCAAAGTTTTCAAAACCCCAAATCTTACGCATCCAAGAGTCGTCTTTGAACTCTCGCATTGCTTGACGCATTTCTTTGTCAACCAGTCCAACCTTGAAATAGCACCCATACCAATCGGACCCAAGAGTCTTTTCGGTTTGATACCACTCAACGCCGAGTTCTCCCTTCCAACAAAGTTTGAACTTCCACGGGTATTGTTTTACTTTTTCCATATCAGTCCCCACCTTTCAGAAGGAACTGATTGCTGATTGTCTTGAAGCTGAAACTTGGGTCTTCGTTGCACTTCCACACAAGACCTTCACGAACCTTATGGGCGATACTTGGACCTTCGGCAATAGCAAGACCTTGTTCAACCGAAGCAGGGGATTTCCAGTCATTACCAAGAACAGGAGCATGGTCAAAGTATTTTGCATTGCAGACCATGCGCCGAGTCTTTGGTTCTAGGTATTCATGCTTCTGAATGTCGAAGACGTCGAACACGAAGAACTTGTGTTCAGTGAACCCTTCGCGGTTTCCTTGAATACCTGGGCCCATGACTTCACCTTGAACAGCGTAACCGTTCGGAATGCGATCACCGATCTTGAGAGCCATTGCAACAAGGGTGTTGTCTCGGTTCTCGTCATTGATCTTGAGTTCAAGGTTCCTACTGCAAACGCGAACTTCGCCTTCCCAACGGAAGATAGTGCAACTGGTTCCGTCCAGTTTCATAGTTACTTCGTAAGTAACATCACCCTTATCCTGAATCTCTTGGAAACAGTTTTGGATACGTTCTTGGTCAGTTTTAGGAATCAGGCTGGTAGGAAACAGACCGCGAACTTGACCAGCAAGTTGAGCAGGGATTTCTGGTTCCCACTTTTGAATACCAAGGATTTCGGTTACATCAACTCCTTCTTCTGGAAGAGTAAAGAACAGTTTTCCTTTCACACCTTCCGCATCAAGTTTCAAAAGAAGACCTTGTGAAACTTGCCCACGCAGTTTGACAGTGCGAAGCCGTTCACCTTTCACCCCATTGTATTCACGAGGTTCTTGTCCTTTTGACAGGAACGCAGCAAGTTCAGTTGGCACCCAAGAGTCGATTTCAAGGTAAACGGCAAGGTCACCAACTTGAAACTCGTCTTTCTTGACCACAACTTTCCAGCCATCAACTGTGGCCACAACAATAGCATCAGCACCTTCAATGGGCTGAATGTCGGCAATCCGACGAATAGAGGCTAGTTTACGCATTATTTTTTCTCCCGAATAAAGGCAGTGAGTGGAGTTCCGTATCCACATTGTAAGTCCGAATGAAGATTTCCACCGTTGATGGAGTCTGTCAGATAGTCCATTTCAGTATAGCCATACCGATCAATGCCATTGCCAATCCCAACGTATTCACCGTCAGCATCAAAGGCAGAGTATCCGTAACTGTCAAAACCTTCACTGTCGTAGTCGCCAAACATGGTTTTTTCATCATATTCGATTCCATCTTCATAGACTTCTTGATTCCATTCTGCGGGGACTTCGCCATAGCAGTTGTATTTGAACATTTCCCATCCGCTTTCATTGGCGTGAGGGCAGAGAGGTGAATATTTTCCAGTGCTCATTTTGTATTCCTTCAGATTTCGCCGTTCAGACCGACATAGACCGCAATGGTTTTGATGTCATGTTCACGAAAGCCTTCCATCGCAAGACAGTTGCGAAGATATTTCAACAGTCGTTCTTCGTCCGCTTTGATTTGCGGCATCTGATTTTCAAGCATATTCCAAATGGAAAACGACTTCCAAGGTTTCAGAAACCCCGAAGTGAAGCTATTGCAGAACGACTCAAAACGACGATAGTCCATATCATCACCTCTCTTGGTTACATATTATGTATACAGTGATTCGTCAGGAATGTCAAGAGTATGATTTCAAAAAGTTGCGAACATATTCATCGGAAGCATCGCCCATATCTTTGCCTTCGTCCATCACATGATGCTGATTGCCAAATTTAGCAAGTTTGCGGCCAGCAGCATCATTATCACATACACAAATGACGGGACGATTCTTTCTCGCCACCCATAACCAACGAGCCACAGAACTGTCCAGATCATTAGAAAGGGTGGCAATAGCAGAATAGCCATAAGAAGTAAGTCGAGCAGCATCAAAAACACCTTCTGTTACAAACAATACGTTTGAGAATGACCAAGATTCAAGACCCCAAACCCCGACCACTTTATCTTTTCGCCAAGTGAAATATCGACCATCTTTGGGATGGTTGAATGCTTTTTTGTCACCAGCAGGGCGATATTGCTGATAGCCAACCATTTGACCAGAAAGGTTCCACAATGGAAAAGTGGCAACGCCTTCTTCTTCATCCACCCAAGCAGTGTGAACGTTCAAGTCAAAGTGTCTGGACTTCAAGTTTTCAAGAACGGTCACATTATTACTCCTTCTTATCAAAAGCAATATACGACGATTCGTGTAGAATGTAAAGACTTATTTTTGTTGGTCAATCATTTCTTTACGCCAATCGGCATAAAAAATGAAACTCAAGTATCCAAGAACAATCATGGCAGAATACCACAAAAAGTCTACGGTTGTGGCAGCAGCGAGTGTCATCATAAGACTAGCAGACATTCCATCTGCAATCCACAAACAAACAAAGTAATCATACCACTTCATTATTCATCCTTTGCGGTTTGTTTCAATTCTGGTAGCCAAGTTTCATAATCGTTTAGAAACTTTATGAGTCCATCTGGTGAATCAGCATAGATTGGCGCAGCTTCGATAATTTTCGTAAGAGCATCAACCTTGCGCTGCAAGATGTTCCGTTGAATAATTGCGTTTGCAACATGGTCATCAATAAACGCAGCAAGAGGAACATTTTGTGAGTTGAGCATATCCCGAATGGTTGAACACACCGCACCTTCCATTCCATCGTTTTCATGATACTTGGCTATGGCTTCATCCCGTTCATACACTAACGATGTAATCGCTATCGCAGCTTCTTTTTGAATAGGTGGAGTTTCAAACGTGCGAACAAACTCACTGGGGTTGTCTGGTTCTTCTCCACCGGCGGGACCAAGACCGTCTGTGATAGGAATACGATACTGGCCAAGTAGACGTTGAACCAGACTTGTGTGTTCGTGTGTCATATTAGTTATCCCTTATAAACATATCTTTTGCAATTCGTTCCAATGAAAGGTATTCTTTTTCTGTCATGCCGTTCATATATGAGTTGTAGCGTCTCTTCTCAAGTCCATCTATATATTTTTTGAACCGATAGATATTATAACGTGATGCTCTTCCCACAATTGGGGTGTCTCGCAGATTGGTGTAAGAGTATGGGTATGTTCCAATCCATACCGCCACATCCCCATACCTGACCGTATACGTTCCTGTATATTCTCCTTCTACATTTCTATCCAAGATGTCTTGAATGAAATTGTCAATGTTGCGATTGTAGGGAGCAGACAAGGCCCAAAATGCAGGACGAAGAATGACAGTTGAGTAAAAAAGTATTCTACTCAACTTATTTTTTGTGCTTTGGTTCATTTATTTTCACCTACCGATGCAGAGAGAACTGTTTCATATATTCGGCTTCTTCTTCGGTGTAAACAAACACCCAAGCACAAGTAACTTCACAGCTTACAAAAACATCACCATAAAAGTTACGCCAAGGGTAGGTAGGATCAACCGTCATCCCACTGTTTGGAATGACACTGGTGATTTGATTGATGACATCCAGAGGTTCATGCAGAACCAGTGTGACGCCAAAAGACCGATCTTCTTTCCATTGTGCAACCGCATTGAATAGTGCAGCAGTTTTGAAATCCAAGGGCGCAAGTTTCGACGATTCCACAAATTCGTCAAAGTCAGATTGCGCGTGTGCAGCTTGCGCCATAGCCTTGCCAGGATTCATGTCCTGAATGTCTTTGCGCATGATAATATACAGTTTCGGTTCCATTTTTACTCCATTGTGAACAACATCATTGCCTTATCTATATCAGACAATGTGCAGTATGTCAACCATTCTTTGAAGGACATATCACATCCCTCTACATAGAAAAAGAAAACGCCATCCCGAATAATAGCAGGACCATTCGTGTTATGGAGTTTTCCATTTTTTAGATACATTGTTCCAAGCGTTACATCAACCCTCTTGGTTTCACCTTCGGTTACGGTAATAACCCTACTGCAAGTGTAGTTGTCAATTGTGATGGATGTATTCTTAGCCCTTTCCATAGATATTCTCGTCGGTGATTTCCAAATTGTTCAAATCCACATCAACGTAGTCAAGTTCTCCAAGGCACATAAAAACTGTATTTCCATACTGGTGACGCATTGTATGATGCCAATGTCCGAAAAACCAAAAATCAGGCCGATGAATATCAAGCATCGCATCAAATGCTTGGGCGGTTCTCGTTTTATATTCTACGCCCTTGATAATTCCAGTATTGAAAAACATTTCGCGTGAGATTTTTTGCGGGCAATCATGTGTAATCATGATGCTTGGTTTTACAAACGAATACAGTTCAATAAATCGTTGGAACTGCTCATCGGAACATTGTTCATCTGCCCACCAATCCACATCCTCTGTGCGATGATACCAACCGGGCGCACCATCTGGTCCATCAATACTCCACGCCCCGCCAACAAACATCACATCGTTTTCAACAGTTCCATCAGGAATCCATCCAACCATTTCAGACCTACACATAGAAGGCTTGTCGTGGTTTCCACGAATAAATCGGTGTTTCCCATCTTTGTGAAAGTCATTCACACTTTCAACCCAGTAGTCGCTTTGGCCAAATCCAATACCAAAGTCGCCAACTTGAATAGTGGGACCATCAAAGTCTCCAATGGAATATGCCTTGTAATCATTCACCATTCCGTGAATGTCGCCAATAAGTCTTGTCAATGTCATTGTGATACTTCCTCCAAGAAACTTTCAATGTCTTCTTTTAGGCAATATCCATCGCAGTCAGTGCCATCATAAAATGCAGTGGCACTGAGCACGTCAAGCACATAAGGGCTTTTGTCGCATTTGTTGAGTAGTTCCAGTGCTGCTTTCAGAAGCACAACGGCGCGATCTTCTTCCATAAGAAAACTCCAGTTAGGTTACGGCTACATAATAGCATCTAACTGGAGTCTTGTCAAGTAAAAGTATTTTTATTTTTATGGTGTGGGGTTACTTGGTGGTGTCGCATTAGCCGAGTTGGCGTCAGCTTCGTCCAACACTCTGTTGAATTCTCGTAAACGCTTTATAACAGACTGGAAATCAACAATCGTTGTCCAACGGTCAATGAAGTATGTAAGCGCACTTTCAACTCGTCCAAACGCATTTAGAACTTGTATGAGAACACCAAATGTAACCAACTGTGCGAAATAGCTTGGTGCCAGCACAACAAGAGCCACGTTTCCTGCTATCATACCAAATGCGGTTTGCCATACACCAAATCCCATATACCAGTTGAACAAACGATAATAGTTACGTTTGATTGAAGCAAACATAGGGAATAGGTCTGCGGTCAAACGATGGTTGAAATCATCTTCGGAATGAACTAACTTCTTTCTAAACTGTGCTTCTACCACTTGGTTGTTATATTCTAACCCAGGAAGTTTTATACCCAACAAGAATGACAGCAATGTTCCGCCCAAGGACATGGTAAGAGCAACCCACACCAAGAACCCAGGAATTATTTGGTCGCCCCACACTGGCAGTCCTTCGCTCAGATTCCACAAAACTGGCAAGAAAGCTGCAAGAACAAAAATCTTATTCACAAATCCAGCAAATAGACCTTGTAGTGTTTTTCCAAAGACCATCAAGTCTTCTTGTATACGCTGTGAGCCACCTTCAATCTTTGCCGTTGATTTTTCCCAACGCTTTAGATAATACATCGTGTTTGCTTCTCTCCATGCAAACGTGTAACGCTGTGTTTGCCACGTTGAATAAACTGCGATTGGAGTGTATAGCACAATGATTTCCAAGAAACTGGGAACAATCATTTCGGAGTCGATTCTTAGCATTAGAAAGTCAAAAAATCTTCCTGTATCCCAACCCCATAACAATTCCCAAAAGGTTTCCTCTTGTAGCGTTTGTATGGCATCATAGAACTCTCTGTTCCACGCATTATAATATACGAGAATTTCAACGCTATACCAACCAACGAATAGCAACCATGCTAACATTAGCCAAGAATATAACGCGGTTTCTCTGTTCCAAAAGAAACTTTTTAGCATTTTTTATCTCCCTACTCTAATCCACTTATTGGGTTAGCAGCAGTAAAACCCCAAAAGTTTCTATAATTTGTTGCGATGTTAAGTAATCCTGGCTTAACTTTAAAGTCATCTGGCTTTAGCCAATACATATTCGAATTTGGTATTTGAATGAATAGTTGTCTTACGTCTGCATCTGTGACGCCCAAATCTTCAAGTAACGATAACAAGCTACTGGCAACTCTCAACGTTGATGATTCGACTTGCGACTGGTTCATTCCTCCACCAGCGCCTTCTGGGGTTGCAGGAGAATGTATACCAAACCATACATCGCCAATCAGATAGCGAACATCACCAGCCAAGAATAGCAGACCACAAGCACTGGCGCATATTGAGTTTCCCTCCATACCAGAGTCTTTTGGTGCTATCAATCCTGGTTGGTATATATTTTTCCCCATGTCATTATAAACTGGGGTTGCACGGACAACCGTTACTACGTCCCGTATTTTGAAATGTGCAGCCAGACATGAACCATCTGCAAGACTTCCGCCAGGGCTTTCTAAAATAACAGTGAAATGGTCTGGTAACAACGGGACGATTTTTTGACAATCGCCTTCTTTTATGCCACCAGTTAATGTATACAAGTTGTCATCAATCTGTTTGAACTCTAACCCAACTTCTTCTACCGCAGTAACTTCTTTTGAGGGATTGTTTAGTTCAGTGTATAACTCGTTGTATGCGTTATATGACATTCTTATTTGATTTCCAGCTAACAACATTATGATGATTATTAGCGAGAGCATTAATGGCTGTGAAATCAGCCTACGTATCGCTCTATATATCCACAATCCCTCTATTGATTCAAATATAAAGAGTCTAACCTTCTTCCATATATTCATATTGGTTTCCCCTATATTGTATTGTTATTTTAGTTACTGTGCGGGTGTGTCTGGTTGTTGTTTTGATTGTTCCGCAACTGCGGCATCATATTCTTGACGTGTCATACATTGTGACCTTGAATAGACAGTCCATTCTATGTCAATTTGCGTCTTTTGATTTTCTAGCATTTGGGCATGTGCTTTGCAATCTTCCAAAGACGTATACGGTATGTGTTGAATAATCGGTGCTCCGAGTTGCACATTGAACACCGATACTATAAAGTAAACCACTACTAGGACTGCATTGTATTCCATATCAATTTCCTTTTAAATTGTCTGGATCAGTAACAACAAAGTCATAGGTGTTATATTCTCCACCCTGCGTTTGCCCTTTGCCTACTCCAGTTCCATCTTGGTCTGCACCTTCTTGACCAATTTTTTGGCCTTTGCCTTCTTCTTGTGCTTTTGCTGCTTCATCCATCGCCTTTTTGTTTTGCTCAGTATTTGGAATACTATACAGTCTAGGCTTTTCAGTTTCAGTCGGCCATGCCCAAACATAAATCACATCACCATCAACAATGTGATTTATATAAAAACTGTCATTTGGAATTGGAGTAACAACGGGAAATCCTAAAAGGTTCTGTAATGTGAGATAACTTGTAATGACACTAACGAATGTTACTGGTATGATTATAAAAGTAATCAGGAAATTTTTATAGTTTCTTATCGCTACCCACAATACAACAATTGATAGGAACATAAGGGATATTAAAATAGGTAACAATTCGCTGCTATATATCATTTTATTTTACTCTACATTTATGAAACTTGACCCTGCGGTATATTTTTTATTAGATTTTTGCAATCCACCACTGACAAACGTGTCAGATATAAGTGAACCACTAATTCTGGAATTGGATTTTATTACTATATTTTCAGTAGGAAATCTAAAATTGCTTGCCTTTCCATTTTCATCTAAATCGAATTGTAGGATTGGAACGATTTGGCCTTTATCTTTATATCTGTGTTCTGAAGTATATACTTCTTGATACGGATTCACACGTATCATTTTAAAAGACAATGGAGAATATGGGTCTGGATTATTTTTATTTTCATACTTATTGAAAACGTGGGCCATAACTGTATAAGTTCCTGGGATAATTCCACGCATTGTAGTAACTTCCCGATTGGTTTTTACAATAGTCTCTGTCCCATCTGGGGATTCATACGTATCGTTACTTTTACCAAGATCGTCTCTTTCAAGATTGAGTAAACCGCCATCTTTACTCAAGAAACTTACGGTTATTCCATTTGGGTCTCTTACCCAAATATCAATATCGTCATACGATTCTGAGTCCCATTCGATGGCGAATAGGTATTCAGCTTTTGATGGTATATCATTTTTTTTCGCTTGCGGATTGATTAAAATAAATGCAACCGTGAACAAAAATACAAATCCCACCAACAAGTTGAATAACAAATCATTAAATGCTATGCCACTTCCGTAGTGTGATCTTTTCATATCATTGGTTGCCTGACTCTAAATTGACAAGTTGTATCTTTAATACTTGACTACATACCAACCCGACAAGAGTAGTATATAGTGCAGTGCTCATACCAAGCGCCATTGCGACAAGTGCAGATTTTAGTGTTTCTGGATTAGAAGCATCTATTTCAGCAAACGAACCGCCTAGCATCATAATAAAACCAGCAACGGTTCCAATCATACCAAGTGTCAACATAGTTTCACTTATGAACCATGCAATTTCGGTTCTTTCTTCTACTATTTTGTTTTTGGAATTTTCGTAAGACAATTTTCCAACAAACAAACTTGCAATTATATACAACGCTATAATCAAGACGCTTATTTTAGTTGTATCCTTGGTGTAAATTTCCCAAGTCCATCCAAAGATGTATGCAATGTATCCCATAACTAATGATAAACAAAAAACTAGCCACCATTTTAGAACTTTAGACATTAATACTTCTCCACACATTCACACAAACTAATTCATTTATTTATTTATCTATTTTGTCTGTATATAACGAATAATCAAAATCCACTTTTGTGGTATTACTGCCACAATAAAAAAAGAACAGTGAGTAATCACTGTTCTTTTATTTTGATTTATTTTTACTGTTAGTATGTTTCTACAACCACGTCAGCAATACCATGTTGGACTGCTTCTTCTGGTGTTAGCCAGTGGTCTGTTTTTGGCGCAAGCAAGTGCTTACGAATATACTTTTCCGTTTTGCCAGTGCATTTGATGTAGTGTTCAAGCAACTTGTCGTTTGTCCAATCCATGTGTTTGCGGCTTTCAACCATATCATGGTATTGGCCACGAGTGCCACCACTAAATTCATGGCTCATAACAGCGGTGTTTTGTGTCAGGTAACGGTGTCCCTTTTCTCCTGACATCATGAGCATCACACCACAACTTGCAATGCTTCCCATTCCATAGGTATATACTGGAATACGACTTTGTTTGATAATGTCAATCAGATGCATACAACTGTCAACGTAACCACCAGGGCTGTTGATATATAGATGAATCACTTCTGGTGCTCTATCGGCTGGCATCAAGTTGTATTCCATAATCATTTTTACTAGTGGCATACAATTTTCTTGATTGAACTCTTTGTCCATAAACAACACACCATTGTCGCGCAAGTATTCACCTAGCTGTTTTGGTGGACTTGGTGGCGCTGGCGGTGGTGGTGGAGGGGTTTGTGGCGCTGGTGTTTCTTTTGGAACGGGGATGACTTTGTTTTTCATTTTATGTTTCTTTCTTATTAGTCGTCTTCATCATCAGTATTTAGTTCGGTCCATTCTGTTTCAATGTGACATTCAGCGAAAAAGGTGCCTTCCACTCCTTCTTTTCCGTATACAAAAATACTTGGGCCATCTATGTCTTTTGACATGAACACGTGATGAAACCAAAGGTCGCCCGTGGTTTCTAGGCTTTCGCATAAATAGTCAAGTTCATTGCGAACCTTTGCGACTTGTTCAGCAGTCGGAATGATTTCGCCTTCCCATACAATGTCATAATTTTCAATCATCTACATTTCTCAATCATCTGACGTGCCATTGCAGTATCATTTCTTTCTTCCAATTCTTCGTCTATCATAGAAAGTATTAGCAATTCACGAAGCACAATTACTTCTTTTACGGTTTCTTCTGGGAGTGAGCGAATCCATCGCTCTAACTCGTCTACTGTTTCCAAACTCCACATCTTGTCTAATAGGCGGCACTGACTTTCTGACATTCCTTGTAGGATCACTTTTTATTCCCTTTATCGTTTGCGATAGCACGAAGTGTTTTACTAAGTTTTATCTTGTCTTTTTTGGATAGTTTTTCGTTTTGTTCGTCCAAGCAGTCTTCGCAGAAGGGCGAACCATATTCTGCACAATCTTTGCAATCTTTTGGTATATCGCTCATGTAGATTCTCCTTCGGAATAATATACTCTACAAATGCCACGATGTCAACAAAAAAGGCGACCGAAGTCGCCTTTTTTGATTCTTGTGTGGTTACTGCTTTACAGGGTTTCCGATAGTAGGATCAACACTCAGTTGCTTTGCAGAGTTTAGCATCATCAGTTGCATAAACTGGTCTACGGTTCCAAGTGCATTTCCCGCAGTCCCATCGCTACCACCACCAGCAATCACAGTGGAAGGAACATTGATTTTAGATGCGGCGTCTGCCCATACACGTTGTGCTTCAACCCAAGCATCAAGTTTCTGTTGTAGCGCACCGTCAGCTTCAAGGATAGCTTGTTTGGCGTAGGCTTCTGCATCGGCAGCAACAGTTACAGATTGTGCGTCAACCTTTGCACGTTCCAGATTGATTTCCGAGGTTTCTTGTGCAATTCGGGCTTCCTCGCGGATACGTTCAGCTTCAATTAGAGCAAGTTTTTTCGTGGTTTCGGCGTTTGTAGTCTTTTCAATCTGTTCCACTTTTGCTTCTGCTTGACGCTTGGCAATGTCAGTTTCACCTTGTTGAATAGCCAGCAGACGCTGTTCTTCTTGCTCAAGGCGTTGTTCACGAGCAACTACACGACGAGACGCAGCTTTCTTACGTTCACCAATTTGACGCTCATATTCATCATCTGGGTCAATGTTTTCAAGAATTGCAGATGATACAACAACACCGATTTCCGCAAAGTCATGTGGGGTTCGGATGTCATTGCCGCTTGCGTCTGTCACTTTTTCCATCATAACACGACGAACTTCTGTGTCGCCAACTTCTGAAGTGTCGGCAGCAACATCGCTACTTGATGGAGCGGCACGACTAGGAATTACGCCACCCGCTTGGTTGAAAGACACTTGACGAACTTGCGCACGACCCTTTTCAACAGTATCTTTGAACTCGCTCTTGAATTGGTCCCGCTTACCACCAGAGTAGTATTCTTCCATGGTAAACATGTTGGAAACCGAGTCAAGCGATGCAGTAACGGCAGGTTTCAGAGTAGTGCTAATCAGACGCTCAGGACTACGGAAGGTTCGTGCCATCGTCAAGAATTGTTCTTGATCTTGTGGGATTGCAAAACGAGTGGTCTGAGTAACATCACCTGTCCAGTTGTCTGCTAGGCGAACACGATATGGACCCGTGACAGAACTGCCATCCGCTTCAATATCAATCGTGTTTGCGACTGTAATGAAGTGAGGCCATGCGGTAGAAGTTCCCCAACCGACAAAAAACCAACCTGTTTCGCAAACTGCGGTTTCTGTTCCAAAAATACTCCGAGTGTGTTGGCAGTATCCAGCGTCATTGTAACTTACGGCCCCAAGACCGATAATTGCAACACCAAAAACGGCGACCGCAGATGAAACGATTGTTTTTACTTTTCGTAGTTCAGGCACCAGAGGCACAGCTTTGATTGCGATTGCCGCAATAATAAAGACGATGCCTAGAATAAGTCCAGTCATTATTTTATCCTTTGTTAGATTGTGTGTGAGTTAGTTTTGTTCTGAACCGTAGTTCATAAGCGTTTCGTGGTTTTCAATAACGTGCCATACCATGCGTTCAATAGCTTTGCTAACAAACCACAGTCCACCAAACATAAGCACGTTTGGGATTACATAGTATACAACTACATCTACCATGTCGTTTTCCTTCGTATTGAGTTTGCACTATTGCTCACTCTTATGTGTTATATATAGTATAGATTCGTGTCAATGTCAAGAGGATAGTAAGTGAAAAGCAAGATTTTCTGTTGTTGCATACTTTCTATAAGTATAGGTGTATTCCATCCTTCCGCCCATAATCATAACTTTAGTGCATATTCTCAAAAACATCCACCTTTTAGTGAAAATGCACCAACCAAATGGATTGATGCATCTTACTTCTTTGCAGTCTATTATACGCTCATCATTACGCAAAGTTCACCGAAACTCCACATCCGCAGCCAGATTGTGCATTTGGATTGAAAAGTTCAATTTTACTTCCAGTGATATCGCTGACATAATCAACAGTCGTTCCGATAAGATACATTAGGCTGTGACTGTCAACATACAGAGTGAAGTTATCGTATTCTTGAACCTCATCGCCAAACATATGGTCCTTGACTTCATCGAATATTTCCCAATGGTATTGGAAACCCGCGCATCCACCACCGATGATGCCAAACTTCACCAGTTTTCCAGATGCGATATTAGTAAAGTGATTGATTGCTTTGTCGGTTAGTGTCACAACACTCATTTTTTTCTCCATTTTGTGATAGATAGTCCGCTATCTATTATTTCGTTATTGTGAATATAGAATTGGCTTGTTATTTTTTCTTTTGGTAAAAACACGTCACAATCATATATTCCACTAATATTACTTATCCACAATTCATCTATAATATCAAGGCAGTCTTCAATAAGCGAAGCGCCGCCGATGACCCATGTAATGTATTCCGAGTATCTAGTTTCTATGATTTCCTTGATGATTCTAGAAGGATTGCCACTATATACTCCATGGGGTGCGTTCTTCCATTCATTTGGATTCATGGAAGACGATATTACAAAGTTCAGACGGTTGGATAGTGGTTTATATGGAAGGCTATCCCATGTCTTTCTTCCCATTACCACCGAATGACCATTGGTGCAATCTTTGAACCATTTCAAGTCGGCAGAGTTACGGGGCCATGGCAAGTCGCCGTTCTTTCCTATGCCCCAATTGTCGTCCATTGCAAATATTGCGTTTATCATGATTTTGGTATAAATCTCTCGTAGTTGGCAAACTCTTCATCAAGAAACCCATCTGGTTTTACTAACTTTATCTTGTTTGAAACCATAAAGCTATTGAAATATCTTCTGAGTTGTTCAATGTTGTCAATTGATGATTCTTTTGATGGTCCCCGATGAACCCTGCTTTCCATACTTTCTATGTAAGTTGGAATGAAGCCAGATTTCTTCACATCTGCTATTGGGTCAGATGTCAAATCTTCATAATAAATCACTTTATTGTATACGATACCAAGTTCATTACTTCTAAACTTTCGATAGTTGTTTAGACAGTCAAGTAGTGTTCGGTGAAATATATCAATAGGAACGGATTTTTTGTCAACTGTGGCGTCTTTATCATAGAACCAAACATCTTTTGTTCGGGCTAACGCCAGACTCATAACGGTGTCAAACACATTTTTACGAACAAGCACAACAGTGTGCCAATCAAGAGACATATACCTATCCCAAAGATTATTTCCCATACTGTGAAGATGAAACATGTTGAACATGTGATTTTTGACAAGACAATGGTTTGATTTGGTAAACGCCTCTACACGCTCTTCCGCATATTTTGGAAATTCATCACGGGAAATCTTCTCTCTCGCGGTAATCCAGTCAATATTGAATGGTTCATACTGTATCTCAAAGTCTGGATATTCTCTGATGTATCGTTCAAGCAACCCGGCATAATATGTGCTGCCGGATCGCGGATGTGTAAGTAATTGTATTCTCATATTAGAACCTTTGTGTAAGGGTAAAGCCAATCTGTGGCGCGGTTTCGCCAGCAATACCCATGTAATTTTCGCGAACTTCTGCAAACATAGAAACGTTAGTCATTGGTGCTACGTCTACATTGTAAAACACACCAAGATTTACTTCACGACTATTATTCGCAAGAGATTCAGTTGCAGAAGCAGATGATACCACACCTTCAGCACTTACGGAAGATGCATATTCCATTGACACTTCCCCAGATTGAATGGAAACTGGAAGTGCCGCCACAACTCCAAAGTGTCCGTTTTTCGTGTTGAATTTTGCACCAATGCTTGCTGTGTTGCTGATTATAGTTCCAGCACTTTTCATCATAGAGTTATCTCCAACATTCAGGTCAGTCGCACCAAATCCAATACTCCCAAACAGTGAGCCGTTTCCAGTTTGAATTTCTGGATTGAAACTTACATAAGTTGTAGTCGCACCAGTTACATTCATGATTGGACTGTTCGCCGTGTTTCCAAGGAATGAACCATCTTCTTTCATCATCCCGAATGTCATAAATCCTGCGTTATATGATAGACCATAGTTTGTTCCATCAGTGTTTGTAGATACAGCAACATTGCCGATATTGATATTTAGTCCTTTTGTATAACCCATGTAATTGTCTGCATTTGAGTTATACGATGCTGCCAGAACTGGGTTCACCATGCGAGTATCAGTAGCAACGTTCAGTTTGTTGCCATCAACATAAAAGTTTCGATCATAGTCATCAACGACCATCATACTGGACAACGAAGCCATATTCATCCCTGCAACAGAAAGTTGCCCATCAAGCGAAGCGGTTGCCCCATCAATCCGACCAGTCGTAGGAATACCAATTGCACCCTGTGGAGACGTTGCGTTATCAAGGTCCATGACGCCTTGACCGTGAATATTTACATTATAGCCAGCAAACGATTTGTCCGCAGTTTCCATGAGTAGTTTTACAATATTATCGCCTGTCATGTATGGCCACATTTGATGAACTAGTGCTACGCCACCAGAAATAGCGGGAGCAGCCATAGATGTTCCACTCAGAGCACGATAGTCCCCACCATTATCGGTTGAAGTGACCCAAGAACCAGGAGCCATCAAATAATAGTCGCTAACACGATAGGTATTGTTACACTGATTAGTTACGGAATTGTAATCATAGCACATTGTTCCAGCACGGTTTGAGTAAGAAGCAATATTATTTGTTCCAAGGTCAAACGAACCAGCAATGATTACCCGACCGTCAAGTGCAAGGTTGCCATTTTCATCAGTGATAGTGGCATAGTGAGCAGGAAACGCTGGAAATGCCAACCCTTGGTTACCAGCAGCCACAACAAGAACAGTGTCATTTCCACTCATCGCACTGATAACAGGAGCAGTGAAGTTGTTGCTATCTAGCACTTGGTTGTAACCAAGAGATTGGTATGGGCTGTAGGTGCTATAGTAAAAACCATCGCCAATAGACACTACACTATTACGGTATGTAGAATCCATACTCATTTCGGCACTTACGTTTACTACATCTGCGCCATTTGATACTGCCCATGCGATACCATTACCAAGTTGGTCAAGTTCAATATATCCGCTATCATGACCAATTTTGCCAATCAACAGGTCAGCGTCAGGCGCAACACCAGTCATGCCAACGCCATCTAATGCTGCACCCGCAATACCAGCAACATGTGTGCCATGCGAAACTGAGTTATTATCTTGAATGGTTTCATACCCACTTTTGCACATTACAGTAAAGCATTTGGTCCCAACGATACGTCCATCAAATTCTGGATGGTCCAAATCAATGCCAGTATCTAGGATTGCAATGGTTGAACCAGCACCAGTGTATCCACGACTCCATGCAACATGAGCGCCAGTAGCAGGAAGCCAGTTTGCATAAAGTCCAAGACCACTTGGGCTTAGAATAGTGCTATTGGTATAGTATGGGTTTGTCACTTTTACTGCATCAATAAACGTTTGTGTTCCAGCTAGACTTACGTCATTACGAGCAGCATATTCTTCGGCAGTCAAAAACTCCGACTGGCTGGTTTCTGTGTTTTGAACAGAACTAATCAAAACTCGGTCAGTAGTTTGTGTTTCTGATACCGACGAAGACGTTGAAATGACATTTGTAGTGGTATTTGTTTTGTTTGTTCCGTCACTGTAATAGGTAGTGGTAAGAACCGTTTCGGTAAGAGTAACAGTTGTAGTAGTCTGATAATACTTTACGGTGACCTCATAAGTGTCGGTAGTGGTATCAGTGTATACAATATCATTTGTAACTACCGTATTCACCAACACAGGGTCAGAAACGATTGTTGCGGTGTTTTGTGATTTAGTTGAAGTTGTGTTTACAACAGTAGGCTGAAGTGGGTTCGGAACACCAAGAAGAATTGCAAACTTTGCAACATCTTCTTTATACATTGCAACCTTTGCTTCCAATGATTCATAACTTGCATTTCCATCCATATGTTTGTTGGCATCCAAGTATGCAGAATATGTTTGAATATACCCCAAATATTGGTTCATGTATTTCGTTGCAAGTGTGGTCTGTGTTGTTTTGTTTTTGATACTCGCAATTGTGTCATATACTGTGCCAGCAAGCACGGGGGACACGATTACAGACAATGAAATAAAAAGGGCAAGTAGAAGTTTTTTCATTGGAACTCTCCTATGTGTAAATACTTCGCACCAATTATTTGATGCGAAGTTCTTCGATGTTTACAGGGGTGTAGTTGGTTTGTTCAACACAGACGCACTTATATGGTCCTTCTGGTGAAGGATTTTGGTGAATATGTCCATGCACGTTGAGAAGTTGGTTTGGCGGATGTTCTGCGAAACTCTTGTCTGGCGCACCACGAAACAGAGAACTTTCATGAAGCGGAACATGACTGAACATCAAACCAAACTCTGGAAACATTCTCCACATTTGAACTTTCTGAAAGAAGCCACCACTTGATAGAAACTTGATATCATCGTGGTTTCCAACAATCAGGCGTTTACTTCCAGTTAGTTTCGGCCATAGCTTTTTGAAATCGTCAAGGTTTCCCATGACGACATCACCAAGGTGATAGACTTTATCGCCTGGTTTGACCACACTATTCCAGCGGTCAACCATACATTCATTCATTTCTTCAACTGTAGAAAACTCTGGCCGAATCTTCAAACCAGTATTGCTGTCGGTAAATGACAGAATGTTTTTGTGGAAAAAGTGAGTATCACTCGTAACCCAAATATCAGACATCGTATTCTCCGTATATTAGCACATAATGTGCCTTGCTTATATCATCAAGATAGAATACCACATCGCACATTTCTGCGTCAAGGTCCATATCAAAGACATGATTAGAAAATTCATACTTGTTGCTATTATGACATAGAAAGTTTATCTTCTCGTGGTCTTCGCATAATCGTTTTAGAGCAGATTCCTTTGTCCATGGATCAGAAATCTCCATCGTTATTTGTAGAGTATCAGATTTCATGATTGTTGTCCGTATAGCAACGCATACATCGCAGCATCCTCAAACGACATGATGTAACAGATTTGCCAACATGAAATGTAATCAGTCGCGTCAGAAATCATATCGGTTCTGTCAAGTTTGTGAGTTTCAAGATATTTCAGCCAAGGCATTCTGGATGCGAAATCATCAACCAAGTCAGAATACTTGTCGCCTTCTGCTAGGTTCCATTCAACCCAAACTGCGCCAGTTTCAGTATCGATCATTTGAACCTCATAATAAACTCAGTTGCGGCATCTTCATTCATATACGAAAAAAACTCTAAACGCAACCCCATATTTTCGTGGTCGTTGTGAATGTCATATTGCATCACACATTCAGGTTTTGATGCCATCCACTGTCCAGCGTCAGTTTGGTAAAACTCATTCAGAACAATTTTGGCGGTTTTGTTTACCGCCAAATCCATCCCAATAAATTGTTCGTAGACTGAAACTTTTACCATCGCTGAACCTCTGGATAGACAAACTTTGTGTCACCTTTGCGCAAAGTAGAATGTAGCACAGCATGAGCATATTCATCAATTGCATAAATCAATGCAGCACGATACATGCCCTCTGTCAATGTCAGTTTAGCAAATTCTTGTGCTTCGCTACCAGAAGCAAACTCAAGTTCTGAACGAACACTGCCACCAGTCTTGAAGAAGTTGACAACGAAGCGAGTATTTTCGCCGTTTCGAATATCTTCTTCGTATTTGTCAAGAGGTTTGAGTTCGCCTTTTACCCGTTCAGATTGAACCTTCTGAACGGGCGCAGATTTCTTTACTACGAAAGGTTTCATAGACCAAGCACACGAGACACAGAAGTGCTGGTAAGTTTTTCGGGACTATCCGCAATAAACTCTGCAAGTTGCCCGAAGTAATATGCAGCACCATCTTCACCAGCGGCTTCAAGTTCTTTTTGAGCAAGAAGTGCAAATGCTTTGAGGTCTTGAAGCGACATGCTACCTTCATTCGGAGCAGCAGCACGGTGCATTTTAGCAGGACGTTGATTCGACATTTGTATCTCCAAGTTTTTTCTTCACTTGTGTTATACAACATCAAACCAATGATGTCAATAGTTTTCTTTTATCTTCGGGAAAGTAATGTATGAGTTTGAAATCATTTGATAATCCCCGTAACGCATAATGTCATCGATCAAAAGGAAAAGAGGGGCATATGCCCCTCTTTCCTCATTCATATTATGGTAATGTGTATAGATATGCTTTACCTGAATTTAATCCATTAGATTCATCTTCACCATACGCACTAAAAATGGCATAGTTACCAGAAATTTCAACTGACTGTCCAAAATTGTCGTTCTGACTAGTCCCAACTGGATTCGGATTGTCTAGTGTATATAGCAACTGACCAGTAGTTGTGGAATATACATATGCTTTACCTGACGACAAACCATTTGCATCATCTTCAAAAACTGCCCCAACTATAGCATAATTATTTGATATAGATACTGAGCGCCCAAAGTAATCACTTGCACTTGTTCCATATGGGGTTGGATTGTCTAGTGTATATAGCAATTGGCCCGTAGTTGTGGAATAGATGTATGCTTTTCCTGAACTGGTTCCACCAGCATCGCTTTCTCCATATGCACCGACGATTGCATAGTTGTTAGAAATTGCGACTGAAGTTCCAAATCCGTCATTCGTGCTTGTTCCAACTGGATTTGGATTGTCTAGTGTATATAGCAACTGACCCGTAGTTGTGGAATATACATATGCTTTACCTGATGTCGTTCCATTTGCATCATCCTCTAATGATGCGCCGACGATTGCATAATTGTTAGAAATACCAACTGAATATCCGAAATTGTCATTTGCCGCTGTATCAAAAGCATTTGGATTTATAAGCGTATATAATAGCGATCCAGTTTCAACATTATAGATATATGCCCGACCGCCATCAGTCGCGCCGTATGACCCCACTATGAGATTAGTTCCTTCAATATCAATGTCGTCGCCAAAGGATGTAAGTGAAGCTATTGGATTTGTAATTGTATGCAAAAACTGGCCTTGAGTATTAAATACATGAACATACCCATATGGAGACCCAACTGCGACATAATCATTTGTGTTTGCGACTGAGGTGCCAAACGCTATATATCCAGGACTTACAGTAATCGGATTGTTCAGCGTATATAGTAATTGTCCAGTTGAGTTTGAATATATATATGCTTTTCCCGCGTCCATTACGCCATCAGAGTCTTCATTCGCCGCACCGATCACGGTATACATACTTGAAACTGACACCCCGTTGTAACGAGAAAACTCGTCAAACGATCCAGACCCGAAAGCGTTTGGATTTGTTAATGTGTGAAGAAGTGTGCCATTGCTTGCAGAGAATATATAAGCTCTCCCTGTTGCGTTGATTGTAGTCCCTGCTGCATTGGAAGAATCTTCGTTCCATGCACCAACACTCACGTAGTCATTTGATATTGAAACTGCAAATTGTGAAAAATTATCTGCCGTGGCCGTTGAAAAAGCATTTGGGTCGTCAATGGTATACACCAGACTTCCAGATGATAAGTTATATACATATGCTTTTCCAGCGGTAGTAGCAATTGCTCCACCACCAACACTGGTTCCTTCTGTATGTGCGCTTATAACAGCATGTGTGTCAGATACATCAATGTAATATCCAAAATTGTCATTTGCACTTGTTCCAACTGGATTTGGATTGTTCAATGTATATAGTAAAGACCCATTACTCAATGAGTATATATACGCTTTGCCTGATGTCGTTCCATTTGCATCGTCCTCGCCGTATGCACCAACTATGGCATAATTGTTAGAAATTGCAACTGATCTACCGAAGAAATCACTTGCACTTGTTCCATATGCATTTGGGTTGTTTAGTGTATATTGCAGGGAGCCATCAGACATGGAGAAAATGTAAGCAGAACCTGAACTTGAACCACCAACATCTTCTTGATGTGCGCCAACAATTGCGTATGTATCAGTTATACCAACGGATATTCCAAACAAGTCAGAAGCAGTTGTTCCGGTGGCATTTACGTTATCAAGTTGATAAACTAATTGCCCAGTTGCCAGAGAAAAGACATACGCCTTGCCCGAATTCAACCCAGCATCGTCCTCGCCGTTTGCACCAACTATAACATAACTGTCAGAAATTGCGACTGCCTGTCCAAAACGATCACTCTGACTAGTGTCAACTGGATTTGGATTGTCTAGTGTATATATCAATTGGCCTGTGGATGTAGAATATATATATGCTTTGCCTGACGCCGTTCCATTTGCATCGCTTTCTGATGCACCAACTATGGCATAATTGTTAGAAATTGCGACTGCCTGTCCAAAAAAATCATTTGTGCTTGTTCCAAATGGATTTGGATTTCTAAGAGTGTATAATAATTGACCAGTTGAGTTTGAATATATATATGCAACTCCAGACATGGTTCCGATAGCGTCACCCTCGTCTTGTGAACCAACGATTGTGTAGTTTCCAGATGTCGATATCGCAGTTGCAAATTTGTCGTTTGCTGCATATGAACCACCATCGTATGTGTTTGGATTATTCAATGTAAATTTTAATTCAAACACATACGACATTTCTGGTAGTGCGGTAGAAGATTTTAGTAACGATACACTTTTTGCGAATGTTGCGTTGGTTATCCTTGTTGTTTTCATGTTGTTTCTCCTATAACATTATCACTATTTATCGTTTCGTCGCTGTGTCTTTTGCTGACTGAGCATCGCCACTACAGAGATACACATTTTCAAGAGGATTGCCACATACCCCAACCAGTGTGTTTCTTTCTTTTGTTTTTACATTTTCAAGAAAGATAGAATCTGTGTAATCACTTATTTTTTCGTCATCTGGCAATTCACCTTCAAACGTAGTGACGACTTTTCCTTTCACTGCCCATGTATCAACATGATATTCAATACCTGGTTTGTCGTAACGATGCCATTCGTTGCCTTCATCATCAATCATAGTCAACCTCTGTCGGTGTCCGTTTATCCAGTGATATACGGATTCAACGGTGTAAACTAAATCACCAACATTTATATCTTTTGCGTATGTCATGAGAAATTGAAATGAAATTCTTGAAAATAATGGAGATTGAATGGTTGGTGGTCGTTATCTGGATTGCTCATATCAACAACAACTTGTGGAAGATAAAACTGATACGAACTCAAAAATTCTTCACGAGTATAATATTGAATCCCTGCCATGTAGTAGGAGTCCACGAGTTCTGCCATTTGACGCTTGACTATTGTTTCTGAAGAAACTGCAAGAGTGCCACTCCACCCATTTTTCAATGACGGTGGGTCTTCCCAATCGTCTGGACTGGGATTGGCACGAGTAATCAATAGATAGAGTGTCCTGCCCTCTCCAGTCGCAGAGTAGTCAATTGCTGCGTAATGATTGTAATCTTCGCTCATTTTACAATCTCTTTCACGATATCATAGTTTTCTTTTGCTTCACGAAGTGCAGGATATTCACGCAATAGATGTTTGTCAGTTTGGCGGTATTTCAGTTGAGCATTGCCTTCGCTGTTGATGCCCATATAATACTCATACCCTTTTTCAAAACGATTTACGATGCGTTCCAGACTTCGGCGCTGAACTCTGTAATCAGACACCAACAAAAACTTTTCTTCCTTTTCATATATAGTTTCAAGTTCTTTGAGGGTGTCAATTTCCTCGCGCATCGCATCTAACAGGGTGTAGGTATCACTCATTGTTTCCGCCTTTGATTACTTTGAAATCAAGAATTTTTGCTGATTTGTTGATGATTGGTTTTTTTGTCGGAGTGGGCGGAGTAGGGACGTAATTTTCTCCAACAGTTCTTGGATCATAGCTGCCAGATGGGACTACACCAACATCTAACCAATTATCTTTTGCGAGATTGATTCCATTATGTGTGCTATACTTGTTAGCATAATCAGTTTTGAACTTTCTTTCCCCGCAAGAACACTGATAGAACCGCATTGTGTGATATATTACTCTATCAGAATCGGTGTAAGTTGTGTGATAGTCGCGATTGACCGCCACTAACTCAAAATTATGTGAACCAAAAAAACATCCTAACTTTTTCATACCAAATCACTCCATCTTTTCAGTTTTTCTTTTTTGACTTCAGCGCGAAGTTCAAGTTCATCCCACGTCACCATATTGTGGGCAACCATGAGTTGAAGCATACACAATACATCGCCAGCTTCTTCTACCAGCTTGTCACGATTAAGTTTTGCCTTTGGATTATCAGCGTTTGCTTCTTCAACGGTTTCATATTTGCGGATTGTCTTACTGCATTGCTGGGTAAGTTCCGCACATTCTTCCATTGTGATGACCATTAGTTGCTGTAGTATGTTCATTTGAACCTCAATTTATGTAGTTTGTCTCTTACCGTGCGAGTATACCAAGTTTGTTCTTGTTTGTCAATCGTTTCAATAAGAAACTCAAGGTCAAACTTGTCCAAATGTTGCTCTGAAACATAGTTGTCTTCTGGCTCTGCGATGTAGCCGCGAAATTTGAGTTCTTCCACCAAGTCATCATCGGTGAAGTCATCCAAGTCTACCTCTACTTCAACGTCTACTGTAACTGTCCTATGCATATTCAATCTCCATTATTTTTGCTGGTGGAAGTATGTCGCCTTGCATAAGCATCATTTCTTCCAATGCATTCTCGTTTGTTGGATGTGCGACAACCCATCTGACAGTTTCTTCAGCTTGTGTCACCGTCACCTCTTTAGTCACAAATCCTGTATCACGTAGGATATTTCGCCATCTGTCAACTTTGTTCCTCTTGACATAAAACGGATTTGTGTTTCCGTAGTATACTTCAATCGCCCAAGTTTTCATAACCATGTCAGTGCAAACCTTGCGGCATCAGTTTCATTTTCAAATGCGACATATACTGCTTCACCGCCGCGACCATCAAAGTAGTCAAATTTGCCATCGGAACGAGTTCTATGCCAATGAACTCTATATTTTCCTTCGCAGTTATGTTTGCACCAAATACGAAATTCCAACGTTCCGTCTGAAAAAAGTCCTTGGTCATACGATGGTTGTCGCATTACAATTCCAAATGGAACCTCAAACAGAATGTAACCACGATAAAACTCTTGAACTGTCTTTGCATCTACATTCAAGTTCGGGTCTCGAATCATATGATATTCATACCAAGAGCGACAACCAGAATCTTCAAGAACCTTGCGGATTCTTCTTTTTCTGAGTCTCGCCCTGATACGAAATACATCAAACATGATTATTGCTTACTTTCCCACCACTGTTTCCACACTTTGCGAGATACAGTATCATACAAATCCTCGTATCCAGTTTCTACTGGGTTGTCGTTTCCGCCTTTTTTGATGTGAAAGAACGCCAACGCACCTTTGTTTTCTTTGCAGAAGTTTTCAATCGGTATAAGTTCATCTGCGATTTTCATCAGTTCTTCAGAACCAGTGAAAAACTCGCCCTGCCAGTTTAGCCGCAGACCATAACAATACACGTTTATGTCCCAGTTGTCAACCAGATTTGCCAAATCCCACACCTGTTCTTTAGTAAGAAATTGTGCTTCATCAACCATCAAGAAGTCTGGCTTGGTGGCGTGTGACTTCAGAATCTTGGCGCTTGGCATATCAGTTGGACCAACAATCAAACAATCATGCTCAATACCAAGGCGCGTAGTAATAGCAGTGGAGCGATCATCCACGGCTGGCTTCATCAATACAGTTCGAAAACCTTTTTGGGTCAATGTATGATTTCTGGTAAGAACCGAAAGGCTCTTACCAGAGTTCATTGACGAATACACAAACGTCAGCTTACACATCAATGACGCTCACTGTGCAGTTTCTTTGCATAGTATTTGCCGATTTTGTCAAACGTGCTTCCAAGGAAAACGTAGACGAAGTTGTATACCCACACGAATGGCTTGTGAATAATTTCCCAAGTAAAGTGAAATGGCCACATTAGAACGTAGGAAGCAAGACGGTCCTTGTTATTACGGGCGGTATACTTTGAATACTCATATGAGTCCAAAAAGTCGTCAAACGTTCCTTCGTGATTGCGATGCCAAGACTTGAACTTATCTTCAATGTCATAGTGATGGCTTGTGATAAACAGAGGCCAGCGCCACAAACCAGTATATACTGCACCAATTGCACCATACACCAACGCAATAAGGGCAATAGACAATGGGTTTGCAAGGACGTATGAAACCACTGCAATTCCCACTACGTATTCTGCGACCACTGCGCCAAGGAATAGCATTCCAAGACCCATAATCATACTTTCGGTTCGGCTTGCCAAAATACCAGATGCAAGGAACACAATCAAAAATAGTGCCGCCCAAACGCCACTAAATGCACCAATAAAACTTTCCATTAGATTACCTTTCTATCCAATTGCCCATGATGCTTTGTGCATTGAGCATGTGTTTATATAATAGACCGTTTTCTGGATCGGTCTGAACCAATCTTCCTTTTCCAAGGATTTCTTTGAACCGATACCGATTATCATCAAACAAGATGAAATCATCTACATCGGTTGCAAAATTTTCAAGATAGTCTTTGACTTCGTTTGCCCTGTCCCATTTTTTATGGGTCGCAAAGTTATCAGGGTCGGTTTTCCAAGGATTTGCGATCATGCCACGAAATCCAGAGTTGGCAAAAGCAGAACGAACCCAATGTTCAATCATTATATCGTCATTACGAAGTCCATTCTTCCAAGTTGACATAAGAACAAACTCAACAGGATACCTATCGTGAATCTTGTTCATAAAGTCGACTGCAACTGGGTCGAATCTTGCCCACATCTTATATTCTGAGTTATGTGCATAATGGACACGCGACGAAGTAAAAACTCCGTCAATGTCCAAAAACACAAGATATCGATAACTCATTATGCTAACTCTCTTAGCTTGTCAGGTGGAACTTTCATAATCTCTGCAAGAGCATCAACTACTTCGTTGATAGAGTGTCCACCAAACATCATTTTGTCGTCTTGCTTTTCTGCAAATAGAAGAAAGAAGACCAACTTATATAGGTTGTCGTTCATTGATTACGACCGATTACTGCCAGCAGCCATGCCAAGGGCGACCCACCCAACAATGGAATCCACATCTTGGTTTAGCAGCCAACCCAAAAGATATACAACACCGATAGCGATACCAACGTTGATCAGACCAGAGGCTACATTGATAAGAAACTTTTCCATATTAGGCACCCATCTTTTTCAGAGCATTGAGGACACGTTTA